TTAAGATTCCTCTTCCAATTTCTTTCTCAATTCTTCACATACCTTATGGTTTTCTTCTTCCATCTTCTTGATAGTTTCTGGATTTCCATCAAATGTCTCGATTGTCTTTTTCATATCCTTTCTCAAATCCTCATATAAGTCTGGATTGATCTTAGTCCAATTCTTCTTAGGATCTTTCTTTCCAGTATACTCCCAATCATCAAGAATTGTTTGAATGGTATTGATTTTACACATTTCCCATTCGTATTCATTCAATTCATCAAACAATTCATCAACTTCTGAATTCAACTTCCACAATGTATCACCTTCAGAATCTGATGGAAACACATCTTTTGGTGTACAGATACAAATCTGACGAATCTTATTCTTTATTCCATCAATATTTTTTGAACATTCTTCTTTTGCTCGTTCAAAATCAGCGTAAGAAGTATATTGACAACCAGGTAGCCAAACTTCTCCTTTATAAGCTTTAATGCAATGATCTACTGACATGATAATTCTCCTTTTAAATTAATATATGTTTAGCTGAAATCTGTATACAATGCAAATCTCAATCCTTCCTTAGTAATGAAATCATGATACTTGGGTTCAATAGTATTGTTCATAGCATACTTCTTGAACATATTTATTTCTCGTTGATACTCTCTAGTAAAAGGTGTACGATGTTCTGGATACTGTTCATAATACTCTTTACCAGTAAAAGCTCCACAATCATATTTCAAAACATCACCAATCTCATCATTAATGAATTCATCCCATGTATATTTATTTCCATTTTCATCAACAATACATGCATTGTTAGATTCAACGAAATTCTTAATGGACTCTAATACAGGTTCATAGTACTTTAAGTCATTAGCATCCCAATCAAACACCCAACCGCCTGATCTCTTACCAAGATGGATACGGTTTTTATCGATTTCTTCTCTTACCTCAAAAATCTCAGCTTCAATAGCATCAATATCATAAGGTGTATTATTGATGAGCTCAATAGCCTTCCCAAGATTCTTTGTTACCTTCTTCTTTACTGGAAGTACTGCATAAAAATTTGTTCCCATATTATTCAAATTATTAAATTAATTATCCTTCTTATCCTAAGTTAACTCGATTTGATGTACCAATCTTGTTTACATAGATTTCAATGTAAGTCATTCTACGGTTAGTACCGAAATCACCACCTTCATCCATGTTGTTGATGTAGACTAATTCATCTTTCATACCATTGATAAAGAACATTTCTCTCAAGGTTGAACCAGTCATTACATTATCATCATATTCTTCTGAATCACCATCCAAAATCATATAACCATTCTTTCTTGCGATATTATCTAAGTAAGTGAAACCTACATAGTCACCACCTTCATCTCCATAGTTCAATGAAATCTTCCATTCATTCAAATTTGAGTTATGCAATATTGAAATGATATCTTTGATAGTGAAACAAGAATCATTTTCTTTAATCACAAGAACAGTGTCATAATTCTTGTGATTTACAATCTCAACTCCAAATGAAGTATTGTACTTATCATTAACATTCTCGATATTGCTCTTGATAATTTCAGCTTTTGTCATAACTATAATCATTTTAATTTAACGATTATAATATAGAAAAGTTGAATTAAAATTCAAACTTTTATTTCATGTTAACTAAAGTTAACATTTAGTACAAAGCCTTAAAATTTCAAATTTTTCCTAAAATTTTTCAATTTATTTTTGTTGTAATGCTTCAGTATCTGGTAAAATGCATACAATCCACCGACAAAACCTAAGAAGATTATAATAGGGATCCAAAGTGGTGCAGTTACCCACCACCAAGACCAATCAATAACATTAGTCAACTTAAGTACAAGAAATACCAAGAACAAAATACTTGAAAATGACAATCCACTTGTATAATTACTATTATTTTCCATTTGCTTTATATATGTTTAAATTTGTTAAATATTCACACAGGGACGTTAAAATTATCTTAACTGATAGAATATACTTAAATATGTTATTCCGCTCCCTGTGTGACCCAGACACATTCCTAGAGTTATTTTTCAAAAATGCTTAGCAAGTTCTGTATTTGAAAAGAACATCATATTGACACATTTAGCCATCCATTCAACTAAACCTTCATTACATGACTCTTCAAAATACTGGCCAGATTCAAGCATGATATGAATGCACTCATGTACAAATGTCTGCTTTATCTGTTCTGGTTTCAATGACTTACCAGATGGAGTTGTCAATGACAAGTTGATTACCTGTTCTGATAAGTTGCTGTTACCAAAGATCCAGCAAGAAGTATCGTAATCAGAATATACTTTATCATGGAAACAAACATCGATTGTTTCACCAAACAAGTTGAACTGAAAATCTTCATACTTCTTCTGTTTCTTCATATTTCTCTTTGTATTGGTATTCTTTACATTGTTGTTATTTGAAGCTCTGCAAGGCTTGTTGAATACGATTTTCTCATCAGGATTCAACACATCTTTTGCAAACTCAGTGTCCATAAAATCTACTACTTTTTCCATAATCATCATTATTAATTATTTACGTAATGAATATAGAAAAAATGCAGGAAATTTCAAAAGAAAAATCCTGCATTTTGTTAAATATTTAAAAATTGTGACTTAAGATTAGGTTTAGATATTTCTGGTTCAGAAACATCAGGTTTTGCTTCTTCTTTTGTCAAATTCTGAGTGTCGCCTTCATCTGTCTCATTGACAACTCCTTCAGATTCTTTGCTCCTACTATTATCTCTCTCGCAAATTCGTCCATCTTCCTTGATAGTCTCTTCTTTTTGATTGGTTTGTTCTTGTACTTGCTCATTTTCTATCTTATGTTCTGGTTCTGGTTCTGGTTCTTCTTTCTTATCTTCTTTTATTTCTTCTTGCTTTGTAGGTTCTTGTACTTTATTCTCTTCCTTATATAAGTAACTTGTCAACATCTCTGTAAGCAAAAGTGCAGAAATTGGGAGAATTCCGCCTACGAGATATGTTATAATTACATTACACATCTGGTCTGGCAAGTCTGTCCATATAAATACTGGTTCCTTGAAAAATTTTAGATTTTCCATTGAATTTGAAACAATGTATTTATATGATGAATAAACATTACCAAGGATTTGGACAAGTGTAAAAATTGAAAGTTGCACCCAAGTCATAATTTTCTTTCTCTGGTTTGGATTAGTTAGCAAACTAAACAATACTGCTGCTTGTCCAATTTCAAAAGTTATTGCTAACATAACACCTAAAGCTGGAGCATTAGCTAAACTGAAAAATGCAACAGCATGTATACCAGAAACTAAAGCAACACTAAGGTACAATGCAGCAAATAACCCAATATAAATGTACTTTGTTATTTTCTTCTTATTCATTTTCTTATTTTAAATACTAAACATTATAAATATAGTTATTTGTCTTTAATAAGTTCACTCTTACTATTATCAAAAACCATATCTTTTTCTTCTATTTCCAACTTTATCTTATCATCCATATATTTTACAATGTTGCTTGACCTAGTTCTCTTGAAGATATCCCATAAGTCATATAGCAAACCATCATCAGATGTATTTGCAACATCAAACTCTGACCAATCTACAATGAATCTGAGATTTTCTAATGCATACTTCTTCAGATCATCTTGTTCACCTTTAAAGTTGTCATCTAATGATTTGTCAAAGTCAAATGTACAATGCAATCCATCTTTTGCATCTTCTTTCTTTTCAAACTCAAATCTAGCATCTATAATATTATCAGCATTAGCTCCAAAATATTTTTTAGCTAAATTATCATCAGATGGCATACTTTCAAGAAGCAAATCAGATATATATTGATTGATATCATCATCTGTATAGTCTTCTGGTACTTCTATTACAAAAATACCTTTTCTGTTTTCTGGATCTTTCACCTTCCAAATAACTTCAAAGTCATTCAATCTTATAGTCTCATCATTGTCTTCATAGATGAGCGAACGATTCAATTTTCTGGAAATTGAATCTATAGTCTGATATCTATCTTCATTTAGAGCAAAAGGAGAGTTCGTTGCCAAGCTCTCCTTCATATATTCCACTAACTGTTTCATAGTTTTATCCAATTCTAATTTGTTCCCGATAATGGTCCTTCATGACCTTTCATTCTACCATTTCTCTTCAAACAAACATCAAATACTTTTGATGAACTTGCTTTTGATTTAGCAGATTCCCAATCTTCTCTATTCACAAATATAGATTCAGGATATTTCTTGTAATCTGTATACCATCTTATATCATATTTATCTACAAGTCTCCATACATCTATCATCTCATTGAGTTCAAGAACATTTTCATTATCAGTAGGATCCATTTTTGTAGGAGCATCACATTTCTTCTCCAACAGCATACATGCTAAACTCCTCATTTATATATCCTTATGGTTTTTATTAATCGCCTTACAGATAGCATTGATAGCAGCTTTATCATTTTCTGAATAATTACCTAAACACTCATCATCTTCATATTTCTTGCCTTTACCATGATTTAAGAATATAGGGATCAGCTTATCTGTATCTATAATATAGAAGAATTCAACTTTACCAGTATTATTATATAATTCTACAAAAGTAAATGGCTTTTTTGATTCTGAATCATTTATCTTTTCAGCAACTTTACTAAATTCTTTTGATACATAATCCCATTTATCCTGTGATATGATAGATTGACGTAAAAAGATTTGTCTATCTTGATCTTTATTAGCAGCTACATATATGTTTGCGACAAATTCTAGATCATCATTTATAATCTCAATAGCTGTACCTCTACCAAAATTTCTTAAAGAACCTCTATCACCCCTGTCTAATGCTTTAAGTCTGACAATAGATTTCTTATCAGCATTATAGTAGATGTTGAATTTCTTTTCTTCATCATCTGGACCTTCAGCATTCATCAATTCTTTATCAATATTGTCTTTAAATGCCTGCAAGAACTTTTCTGCTCTAGGATCTCCAAGTTTCTTTGCTTTCTTAGCAGCATTCAAATATGTTTCACCTTTCAATTCAAAAACATATTCATCAAGTTTTTCGTTTATATATTCCGAAATGCTAATCATTTTTTCCTTTATTTAATGTATTTATAGTGTCTATAATTTTCTTAAGAATATAGATATTGTCATAGTTGTTTGGCAATCCTTTTGCATCATCATTCATCATATCAGTCAATGCATTGAAGTTGATACCACTGTTATCTACCAGTTTCTTGAAACTATCTATATCTTTTTGATTTGGCGCTTCTTTCATGAATGCATCTAATGAAGATGATTCTATTCCTTTAGACCAATTATCAAATTTCCATTGAATGTTATCACCATCCAATTCTTCTTTCATGACTACATAGCTATTAAGATTAATCATTGCTTTCTACCGGTATTTTTGAACCAATCATACAACTGTTCTGCAAAGTCAACTTTTTTAAAATTGAATGCAACCTTCATAGTATCATAACTAGAATCATGAATTTCTATATACAGATACTCTTTTCCACTTATTGTTTCTGTATGAGCGTCGAATGAAATTTCTTTGCTTTGTCTTGAAGTGATCCAATCTTCTTTATTAGGTCCGCCATCACTGTACATATTCAGATTAGATACTAATTCTGATATGGCTTTACTTTTTGACAACTTAGATAATTCTATATACTTGTCAATGAATTGCTTGAGAGTAATCTTCATTGTATATCTTTCAATGCTACTCTCAAACAATGTATTTACGTATTCAGATAAGCTTTTCATTTACTCACGATATGCAGTATCATTATCATTTATACGAAATACTGATGGGTCTGCATTTCTCTGATCTTCGTCATTCAAACACTCTTTGTAAAGAGAATACAACTCAGCAAATGCTTTATTCAACTCTGGAGTATTCTTAATGTACTGAAGAACTTTGAAATTAGAATTAGTAACTTCTGATGGATTCTTCATACCATACTTAGCCATAATCTGCTTTGCTTTAAGCTTCTCATGACCAAACAATCCATTCATACTGTAGAATACATCAAGCTGCTTTTCAGTAAATTTCTTCTCAAGCATCTTAACAATCATCTTCCAAAGCTTAGCAATATCTTGCTGATCGAGTGAAGCATCTGCATCTTCTTTAGAATCAACCTTATCAAAGATTCCCTTACCTTCATCTCCACCACCAATAGGTGATTCACCTGATACCGAAGTCTGCTTTGTATTTCTACCTGTATCTTTACGTTCCTTATTCTGAACAGAAACTGGAATACGTACTAAGTGTGAAGAATTCTTGATATTTTCGAGGATTACAATACGAATCAAATAGCTAGCATAGCTCAAGAAAGTGAATGCCTTACGCTTCTTCATTTCATCCTTCAATTCTCCAGCCATCTCTTCTGCTTCAGCATTCTTTCCACCACGCTTCTTAGCAGTCTCTTCAGAAGACTTACCATATTGGTTCATTGCAATTGTAAGACCTTCCATACCGAAAGCAAACAAATCATCAAGAGAGAAGCTAGACTTTCCATTGAATCCACGAGCAATCTTCCAAACCAATGGGGTATACTTCTTAGCTACGGCATCACGACCCTTCTTAGTCTTCAAATCAAGCAATATCTCATCTGGTGAAATCTCATTCTTGATAATTGCGTTGAATTGCTCTTCCGTCTGAAATACTGGTACTTCAAGAAGACGGTGAGCCTTAGCAAGTGTTCCAATCCACTTGTACAATTCCTGCAACTTAGGATCTTTTGGTTTACCCTTGCTATAGAAATTTTGCAATGAGCCAATCTCTTTCATATATGTAGCATTGTTTACAATCAACCAATTGATGATTTCTTTAGCTTCAACAGAAATGAACTTGTCTGCTGTATTAAGATATGTCTTAAGCTTAGCAGATGGAATGAAATCCAAAGTGTCATTCTGTACATCAAGTGACTTAGCTTCTGCAACAAATTCTGATAATTTCTTCATATTTTCTTGAACTTTTTAAGTTTGAATTTCTAAATTTATTTCAAACATAGCTTGAAATTAATCAAGATTATGTTCTATATTTTAATAACGAGATGAATATAGAACAATAGGATAAAATTTCAAACAAAATATGAAAAATTTTATTTTTTAATTGCCTAATTCACCTATTAGATAAAAATAGAGAAATTTATCATGATTTATAAGAAATCACATGGTATAAGTTGGATATTGAAGAAAATTGGATCAAATACTCTGACTTGGAGATTAGTAATGTTAGTACAATCAATATACAGATACATTACTGACATGTCATACATATCTGATACTCTATATAGTAAAGAATTCCTTACAGTTCTGAAGCAGTATCTTAGAATATCTGTAAAGAAAGATTGGATTGGAAGATTGTATGGTGTAATAAACCCTTATATTGATATTGATGGAAAGATTGACTTCAACAATGCAATCATAGAAATTGATGGAGACAATACAAACAGTAATGAATATGTGAAGAATTGGGTATACAGACAGTTCAATTTGATTGACAATCTATTTAAGATAAACAAGCTTTATGATTATATTAATGTCGACATAAAGCATGTAGGCCCATTGAATGCAGACAACTATCTTATTGTAATTGATATTGTTAGCAGAAAAGAAATGGCTTATGCTTTGAAACGTGTTTTGAAACAAACTATATTATATATGATTATCGCACTAAGTGCAGTAATATTGCTATAAATTTACGTAAATTAAAAACTATTATGAGTAAGAAAAAGTTATCAGAAGTAGAAAAGAATCAGCAAATTTACAATGACTTTGTAAAGACACTTGAAGGTAAGACAAATGAAGAGTTGCTTGCGATGGAGCAGGATCTCATCAAGGAAATTGACAAGCATGACCGTAAGGTTGCAAAGTATGAGTTTAAGGTTGCTGATAAGGAAGCATTGAAGGAAGCTGTAGAAATCTATCGTTTCTTCATCAATAAGCAGAAGCTTCAGTTCAGTTATGTTGAAGGAATGCTTCAGTTGTGGGATGCATTCAATCCAGATCTTGAGACAATTCCATACCCAGTTTTGGATACAATCCTTATGAATCTGGGCCAGCTTCAGTTTGAAGGTCATGATGAGTGGGTAAAGATCATGAAGTTCAATGAGTTTACTAAGCCATATTCAGATGAATATACTAAGCTTAAGGCTCGTACTTACTTGCTTTCAGAGGAGCATTCAGCTCTTCAATCTAAGCTTGGACTTGATGATGCCGCTGCATCTAACAACAAGTAAGAGTTAATTACTGAATGGAGAACTTAAGTTCTCCATTTTTAGTTTTATAAAAAAATTTTAGAAAATGAAAATAATAGATAATTTACCAATATGGGAACATGAAGATTTTGTAATGAGAAATCCAATGGTTGATTGCAAAGCAGGTAATACAGTAATAGGATGGATGATTGTTGATAAAGATACTGATGTACCAGAATCTTTTCAAATATCATTTACCAAAGATGAATTGACTAGGTATTGTAAGATATTTGATAATATAGTTAGTTTATCTGTTGGTGCGATAGTTAGTACAATAATTAATGAATCTGTAAGCTACATTACAAATTATGTTGATACACATGATTTTGGAAATCTGAATTACGAACATATAATGGACCATGTTGAATTTCGATCTAAATTGAGATTTGAAGTACATACTTGGTTTATACATGACAATATCAATATACTTAGAAGTTTTGAAGAATTGATTAAAGAAAAATTAAATGAACATGAGCAACATATTAGAAAGTCTTAAGAAATATTTTGAAGAAACACCAAAAGAACAATTAGACAAGGACTTTAAAGAAATAGACAATGAATGGGGTCATATAGGACCAACAGTTGAAGAATGGTTAGAAAGTAATTTTAAAAAGTAATTTTATGATACATTTTAAATATTCAAATAAAGCTAATCAATATGTTTTTTTAAAGATAGATGATTATAATGATTTAAAAGCTATTGCAAAACTTAAAGAAAAGATGAATTTAGTAGACCCAATATGTTATTTAAAATCATATCAAGGTACTCCATATACACAAGATTTTCTTTATGAATATGTTCAAAAATCTGGACAGAAAGTTTGGTATGCAAGTATTGGATTAACCCAAACTATTTGCAATATATTAAAAGAAAATAATTATGAATATGATGGAATACAAAAAGAAAAATATTTAACTGAATTTAATTTATCTTTTGAAGAATTCAAGAAAATAGTTGACAGTTGGAATTTGAAGTATACCCCAAGACCATATCAGTATGAAGGAGCATATAACATATTGCAATGTAAGCGATCAACATCTGTATTTGCTACAAGAGCTGGTAAGACTATGCTTAGTTATATAGTTTTCAGGTATGCAAGAGAATATCTTGGTGTACGTAGAATATTAATGATTGTACCAAGTATTGACTTAGTAAAGCAAGGATATTCTGACTTCAAAGAATATGGAGATTATTTCAACAGTGAATGTCTTTGGTCTGGTGGTAAGTTGGTTGAATCATCTGACTTGACAATTACAACATTCCAAACACTTGTGAATTTCTTAAATAAGAATTCAAAACGTTACAATCCACATTTCTTTGATGGTAATGGAATAGATCGATGTGGATATGATATGGTGTTTGTTGATGAAACGCATCGTGCCACTGCTAAATCTATTAAGGATATAATAAGCCAACCATTCATGTCAAATGTGAAGATAGCATTTGGAATGACAGGTACTTTACCAAAAGATTTCACTATAGAAAGATACTGTATCAATGCATTGCTAGGTCCTAAGATACAAGAATTGAATCCAAAAGACTTACAAGATGGTGGCTATATTTCCGATGTTAAGATAACACAGTGTAGATTGCAGTATATGAATGAATGGCAATCAATCAAAGATTGGATAAAATGTGCAGAATATTGTTTGTCAATATTTGAGGAAGTACCTAATAAGAAGAATCCAAAGAAAATGGACCATGTACCATTGACGGATCCAAAATTCTTAATTGCTTATAAGAAAAACCTACCACAAGGTATTATTGATGCCAAATGGAAGATATATGGAGAAAAGAAGCCGGATACCAGTAAGATGACTGATGAACAGTGGCAACAATATCAAGATTTACAATATAAGCATTTTCTTCAGATGGTAATACAGGAATCTACAAAGACAAATGCATTACATGTTGAAATGATGACTGTACATTTCAAAGAAAGAAGAATAGATTGGTTGATAGCAAAGCTTAAGGATTGCCCTAACAATACATTGATTCTTGCACAACATCGTGAATATATAAAATATGTTTATGAAAGAGTGAAAGAAGCATATCCAGATAGAGAAGTCCTATATGTAATAGGTGGTTCTAAAGACAGAAATATTGTGAAAGAAGTGATGAAAACCAAAAATAACGTGATACTGATCGCAGGGTATTCTATCATGAGCACTGGTATTACACTTTCTAATCTTTGTCATGGCTTCTTATTTGAATCATTTAAATCTCAAGTAATAAACATGCAATCTATTGGTAGAGGACTTGGTTTGTCAGATATGAAAGATGCTTATGAACTATATGATGTTACAGATCAATTTGATCCTAAGATAGCTAGCAACAAGATATATCTGCAAGGTTTGCAACGTATCAAAATGTACAAAGAACAAAAATGGTCATATAACATAGAAGAGATTCCTTTGGAAGATTGTGTACATATAGATCAAAGAATAGTGGATTTTGTATATAAGAAGAAACCAAAGATAGAAGAAAAGAAAAAGAAAGAACAAAATGCCAAGGGAAGCTTGGGATTTTTAGAACAAGATTTATTTAAATAAAATAGACTATGAAAAAATTAAGTGAATTTGTAAATGAAAAGCTATCTGATATAGAAGGTAAATGGGATCCACCAGAAGGATTGTTTGCAAAGAACAATCCTAGAGAGATAGCTCAAATACTATTAGATGCTTCAGATTCAGAAGGTCAAGCAATGAAAAGACTTGTATTCTATATGAACAGAGCAGGAGAAGATTGTCCTAATAAGACAGTTTTGAATAAAGTAAAAGATATATTGAGAAGCAATACAAAATGAGGAAGACTTAAGTCTTCCTCATTTTTATTATGAATTCTTAATTTTTGTTAATTCATCATTAAGACTATTTAATATTTTCTTTTGCTGTTTTACTAATTTAGGGAATTTAAACAACATTTTTATAGAAGGATTTTCTTGTAATTGTTTTATCTCTTTAAATAAAGGTACCATATCTTTTAAATGCTTAACAATAATTTCTTTTGCTTTATCAAGTTCATCCTGATCAAGTTTTCTATCAGCATTTTTTTCTGTACTTTTAATTATAAACTCGGCAATGCCATCAAAATCACTATTATCATTCAAACCTTGTAATAACACTGAAAGTTCATCTTTTAAATCAGTATTTTGATTTAGTTCTTCATTTATGAATAAATTTAATGATTTCATTTTATATATTATCTAGTTTTATTTTTATGTCCTACATGCCATTTATTGCAATAATTACAATAATATGGTTCTAAATCGTCATTTTTTGTCTATATAAAAATAAAATTGCATCTTCTTTAGTAGAAAACTCAATTTTGCTATGTTTGTTTTTGTTATAATGTGATCTTTTTGTTTGAGGTATTTTCTCTGGCAACTTAAGAAACATCAAACATTCTATATTTATTTTTAACTTAAAATTTGAGTGAGATAGTCGATTGCTTCATCTCCTTCAATATCAGTAATATAAATATCTCCATCCAAATCCATTATTTCTTCAAGATTTGTTTTAAATGACCCAACTGTTTCTGGATATCCATCAAATGAAGCAAATGGAAGAACTTCATTTTGTTCCATGGTTTCCAACTTACTAATAGCATCACTCAATTTAAAATTCATTTTATTCATAATTTTAATAATATTTATTTTGTTTAACTTATTTCATCAAATCAATAAGGTACTTCTTAGCTTCCTTATTAGTGATTTCATTGATATCAACATCACCAACGATGTCAATAACACCTCTAAGATCATTTCTGAATGTTTCTACAGTATATTCTTTCTTAGGATCTGAGTACTCATCATAAAATCCAAGCTTCTGCTTAGGATCCATACCTGCTAATCTGTTATATGCTTGAGAAAGCTTTATTGATTTTCCTTCAAGAATTTCTACTAATGTCTTCATTTATGTACAAATAAAATTTAAATAAAAATAAGATTTAAATAAATCTAAACATATTATTCCAATTTACTTTTTGAAAATTCTCAATAAAATTCTTAAATGTGACTGGAGCCATACACCATTCTTTTGCTACTTCTTCAGGAGTTGCATCTTCATGGCCATTATTGACCCAATCACGAACATCAGTAGCAAGATCAGATAAGATAACGGCATTTTCATCTGTATGTAAATATCTTACCGTGGTGAATGCAAATCCATCTAATATCTGATAATCAATCAATTCATTGATTACATCTAAAGTTTCTTTTACTGTCATAGTTAATTGAATTTAGATTAGTCTTCTGGTTCATCAAGAGTATCAGTTCCAAGAATGTAATCTGTAGAACTCATAACTAAGGCACAATACTTCATAATGTCATAGTCATGATGATTCTTATCTAATACATCTACTAACTGATTTAAGAAAACTTTCTGATTAGTGATGTATTCAAACAATGTATCTGCGATATCAAGATACTGTGGAGTGTTCTCCTCTTTGTAGCCCATGTTTACATAAGACTTATAGATCTTACAAACAATCTCATAAACTACACTCTTGAGAGCTTCATTTGTTAAGTTCTTCATGTTGTGCTCTAACTGGTTGTGTACCTGTAAGAAACGGAATGCGATAGAAGTTGGAGCACTCAAGTTGAAATTGTTTACTGTATTTGAATTCATCATAATTATAAAAATTAAATTGTTCTACATTATTTTAACATCTATAATATAGAACAATCTTCTAAAATTTCAAAATATTGGCAAAAAAGTTTGGCCTAAATTGAATTTTATTGTATTAAGAAGCATTCTTGTATGCTGATATTGCTCTTCTTTAATATCAAACAATGAAATGCAATTTGACTCATCATCAAACAATTCTTGGATAGACTTCCAGATAGCTGTTGCATGGTCAAAAGCCAAATCATCTTTCCTTAGACCTAATAATGATACCCATTGTACTGTTGATGCATCATCTTTTGCTTTTATCAAACCCTCAAAATCATCATGAACTGTATCAGCATATACAATAGAAATGCATCTCTCTCGTGGATCTCTTCCTTCTTTAGTGAGAGCACAAACTTGAAACATATAACTCAAGCTCAAGTTTGTCTCTTCCTTAAGTTCACGAATAGCAGCACTCATGGCAGATCTGTCTTCTGGATCTAAGAATCCACCAGGAAGAGCTAGCTTTCCTTTGAATGGCTCATTTTTACGAGTGATAAGCAACACTTTAGGATTATTCGGATCCTTCAAATTGAAGATAACGTTATCTACTGTAACTGCGTAATGTACGTATTCGTATGTATAACTCATGTTTATTATTTTTTGTTCTGATATAATATAGAACAATTTTTAAAAATTTCAAATAAATATCATTTTAGAATACAAAAAATATTCACACAGGGATATTAAAATTATTTAAACTGATAAATTATACTCTGAATATATTTTCCGCTCCCTGTGTGACCCAGGCGCTTTCCTAGTGAATCCTTCAATTATATGCTATCTTATAGTCCTTTTAGTCAATCTATAAGTGCCATCTTCATATTTGATTATTCTATAAAATGTCCAGTTGCTTGACTTCATCCACCCATAAGTTGATATGTCTTTCTTTGTATCATATCCTCTCATAGGTGAATATACCCATTCTACAGGATATGTTGCTAATGTATCAGCAATACATACACTATCTATAAAATGACGATCAACTATTGTATCAAGTTCATATTGCATTGTTGTATTGTCAATTTCTTTTGGCGTACCACAAGACATGAAGAAGAATGACAATATAATGCCAAACATCAATATCCAAGTGATTACCGTAGCTTGCATTTGAGTGAGATTTCTTTTCATCTAATTTTTAACTATATATTTTATTAATAATCATGAGAATGTTAGGTTGTAAAGCATCAAAAATAGATGCTCATGATAAGAAGATCACCAAGAATTTGACTAATAAGATTCCTAATGAATACAGTTTTGTAAATTATCTTAGTCCTGTAACAGATCAAGGTTCAACAAATATGTGTGTCACCCATGCTCTTGCATGTTTCTTGAATTGGATTACAGATATGAAGTTGAAGACTTCAAGAAAAGACAACAATATTGATTTGAAACAAATATATAATGCAAGATCAGATAAGGATCATGATAATGGCATGTCTATAAAAGAAGCATTGTCATTAGCAAGAACACATGGTATAAAATCAAATGTTGGAACTATAAAAATCCATGACTTTGCAATGATAGGAAGTGAACAAATCTTGAAGCAAGCAATATTATGCAATGGACCAGTATTGATAGCATTACCTGTATATGACAGTTCAAGAAATGATTTTTGGAATGGAGCAGAATTAGAAGGAGGTCATTGTGTTGCTGTTGTTGGATATGATAAGAATGGTTTCATTATCAGAAACAGTTGGGGTAGAAGTTATGGAAGAAATGGATATTGGACTTTACCTTATAGTGAATTCAATAAGATAAAGGAGATTTGGACATGCATATAAATCAATGAACAAAAGGTCAAGCTGTTGCTTGACCTTCATTAGTTTTGCTAGCAGTTGTGGTTGTGTATTTTCTTTGATTTAATCGTGCTGTCATTTCTTCAATAAATTCTCTAGAACCCTTTATTACCATCTTACCATTACCATCATCTTCTTTATCTTTTTCCTCAAATGATTTTTGGCATTCTTCTTGCATCATTCTGAATATATCTTCTAGTTTAGTAACAACATCATCAAGTTGTTTCTGTATAGATAAAGTAGAATTCTGTAATGATGTAAGAGATTGATATAATGTTGACTTTGACATGGACAACGCTATGGCCATTATAATACTGTCTTGTGCTTTCTCATTTATAGTAAGCATTTTGAGAAGTCTCCTTATGCTTTGCATTTCTGTTTGGATTTTACAGACAATATAAGGATGTTCATCAACATACTTTGCATCAAAATAATATCCTGAAAGACGTTCTACTATGAACTGAGCTTGTGTTGCAGATTCAGATTCTACTTTCTCTAAATCTAAATCAAGCTTAGGCATTTCAAGCTCTTCTTCTGGATCATCAGTCAAAACTGGATCAGATTCATTCAACATTGCTTCAATGTCATTCCATTCAGGGTTTTCTTTATCAACCTTTTTCCACCCAGTTTTACTCATTCAAATTCTACCCAAAATATATTTTATTAAAAATAAATTATATTAATCAGTTTTCTTAACTACCTTATAGAACTTAGAATTTTCTTTGATTCTGTATTCTCCTTTTACCTTCTTTTTCAATTCTTCTGGATCATTGAGCAAGTCAGTACTGAATCCAAAAGTAATGATATGCAGCTTACCATCCTCAAGATAATCATATTTACCATAGATGAATACTTTGTTTCCAACAATTGTCTTATGGAAACCTACAAGTTCACCAGGAACTACGGTATTTCCAAAATTATCTGTTACTGCACCTTTAATATTCTCAAACATATCTTTAAACTGTCCCATAATTCTAATAATTTTTATATTACATAATAAATATAGAATAAAGATAAAAAATTTCAAAATATTTTAAGCACTTGCACTTCCTTGCATATCTATTATCTTTCTAGCTGTATCATTTATCATAAGATGCTGGCTTGTAGGATACTGTTGCAGTAATTCTGATAAATTATCTATATAGGAATCAAAAAGCTTGAAGTTAGTAACTGTACCAGGTATACCATTTATCATTACATCTTGCTTTTCATCTTCTACCATTTCTACATTCCATTTTGCCACTTTATGTGCCGTCAAATTATTCAAGTCAAACTTATAATGTGCTGGTTGCAGCTTATATAAAGGAACATTTTCATTGTAAGAATATTCCGAAACTCCTAATTCTACTACATTTCTAGATTTAGACCATCTAAGATATATGAAATAATGATTGTCAGTAATATTGGCATCTTGTTTAGGTAAGTATACAGAGCAATCTTCTACATTATCCAAGCTTACTTTTATTCTTCTGTTTGTCATTTTCAATCTCAGTATGATATGACCTATCTTTATGAGTTCAGAATCATAATCATACATTCCATTCAAACCAACAATAATGCTTGTACTACCTTCTTCACCACAATATTTTCTTTGATATACTATCTTATTCTTAAGTCTGTATAGTGATGATGGATCAAACTTGTAACATCTGTCACTTATCAATGTTCCTCTTTGATAGATATTTGTATCTACAAAGTTTGTACCTTCTGATGTAACATACTTTCTGCAAGAATCGGATTCATATACAGGGTACATGCCATTTCCAGAATATGTTGGAGCTTCTATTGTTTCTTCTCCACTATCTAATCCTTCTTTATCTCCAAACAAATCTTCATACTTTGTCTTTACTAAGCTATCTATAGTAGAATCGAAATCTCCTAAGTCAACAGAACCTTTTTCTTGATATTTTACTAATGCCAATTTGAATGTAGTATTGTTCCACATCAATGAACCATTCTTCTCTTCGTATGCTTCATTTACCATCCACATCCTTTTCATCATTGGAATATATATCAAATCACCTTCCATTGGCTGTGCGGTAATTCCAAAAGCTGTAGCAAACATAGTCTTGCTTATCTCAGTTTCCCAATCAGTTTGCCAATCTAATCCAAAATCAGAAAATTCAGGTTTGCTGCTTGGCATCTGACCTTCATTTACTATAAGCTTTATCTGCTTTACTGATTCTACATTCATGAGAGTATACTCTTTGAATGTGATATCTTTTGAACCAGAATCAGGCTTAAGTTTGAAGTAGTATATAGGTATACCAATCATACAAGCAACGCTATCAGATAATGATTGCTGCAAAGCTATAGCTGAAGTAAGACCAGCATAAGGATTGTATTTGTTAGATGATTCACAAGATGGTGATGAGATACCGGAAGCAATAGAAGTTGTATAATCTACGCTTTCATCACCATCTTTTACATCATTAACAACACCATTTACTTTAAACTTTATATAGAAATCAGATGGACTATCAACCAGTATTCTTTCTGCATCATCATAGGAAGCAAAACATGACCAATTGATACCATCATAACTCCACGATACCTCTAAACATGAGGTATCATATTTTACATCATCACACCCAAGTATAGATATTGATGACATATCATTAATAGCTATTGTCAACAATACCTCTTGAGCAGGCATACAACTATTGAAATCCATGATATTGCATATATAACTAAATTTTATGGGAGTGGTGTTTTCTTTCCTATATACCAGTTTGCTTCCCATCTACGACGTTTCTTCAAACCAGCTAATCCTCTATGATCCGACAATGTTGACCAAGTAGACCAAATAGTTTGCATAGGTGCATGATTTGCTATCAAAGAACATACTTTATACCTAGATAGTGTCAGGAATCCAGGGCCAAAATTGAATGTAGCACAAGTCAATGCATCTATCTGATTTTGTGCTAATTGCAAACCTCTTGAAGAAGCCCAATTTCTGACTTTAGAACTGAACTGCTGAACATGAGTAACATACAAAGCTTCAAGTTCTCGTTGAGTCCATCTTGGCTTTACTTGATCCATGTATTTTCCATTTGGATGAACTAGCAAACCATAGCCATAAGTCTTATGTCCTTTGTCATGTCCATATCCATTCAAATCCTTAGGTGTCATTTGATAACCATAACTATGACCAGTTTCAAAATGACATATTGCATTGAACATTTCTTGGCTTACACCAGATGCTCCTGCTGAAAGATTTCCCATTTTCATTCCTTGTGTAATTGCTGTATATCTAAATATATATAGAAGACCACATTGTCCTCCGTATACCCAAGCTCTTGGCTGTCTAAAATCTGATATCCACTGTTTACCAGTATACATACATATATGACCAGGTCCTCCTTTAGGGTTCGCCATAACTGCTATATCACCAGGCATAGCTTCTCTCATATAAGTCTTATATGGGTTATCATACTTTATAGTCTTTATATGCCTAAATCCTACTGTTGGTAAGAATTTTACATATTCTATAGCATTTTCTGGATGACCAGCTAAAGACAATCCACCGGCTTCTATAGCTTCTCTCACATATCTAGCACATCTGTGTGTGGACTTTTCATGAGAAGCACTTACTAAATGACTGATAGACTTTCCTAAGTCCCAATTTCCAACAACACCACCAGAAAAATCCATACCAAAGGAGCCTAAATCAAATGATCCATTGAAGTGCCCAGTCTTCATCCATTCAACAATAAGGTCACCTATAGATTTATCCGGATCCACATAATTAGTAGCTCCAACTTTATTTTCTTGATAGTTTTTCTCTTCTTCACAATAAGCTTCATTATCATATTTCAAAGACAAATCTTGATTGGTATCAAATTCTTCTTCTAGCAAATTATGATATTCATGCCCCCTTTTAATGTTTCTTTCATCATACTCTAAAAATGATTCAAGTATCTCTTTACCAAGCTGATTTCTGGTCCATGTAAGATTTTTCATCAATTCATGAGTTGCATCTTCTTCATCTGCTAATACCCATTGTGGTTCACTAACAGATGGATCTATGCCATTAGGTGTGTATGCATCTTTCTTTACTTTATCTAATTCATCTTTATTTGACTTAGCAGTACTATCAGAAGATTTGTTCTTATTTGTTTGTTTAGGTTTTTTACTTTCTGGAGTATCCTCTATCAAAGTCTTTAATGCATCAAGTAAACCCATAGACAATCACTAAATCATACTTTTGAATTCAAGAAGCTGTGATATTCCACTAGCTCTTTCTTTGATATCATGCAAATCTATTATATCTTCTGGATATTTGAAAAAGTCATTATACTCCAAAAATACAATTCCTATTAAATTATTGTTACAACCATAAAGTCCAGCATAAATCATATTACTAACATTAAGTTTGTTCTTCAAATGGTCATACAATACTGGAGATCTTTGTTCTAATGTTTTCATTTCAGAACTTCTGTATACTACAATACCATCATTATCTATAAGATCTGTCATAACAGGAGAAAGTATTGAAAGTTGAAGATTTTTTACTTTTCCGGATATAGGTGTAACATTTCTTTGCATGTTTTCATAAGATAAATCATACCATAAGAAACTGAGGTTATTCAAATTACTTGTACTATTATGGAATTCAATTACACCACATCTTCTGGCATGATAAAAATTCATCATCTCAAACATTATCTTTTGCATTTTGCCAGATATATCCATTCTATGGTTCATACTAGCATTATGTATTTTTAGAGCATTCTGATCTCTAAGATTCATAGTTTTTTCTATCAAATTAATCAGACTAGTTTGCATTTGATTGTTTGATGAAGTCAATGTACTTAACAAATCTTTATTTTGGTTAGCTAATGTAGTAGATATGTTTTCAGATAAATCTGCTATAGACTTTTCTGTTTTCTTATCAGAACGGGTTATCAAGAAATATAGCAAGCCACCTAAGACAAGTATAACTAATCCTAAACCGCCAAATTCCTCGATTATTTTAGTGAAGAATTCAAACATGATATATAAATGAAATGTGGAATATCTTTAATTTAATAAAAATATTCCACATTGTAAACTTAAAGTCTTTTTAAGGTTTTTCTGTTTCTATCATAGGTCGTCCCGTAATAGTATCAAACCATATTTTCTTCACTTTATGATATTCATTCAGTATATTGCTTATATCAGAATATTGATTCAACAATGTTCCAACCTCTATCATTGGTCCACCTGATGGATCTATGAAAACTATCTGCCCATTATCATGTGCTACTCTTGATGCTCCATATTCCGAAACAAGATACCAAATATACCCATGATTTCTATATGTATCATTAACTGGGGTTTCTTCTAATACCATGAAATTATCAGAACAATCATGTGAATATAAATTGATAGTTATATTTTTGAATCTTACATTTTCATTTATCATGTCCCATACTTGATAGAACAAAGATTCATAATCAGAATTGTTTTCTATGGTGAAGTCAAAATTTTCTTCATCATCCAAATCATGTTCGGCAACATTGTTCAATTGGGTAATCCCATCTCTGACAATGTTTATCATTACACCTTGATGTGTTCTGATAAAATCAAATTCGTGTAAGAATCGTACATCAGTACAGATAGCGTATTCAAGATTTGTTCTTTGATTGATTTTCTTTTCTACAACATTTGTAAATATTCTTTTAGAAATAGAATTCTGCAATACATAAGTACCAACATAAACAAGAATTTCTCTTAATGACATATAGAATTTATCATCAGATTCTTGATACATACTTGTATTTACATAATAGTCTTCTGCTGTTATGATATGTTTAGGATCTGGTTTCTCTTTGGTAAACTCAAACCCTTTGTTGATGCAAATCCAAGAATTAGCTTTTGATGTATAGAAATACTCAACATTTACTTGAAACATGTTAGCACATAATTCCTTCAATTGATCAGCAAAAGCAATGCACATACACTTATTGTACATCTTATCTGGAGGAAATGTTGCAGTTTCTTCAGGATTGAAATTTCTCTTGAAACTATCCCAAGCGCTTTCTTTATCTGAAAATGAATAATTCAAAATATGTGATAGCATTTTTGCAACTGTATCTTTTCCAGATCCGGCATACCCATTCAAACCAATATATAATACTCTTTTCATTTTCTATTTTTTTTTTATTCTATAAATAAAATATAGAAATAATGGTTAACGCATTTCATCTTTAGATGTTATGAATTCTTCTGTATCACAACCACTCCAAGCAAATCTAGTATACTCTTTAGTAGATGGACTGTCAAATCCAGTATTTTTCTTATCATGAATTAAATCTAAAGGTTTATCTTTTTTACTATTATTTATCTCATCATTCATTAAATCTTTGGTGTCTTCTTTTTGCTCATTATCAGCATTCTTCTGGTTTTCTTTGTTTTGTTCTGGATTCTTTGTTGTATCATTTATCTGACCTTTAGAAGGTGTTTCTGGAGGAGTTTCTAAGTTTATGTTTGTTTTAGCTTTTTGACCATCATTAAATTCTATAGTATTGTAAGGAGAACATAATGATAAGTATATTCCATTCTGACCTTTAGTATACATCTTAGATATTTCTGTAGCATCTCTTGACATGGCATGCTTTAATGATACGGATACATGTAAGTCTGTTGGGAAATCATCAAATCCCAATGGTCCACTATGTGTTATTTTTGCATTTGTCATTATAAGATTTCCAAATGTTGCAATAGGGTTTTTTGGATTACCAATAGTTACATGCCAAAGACCTACTTTAGCACCAGTAAGCAATGAGTCAAAAGCATATAATGATGGACGACCTAATGTATTCTTTATAGAACCCATCATTGCTTGTCCAAGATTCATATCTGCCGTCTTTTGAGCCGTCTTTTGAGCCGCGTCACCAGCTTTATTCACAACTTCGCCAATAGTCATATTACCGGACAAAAGATCTTTAACTGATTGCAAGGCATTATTTGCCATCTTACCAACATCTAATCCTGCACCTTTTGCTATATTAAGAAGGGCACCATTGAATTGGGTTAATGCTCCGGCCATAGTATCAGTATTTGAACCCTCAAGGTGGAATATGTTTTTCCATAGGTCACCACCTGCTTTAGACAATCCATCTAATACATTGTTGTATTTTTGCCATCCTGCTTTATTAGGTTTAGCTCCTAATATTTCACTCTTTCCTCCCCAGAATGTTCCTTTTCTATATGTAACTGTCAATATATTGCCAAGCAAATCTAGAAAAGCAGATTTTGGATTGATATTGTCATAAGCTCTCAACTTATAAGAAAAATTCAAAGTGAATTCATGTTTGAATGTAAGCTTACCTTCATATATGTGGGTATCCTGAATAGTGTCCTTTGGAGTATATACCTTGTTGTTATCATAATTTCTACCTAATGCAACATCATTATGCTGATATGTACCTGAATTAGCACCAATACCCATGCTGTTCATCAATTGTCCAAGCAAACCACCTGAATTGATACCATGGGCTGTTCCTAAATTATATCCTGGACTTAAGTTGTTAATTATCTTACCAGCTATACCTCTACCTTCGTCATCTTCTTGAGAATCCAACTGCTGTATCTTGGCATCAAGTTTTTTCCAAGAAGCTTCATACTCATAAGACATGATATCACTAAGCTTATTGTCATCGGTATCAAACCAAGTAATCATTCTTCCGACATCACCAATAGTAGACATTGGATCTTGCTTACCTTCACCTGATGTTGTTGTAACAGTTGATCTGAATATATTATCTCCAACGGGAATAGCAAACTTACGTAAAGTTATCATGTGATTGTTAGAAATCTTTCCAAGATCTTTACAATACATGAAATCTGCATACTTATATCTTGCATTACCAAGTATAGACTTTCTTACAGAACTGAGGTTAACCAACTCTCTTATAGAACAATCATCCAAGTTAGCTATTTCGTTTTTGTCATGTTTAGAAAGAAATGTACCATCCATCAAAGGCACATTTTCCATTATACCATAAACAGGCAAGGCATGATAAGGGTTGAATAATGATGGTGTCAAGTCACCTTTAAAATTGTACGTCCTATATTTCTTTCCATTACTACCTTTTACTTCACCATCATTTCCTGTTTCTATAAGCATACCAGATAAGAAACATCTGTAATTGTTCACAACTTGGAATATTTCATTATTCATGTGGGTTGGTGTCCAAATGACTGCTTGCTTATTTGTTTCATTGTTTTTGCTAGCAGGAGGTGCCAACAGATTTGATTCATATTTTACTGTTGGATGTGAAGAGAAATCTAAATCATCTATCAGTGAAGAAGTGTCCCTATCTTCATTATATCTTATACCATCGGTATCATAACCTTGTCCGGATGTTGCTTTTGATACTGCAGCATTAAATGCAGATCTTAATGAATTGTTCAATACATCCTTCAAAGAATTAGATTGTTGTGGTGTAATGAGGTGAGAACCACCTTTATTTAATGTACTTGGAAATGATAACATAAATTGTTGTTTCAGTTTTCTTAATCTTATTTAAAAATTAAGAAACCAAAACAACAATCTGATTCACCTATTTCTTTTTCTTAGTCAATCCACATTCATCTTTATCAAAAAGCAATTTTTTCAAGCTTTCTAATTGGTTATAAAGATAAACATGATGTTCAGAACCATTCATGTGACATGGCATATTGTCATAACATCTTTGAAGTACTTCATATATTGGCATAACATACTTTGCTAATTGCATGTTGAAATCATGATAAGTATTTCTAATAGTGCAATGTTGTGCAATATATGGTTTAGCTGCTTCAAGATGCTTAATAAGATTGAATGACCAGTTTAGCAACTTATCATCGTCTGGAAGTGGGCATTCATGATATGTATAATACATCATACCAATGCATTTGTCCAATTCCTTCATCTTATCTTTCATATCTTTCATGTCGATATCGACATTGTTGAAATCTGTCATCCCCATAATTTATTTCTTATGATCTTGTGAACCAAATCCATTTTCTCCACGTTCAGAATCTTTCATCAATTCTCTATAATCATCCTCAGAGAGTTCATCAATATCAGATACCTGCCAAATAGGAAGAATAAGCTGCTGAATAATCTTATCACCACACCAAATCATTGGACTCTTCATATCCTTTGTAAAAGAAATAGAAAGATGTACACATCCAACATAATCTTCGTCAATCACCTGACTACGTACATCAAAACCTTCATTACCTTTACCAGACTTGTTCAAAAATACACCGGCATAGTCATGTGGCAATACTTCATGAATACCTGAATTGATTTTAAGTTGGTCCCCAAAATCCAACCAAAGACCTACTCGATCTTCTTTCTTATCATAAACAAGACGATGGTCACAAAAATCTTCCAACTTCTCTAATCTAGTATTATGATTGTTTCTAGTCATTACACTATCTAATGCCAAGAACAAATGTACAGTATCAAGTGTATTCTCATCTGCCCGTACAGCATCACCAATCTTCTCCATCAAAATACGCTTAGTTTCATTACAAAGCTCAGCAATCTCTGGTTCTGTAATATCAAATGACTTCTGAAAAGCAGAATATGCTGCAAGTTTCTTACCTGCTGTCTTACCATTCAATCGTGGTACAAAGAAATCCTGTCCTGCTGCCTTAAAACTTACTTTAGGTGTCTCACCAAACTCATTCCAAATTCTTAATGTCTTTCCCATTTTTTAATTTACAATTTAAATACATGTTTTCTTATTAGGATATCCTTTTTCTTTAATTAATTTTAATATAGATATATGGTTAACATGGTTTCAAACATATTTTAATATTTCTTATTGAATATATGTTCTGCTAAATTCTTAATATCTTCATCTGTCTTCTTATCAGTATTGTTCTTTACCCATTCAATAATTGCAGGCATTTTTTCTTTTTTGAGAGCTTCTCTAGCAATTGCATTTTCAAGTTCTCTTTTTGTAATGTTTGCATTTATAGAAAGTTTCACAATTTCAGGAATATTTATATATTTTGCACCTGTCTTTCCAAGAGATTTTACTTTACTATTATAGTTTATTGTATCACAATGTGAATAACTCATTTTATAAGCCCAAAGATGTGCAAGAGAATATACTGTTGCTTCATTCATCTTTAATCCTTTAAGGACAAGATTTTTGAATTTATTACGAAATTCATCATCATATTCAATATATTCAAATGAATTTATGATATGAATCATTCCTGTTGTTGGGTCAAGAATTGCTGGTTTTGTAAAAGTTTTTGTAAATGTTCCAAAACCAAAACTTAAACTTGTGGATATCGAATAAATAAGATATCCAGCACCTTTAAACTTTCTACCTCTTACGACATTTACAGGAATAGCTGTTGGATTATCTTCAGAAGAACATCTTGCAATATTCTCTAAAACTGAATCTGATGCAACTGGAGTTTCATCCAGCATTAAAGAAATCATTTCTTCAATTAGACCCTGCTTAATATCTAAAGAAACATTACATAATTCAATTGAATTGCTTCTTTCTTTCATATCAGTACCATGCCCATAAGCCGTAGTACGTATTTTCTTTTCAATAGTATCATATAATACTGCTCCCCATACTCCGTAGTCATCATTATCATAATTGATATTATCTTCAAGAATAATATAACGGAAAGAATTATTTACCATATTCACTATAATTATTAATTTTAAATTCAGACAGAATATAGTAAATCCTGTCTGAATTTCAAAATATTTCAAATTTAAAATGGACAATCCTCAAACAAATTTTTCTCTTCCACCTTCTTCATATAAGAAGTATCTTCAGATTTGTTCAAATTCTGTCCAAATATAGTACCTCTTAATGAATTAGTATTCTCCATCTTCTCAACAAATCTCTTATTTGTTCCATCTTTTGAAGCATAATCACTATAGTCATAACCATCATGAATAACATTCTTCAATTGACTTTCAATTTGCTCTAATTTGTATTTTGAAGTGTGTGGAAGATTTTCTGGTAACTTGGATTCATATTCCTCTAATGTTTCTTCTTTCTTGTTTCCATCTTCTATCTTAATGTTTTCTATAAGTTCTTGCAAGAAGAACTGCTTAGTAATGTTGTTCTGATAAATCTCATTTATTTCTTGCTTAGTATCCCAAAGCATTTCAAATGGTCTTATTGTGATAATTCCATTCTTAGGTTTGGATTGGTCAATTATGATCTTCCATAAGTTGCATATCAAATCATAAATCTTCTCAAGATATGCTTTATCTTCAACCACAACATCCTTTACAGAATTTGCATATTTACATGCATAGCTCTTCAACCATTCATCTATTTCTTCTCTTGTACATTTCATTGTATCATCTGCCCATTTCTGAGCATCCTTTACAAATCTCAAGATAGGAAAATCAAGTCTTCGTTTTCTTCTGCTTTGTTCTATTGAAACAAACTTTCTGATTCTGTTTAGCTTACTGAAATTTATTCTATTCTGCTTCTTGTCAATACAATACTTATATATATCTTTGATAGTATCTATGTTGTAGTTCTTGTACAATGACAATACTATTGGAACATTTCTTTCCATTATCTCTATATCTTTAACATACAAGTTGTTGTCTTCTCTCATTTCCCTATATTCATCATCTTTGAATATGTTGTAGTTTCCGGAAATGAGTTCTCGATACAAATCAATGTTTCCATCATTTACATGATCCAAGAAATCCAAAGTTTCAACAGTAACTTGATTGAATCTTATGTGTCTGCATGACTTAAGATAATCTTCAATGAATTCCAATCTGTCTTCTGAAATCTCTTTTTCATGGTCAATCACATTTGTCATATATCCATAATACTGAAGACCTTCAATCATCATTGGAAGCTGCTTCATATAAGTAGCATATCTGTCTTCAAACACACTCAACTTATATGTTGTTTCATCAATAAAATACTTGCATTGATTTTCATCATACTTTAGATATTTGTTAGTAGAAAGCAATGATTGAATTAATGGATTATATTTTGATTCTTCATTGTTTCTCTCTATCATATCATTACATGTCTTAATCAAATCTCTTGCCAAAAGCAAATCAGCCTGATTCAAACTCAAATCTAATGGTTGAGTATAGTAATAGTTGATAGGCATGCCAACAGAATCTTTCTTTGGAAGAAACATTTTAAGATACAGATTGTTGTTTCTAAGTCTGTTTGCAAACTGTTCAATATCCTGTGGAATCCATTGTTCATTGAAATAAACAGAGAAACTGAACTTATCACAAATATCCACACCTACTGACAAATAAGTTGTACAGAATACAATATCATTATTTCCAATAGACTTATCAAAGTTGATGAGATCCATAGATTCTTCACCATAATTTGATTTCTTATAATAGAAACAGTTTATCTGTCTTCCAAACTTCATATCATCAAGATATTGCTGTACTAATCCAGTAAGCTGGTCATACCAAAGATTTCCTTTATTTGTTGGATAGAGAATTTTCTTACCATCTTTGATATCTTTTGCCATTGAATGAGCCATTTCAATCATCTGTTCTACTTTTGTTGGGCACATGTTCAATTCAAAAGATTTCTCTCTGTAGTCATCCTTTTCAACTTTGATATGTTTTATACCAGGAAAGAATAGCATTTCTCCAGTAGGAGTACCAGTCATCATTATTATTTTTGCTTTACAATTAGCAAGTCTCTGAATTGTTGGAGCCATCACATCACGATAAGAAGAAGTGAATATGAGATGCGACTCATCAAGTACTATATATTCAAATCCTGCTGTATCAAGCTCCATGACATTCAATCTTGAAAACTTATCTATTGTCATTGACATTGATTTGTTTGACAGCAAATCTTCAAGTTGTGGTTTCTTATTTCCGTAGTAATAAAGCCAATCTGATGTTACAGATGATGTTTCTACTTTTGCTTTTATTGTAGATGTGAATGGAAGGATTAAAAGTGTCTTAGCTTTGAATGCTTTAATCATTTCAGTCTTTCCATAACCAGCACCAGCTTCCAACAATGTAATATGATTCAAATTCTTAAGAATATCATCCTTCAAATCAGAAAGATACTGATCTTTATTTAAATGCAACTTTACTAAGTTGTCATCTTTATCATTAAGAACATCTGTTGGTGACTTGAATATTTTTTCATCTTCTCTATTTGTAGTCAACGACTTCTGCTCTTCTTTATAGATATTGTCATCTTCTATCTTAATGTTGAATCCATGATATTTGTTCAACTGTTTGATAGCCCAAACAGAAACTGGCTTATCATGTATGCTTGCAGTCTTGACATCACCTTTAAGCTCTTTATAATCTGTACCATCACAAATAGCAACCATATACTGTAATGCCTTATCATATCCATATATAGAAGTAAGAGTGTTTGCAAGTTGCCAACGTTGTGCATGCTTATAATGTCGACGAATGCATTTGCTTGGATCAACATCATTTATATCAGAAACTGCAGTTATATCTACACTTTTCTTTTGATTGTTTTCTGTATTGAACCATTCCAACTTAGCAAATATGTTCTTCAAGTCAGGATGTGATATCCAATCTATTGATTCAAGCCCTGTATCAAATGCAGTTTCAAAGTTAGCATCAAGTCGTAAGTCTATGAAATTAGTAGACAATAATGCTTTACTATCTGATGTAATGAATATACCTTGCTGTGGTTTTGCCATCGCCATATCCAACCAATCAAATATATCATCCTTTGTATATCCAATTTCCTTCATATACTTAGTAAGAACAATATACAAGTAACTGTACTTATGCCTGAAATTACACAGATATTCAATTTTCTTGTTTTCGTCTGTATAAGATATTGGTGTTATCTTTGTCCAAACATGAAGTGATTTTCCAGATGCTGACTTAGCAACTCCTAAAAACCAATGATATTTGTTGAGGTCTTCAAAAATCTTTATTTTCAGTTCATTTGCAATCTTCTTATTCTTAATATCAATATCTATGATTTGAATTCCATTCCACATAGAAAATGACTTTTCACCAATAGGTCGATTGTTAGATGAAACTGAAAACACTACTTTTCTGCTTGCTTTCTCAACATTCTTATATATAGGATCCTGAACAAGCATCCAAACATCTTTCCATGACTGTACAATACCTACTTTATCATAAATGGAATTAGTAATCAAACACGATACCATGCCAAGTACAGAATCGAGATATCTGTCTTGCTCTTCTTTAGAACATTCTTTAAAGTTGACAGAAGAATATATTTCTTGATCTGTATCTTCTTCATTTAATGCTTCATATTCTTTAGACATACAACGAAACTGTTCATAAATATCAGTCATTGCAGTCTTCCCAGAATAGCTTTCAGCAACCTTCTTAAGGTATTGTGCTATATTTAATGGATTTGAATTGTTACTCATCTAAAATTCTCTCAATTGTTATAAAATTTAAAAATCATTATATTATGTTACTTACTTATCTTGTATCAAAATAGTAAATTGAATAAACCTATTTCAAAATGATTTTAATATAGAATATATTTGTTAAAACAATCAGAATATATGAATAAACATAGGATTCTCCAGGATAGCGCCTGGGTCACGAGATTGGCGGAATATTGGTTGTAAGTATAATTTATTAGCTTAAACATTTTTAATGTCCCTGAAGTGAAATTTAACATTAATCTTATTTAACATACAATATAAATTAATGAAATGACAATTTTTAAATAAGTTAAATGATTGAATTCAATGAGTTGTGTACAAAATGCAAATAACAGTTCTCCAGCACAAAAGGAAATTTCTATGGAGGAATACAATAAGAGAAAGCAGAAGATAGAAGATCAAGTAGATTACCAGTTTATTCAAAGAATCATACAAGAACTGACACAAACTTGTGCTATAAATTTACCAATGCAACCATCAGCTATTCCGCCATTGATTCTTCAAGCTGCTCAATACTTTTGGGAAAATTGTGACCAGGCGATAGAAGAACGTTGGTATTGTCTTCCATTCAGAGAGTTCACAAAATGTGGTGCTAATATGATTGCTAAGTTGCCACCACAAATTCTTTCTGTAAATGGATTGTACAAAGCAACAGATAGTTGGTCTTATGGTGTCATGGGTGACTTTTCTTTAGAAAGAATGATACTGAACAATTCAGCTATAGCATCTGGTGTTGGTGGAAGCTTATCTGATGTATATGGATCAGGTGGAGGATATACATTGACTGATGTTACAGCAGCATTATATGAACTTGATACTTTTGACTATATTTTCAATACTCCTATAACATATAATTACAATGCTTACAGTAATGACCTTGTCGTGTTAGGAGCTATCGGGCATTCTGATTTGATGCTCAATGTATATAAGAGACTTAAGATACAAGACCTGTACAAAAATTACTATTTCTTCAGATATTGTGTTTGCCTTGGCTTACGTTCTATGGCTACTATCCTTGGTACTTTTGAATTTAAGTTGCCTGGTGGTGTTACTTTAAATTACAGTATATGGAGAGACATGGCCAATGAAGAAATGCAGAAGATAGATGAATGGATTCAGAAGAACCATTCTGCTGACTACTTCATAAATACTAATACTATTTAAAATGGACATAAAGCAAAGTTTAGATTACAAGTTTCTAGGATATCAAAAGTCAACAAATCTTGGAAGGAAAAAATATGACTATGCCAGGGATGGAATTCTCATAAGAGTTCTTCCACCTATTCTGTTCAGAGGAAACCCAACATTAGTAGCTTTCTTACAACTTATAGATATTCAACTCATCACCATGTTCAAGCATGTTGAAGCAATCAGAAAATTCAAGCACATATCATCTTATTAGACAATGGAATTCATCGATCATACAGGACATATATACTCATTGAAGGATTGGCAAAATGAACCAATAGGATATGAATATGAAATAGGAAATTATGTAGACTGGTTCACTTCAGATACAACTTCTCACAAGCTTAGTACAGACAGATACTATATTAAGCCTGTAAGAATCATAGTGAATTCTAATGACTTTATATCTGTAAAGATTAAGAATGATGGTAAAGATGATACACATTTTGTTCCACATTTCTGGTTGCTAAGCTCTGCATACATACAGGATTGTATAGAGAACAACAGTAACATATTTGATCCTCTCAATATAGAAGAAAGGGAATTTCGTGATGAACTTTATACACACGATTTAACAGTAATAGATAATGTAGAAGTAGAAGGAAGAGAATCAACAGTATCAGTAGCTACATTTTATGTTGTCACATTAAGCCAAGAAGAAACTACTTGGCTAACTAATATCCTCATTGAAATATACAATTATGATAACGATAGCAGTATCTGGTGCCCTTATACTATAGGTGCTGAATTCCACATGGAAGATAGTGAGCTTATCATAAATGGTAAGAATATGGGAATAAACATTCCTAAGGATATGATGAAGTCAATATACTTTACTGATGTAAAATCTGACAGCATAGATGAAGAAGAATATTCTCATAAATTGAAAGAACTTCTTCTGAACTATATGCATATCAAAGGAGAATGTGGAAACTATGAATCGGCTAAAGATTCTCTTGATTGGTTTGGTTATGGAAATCATATTACCATAAGAGGACTCAATCAAACTGACAATCAATTCTTAGAACAATATATACAAGACAATTTTGATACTTTGTCTGACAATCTTTGGTCTTGGCAACATTTCAGAAAAGCTTCTGCTTATTCTATATGGATGGATATAGACAGATATACAGAAGTTCTAGACAAGCAGTACTGGACAGAAGAGCTTATAGGTGAAGGTAAGCCTATTTCAGAAAACTTGTTTGATAAGATGGTTTATGATAAGTTTGATGAGCAAGACATAAAGTTTTGGAGACCTTACTACAACTGGAGACTAGAAGACATGTACATAAAGATGTCGATGGTAGAGTATTACTGGAAGAAGTACTTCTTACCTATAATGACAACTATATCATCTAGTATGAAGCAACATTGCTGGATGAATGACATCAAATATATAGTAAGTCCTAGCATTCATGTTACAGAAACTCCTACTTGGATTGGAAGCACCCATACTTCTGTAAGATTTCAAGGATCTGATATAGTTTACATATACAACCAAGAATCTTATTTTGATGAATGCTATAATGAGTTTTCAAATTCTGAAACATTAGGAAAGACAACAGAAAATCCAACAATATATATAAATGATATTTGTGCTAAAGTGCCAATTTGGTTCTTATCAGATGAAGATGAAGATTTCTTTGATGTAACTTTGGTACTTACAAAAGAGGGTAAGAAGATATATAGCTCATCATTCAGTTTCTTCCAACGAAAAGATGATGTTGCTTATAAGAACTTTGTAATGATACCAAAGTCATTAGTAAAGTCATTCAATATGACTTATTGGATAAATAAGAAATACAGATTGTCAGTAAACTGTAATGGAAACTGGTATTATTATGACTTCATGTTGAAAGCACCAGAATTCCAGTTGAAAGTAGGTACTTTAGAATACAAATATTTCAATTATACAGAAGTAAAAGAACTTAAACCAGGAGAAGAAGGATATAGAGATCCTAATGATCCAGAATTCAACAGTATGACAGAATCAGAAAAAGCAAACATAAATCTGTATACAACAGAAAAATCATTGTTTTCACAAATAAAGTCTATAGAAGATGATTCAGTAAACTTCAATTCTTATATGTACCTTCCTGGATTAGCAGAAGTGAATGACATAAGATTCTTTGACAAGTTGAAGTATATGATAGATAATGCTTCTTCTGATACTTCAGATAGTAATTCTAATAATGCTTCTACTAATACAATGAACAATTTCTGCAACTATATTGCTTCTAAATGCTACATATATAATTTAGGGGTAAAGAACAGTAAAGTTGTATATAAGAAAGGAAATTCTGTCATCCCAATATTCATGTTCAATAACGGTCTTGATATACCTGATAACCAAGGATATTCTTTAAGCAAATTCTATGTAGATGTATTGTTTGATGTAGACTCTAGCAATGAATACTATGCTAAGATAAGATTAGATTTGAATGATCTGAGTACAACAAAACCTAATGAATGTGTCAATCTTCATGAATATACTATATCAAACAATGATTTGATAATGATGAAGAAAGATATTGGTTTAGGTGACCCAGCTTACAACAAGCAAGGAAATATTGATTGGGATGCAACTTCTGACAAATGGAAGCTTTTCTATATAGATGAACATCTTAGACACAAGTCAACAGTAACTATACGATTAGCTACTACAGGTGAAATAAAGCTACCAAATGGAAAAACTTATGAATTTGGTGGATATACTTTGTCAGGTGTTCCTAGAATATATCAAGATATTGCTATCCCTATCTGGAATACCAGTTCAGATTCGGTATGCAATATGGAATGCAACTGTCCTTGGAAATCTGAATGTAAGTTTAGAGGAGATTATGTAAAGACCGATTATGATTCTACTCCTAAATTAGATGAAGTAGACATGAACATGAGGCAAGAAATTATATCAGAAAATGTAAAGAAGTCTATAGATTCACTTATCAACGACATGCAGCAAACTGTGTCTACATCTAACAACAAAAAATATTTGAACAGAATGCATATCTATGATTTGTATCTGTATAAGATGAATGATGTAGAAAAAAGAAAGAGACTTGGCCTTAATATAAGTAAGATATCAAAACTTAAGTACAATAGTAAGATATATGATACCAAGTGGTATTCTCCAAACCACTGGGAACAACCTTCTGAACTGATAGAACTCTATAGAATGTTCTTTAATGATGATGGTACAGAAAAGTTCACTATAGGAGATGACAATGCATTCAATTATGATTTCTATCTTATGCATGATGACACTAATTGGTTTGCTGTTCTCATATCACAAGATACAGAAGACAAACTTATTGGTGATATGGATTTAGATCCTCATGACAAGATAGAATATTGTCCTGATGGTGAAACAAAGATAGTAATGAAAAAATACAGATCATCTGATACTTTCTTAATAAACAGAATGGTATTGGAAGAAAAATATCCAGTCAATCATTTTAAAGAAGATGACTTGATATTCGCTACTGTTGACAATGTGAAATTCCCATTTATATTAGATAAGACAACTAAATGGTCAGTAAAGAATTTATCATTGTTGAATAAGAACAAGCCATCTATAACTTCTAATTCTAATGCTATGATACTTAGCTTATATGATGAAGCTTCTAAGAATGTTTCAGGTTATTATAATATAGATGTAAGATATAGCATAGAAGGAAATGTTGACCACCAACAGAAAAAACATACAAGAATACTTATAGAAAAATGAAAAGTTTAACTAATTACATTTATGAAAGCATAAATAACGTAACAGAACAGTTCCAAAACAATAGTTCTAATAAAAATGGAATGTTCTTACATAAAGATGGATTACGTCAGTCTGAAGACTTTAGTTTCAATCCTGGTGAAAAGGCATTATGCATTGCTTATGATACTGATGGATATCGTATTCAAATTCGTGGCGTATTAGAAATTGCTAAAGTACTTAAGAGTAGTATTAAAGTTAAGGCTACTACAGATGATGGAACTGAATTTTATAATAAAATGAAATTTGATAATACAGGTATTGCCATTGTGAAGACAAACAGCAAGTATCGTGGTAAATCTGTAAAATATTATGTTCTCTATAATAAAGATCTTATTGACAGTGAAAAGGATGGTAAAGACATTAAAGAAATATTAGATAAAGGTACATGTTCTTGGGGATTTGATCTTCCAGAAAATAAAGAATTAAGAAAGGATTATATTAAAAACCTCAAAAAGTATCTTAAAGAAATCTAAGTAAATGAAAAGTTTAACCAACTATATTTGCGAAGCCATGCAGAAGAAATTCAATGGCTTCGCAATTCTCAAACCAAAATTCTTAGATATCAAAGATGATTTTGAAGATATGTTAGAGGATGCTGGGTGGAATATCACAAACTATAAGACTATAAAGATGAACTTGGATGAAGCAAGAGAGCTTTATAAAGTACATGAAAATGAAGATTTCTATGATGATCTTTGTCATTACATGAGTTCAGGTAATTGTATAGCTTACAAACTTTATAAAGATTGTAAAGACCCTATAAAAGACTTGAAGAAAGTAAAAGACGAAGTAAGAGACAAATATGGTAAAGATGATATGAAGAACTGCATGCATAGTTCTGATTCTGAAGAAAATGTGGAAAGAGAAGCAGATATCTGTTTCAAAATAAATAATGAACTAGACAAAGATGAAGATTAAATGCAACAATTGTGGTAATGAAATAGACTTGAAAGAGTATTTCATCAACGAAAGAGCACATATTCCTTATATTGTAAAATGTAATGAATGTGGTTCATCTGTTTCATACATACCAAATAAGGATGGCTATTAAGCCATCCTTTTATTTTATTCTTCCGGATCAAGTTTTTGGTTTGCATCTGAAGCATACCAAATAACCATTCTCATTGTTTTTGCAACGGCATATTCTACTTGGCATCCTTTAGAATCATTATATCCTTTACACAAATAGATATAGTCACATTCAAGCAAATCTTTGATATCTTCTCCTAAATGCCAAGACCAAGGGTGTGTAGGAGCATTAGGGTCTAGACCATTCTCGTCAAAATCATCAATATTTGTAGGACCGTAAATCAATGCATCTGGATATTCTTTTCTGATCTCTTCTACAGCTTTATCATATCTCTTTCTTACTGATTTCTGATGATAAGCCATAGGTAAGCTAACATAAAATTTTAGTGCCATTTTAACATTTTTTAAAATTACATGAAATAATTTCTATTCTCTTCAATATAATCAGGATAGACACCATCTAATGCATTCTTAAGAAAATCTTCCACTTTAGTTGCTACACCATTAATAAGACCTTCTACTATATCATTAGGTACCATTCTGAAGAAATGAATCTCATTAGCAGGCTTGAACTTATCATCCATGAATATAACCATAGTAATACCATTAGCATAACCTGCTGCTTTTATCTTATTCATATTGATTACATTGAATGGAATAGCAGATGGTCTTGGTATAGAAACCATCGAACCATCTGTATTCATGTAATTCAATTTATTAGGATTCAACTTAACAATTTTCAACATAATTTTTAATAATTTGGATTAGGAATTTGTTCAACCTTGTCTAGTGTTCCATACTTGTTCAAGTATTTTTCAAAATCACCATGCTTAATCTTGAATATGATACGATCGCCATTCTTACGAAGCAATCCATCTGGTGTCTTCAATACAAGACCTTCTGCTACATAGCTATCATCTTCTGCTAATGGATCCTTGAAACCCTTCTTAACATAATCAATAGCTTCATCAATAGTAAACTGACCGAGACTAATTACCTTAGGAATTCCAATCTCATCAAGAATCGCATCTCTCTGTGGAGTATTCAAATAAACCGAAGAACCATCTCTGTTAGTTACTTTAACATCAAAAGCTCTAAAGCTTACACTATCCTTAAGATATCTGCATCCAGCCTTACCAATCTTCTTTCCATAACCTTCGCCATAGATAGTGAACATCTTAGGCAATGTACAATTCTCTTCATCAACCATATAGTCATCAACAACGATGGCATCTGGATCATCAAATGGCTTCTGATTAAGAGTATGGCAACCACACTTCTTAATATATCCGCGTTCAAGCATCCAATCAACATTTTCTTGAATGTTCAATCCAGTTTCAAAATCTCTTGTACACATGTAAGATTCTGGAAGTCTAAATGCTTTAAAAATCTTACCTACAAGGTCACCATTACCTTCTAGCTTCTTACCATCAGATGAAACATAAGTCTTCCACATGAAGTCATCAAGCATAGGTGGAATATTAGCGTTGTCTGTCTTACCCTTAATAGCAATTCCACATGACAATGATACAGTACCATGGCAAAGCTTATCTGTAATCTGCGGATAAACTTCAATGCGCAGGTTTGTACCATCAATCTTAATAGTAGCATCAAACTTACAATTTCTCAGCCATTCAAACTCTGGAAGAGTAAAACTATCATAAGGCATGATAATGTTGTTGATATCACGCTTGAAGATAGTATTAATCTTCTGATATGTATTTTCTGATCTCTTTTGCTTTCCCATAATTTATTTAATTTAAAATTTTAATCTCCTTCTCTAGATACAATCTCAAGATGTGGAATAGTTACCTTGACCAATTGATTTGCATATCTAAGACAAGTACCAGATTCATAAACTTGCACTGGTTCACTATCATTATTAGTTTCTGTTCCAAACTGATGGTATAGACAACGAATCTTTACTTTAGTAGGGCAAAACTTCATGATATATCCAAGATGTGTATCTGTTTCCTGGTCACCATAAACTACAATATCACCTACATTCAAATAATTGTTTAAAACATCTCTATGCATGATAAATGAATTTTAATTGAACATATCATCTGATTCCTTTGTCTCAATTGAGACTAATGATTCCTCTTGGAATGAACGCCAAGCTGACTTATCCAAATCAAAGTAAGCAATCACACCGATCTTTGGAGTACCTTTACCTGATGGAATAGCACCTTCATCAATAGATTCAATCTTATCCATCTTCTTTGTACCACGAGCATGTCTAAGCTCACCATTCTTCTTCATAAAAGTGAAGTTGACAACATCTTCTGTCTTAAGAAGACGATTCAATTTTTGCTGCAAACTTTCTTTAACCATTTTTATTTAATTTATATATCTTAATAAAAACTATCAAGAGAAACTAATAATTCTTCTCTAAATGAACGCCAAGCTGACTTATCCAAATCAAAGTAAGTAACTATACCTATCTTTGAATTACCTTCACCCGATGGAATGGCATTTTCATCAATGGATTTAATCCTATCAAGTTTCTTTGTACCTCTAGCATGTCTAAGCTCACCATTCTTCTTCTGGTAAGAAAAATTAACTACATTTTCTGTTTTAAGAATGTGATTTAACTTTTGCAATAAACTTTCTTTATTCATAATTATTATAATTTTGTTTGACATATATAATATAGAAACAAATAAAGAAATTTCAAAATCATTTAGATAAAGTCTTTATTTCTTCTACATTTATCTTCGGCATTATATATAAAGTATCTTTATAGTTTCCAAGAAAATAAATGTTGTCATTTGTTTGTCCATAGATGACAGAGGTGGCATTCACTTTATTCTTTGTTCCATTTTTATAAGTTACTTCAAATGTGGTCAATGTGTTATGTACTGGAGTTTCATCAACATAAGGATCATAAGTACGTTGTGGTTGGGTACTGATGATACATCTAGTATACCCTAAATATATAAATAGAGATGCAAAGAAAATTATTGCAAAATTTCGTATTGTCTTATCACTCATATTTCTTTGTATTGTAATTGTACATCAATATTCTGTCACCAAAAGAGAAGTCAAATTTCTCTTTCCAGGCTTTCTTATATTGAATCTTCAAAAAATGACATTTCAATTTAATTAAATCATCATAGGTCAATCCATGTTCTGGATCTGTTTGTATAAGCCTTGGAAATTGCTCTATCAACATATCTGTATCATCATCAACAATCATATAGTAGCTTGGTTTGAACTCATCAACCCATACTTTGATTTCATCACCACGACACCATCGCTTACCATTTGTTCTACCTAAATTCAATCGGCAAGTTTGTCCTATGATATAAGGAGATATCTTATTCAGATATGGTATGCTATCTAAAGATTTGAATGTTTCATAAATATTACCAGACCTTCTCCAAGATGATGACAATACCAACATGAAACCTGTTGATTGCAAAAATTCAATCAACCTATCAACCGCTTTAGGATCACAAAAATTATGATAATTAGGATTTGGATTCTTGTACAATTCTTCTGCCCAATCACCACTATTCAATACACCATCAATATCAAGAAATATGATAGGTGTACAACATTTTTCTTTCCAATCTGCATCAACAATACCTGCATAATTAGTTAGCCACATTCTCTTCTTTGGATCCTTTGGATACATGAAAACCGGATTATTATTGCGATATGCCATAGTTTTTACTTCTCTACTTCTTTGTATTTTCTCTTCAAAAATACAACAAACTTATCATCATACATGTGTTCTACACTAAATGCTTCCCAACCATCAGCACCATCTAGCTTACTATCTACTTGGTCATAGGTAATATCATGTACTGTTACAATTTGTGTACGATATTCCCATTTGTCATCTTCAATCATTTTGTATATCATAGTATCTTATTTACCATTGGCAAGTTTCCAAATTTGCTTATCTACATCCTTCTTTACAACTTCAAGATAGTTGTTATATGCATCAATGATATGCTGAATATCCTCACCATCTAAAATTGTGAAATTCCAATGTTCATTCAAATCTTCAATTGTATGGTCATTTCGAAGATTGTAAGGGTTCATGAACTTATGGAGAATATCAAATACCTCATGACGAGAAGTAACATCTAACTCTGTATCAATAGCAATTTCTGGGTCATCACTATAAAGATATTTCTTTACAAAGTAATAAGCTGGCATACTGATAATCCAACAACTATCTAAAACTTGGTAACCACTAGGGTATTTTGACACACAAATTCGAATATCATTATCTGAATTCAACAGATTCTTTACTGAATATCTGTCTTTATGAGTAAGCTTTACTGGTTCAATTGTATTTGGATTGATAAACATAATATCTTAGTAATTTAGAAAGTTCAACTTATTTTCAATACTTACAATCTCATTATAGAGTTCATTCTTGTAAGTTTCAATTTCAGAATCAAACAATACATTCAAATAGAAATTGTCATTAATGAAACTTCTATTGATATATTTCTTATCCAACTTGAATTTTTCTAATGCTTCATCTTTAGTTCTCTTATCCAAAGAATCAAGAATACGGATAGCATCTGTATTGCTAAAATTCTGATTGAAGTGAACATCTGACTGAATAGGATAATCTTCATCAATCCATTCTTTTGAATTTACATCAACCAAATTAGGATTGATTTTCAGAATATTCTCCTTTTTGATATTGAGAGTACGATTTGAAGGTATATACCTGAAATATACAAATATTGGTTGCTCGTGAAGAATCTTGTCATTGATGAATTCTTCTAATTCTTTCTTTGTCTTTTCTGTATTTACAATCATAATTATATAAACATTAAAACCTGTTCTGTATCTTAAATTTTTTACATTTAAAATATAGAACAAATATTAGAAATTTCAAAATTATTTTCATTAATTATTCAGAATTTATATTCAATATACCATTTTATTTTTATATAGCTACAAATCAATGAATCGCTACTGACTCGTTGTAATTTTATGAATAATTAATGAAATACACTTATATGATATATCATAAAAGTGCAACATGAAGAGTTATGTAGAATAGAGGGAACTTCTCTAATTTTTGGAAATTCCCTTGAGCATTATTTATAAAATTACATGGCTTCTGCAAGATGTTATACTAAAAGCGGTAGTGTAGAGAAATATGAATCGAATTTATGGGTATCACCAACAGCTGGAAATTGGTCTTCTATGGGTATTTTAGGAACTATAACACCTCCTGATTCTAATGGTAATTATACAGTAACTCCTGAACAACATTTTGAAGATTCAAGCGATACAACAACATATAGTTGTTTTACTGAATATGGTGGTGTAAAGAAAACATTTTATTTTAAGAAAAAGAATAGCGATATTGTAATTCGTGTGCATGTTTCAGTAATTGGTTATAATTATAATGGGTTTATAGCATTTGACTGTTCTGTAGAAGGTGAGGTAGATGGATTTCACACAAATACAGCAGATAAAATTGCAAATAATATATTAGAAGATAATTTAATAAGTCTATACTGGACTGCTACTACAAATAATGGACCTCTTGGTCCTACTAATACTACAACAATAAGCGCTATTGGGCAATTAATCTTAAACACAGGAAAATACTATGATAATGGTACTCAATATTATATAGATGGGGCTCATCCACCATATTGCAGTCCATCTAGTGGTATGTATAATGGAGGTAAAGATAATTGGGAGATACGTGTTACAACTATAACATAATAGAATTAACATAATAACATGGTTGTTTAAAAAGTTCAATTTTTATATAACTAAACATTGAACTTCAAAATCAAATGCCAGTAATACTTCAAAGTGGATATGTATTTCAGGGTGATAGCAAAGCCTTACCAAAGATAGTAACAAATAGTAAGCTTGGATCTTTTGTATTCAGGGGTACTTCTTGGGACTGGTCTAACTTGGTATTCAGTGGCTCTGCTAACACCCTGCAATTTGTTCCTGATCCTAATGACGGAGGATTGCAGGGGGACTTCAGCATAGGTACAGGTTCTGTTACTTCAGCTTATCCTAACAAACAATCTACTTTTGATTTTGATCCTAATAAGATCTTTGAATTAGAACCTGCCGGTGGAATAGGATATTTTGATTTGAAGGCAAGAGAGCTTACTTATACTTGGAAGTTTGGACCTATTCTTGCTTCTTACCAATACACTAAAGCAGATAACTATATGGAATTTATTGAAGGTAAATTTTTATTTACAGGTATTTCTAATTCTTCTAAAGGAGTAAACCATACAACAATTTATCCTGAAAATAAATTAGAAGGAAATACATATATCCAATATCATTATCTTGATGTATTACGTTCTTCTGTTTCTTTAAATTCAAATAATTGGACAAACAAACCTGTTGAAAGTTCTTCTACTGACTATACTGTTTCTTTTTCTATAGGTCCTAACAATACACCAGAAGCAGCTTATACTGAAGTGAGATTCATAGGTTTTTCTAATGAAGCTTTGGGATGGGAATATTTTGAACCTTCATCTACTTTTGGATCTACTAAATTTGACCATCCTAGAGCAGTTCCATTTACAAATGAAGAAAATCAACGTTCTTTACCTGATGCTAGCCTACCTAAAGAATTTACTTTGTTGAAAGTTTGGCAAAAACCTAACATTCTCTATTATGCTCATTTGAAGTTTATAAATTTGGATTATACAGATTATGATAATCCACCATCCAATGCAAATGTATTGGAACATTGGTATTCAAATTGGGATGTAAAAAGAAGAGAAATATTGCTTTACATAGAATTTGGAGTAAGCCCTAATGGCGGTAAGACAATATGGTGGAATGGACTAGAGTCAAACCCAAATATAGGAGGTACAATAGGAGCTAAGCTTGTTGCTAGAGGTATTACTACTATAGTGCCTAATGACATTAATAAGTACTTGACTGCTACTCTACTCAATTATTCTACTAAACCAGGAAATGTAAATGGTAAACCAGAAGGTGAATCACCTGATAACAGATATAACATATCTACATCTTCTGCTACAGTTCATGGTACTAATACATTCAAATATGTAAGAATACCTATATGGACCGATTTACCAAATGATGAATATGCAAACAACAGTGAAAACACTGTCCAGAAATATCAATGTATCAATTTTTCTGATGTACAAACAAATACTACGGCTACACATAATGAAGATATTGGTATAGATGCAAATACAAAGAGAAGATCTGATGAATATTGGGCTAAATATCAAGAAAATTCTGAATCAGCTGAAAAATTCCAGATAGGAAGAAAAAACAGAACTAACAATTGGAGAACTGATATTCATATAGACTTGTTCTACAAGAAATATCCTTTGAAATACAAAGGGTCAACTGATGGTAAGACAGTAACTTCTAAATTAACTTCCTAAATAGAAAGATTTTAAATTACATTATTAAAAATACTCTATGGCAGATTACGGAAATTATTTTACTTCAAATAGTGGAAATTATAACTACAATACAAGAGGGCATTCTTATGATGATTCTGATTGGGTTATTGTTGGATTAGCAAATTCTGGTAATGTATCTCAACCTATTCCATACCCTAATGGCGCTGAATTTACAGGTAACAATACAACTTGTTATTTCTATACCACTAATCACATGTCTAAGCCTAATAGGGAAGTAAAGACTGGTAATGACTATGTTGCTTATTTCAATTGGGCAACAGCTAACAAAAATACTATAGGATCTGTAGATGGAGATTTCAATTTCTACCCATTTGGAAGCAAAACTGATTCTAGATTTGTTGAACCAACAGGATTAGATGATACTAAACATGGTGTAAGTCCTTATAGCAATTCTAACAACAACGTCATATCTAGAACTAACTTAACTGTAAAAGGTACAACTTTTACTGCAGGTTATCGTAGACATAAGATACAATATGAACCAAGCATAAGATATGATTTAGATAGCTACAATTATGGTACAAATGACAATTATAAAAGTGATGGTAGTACTAAAGCAACTGGTGGTCGTGTTGTAACACAAAGATATGATGCTTTTCAAACTTTCTACAATATAGAAGACCCATATAGTGTACTCAATATATCTATAGCAAACCATGACGATGCAAAGTCAAGTTCCCCAACTTTCTGTACATTAACTAACAACAGGTCAGAATACAGAATAAGTCATTCTTATACTTACAATCCATATACTAATTCAGCTACTTGGAATAATACTAATTATCTTTCATTTACATACAATACATTGCCTACTTATCCAAAAGAATTAGTTTTTACTTATGGATCTAATTACAACTCTGTTTCTTATGATGGTGATACTATAACAGTTGAAGCTAAAGCACGTTATAATGGTACTTATGACAGATTTACAACTTCTACTGCAAATGATGATGGATTTTCTTCTTATAAGAGATATGTAGATGTAACATATAGCTTATCTACGTTTAACAGTTCTACTACACCTACTGGTTCAAATACATATACATTCAGAATATGGCAACCTGGTTCTAAATTAGGAATATCTTATAATTGGTCTATAGATAGCAATCCATCTTGGGTACATCTTTCTACAACCTCTGGAAATACAACAAATGTAACGTTTGATGACCAAGGAGATGTAAAGCCAAGTGTAGGTGGTACTCTTTCATTATCATTGAATAATACTACTATTTCTAATGGTGGATCTACTTCTGGTTCTGTTTCTGGTATATCTTGGACAGCCCCTATTAACAAATCTGCTCGTTCTTGTGTACTAAGGCAAAATATGACTGTTACTAATTATTGTGCGCAAAACATTACACCAAAAAATGTTACTACTGGAATGCCGGAAAAAACTATGGTCATTACTCAAAGTGCTATGACATGGAACAATCCAGAAGTAGATATGAATTGGAGAGTAACATATTATTCATCTGATACTAGCACATATAATGATGATTATGCATTTTGTTATCCTACTGTAACTATTGGACAAGTTTCTTCGACTAATAATGATATAAAAACAAATAGATGGAAATATAGTACTACTTCTTATAATATAAGTGTGGTAATGCCTAAATTTAATAGGCCTTGGGTACATACTCAAACAAATGGAAAAGTATATATAACAAAAGAAGAAGGAATAATAGGATATAAAGGAGGTAGCAAAAAAATATATTTCAGTCCAGAAATATCTTTCATAAATGGTTATACGTCTGGTGTTAGTGAAAGAGTATGGAAATTATCAAATATATCTAATAACAACGTTCAAGAACAAACAGGTTCAGTAAAAACATTTGATGATATATTATTGAAAATGCCATCTATACCAGCACAAAACCATGCATTCGGTTCTGCTGTATTGACATGGAAAAATTCTGGTGAAACAGGATATAGAGATGATTTTACTTTTGATTATAAATCTAAATCATGGAATAATAAAAATGATAAAGATTCTATTACTACATCAGTTGGAGGTAATTTACCTAATATTGGGAAATGGAGGGCTATAGCAGATAATGGAGAACTAACATTTACATCTACTACACGTGATGCCCCAGCTAGAACAGGTAAAATATTATTTGAGTGTTCAACTTACCAAGACGGAACGGTTACACCATCGCCTAGTTCTTTATTATTTCAACAATATGGTACAAATATAAGTGGTACAATTACTATAAATGGTGAAGGATCTGGGTTAGTAACATACGATTCATCAGTTGACTATCCTATGAATTTTGCAATATTTACAACAAAATATTCTTTAAAACCTAAAGAGTATATACATGTTACTAAAGTAGAAAATTTAGCGGCAACAATAACGTCACCAACAAATAGAAATGTAATATGGCAAGGTGAAACTATTTATTTTGGTAAAAAATCAGGAACTGTAACAACAGAAACTACAGCTTCTAAAACATATCCTTATAAAATAACTGTAAGTAGTAATATAGTTAGTACTTATCCATCTAATGTTAGCGACGGAGTTATATTAAATGGTAAAGTTACACCTTATGATGCAGATTATGTTATTGAATATTCAGTTGATAGTGGTTCTTGGACCACTAGTACTACAGCCACTATAGGACAAAGACCTGCTGTATGGTCATCAAGCCCATCATTGGTAGTTAGATCTAGTGGTTGGACAAATGTAAATGAAGGTATTTATAAATATACAAGAGGATGGTATGCTTCACAAGGATCTACAACACATACAGTAGCAATAAGAGTAAGAGATAAGAATAATGGTAATAAAGTATTTAGTGGGACATCAACATCTATAACTCAAAATGGCCAAGATGGATATCCAACAGATACACAATATACATTTGCAACCACTGGAACAAATTGTACTACAAGCACACCTTCAGCAACTGGTTCTAGTGCAGGAAATTATGGATCATTTAGTGTAAGTCCTTGGTCACCAATATCAGATCCTAGTGGTAACCAAGGATCAGAAAATAATATATCTAATTATATATACAATTATAGCAATAAATTATCTGAAGGATATTGGGACTCATCTACTATATCTGTTACTTTTATAGGTTCAAACAAAACATTTGGATATAATGAAAGTGTAAGTATGGAATTTGGAGTTTCATCAAGTTCACCAGATACTAAAGTTTGGATATATACAGGAAAAAAGACTTGGAATTATAAATATAAATTTGGTATAAAAGCAAGTAATGAAAGTAACTACCATTATAGTACTTTAACAGGAACAGGTTCTATTGGACCTTATTCATCAATAACATATTATAGAAAGATAAGTTTTGATGGAGGATCTACTTGGACAAGATTAAGTGGAAATGGAAAAAGTACAATAACATTAACATCAACTGGTACATATACAGTAAAAGTAGGTTGGTGGTCTGGTAGTGATGGTCCTTATCATACAAAATCAAATACAATTACTATAGGTAAAATAAGTAGAATATACAGATTACTTGTTAGTATTAGTGGAAACTCTAATAAAGATGCATTTGATACTACTAATTGGACATTAACAGCAACAGTTACTGCTCAATATCAAGAAGGTGGAGGTTCATGGACAAATACTACTACCCCATCAGGAATTTCATATTCTTGGAGTGGAGCATCCGGTTCTGGTAGTACTGCAACAGTTGGAGTATCTTCGGTTAGCATGGGATCTGATGGAGACCATCTTGGTACAAAAAATGTTACTGTTACGGTTTCACTATCTGGTTATACCGGTGATAGTGCTACAGTTACACTTGGTAGATATGGTAAATCTTATTATAATGGATAGTTCAACGATGGTTAATTATTTTATATACCCTGAAATGGACAGAACTTGGTTCTGTCCATTTTCTTATTTTAATTTCTTAACTTCTCTATTAGTTATATAACCTTCTTCATCTAGCCATTCTACAATATAATATCCTTTTTCCAGACAATCAATATCATAAAATTTAGCAGTGAACCAATCTTCTGATGGTTTCCATCTTGAACCATCTTCATGAGCAATAATAGGTTTCTTACATTTTGTATGTCCTACAATCTGAGTCCAAGTACACATATATTGTGCTTCACGATCGTAATCTTCATACATATCAGATAACAATGCTTCCGGTCTTACCCAAAGTGGGCCATTCAATGGATCATTTCCATAAGGATCAAAATGTGAACCATAAGTAAACTTAAAGTTGTCAAAACTATCAACATCAATCATATTGATAGGAATACTTACCTTATGACGTTCATTAATCCATTTGTTTGTTACACCTGCATGGGTATAAATGATTCTATTTGTCATATCAACAAAAGAAAATCTAAGCTTTCTAGATTTGACACAATCCTTCAACAACTGTCCTGCAAGCAACTGCGTCATTTGGTTATATCCACTATACTTGTCATCACCATCAACAAGATAATGAAAGTCATGATTGCCGATAAGCATATAGAACAAACCATCTTCTTTGTTATGTTTCTTCTGTAATGCAAGCAAATTCTTAAAACCTTCTAATTGCTGTTCTGGTGTAATATTTTCATGAGTATCAAAATAATCACCTAAAGTAATTACTTCATATAATGTAGTATTTGGATCTTCTGGTTTTTCCAAATTATAGATAGTATTGAACTTATCATAATTACCATGGATATCGCCAACAACCAATCGTTTTGTCTTTTGTACTTTCATGTTATTTATTTTCCATTAATGTTGATAATGTTAAACCTACTGAACCCCATAATGGTTGTAATGAGAAACCAAGCATAGATCTGAAATCAATAAGATGCTTATCATACCAAACATTCATATCTTCCAATAACTTATCTGCTGCTTCTTTAGTGTCTTCACATTCTTCTACCATTTTCCACAACTCATCTAATGAATTGGGATCATCAATGGTACCAGGATCATTCTTATAAAATTCAGAAGCTCTCTTAACTGATTCTAATTCAGATCCTAAAGTACGTCCAAAATATTTTACACTTACATCTGTCAACTTACCCATTTTATTGTGCCGTTAATTTGAATTCTAGATATTGCGGTTCATCATCAAATGAATATTTGCTTCCTTTTAACATTTCTTTAATGTTATCATGAATCAAGCTATTCAAGAAGAAATCACCAAACCAACCATCACCTACTCTTTTTGGTTCTGATGTAAAAAGAAATAATTTATTTTCTTTATTTACAGCAAACCAAATTCCAATATTCTTATTCTCTCCCATGTTTTATTTGCCTATTAAACCTATTTGTTTAGCACAAGCAAAATTATATTGTGACTGAGTTATCTTTTTTCCTTTTACCCGTGAATTGTATTCAGATGGCAATACATTATCAATATTCTTACTCGTATGTATCAATCCTTCAAATGGAATATCATCCAGTTTAGTTGTCAATATCACTTCATAGACATCCAACATGAGTGGAAATTTCTTATCAATACCTTGAATCTTGATATATTTTGTAACCGGATAGAAAAAATCTTCTGCTAATTTTTCATAATCAGGCTTTTCTTTATTCTTATTATGAAATTTGATATAGTCATAGATATCTCCACCATCAGCATAATTTCTCTGTTCAAAATACGAAATACCTATATGTGGATATTCATCAGTAACCGGAAAATCATCAGTCAATGGATAGACTTGATCTACATGAACTACAATATCATTATCAAATATATTATAGCATTTGATATTCAAAGTCTGCTTATAATCATGAAGAATCTTCCAAGCTTCATCAGAATATGGCATAGTGCCAACATACGAATAATTGACTACCTCTTTATCAATTTCATCAGCATAATAATATATATTACATACATCAAATGGTTTATGTAACTGATAAAGTTTCATATCAGCTGGCAATATCAATTCATCAACACAACTGGTATATGCAAATCTCCAAATCTTATATTTCTTAGTTTCCATCTTAATCAATTTTATGAGGTGATGGTATAAAATCATCATCAATACAAATATAATTGCAATAAATATCTTTTCTTTCTGGTTTATATCTTTTAATATAAGATGCTATATAAGGGCTCTTTCCAATAAGAATTTCCATCATCTTTTCTGTTGGGTGTGCATCATCATCCATAATCTTATGAATATCATCAGCCATTACCACATCCATTACCGGATATAGATTGCAATTAATTATAGTGCTTACTACAAACTTTCTCATTACCTATCTTATTTACAATATCTAACATTAGGAATATCTTCCAAATATGTAAATGACACTTCTGACTTGTCATATACTTCTTTATCATATTCTGTTCCAGAAATCTTATTGATAACTTCTCTTGTATATTCGGTTGGTGTACCATCTGAATTAGCATAATCAGATTTCCATGAAGTATCATTCTTCAATACAAGTATCTGGAACAAGTATGTACAAACTTCATCACCAACCTCATAACATGGAACTGATACCTGTACAATAACAATATCTTTTTCCAATGGAATAGGATAATGACCACTCGAACCAAAATCCATCACTTCTACTTTATTCTTATCAAAATTCTTAATCATAATATATTTTATTAAATGTTCTATATTCTAAATGTTAATAGCTGGAAGTGAATCAACAAATTCAAAGTATATTTTAGAATCCTTATCAAGAACATCACTTATCTTGAATTCTGGATGATTCTCAATAATCCAATTAGCAAATTCTAGAGTTGGTGTACCATCTTTATCAATCAATGTAGCATTCAACTTATCCATAATCTTACTGATTGGATTTAAATTGATGTCACAAGTGTATCGACAAAGTTTTTCTTTAACACCATTTGCAAATCTGATATTTACAATAACTGTATATGTATAACTCTTTGAAAAATTTGTCTTAACCATAATCATAAAAATTTTAATGTTCATTATTAACATTTATAATATAGAAAAAGGTTAAGAAATTTCAAAAATATATTTAAATATTTTCTACTATTTCTTAACCTTTCCGTTGACATCAGCTCATGACAATAATATCCAGAACTATAACAAGAACGTATCAAGGCGCAAGATCATGAACTAGAACACCAAACAATATAGCGTGTACACTTACACATTGTATGGCTAAAAAATTTACTTGATCCCTTGATACTCAGTTTCATTATTGGAGCCAAAATCAATGATTTTGGCTTTCATCCATGTTACTAAGATATATATTAAGAAGTAATCACATAACTGATGCCATTCGATTTGCTTATCTTAAACCGGACTTACAAATCTACTAATTTTATTTATTGATTTCATCATAAGTCTGTTTAGGTCCTTGTGGAAGATAAATCTTCAATGCACTAATTTCCTTCACAGTCTTAGTTTTCCACATGTCAAACTTATTTCTGATACTTTCCATTGTATCAACATATTTTGCATATTCATCATCAAACTTCTGGGCCTTAGCAAGCTTATCTTCTGTAATAGCATCAATAATTTCTTGCTTCATCTTATTGAATTCTGCTTCCTTATGTCGAAGTTCGGTAGACAGCCAATCATACTCAGCATTAACATCAGATACTAGCATAGATGGTTCATAAGAATAAATGATTGCATCCCGTCCAGAACCTTCTACTTTGCTTGGATTCTGTAAAGCATTGTTCATCTGTGCTTTAGCTTCATAAAATGCTCCCTTAGGATGGATAAACTTACCAACAAGAGAACAATAAGATTCATAAACATAATACTTATTTCTCTTAGCAACATCCCATGTTCCAATTACATCAGATTCAGTAATAGGAAATTCCTTACCTGGAGCATCTGGAAGTTCAATATTCTGGTCCTTAGCCCATTTGTCAATAGAAAGCGACTGAACATACTCAAGAATTTCTGTCTTTGCTTTGATTGCTTCATGAATCCAAGCACTCATGGCATTCAAATTTGCAATCTTTGCAATAGTCTTATGCATAGATTCAAAAGAATCTGCACTCATACCTTTTGTAATTGGTCTAGAATCAGTCACACCATTAGAATTGAAAAGCAAATATAATGATGTATTGACAAAATTGATATTGTCAAGAATTGCCTGTTCTGACTTCAACAACTCTTTACCCTTATTAGAAACATGATTAGCAGAAGTAGATGTAATACCCTTTTCTGCAAAAAATACCTTATACTTACTGAATTTGTCGTTTAATATATCCATGATTTTAAAGTTTAGTGGACCATGTGAGATTCGAACTCACGTCCAACCGAAGTTATCGATTGTCAAATCCGTAATGGCCCAAGTTTAATTGTTTTAACATTATTAATATAGAAAAGTCTAAATCAAAAATTCATCATTTGTTATGATAATATTTAGTTTATTTTCTTCATTTTTCTCCTTTATTTTTTCTTGCTTATCAAAGAATTCATCTACTTCTTCAAATTTCTTACCTTGACAATCAATAGTATATCCTTTATTGAAATTAGGATCATTCTCACTTATTGTAATAGCGGCTTTCTCTATTTCCTCATCTGATAATGTTGTCTTATCATAAAATACCAATGAAAGAGAATTGCATACACATTTCATTATAATATTATCATATCCAATTCCAGATCTTCCATTAGAATATCCTTCATTGAGAGTCAATTTAGAAATAAATGTTCCAAGACTTACATCATTGATAGTAAAATACTGTTTAGATAATTTTGTTATACTTTCAAAGCTTCTATTCCCAATGATATTCATCAATTCAGTATTCCATGTATTTGGATCTGATGTATATGCAAACATACTGAATGAATATGGGTAAAAAGATAGATTGCATTTTCTTGGATACAACTTCATAGCAGCTACAGACATATTTGTATCAAATGAATAACTTTGTCTCATTTTAAGTTCTCCATTTTCATAATACACTGCCTTTATGAAGTTGTTCTCTCCAAGTATTTTGAAATACTTTTCATTCAATACAATCTCTAAATCTTCTATATATGAATCATTCAATGTATATTGAGTAGATGTACCATAGCAAATATCATTCACTCTTTTATTGAATATATGTTCTGGTACTTTACGAATAATACAAGGAATATAGAATGACTTACTTGTATCTATTGCTTTTACTTCCATAATTACTGTTACCCAACGTTGGAACAATCTGTAATCATTATTAGTAAAAGCATAAGCAGATAAAAATTTGTCATTATCTATAATAGATTCTGGTGGAAATCTAGAATTCTCTTGTAATCTTTCTATACCCTTATCTATGTAATATAAAACCTTACTATCTTCCATTATTCTATCCTTTCTCTTTTAAATGTTCAATTGCTTTCTTTGTTTCTTTATCAAGTGTTTTAGGAAATACTGGATTGACAATCATCGTATAGTCATGTCCATCAATACCCTTTCCTTTTATTCTAAGTTTCTTACCAACTTCAGAACATTCCGGAAGATTTATTCTCATCTTCTGATTACCAGGTAAATTGATTTCAATCTTACCTCCGAGCATTACATCCTTCCAATCAATATCTTCTTTACCTTCTACATTACCATAATTATCAATATTATATTTATTATGGTCATAAGTATGTTGTACAGTAATGTAAAGTTCACCATTTGTTCCATTTACAGATTTAGATTCAGAACCAAGTGGACCAACATCAATTCTGATACCATCTTTCAAAAGATATTCCAATGGAATTCTTGATAAGTCAATTTCTTCACTTACCAACTTACCAATGAAACCAGTACCAGAACAAGCTGCACACTTATGTTCTACTGTCTTACCTTTACCATTGCAATAAGGGCATGAATGACTAGATTGGAAGAACATGTTTCCTTGTCGTCTAGATTCGGTCACCATACCAGTACCGTTGCAATGTGAACAAACTTTAACACCAGTACCACCTTCACCATCACAAACATTACATCTGAAGTCTTTCAAATATGCCACTGACTTGATACCTCTAAAATAGAAATCAGAAATATCAACATTCAATTTTCCTTCACAATTCTTACCTCTCAAATCTCTATAATCTTCAGTATGCCAAGATGGTCCACTTGACCTATCATGTCCGAAGAAATCAGCAAATGGATTGAATCCACCACCAAAACCAGGATTGTCATATTCTTGCTTCTTTTGCGGATCTGACAAAGTCTCATAAGCTTCATTAGCTGATTTTACAATCTCTTCAGCTTCTTTCTTTTCCTTATCGGATTTGTTACCCATTCTATCTGGATGATACTTGAGCATTATTTTCTTATATGCTCTTTTGATATCATCTTCTGATGCATCTCTAGATACACCTAAAATATCATAGTAATCTTTCATGTTATTTATTATCTATTCTTTGACATTTTAAATATAGAAAATGGTCGATCAAATTTCATTAATTCAACCGACCATTCAAATTGTTATTGATGTAAATTATTATGCATCTTCAACTACAGCATCTTCTACTTTTACATCATCTGGTTTTTCTTCTTTCTTATCATTGTCAGGATTTGACGCATTCTCTTCTTTTGCATTTCCTTTCTCTTCTTCTGTCTTATCAGTACCATCTTGGCTCTTTTGCTTATCGGCATAGAATTTCTCAACTATTGGGTTCCAAACTTCTTCTAACTCTTTCTTAGCTTCCATGATCTTATCATGGTCTTTGTCCTTCAATACAACAACTGATTCCAATGCATCAAGTTTCTCTTGTGCTTTAGCTCTATCTTCATCTGATGTAGCCTTGACAAAGTCTTCATTAACAATCATCTCCTTTGTATTGAACATGTAACGTTCTGCATCATTGATGTCATTAGTCTCTTTTGTCTTCTTTTCATCAGCTTCCTTGAACTTCTCAGCATCTTCCTTGATTGCTTTAATTTCCTCATCAGTAAGTGTGTTGTTACTGATTGTAATGTGCTGTTCTTTATTAGTACCAAGATCCTTAGCAGTAACAGTAACGATACCATTTGCATCAATATCAAAGCAAACTTCAATCTGTGGTACTCCAGCTTTTGCCATAGGAATTCCATCCAATCTGAATCTACCAATAGACTTATTACCAGAAGCAATCTTACGTTCACCTTGCAATACATTTACCTCAACCATAGGTTGGTTATCAATAGATGTAGTAAATACCTGCTTCTTCTGACATGGAATTGTTGTATTTGCTTCAACAATAGGTGCCATCATATCTCCCTTAGTTTCGATACCTAATGACAATGGAGTAACATCAAGAAGCAACAAATCACCAGTAGAATTACCAGCAAGAATATCAGCTTGCTTAGCAGCACCTAATGCAACTGCTTCATCTGGATTTACAGACTGATTCAATGGCTTATTGAATTCCTTCTTCAATGCTTCTTGTAATGATGGAATACGAGTAGTACCACCTACAAGTAAGATACAATCAATATCATCATACTTCTTACCAGCTTTCTCAACAGCAACCTTTGCTTTTTCAACAGTACGGTCATTCAAATTCTTTACAAGAGATTCAAACTTAGCACGAGAAAGTGTCATAGCAAGATTCAATGGCGCACCATCTTTCATAGAAATATATGGAAGATTAATCTCCGTCTGTGTTGAGCTTGACAATTCAATCTTTGCTTTTTCTGCAGATTCTACTACACGAGCATAAGCCATATTGTCCTTTGTCAAATCAACATCATCTGACTTCTTAAATTCATCAACTACCCACTTTACAATAGCATCATCATAGTCTTTACCTCCAAGATATACATCACCATTTGATGCAAGTACTTCAGCCATACCATCTGACAACTCAAGAACAGAAACATCAACAGTACCAGTACCTGAATCCACTACTACAACAGTCTTGTCTTTCTTATCTTCCATCAAGTTAGCTGCCAATGCTGCTGATGTTGGCTCATTAATCACACGAAGTACATTCAATCCAGCAAGCTCACCTGCTGTCTTAGTTGCTGTACGAGCTGCATCACCAAACCAAGCTGGTACCGTAATTACCGCATCTTTGATTTCCTCACCAACATAATCTTCTGCAACTTTCTTCATCTTACTAACAATCATAGATGAAATCTGTTCAGGAGAATATTCCTTATCATCGATCTTAACATAAGGCTTACCAGACTTATTTACAATATCATAAGTTGCAAGCTTCTGCATCTTCTTTACATTATCATCATTGAAATCAGCACCCATCAAACGCTTTACAAAACTGATAGTGTTCTTTGGATTTGTTACCATTGCACGCTTTGCGGCATTACCAATCTTTACTTCATCCTTTGTAATCTGTACTACAGATGGTGTTGTTCTTGTTCCTTCTTCATTTACTACTACAACTGGTTTACCTGCCTCAATTACTGCTACACACGACATACCCGTGCCTAAATCTAGGCCTAAAACTTTACTCATTTTAAATTTAATCTTATATATGTTTTTATTTATCTAATTAATATATAGAAAAAAGTGTGCCAGAATTTCATGATTACAAAATTCTGACACATTGTCATATATTCCTGCCAAAATGTCACTCTGACACTTCAATCTTATTGACAAAATAATTTGCTGTCAACGTAAACTTAACAATAACTTTAGTGTCGCCAATATCTAATGAAATCATCCATGGTGCAAATTCAACATCTAATTTATCAGGTCCATCAACCTTCTTTACATCAAACTTACCACCGGTAACATTAGTTACTTTCTCAATAAGAGATTTGACACTACCAATCTTACAATTCAACAATGCTTGTCCTAAAAGAACTTCAACAATACGTGAAGCTCCACTCTGTTTCTTTAATTGTTCCATAAAAATTCATATTTTAAAGTTTTACTAATATATGATATAATATTCACCAGGATGGCGGCTGGGATTGACATGGAGCGGAAAAGTATGCCGAAGCATATTCTATCAGCCTAAGACTTTTTAATTGTTCCTGGTGACTTTTTAGAGTTTTTATTCTTTCTTCTAGTATACATCTTCTGAAATGCATGAACTTCTTCTAGTTCTACATAATCAACTATACGATATTCATGCTTCAACTTTGCTTTTATCCTCTTATCATTGTCTTTATATTCTGAAATTTTCTGCTCAAGAAAAGCTTTATCTTCATTAGGACCTTCTGACAACATGCAAAACCATTTTGTCCATTCAACACCAGTTCTTGTATGATGCTGGTATCTTGATTCAATGATATATAAGTTACTCATTTGTACAATCTAAGAATTTGTTACCTTTAAAACCAAACTTCTCTGAAATTTCTTCTGAAGTCATATCCTTTACTCTATTATAGAAAGTAAACCATATAGGAAGAACAAATACAAGCAAACATGTTGTTGCTAAAGATATATTGTCTGCTATCAATATAGTAATTAATGCCGATAATATAGCAAAGCAAAAATGAATTGTCAATGAATTGATATACTTATACATCATATTTAGAAATTTTCTTGTTAGTATAATAAATGAGAATACACATCATTTCAATAGCCGCTCTTAAATCAAAGCTATGCAATGAATCTGATGATGAACTGTCATCATACAAATCTAATACACATGATTCAACAATACAATTTGATGACTCAGCTTCATCAAAAATATTCAGCTTCTTTGATATTCTCCAGATTTTCCATTTGATATCAGATTCTGATAATCTTGATACTGCATTCAAACAATCATTGATGTTAGGATATAAATAAAGCATCTGTCTTGCTATCTTGCCAATAATCTTTTCAATATTATCATTAATCTTAGTATATATAACTTGAGGATTTGTATTTATCATGATTTTATATTGTTTAATTAGTAACGAATGATTCCACCGGCTCTTTCAATATCAAAGTTATGTAAAGCCATCATACCTTTGATTACATTCACAATACCATCTAAAGTCTTCTTATCAAGAAGCATGGTATAGATGACATCTTTTACAGATGGCCATGCATCTCTAGTAAAATATCCATTTAAACCATTAAAAATATCTTCTACCAACTGATCAAAATTAATAGTAACTACTTCATTGAGGTATTCCTCATTACCATAGTTATTAGCAACTTCACTGAGAGCTTCTGCAATATGTAACTTAACAAAATCAATAATCATAATTTTAATATTTAAATGTTTAACTTACGATAATAAGATAGAACAATACTCAGAAATTTCAAAATTAGCAATGTAAAACTTCTGAATATTTTACAAGAGCTTCACGATATGCAATCATCTTAAGATCTGAAAAATCTAACACAAAGCCAATCAGTGTATCAATATCTTTCTGTTCCATCTTAAGGATATTGTTGAGCCTAATTCGGTTGCAAATAGAAATACGAATAAATTCAGGAGTAAAACTATAAATTGCACTAGGAGAATAAGTTGAACAGAAATTAGCATTAATCATTGCAAGTTCTGTAGCGTAATCATTCAAAGTCTTTGTCATCATAATCATAAAATTTTAAAAATTAAACTTCTTGTTTTGAACAGATTTAATATAGAAAAGTTGAATTAAAATTCAAACTTTTATTTCCTGTTAACTTTAGTTAACATATAGAACAAACCCTAGGAATTTCAAAATAAATGCAAAAAAGTGAATGACTTTTGTCATTCACTTGGTATCAATCCCAGTACTTCAAATGTAGGTTTTACACCAGTACCAAGATATTTGTCATATATGTATTTTTCACAATCTTCAAGCTTCTCAGTCCATTTTACCCATCCATGCTCATTTCTATCACAGAAATCCCACCAATGGAAAAACAAGAACTTCTTTCTTTTCTGTACTGCATATTCTTTAATAAGATATGTAGTATCATTGTAAGTATACTGCTTGAATATTCTTCTTACTACTATACGATATTTTTGTTTCAGTATAGCATCATTTACAGCAGATATGAATTCTCTCTTTTCTGCTTTGTCCAACTTACTTAAATCACCAGTCGTCATCACTATCATACAATGGGTTATCATAAAAACCAGAATCAGAATAGCTATCAACATCACTGTCTTCATCATACTCTGTACAATCAAACCATCCATCTTCTGGCAAATCGTTTTCATCAATTACTTCTTCACCATTTGCATAATTCAAATAGCCATTTCGATCTGTTGTAACATAATCTCCATTTTCTTGCCATTCTTCAGTTGTATATCTGTTGCCTTTGTTGATGTAAGACTCTTGCAACATTTCTTCTTTAGTCATCAAATCAATTTTCACTTCCATTTATATAGTAATATTTATTAATCTCGTTGTCCACAATATACTTCTGTACTTGGTGGTTTTGGTAAATACATAAGATGATTATCTGCATATTTTTGAAATGCATCGCAAAAAGCTTTCATAACCATCATATTTCTATAATAATCATGATATTCTTCTGAATCAATATTTGGTATAGGAAATTCTGCATTCATTTTATCACTAATAAATTCATAACATTTATTAGTCATTTTATCATAATCATAACTTGGAATATCATATCCACCAAACAATCTATCTCTTGATACTTTATCTTTATTTTCTTCAATAAAGGTTTTCAAAAAATCTTCGTAAGTCATATATTCAATTGGTTTAAAAATAATATCTTTAATCAAGCACTAGTTAGATTTCACAATTACATTTTCTGAATTCTTCTTGATATAGTATAATATGAGTTAATTTCAATATTTTATATTATACCCCATATATCAAACAAATTATATCTTAATATTGCATAAATCATTACATAAAGAAAAGAAAATCCTAAGATAAATTTTTCTTGGTACTTTTCTGGTACTGCAAAGCTTGCAAATACAGCTATTACAGTACCAATTATCATACATAGAATTTCTTCCATATAACATTTACTTTTCTACAAGATTGTCAACCATCATTGCTTTACCAAGCATAGTATCACCACCAGAAAGTACAGCAGCATCATTATTGATGTTATACTCAATAGTCTGCAATGCACTAACTGCATCCTTATGTGAATAATAGATATTGTTTGTCTTGCTTCTGTACAAGTCAGCAACAGGATTCATCCAATAATACGTGCAAGATACCTGACCTTTTGAATTAATAAACCAATACTTTCTGGTATTGCAAACAACATCATCAGTATTGACAATCTCCATCTTTCCAGTATTCACATCTCTCACTTCCATTTCTTGAATGAACCTCAAAGGGGCTTTTCCATATCCCTTTCGTGGAATAACTATAGTTGGCTCTTTAGTAATTTCAACAACACGATTCTTTGTTGGATTGCTGGCTGATACTTCCTTTGCCTTATCCTTATTATTTGTCAATACAATCAAATCACCTTTAGAATAATTAGACATATTGAAATTATTAATTGTCTTCTCAAATAGGCCAATCTTAGCAAGGTCCTCAAAATTAATATCTTTAAGGCAATCCTTTCTAGTTACTCCATATTGGTTTGACAAAAATGCAATACCATTCACAATATAAACTTTATCATTAACATTAAGCTTAATCAATGGATTTTCCTTAACATACTTGTATACATAAACTTGGTTCATCATAATTTTATAATCTTATTTAATTCATAAAGTAATAATTCAATACAACATCTCTTGAATCCTTCAAGATTTCACTATTTCTATCGCCATGAACAACATAAATTCTCTTATTAGTAAAACCAACAACAGTACCATGTTCAAGGCATTTTCTAGATTCACCAGGATCACAAAATACAACTTTATCACCATATTTCAAAGTTGTTCCAAGAAAATCTGTCAAGTTGGTTAAATTCTCTTTATTGTGCTCTTTCATAAGTCTTATCAAAAATATCAGGTTTGCATGGATAAAACTCACCATTTACACCCTTGATAATATAATCATTGATAGATGCTTCCATATCACCTTCTAAAGTGTGAATTACAAGAGTAGTTCCTTTGTTTTCGACAAGTCTACCCATAAAATTGTCAATCTCGGACAAATTCTTACCATTCCATTGAATTGCCTCAATAATAACTGGCTTCTTTCTATATTTCATAATCATTTACTTTTATTTATATATTTTAGAAATCTAACATTGGGTATGCATCATCTTCAATAATGAAGACCCCAGCACCATTTTCTCCATAACTAAGATATGTTTTTGGAATACCGAACTTATCTTTGAGATAATTGATAAATTCATTCTTAAGTTTAAGACCAGAAATAAAATTTCTTTCATTAGCTGGGGTATGTAATGGACTTCCACCAATCAAATTTAGTGTTGTCCAATTAGAAATTTGCATTGAATAACCAGTTGGATTAACCAAATACTTATTCTGTACAACTTTATTGATGAACTCTTCTCTAGTTCCGTTGAACTTAAAGATACCTCCACCTTTATGAGATGTTACAGAAACTGGTGCTTCATGCAAATCACCTCTCTTCATATATGTTGTTGTTGAATTATAAGTCTTTGCTGTATAAATGTAAACTGTAATCATAATTTTAATTTTTATATTTGTTTGACATGAATAAAATAGAACAAGTGCATGAAATTTCAAAATAAATTCAAAATTCCATGCACTTTTTAAAATTATCCATTAAGTTTAATTGTTGTCAAATCATCCCATTCTATGATACCATCATTTACTAAGTCATCTATCAATAGCTTGTTGATTTTCCATCCAGTTCGCATTCCAATTTCGGAAACATCTAAACTATCTGGATATCTCTCTTTACAAAGCTCTATTATCAATTGCTTTTGTGCTTCTACAGCTTCTTTTCCTCTGTTATTCATAATTTTACTTTACAAATTCTGAATCATCTATAGTACATATCTTATTCTCTTTAAATGATTTCTGTATATCTATGATTCTCTGATTAGTACTTCCTCTGAATGGTATTGTTATGTTTCGTTTTTCCTTTACATAAGGTCCATCAATTATAACATCACAATTCTTAATTACTTCTTTATGAGGAGAATTCTTCAAATCTTCAATTAAATATCCTGTATAAAGCCAAATACTCTTTTCTGGATATCTCTTCTTTATATTATAAAGAAACTTAGCAAGTTCTTCTAATGCTTGTGCAGACTGATCTAATGGGTCACCACCAGAAATTGTTACACCATCAATATGGTCATCACCTATCAAATTCAATATCTTGTCTTTATAAGTGATATTTGTATATGGCACCATATCATCTAGCTTATGACCTTGACCATATTTCCAGGTATGCTTATTCTGACAACCAGGACATGCATGTGTACATCCAGATACCCATATAGTTACTCTAAAACCAGGGCCATTGTTGATATCTGGGCCAGTAACTGCTATGATATGTAAGTTGTTAGACTTTTCCATGTGTAAATCTTTTGTTTCCATATTTATAATATAGAATCAGGATGAACTTAAGTTCATCCTGATTTGATTTTAAATTAAATTTTGTTCTACATGCTTTAATCGTTTAGAAACTTCATCTTGTTTACCTTCATTCATATTAGAAACATCAGTGCTAAGGTAGCCCGTGACCATCCTTAGTTCCTCTATGTTATGGCTTCCACAATGTGGGCATGTTCCATTGAAATCACCTTTACTATGACAATCTCGGCAGTAATCCAGTGGAAAATGCAAAGAGAAATATGGAAGATCCTTCTCCATTGCATAAACCACTAATTCTTCACAAGCATCTATATTGTTAGTTGCTGAACTTGGCATTTCAACATAAGTGATACATCCAGCATTACTGAACTTATCCAATTCACTTTCAATATCAATTTTCTTGAAGCAATCAATATCTTTATATACAGGTACATGAGTTGAATTTGTAAAGAATTTGTTATCATTATCAGTAACACCTTTAACATCATTACCATACTGTGCTCTGAATTTTGCCATTGCTGTCTTACAAAGTGATTCTCCTGGAGTCAGGTATACTCCAAAATTCAACTTATCATTTTTCTTGAATTCTGCACATCTGTCATTGAATAGCTTTTCAATTCTCTTTCCAAGTTCAAGACCTGGAGCTTCTGTCTGGTCGCATCCAATCAATATTTGCAATGTTTCTGCTAATCCAATTTGTCCGATAGCTAATGTACCATGTTTCATAGCAGATACAGGACCTTCTTCTGGAATATATCCAACCATTGTATTGTTTGTCCACATGAATGGAGCAGACTTAGAATTCTGACTGCAAATCAAAGTAAATCTTTCAAGAAGCATTTCTCTTGCTTCATGGATCTTCTTATCAAGCAACTTCATGAATGTTTCTACCACATCTTTGCTACCAGATTCTTTTGCCATCATAGCTAAAGTAGGCATGATGATAGTAACAGGACAAATGTTTCCACGACCATCTTTTTGGTTTGCAGATAACATCCAATTGTCTTGTACTTTACCAGTTTCTGCTATCTTTCTAAATATGTCAAAGAAATATTTTGAATCACAATTGATATCATAACCATTGTATGTGCGGCAACCCATCGTGCTCATCACTTCATATCTAGTGAATTTCTCTGCTGGTTTTACTTTAATTTCCCAACTATCTTCAATAGAGTCATAATAACCTTCTAATGACAAATAATCTTCATAATCTGGATGTTCTGACAGCCATTTGGCAAATGCACAATATGTTGATTTAGAGAAATTGAGCAAATCCTTCAATGCACGATTCTTTTGCTCTCTATCAAATATATTACCTTTCCAGTTAGTACTCCAATCAACATTACAATAATTAGGATAATCACGTTGTGTTGTAGATTTCAATGCTAATCTGAACAAATCATAGTTAGGACCAGGATTCTTTTTAGAACCATGAATTTCCTTACTGTATTGGAATATGCAACATGGGAATATAGCGGTACGATGATACTTGCCAGTACCTTCCAACGTCATATTGATTAATGCTCTAATGATTTCACGACCTTCCTTTAAAGTACATGTACCATAATTGATGCTAGAAAATGGCAACTGAGCACCACTACGAGATTGCAAACTATTTAGATTATGACTCATTGCTTCAGTAGCTTGACTTAATTCCTTCAATGTAGAATTCCAAGCCTTCTTCCATATCATTTTCTTCAATGGTTTCAACAATCCAACACCTGTATAAATTCTATCATCAACACTGATATGTTTGATTGATTTAGAATCAATGTTAGGTTTAGCCCACTTCATCAATGGAATTCCATCACACCAGTTTTTGTAATGCTTAAAGAAACTCTTACGGAAATATGGTATCATTGACCAATCAAGATGTGATGCAGAAATACCACCAAACTGTTCAAGTGATTGTACTTGGAAATTGACAGCTATCAATTGGAATGCTGTACTTAATGAATTAGCAGGACGAATGTCACACTGTTTCAATGTAATACCATGTTCAAGAAGAATATCAATCGGATCAGTTAAACAATTATGCTGTCCAACTGCAAAATTTGATAAATCATGCTGATAAACCATATTTCCTTCATGATTCTTTCTTGCCATCTTTGACATGTTGTTTTTCAAAGCATAATCTTTACAAACAACTGCTCCAGCTTCACCAATACGCCCACTAAAGCTGTTTTCATCAAGATTGGCATTCTGGTTTACTACATTCTTGGCATAAAGTTTTGTAGCAATATTCTTAGCAAGCTTTGTATTTGATTCTCGATACCTAGATCTCTCTTCTCGGTAAATGATGAATTGTTCTGCAGCTTCATTCTCTCCTACCGACATGAGGAAATCTCTCAAGAAATCTTGTACAGTCTCAATATCAACTACATCTTCTTTCATGGTTTCTAACCAAGCTTTTATTGATTCTGTAAACTTACTAATGAGTCCATCAGGAACTTCTTTCTTCACTCCATTCTTATATACTTTTTCAAGTGCATGAATTGGTTTGTTAAGATCAAAGCCTTGGACTTTACCATCTCTTTTCTTTACTTTCATAGTTAATTCATTTCAAAGATCTATTTGTAAAAGTGGAGAGTTAGATCTCCACCGTATATTAAAATAACTTCTATATCAAATCACTTGTGGTAGATTGTTTGCCCACAATATTTCGTTTGCTTCATCTAATTTCTGCCTTGTCTTTATATATAATCCAAATCCAAGACCAGTAAGACTAGAAAGCAATACCAATGTCCAAATGCTTATTGTAATGTCAAACATAAATTTATCCTCCGACTGTCTTATTCTTATTCCACTTATTAAACTTAGAATTACTGATAGTAAATCCAGCAGCACCAGGATGTCCACCTGCGGTCTTTACTAAACTCTTGATCCATCTTCCAAGATTGTATTCTCTATCATCATCTTGTCTTACGTTATATACAGAACCAGACCATTTTCCATTAGGCAAATGTTTGAAGACAATAGCATGATCTACTTTATCTGCTACTGATTCGAACATTCTGCTTGATGATGGACCTTGACAGAACAATGCAACTGCCTTACGTTCCTTTCCATTGATAATGAACTTCCAATCAAAATCACCGTAGTTGTTTACTAACTGCTTATTCTTATAGTTTTCATAATCAACGATATTTTCTGCTTCGATTACAGTTTCACTGATGAAGTTTCTTCCATAATCAGATTCAGAACCATCATCATACATGATATGCTTTACACAATCATATACTTTATCAAAATCTAGCTCAAAGTCTCTATTGATTACAAGATTAACCCCATAGCAATCATCTAATTCAAGACAATACTGCTGAGGATGGAAGCTGTCCCAACCAGCAAGATATTGAAGCAACTGTGGCATATTGCCCTTATTCTGGTTGATTCTAAGTACATCAAACAAATGTTCATATACCAATCCAATTGTTGAAGTAGTTGTTGCTCTATATCCAGGTGTATCATCATATCCATGTTGCTTTGCTAATGCTAATGCTGGACCATGATGGTCAAACCAACTAAAGCTTAAACGACAATTATATGCATCATGCAAGAACTTCATTACTTTCCAATTGTTGAATGAAATATCAAGCATATATACATGTCCAAATTTACTTATCCAATTATAAGGACACATATCATTCTTTCTTTCTTTAGCTAATGTATCTAGCATATTGTAATCTGCACCAAGTAAAGTAACATTTTCCTTCTTAGTCTGTAAATTTTTAGATATGCAATCAACAATCCAATGATACATCAATGCAGCGGAAAATACACCATCATTATCTTCTTTGTGATATACGATCAATACTTTATTTGCATTCTCTTTTGCCAGTTTCAAAACATTCTTCATCATTAATCTTTATTTAAATTTTTAAACTCTTCTTGAATTACCGCTACAATTACATAAGCAAATGCTGTAAACACCATTGATATTATAACATAAAATGATGTCGCAAATATGCACATACCCATTTTTTCTTCAACCAAGTTTGTTGCAAAAAAATTCCAAGAAATATAGCATATAACAGCATATACAATGCATGGAACCATTATTGTTCCAATCTTACAATCTTGTATTAATTTCATGATTTTCAAATATCTAATTCTGTAAACATGAATGTCAATATTACAATTATGATTATAGTAAATAAAGTCATGAGCACCAAATGATGAATCATAACTTCTTTACCTGTATATTCAACACCATATTTCAATATAAGCCAAGCTATCCCAAAGAAAATAGAATATAAGATGCAAAAACCTTTATGGTTGAATTTCTTACTATGGATGAGTTCTTCTGTATTCATCATCACTACTAATCATTAAACAAACTATACTAACAAACACAAAAAACAAATATACTAAGATGAATCCTGGAATAGTATTTTCTCCAACATTATTCAACCACATCAATGCTACAATCATCAATGTTGCAATGATATAAGTTTTGAATCCATCTTTCTGTATCTTATCTCTAAAAAATGTATTTATCGAAATTATTACCTTCATTTCTTTCTTTTTCATCTAACCACTCTGTTAATGGAATTCCACCACATATAATGAATCCTACAAATACTAAACTAGCAGAAATCGTTGTCATAAATATTGACAAACAAAAATCTATATTTCTCCTAGTATTACCCATAAAATAATCAGTTAATGGATAAGACAATATAGCAGAAATCAATGAAATAACACAATAATATCCATATAAACCCAATTCATATATAGTTGGAATTTTTCTATTCTTTACTATGCCCATATTTAGTAAAATCTACTTCTTCTTTAACATTAGTAATATTCACATCAGTAATCTTAACATGCCTAGCAATATTTTTAGCTTCTTGTTCATTAGTAGCAATAATACTTATAGACAATGGAATTACTCTACTAGTAAACTGACCATATACAGTAATATCAGCATGTACTTTAAACAATTTCTTATCTCTTAAGTTTTCTACATTAACATCCATCATAAAATCTAAAAAATCAAACATAATATAACGAAGATAGCTATACACCAGAAAATGAAACTACCTATGGCTTTCAAAACAAATCCTCCCATGAAAGCAATACTTCCAACAAACAGTTTTATTAATCCTACCACTATAAACAGGACAAATACTGTTATGAAAAGACCTGCTAATAAAGTAATTATTCCAAAAATCAATTCTATCATAATTCTATCATTTTTGTTCAGATATAAGATAGAACAATCTAGATTAATTTCAAAATTTTATTTAAATAAAAAAGTCACACAGGGACGTTAAATATATTTCAGGTATATAAATATACTCCTAAACAATTTTCCGTTCCCTGTGTGACCCAGGCGCTTTCCTAGAGAACATCATTTTCTCTTCTTTGGTTGTGATTTTTTATGAACAGGTTTATATGTGCAATTTGTCTTCATTTTCTTAAGCATTGCAACTTCAACACGTAAAGTCTTTACTTCTTTCATCAAAGAAATATTGTCATTATGCAATGAATTGAGTTTAGAAAGTACAACCCTGAAATTAGCTTTTACAATAGAATCAGAACTTATGCTATTATGATTGTCATTATTTGTAATGACTGTAGTAATGTTGTTCAGTTTCTTTACACTACATCTACAGTTAGGATCATGAACAACAAAACTTTCTGTATTGCCATTCTCATCAGATTTTACAATATTGATGAACTTATGATTTTGATATTCAAATTCCATCACTTTACCTTCTGATGTCAAGGTATCACCTACTATAGCAATATCATTTGATTTACTAGTACATTTGTTAACAACAAGCATGCTTCCTGTAAGAAACAATACAAATGTTATAGCTGCTATAATAATACTTTTAATATTCACTTTCATAGATTTGATAATTATAATATTCTATACTTCTTCTGTCATTTTATTGTGCTCTGCTTTTCTTCTGTTCTTATGTCCTGCATAATATATTCTAGAAATGTTAGCGGTTTTAACCGCCTCTATGGCATAAATCAAGTCTTTCTTGTTGATAGCTTTTGTCTTCTTATCATATCTACATGACTTCATTCGTTTCCAAAATCTTGTCTTTCTTACACCATCTGGTCCACAATTGTATGTCAATGATGTCAACCCATCAACAAATGATTGTGTATATATAAATCTGTGGTCAAGTTCAGAAAGCAATTCTCTTACATGAACATTGAACCTATCCATATCTTTATCAAAGAGCTTATCAGCATATTCTTGACTTATCTTATGTGGGATATTATCTTCATAGATTACATGGCCATAACCTATAGTATATCTATTTTCACCTTTAAGCTTGTAAGCAGTAAGGACACAAGATTCATATTTCTTGATGAATTCTTTTCCTTTCTTACTTACACTGGCATTCTTATATGTATAAGTATTAGTATGATGTTTGTGTACATCAGAATATTTTGCCATTGTATTGATATCAATGGTCATCATCTCCTCAATACGTTGTACTCTTTCTTCTATAGTAAATGTATCTCTTACCACACTGTATAACTTAATACTCTTCCAAAGATGAGTACTATCTTCCTTTTCTTCCATTAATGAATTGATATTAGGACTAGCATTAATGAACATAGGTGGTATTGTTCCTGATAGTGCACCTAGAAATGCAGAACCTACTATCAAATATTTTATCTTTTTCATTATTATCTTACTTTAAAGTTAAAACTACATTGTACCATCCATTGTCATTCCAATCATGAGTGCACCAGCTATCAGCAATAAGCAACCAATCATACAAAGCCAATCATTAGATACCCGTCTTTCATTGTTTATCATATAAACACCAATACCTAAGAAAATCAATATAATTCCAATCAAAATCATCATAATCGTAAATTTTAAAAATTAAACATCTTAACTTTAGTTCTTGCATTTAAAATATAGTACAAACATAAAAAATTTCAAAATATATAAAACAAAAAAGAGGAAACCTTTCGATTTCCTCTTGTATTGATTATTCTAAAATCTAGAATGGAAGATCATCAGAACCAGCTGTTGGTGTTGATTCTGTTGTATCTGAAGGAGTAGCAGCAGGAGCAGCTGTTGATGCTGTTGTATTAGTTGATGGCAATGGATTTGTTGGATCATTACCAGCAAGAACTACACTAATCCATGCATTTACACGAGCTGTTACTTCAGGTGACCACTCATGGTAACCAAGCTCTTCAATCAGATTAGGACAGAAGCTCTTAATCTTCTCAATTACACCATGATACAACTCACGAAGTTTCTTTGTGTTCTCTTCAGCATTGATTTCTGCAAGAGCTGTAGCACGAAGATCCGGATCCTTCTGCTTCCAAACTTTCTTTGTCATTTCCTCAACATACTGATCAAGAATAGCTTGCTGTTCATCATCAAGCAATGGACTTCCATCAGGATTAGTACAACTAACTACATCATCAGTAAGTTCTGAAGTATTGTAACTAATCTCACGGGTCTTACGCTCAGGTGCTTTAGGATCATCTGGACCTGGTGTTACCTCAAGGTCAATAGCACGGCCAAACAAGAAATCCATAACAGGAATACTTGCTTTCTTAGACTCAGGACTTGGAGCCATCTTAGCATTGATTGTCTCCCAAATAGCCTTAGGAAGCTTCCAGAACATGTACTTTCCTACAAGATCTGGCTGGTTATTGTCTTCAATAACCTGAATGAGAGCATAACGTGCATAACGCTTATCAAACAAACCACGTCCACCCTTATCTTTTGTAAGAGCTTGCTTCTGCATATTCTCATCCTTTGAGAAATGACACTGTTTCCATGCCTTAAATACTGGGCAATTCTTGTCATTATTTGTCAATGAACTTACAACAGAGAAGAAGCCATTACTATCCTGCAAAGCATAAGACTGCTGTTCAAGAATACTGTTTCGAAGATCCCATGGATTATAGATAACCTTGATTTGAGAGCGATAAACTCCATCTTCTGCCTTAGAAAGAGCTGGCTTTGGATGATAAATGTTAGGATTTCCACCAGATGTCTGCTGTGGCTGTTCTTGATAAACTGTCAACTGTGATGGATCAAAACCAAGAATGTCATTTTCAACTGAGTTCAAATTTTCGTTTGTCATAATTTTACTTTTAAATGTTTTTGTTTAAATTTACTTGTTAAAATGTGTGTTGCAACACATTTGTTTATTTTATATATTACAATTATAATATAGTACCTTTATATTTTGATTTTCAAAAATACAATAAAATATTCTATTTAATTCCTAAAGTATTTGGTACTTTACCATTAGTCAATGGACTAGGACTTTCAATCTTAGCAGTTTGTGTTGTAGGAGAACCAACTGTTATAATTTGTCCATAAACATCTGCATTTTTGATATAATAATCTATTGCATTTGCTATTCTAACACCCAAAGGTTCTGCAATCATTTTAGTAATAGATTCACCAAATTCTTTAGCAGCTTTATTTCCTGATTTAGAAGTACATGGCAATACATGTTTGAAACCTTCTTCTAATGCAGATGGCAAGACCTCTTCAAGAGATCTTGTCAACGCTTTTTCCAATTCAGATACTACTAACATAAATTACTTATGATTGTAAATGAATTCTGCAAACTTCTTATATGATACCTTTGCCATTGGTACCAACTTTTTCATAAGTGAATTATCTGGAATATTAAGTGATCCCATATACTCATCAACCAACTTATCAATCTGTGAATCTACGGTATTACCAGTAGGTACATTCTTAGGCTCTGGCTCTGGAGCTTCATGAGTCATATCCCACTTAGCCTGAAGTTCTGCTTTGAAGTTGTCAATATACTCATCACCAATCAGCAATGTTACAAAGTCATTATCCTTCAATCTATCAAGAAAATCCATTGTCTCGTCAAGCTCTTCCTTTGTAACTTCACTAATATCAACATCGTTCAACTTAGCAACATTATCAGACTCAGTCAACTTTACAACGTCTCCAAAAATATCAAAAATTCCCATGATTATTTAAATTTTATTTATTTGTTAATTTTATTTTATCTATTAAAAGTCAGGATCAAGATGTGGATTAGCATGGCCAAATGTCACTATACAACATGATTCTCTAGTTGGTATGCCAACCTCTCTCCAAGTACCATTCTTTCTTAATGAATACAATTCTCCATCACGCATGAATTTATTGAATGCTTCATCTGTCAAGTATTCTACTCCATCCTTTTCATATATATACTGATCTTTATTATCTTCAGTAATGTCATAAATATTCACAAGACGTACCTTCTTATTACTTATGACAGCTTTGCAACATACAACATATCGATCAGATCCTACATATAAAGTACCTACCATTCCACGTACAGGTAATATAACTGTCTTTTCTGATCCATCGGCTTGCTTAATCTTTATTGTCTCCATATTTCTATATTTTAACTTTAGTTCTTGAACAGAACTGAAAGTGATGTTCATTATTTACATATTTAATATAGAAAATTTATTGGAAATTTCAAAAAATCGAACCAAGTAAATTACTAGCTTTCTTTAAATTATATTCATGCACCCAATATTCATTTCTCATATCCATATATACATAATATTCTGGATATCCACACTTGTTGAATATTGTAAAAATAATCTTATCTTTACTAAAATCTGGATTCAACTCTGTACTATATCCTTTACCTGGAATTGGGCATTTCTGTACTCTTACAGTTATATTGATAGGATTATATTGCTTATAAGGCTCTTCCTTGACAATTGCATGAAGTTTGTCATTGCTATCAACATACATTGATATGATCTGCGCACCCTTCAATGGTGTTATGACTAAAGTATTTCTACCGGATACGGGATACCATTCAAACTCGTAATCATCAAGATAGAAACCCTCATTATGATTCTTTACTGCTTCTTTAATATCATCTATAGTAGCCATATATATTACTTATAAGAAATATAGTTTGTTGGTTTTGGTTGATTCTTACTATCTCCTGTAATCATACCAGACATTGTATGATTGTTCAATAAGTTAAGTGTTGCATCTGCTATAGCACCTGCATTGTCACCTTTCAATCTTGAAACAGTAATAGTAAAGCACTTCTTACCCATATTCCATGGGATCATATATGAAATATCAAATCCTCCATCCGCATTCTCCAAACAGATATAATGATGGCCATTTGATAAAATATCCAAATTCTTTACGGATGTATGGAAACAAGAATCTGTCAATACAAGATTATTGTCTGCTTTAATGATGTAATATGCAAGACAAATTTTTGTCCAAAAATTCTTTAGCTTATTTAACATATTTTAATATTTTAACTGTATTTCAAACTTGGCATTTCTACAATGTTGCCTTTCTTCTCTAACTCCCTCTGTTTTCCATAAATCTGTTCCTTTGTAAGATCTGCCTCAATGATAGTATTTGGATCAATAGTAGTAAGTACATAAGGATTCTTAGAGTACTCCACAACTGGTACCTTAACTTTCTTGAATGACAAAGACTTATATGATTCTCTTACATAGGTTTCAAAGTATTCAACAATGTTGAATTCCATCTTACCTTTCTGTAATAAAATGCAAAACTTATGGTTCTTAACATCAAGAAGATCTGACAAATTCTCCCATTCAAGCATATCTAAGAAATCAGAAGTTTCATAATGTTTAGGTCCATCAATCTGAGTAGCTTCATATAATGAATTACCAGAAAAATCTTTTCCTTTATATCTGATTTCATCCCAAATAGTAAGGTCTTCTGGTGTTTCAATATTGTTATCCATCATCCATTCAATCAATCGTGACAATGGTCGATAATCATCAGAATTTGTTGGGATATCATAATTCATTACAAAATTGAATGGATAGCATCCTAATTTCATTGCGATCTCTCTTCGAATATCAGAAGATAAGAATTCACAATCTCTCTGTGACAATCTTCCATAAACATTCTTTCCCATATCACAACAAATAGAATGTGCTGCAATTGTATGCCTTCCAATAGCATATCTCATTGCCATCCATGTCAAATCATGTTCATATTCAGACATGTATTTTGGTGACTTGTTACATCTTCTTGGCATAATTACTTTCTTTTTAGACGATTAACCATATTCTTTACTTGATTTAACTGTTCCTTCTGTGCAGCTCTATTGAGAGAATCAGACTTAGTTTGCTGACGATTGAATTCTGACAACATACCATTCTTATCTGTTAAATTAGCAATAGTAACATTCAATGACTTGATAGAATCTGTCATTACTTTGTTCAAACTATCTTTATATACAATTTCTTGATTAGCTTTGTTTAATTTTGATCCTCTATTGCAACTTACTGTACATTTGTTCATTCCAAACAATATCAATAGTACAATCAAAATTTCTTTCCAATTTTTCTTTAACTTGTTCATTTTAATATATTGACTTCATTTAAATTTACTGTAAGATCAGCATCAGGCAAACGTTCTTCATTGATGAATCCACATCTTGTATAGACTTTGTCATAGATATCATCATCTTCACAATCAGTAGAAATATCAATTACATATTGCTTATTCAAATCATCTAATTGAACTTCTTTTGATTTTACATCAAGTACATTCAATTGATATTTGGAGCATATACCTAATACTTCTTTTTTACACTTTTCTATATCTCTTATCTTTGCTGATGCCATTTCTATTTTCTATTTAAGAATAAAACATTAGTCTTCTACATCATAGTTGTCAAAGCAGATAAATACTACTTCATGGTTTCTTCTGCACTTCTTATTTGCATAAAACATTCCTTCCAACTGAGCAATAAACTTCTTTGCTTTCTTGTTAGAAAGAGTATTAGGATCTGCAACAGTTACCAAAACTGAATAAGTGTTGTCAGTTTCATCTGTTGCATTCTCACAAACTTCATATTCATAAGAAGGTACAAATCCAACTTCTACTTCTGTCAACTTGATACCCATCTTATTAGCGAAGTGACGTACTGTATTCTCGATTTTATTTGCTGAAGTGTTCATATTTCTTTCCATTTTAATCATTATCATTATTATTTTTACATAATAAATATAGAATTTCTTTCTTAAATTTCAATAAAATATGATAAATTTTTCACAATATATATCAGAATCTTTGGAAATTGACTTGGGTTTCATCTTTGAAGCCAACAAGAAAATTTGGCCATTAAGGGATAAGAAGACAGGTACATTCAAATATTCCCCAATAAGCATAATGACTGGAGATCATGTTGAAGATAGAAAATCAGAAAGAAAAGTTGATGATTCTGAAATCATAGATGCTATAATGGGTGCCAAATCAGATATATTAGGTATGCTGAAAGATGGTAAATTGAAAGTATCTCATTATGGCGAAAAGAAACCTATGACTTTTGTAATCATGGATGCAAGAAAAAACAAAAACTTGCCATTGACTGTTGTAGGGTTTGTTTCTTGGGCTGATCCTAAATTCAAGAAATGTAATGTGATAATCAAGACTGTAGGTAAGTATTCTAATTTTTCAAGTATCATGAGAAAAGATTCTGATAAAGAAAAACATATTCAATTGTATTAATTTATTTAATATTATATACAGACAAAGCCAGGTCTAAGACCTGGCTTTTTGTTTAGCAATTCTCAGAGGATTTATTTAATGTTACTTCTCTGTTGTAACAATTCGATTCAAATCAAGGTTATCAGGAGAGAACTTATTTACAGGGCCAGCACCGATAGTCTTAATCTTTGATGCATCAACACCTGCTTTGATAAGTGCATTCTTAACTGCTACTGCTCGCTTTAGTGAAAGCTCTTTATTATATCTAGTAGAACCTTCAGTAGAAGCATATCCAGTTACCTTGATAGTACCATCAACATCTTTCAATGCATCAGCGATATCATAGATATTTGCCATAGATGTTGATTCAATTTTAGAAGTACCCTTCTTAAACTGAACCTTTGGATAAACCATCTTAGTAACTTCATTAGTCTCAATCAAAGTATTTGTCTTTGTAAGTGAGTCATGCATTACTTCAACAGTTGCATTAGCATCATTAAGACTCTTCTGAAGTGTATTGATCTTTCCATTCAACATATCAACCTCTGCCTGATCATAAAGCTTAGCCTTGTTGAAAGATCGAGTGCCGTTACTTGTCTTGAAGTGATATACAATACCTGCTGTAAGCTGTGCTACAGAAGTACGAGTATCAAAATTTGCTCCATTATATTCACTAATAGCATAAATAACTGCTGGTCGCAAAGCAATAGTCCATGCATCTGTTACATTATAATTCAGATTAAGACCAAGCTTACACATGTAATGGTTTGCAAGATGCTCAGGGTCATTCCATAGGTAATCAATATGATAAGCATGATGCATATTGCCATATCCAATACCTGTATTAGTCTCTACTTCAAACTTACGTGGCTTACCATTATACTTCCAAATAGCATTAGTAAGATTTACACGTCCTGCAAGCATTACTGACCAAGTATCAAATGCATTGCTGCAACTAGTTCGATATCCATTATTCCAATTGGTAATGTTATTGATACCATTTGTACCTTCAAGTGTTACACCAAATACTGGAGTAATCTCCTTATTGATAACAATACCAGCTACAGCACCCTGTGGCCAATTCCACTGATTGAGATTAGTCTCAACACCACCAACTACACCAACAGAAACATTGTCTGTGAACTTAGAACTACCGGAATAGTTAGACTGTGTCTGAGCATTAACACTAAATACTGCTGTCAAAGCCAGCAACATTGTCAAAATAAACTTCTTCATTTTTTCTTTTAATTTTACTTTTTAAATTATTAAACATTTATACTTAATAAAATGGATATGAGAATCAACTGATTCTCATCCATTCCAAGAGCTTCTCTCTAAAATCCTCACTTGGGTAAGGTACATGAAACTTCTGTGATGGAAATTTCCACCAAAGCATGATTCCATCTTCATAATTATCACAAGGTGCAATAATAAGATTAGACTTATTGATAGGCATCACAGAATCTATGAAATCAATATACTTCTGTTCATTGTCATAGAAGTACCAATGCTTTTCATCATTATCCATTGATGTCCACCAATCATGAGCGACATCTTTTGGATTTGGATTTCCTTCCATATTGTTTGAATAGAAAGAAAGAAATTTACCAAAGTTGAAAGTTTTTGCACCTAAAGCCATAATCAAAATAATTAAATTAAACAATTAAAATTAACATTTATAATATAGAACTAATCAAGGATATTTCAAATATTTTTCACTTATTTTTTGGAAATTTATTATTCACATCTTGTTTTACTAAATGGCATTATCATGCTCTAATTTCCATTTAGGAGTTTCTTCAATAAATGTTGACACAAAATCATCTAATATATCTTCTGGTGTATCTGTATTGTCAATCAACTTTACAATATCATCAGATTTCTTATATTCATTGAATAAACTTAAAATGTCATCAATTTCCTTTTCTGTAAAATCTTGATTTTCTTTCAGCAAATTTACTCGATCTTTATACTCTTCTGGATTTCTCCAAAGCATGATATAATTAGTTAATTTGAAGTTTGCTTCAATTTCTCTACCAAAATACTTTTCTACTACATGTTCTCGATCAAATAAATCTGCAAATACATTATCAGTAAGCAAAAGCCGATCCATTACAATTGGTCTATCAGTACCATTCAACTTTGACATAGTATATAAGTCATCAAGTACTTTACGAATTGTTTTTCTAATCCATTCTTCAAATTTCTGTGGATTTTTATAATCTACTCTTTCTTTTTCTGCTGATACTGGATTATATACTAAAAAATCATCAAATCTATTCTTCAAATTTTCCAATAATGTTCCTTTGCCAGTCCTATCACAACCCTCAAGAACTATAATGCGAATTTTTTCCATTTTTATTTACAAACATAAATGTATTTATTACCATCAGTAGATGATTGGTATTTATATTTAGGAATCCGTGTTTTATTTTCTGTCCACTTCATATTAATTAATTTAAATATATTTTATATATAAATTAGAATTTTGGCATGTATTTTTCATATTTTTCAAATACAAATCTACGTTGTCTTTGAACAATCTCTCTATATAATGGTTCGTTATTTTCTACCTTCTTAAGCTTATCAGCATAATCTTGTCCATTCTTACAATATGTATGCTCATATAACCAATCGTCACATAATTCATGATTTGGATCAAAATTTTCATCAACAAAACATACTATATCCATAAGCATCAAATCAAACCATCTTGGTGATACTTGATTACCCAATATACATTTGTTATGTGTTATCAATGAAGACTTAGCATTTGATGGAACAAATTTCAATAAATCTCTATATGGCATATTTTTTACAAGCTCAATATCATGGTCAAAATCTATATGTTTAAAGAAATTCTTATTACCTCCTTTAATCACTAAAAATGGCTTGTCAACTTTACTGTAAAATTCTTCTGTTCTAGCTATTCTATCTGAATCTTTAATATATCCATAATAGCAAGCAGAATACTTCTTATCACCAAAATCATAATTTCTCATTCTCAAATCCAAATCATCATTTAATGTAATGTAATAGTAAACATTAAAATTGAACCAAGACTTTGGCAATATCTTTATTCTATTCTCTTTAACATATTTATCATAATCTAATCCGCAAAATGCTAAATCAAAATCGTTTTCTATATTGCATATATCATCATATCTGGATTCTAATAAAGATATTTCGTTTGCATAATTATTTTCATTTATTCCATGATTCCATGAGGTTTTTAAATCTTTCTTTATAGCATGACGATAAGTATGATGTCTAAAAAACCAAAGCTTATATACTTCTGGATCATCATTAATGAATATAATTTTGTCATTTTGGCCTTTTGATTTCCACCATTCATATATTCTGTTCATACAAAATGGAAATGTCATAATGGCCATACCACCAAAATTATTTGTTTGAGCAGGAACAACCCACATATCATTTATATGATAATCTAGTAGCAAGTCTTTCTTTTCAATTCCATATATCAATGGACAATCTTTTAGTATGTTATTATATTTTTCACCAGAATTAGACAATGATGTTGTTAAAACATATACTTTATCATATTTCAAAAACTCTGTCAAATATTTCCAATAATGATATACATTATACATTGTAATGTTATCTCTATTCACTAGTATATGTCTTACCGGTAATGTTATACACGCTATTCTTCCCTTTCCACTAGGTTCTTCTATATGTTTAATCATAAAATACTGTATCTAAACTTATTTCTAAGTTAAAAATACAGTATTGATTTTATGATTTACTTATAGATTTCAAGTTCATCTTTATCCATCAGCATTAGTTGATATAATATATCTGCAAATCCTCCATGTCCACCTTGATATTTAGAAACATAGTGAAAAAATGGCTTTATATATTCAAAGCAATTATCTGTAGTAGCACATATATTTGCTTTTGATGCAGCATTCAAATCACTTGGACTATCTCCAATAAAAGCAACAATGTATCCAGCATCTCTGCATTTTCTAACCATTTCTTCTCTTTCTTTTGAATTTGCATTTGTAGCATGTAACATGAAAGAATTACTTATTCTTCTATCCGTAATATCACTTCCAGTCTTATCATCTGTTACAAATAAGAATTCCCATCCAAGATCCTTAGCAATATTGAATAATTCCTTATCATGACAACCATAAGTCTTGAATCGTTTTCTGTTTTCATCATACGTCATATTTCCATCTGTCAATATACCATCACAATCAGAAATTATGATTTTCTTCATATTGATATATTCTAAGGTATGCTTAGACTTAAAATAATCAGCCCAAGTCAAACCTTCTTTCAATATTATTCTTGATGTTTTGAATTTACTTTTTTCCATTAGTACATTCATTAATTATGTTGGACAATCCAGAGATAGCATACTCAAATACAATATTCAATTTCATAATATCTTTTGCAAAGATTGGAAGCATACTAAGCAAATGAAGATAAATAGTTGTTTCAATAAACACATCACAATCTTCTATTTTTGGAAGTTCATCTACTTTATATGTCATTTCCTTTCTCAAAGCATCATCCAATCCAATCTCTACCATATAAGCTTCTGATTGGTCAACAATTGGATGACAGAAAAATGATCCATTTCTTCTTGATACTGGATTATATAGTTTTATATCACCAGTCATATTTACAAGAACATTATGTGAATTGATGTTTCCATGAGTCAATACCCATTCATCATTTGCTAAACCATCTATGAGAAGATCACATGCATTATCTATAAGTGTTTGAATTTCTGTAAATGTTATGTTATTTTCAAAAAGCCTACGGGTATCACAAATTCCCTTCAATGGTTTGCCATTATATTCTTCCAATAGAAATTTTACTGAATATGACAATGGCACATCTACTTTATATCTTACAAAATTATTTAAAAGATTTGTAAGATTTATCTTTGATGCATGTGTATATCCTTCAAGATTATGCATATCGCAAACATATCCATCTTCTGTCTTATTTACTGGCATATCTACAACATAATCACTAATTCCAGGGTTATAAGATAAGAAAGAAGTCCAGTCATACTGATAGTTCAAATGCTCATTTGTTTTTGCTACATATTGCATAGATTCTTTATCAGTATACGAAACCTCCATATCAGTAGGTAAAACCAAATCTTTCTGATAAGAAGTTGACATGATCTTCTTATATTCTGATAATGACTTATATTCAGTAATTTTTGTATTGATATTTGATTCAACAAAAGTAATCATGCCATCATTTACTTTTTCTTGTATAATATCAATCAAATCTTTATTTTCATCACATGGCTTAGTTGGAATAACTTCTGAAATATCTTTAATCCAAAAAATCCCTGGAACATTTCCGTCATAAGCAAATGATCTGTTTACAATCTTACCATCTTCTATATTATATCGATATTTTGCATCATTTACTGTGAAAATTACACAATTATCCTTATCTTCGATTTTTCTATCCAATTTGAATTCATCATTATCAAACAAAATATCTGACCAGAAAAACAAAACATTCTTCTTTGGAAGCCAATCATATACAGAAGCTAAAGTATTGCCTGAACCATTAGTATTATCCGACACAATCACATCAACATTAAGATGATTGATTTCAATATAAGCTTTCATGATCTTTGCAAACTTTTGATTTACGACAATACTTACTGTATTTGCTTCATCAAAATAATCTAATTGCTTAATCAAAATTGGTGTTCCATCTTTTGATGGCAACAATATCTTAGGAAAACAAGAAAGTTCATTAAATCTGGTCTGTAATCCACCAGCTACTATCACAACATTCATATTTTATCTTTTTTATAAATTATTAATATTAATATAGAAACATCTATCACAGGATTTCATATTATATGAATTCATATCATATTGTTCTTTTGTTATGGCAAATTGACATCTTGCTTTTGGTGACATCATTTCCCATAAAGTTGCATGATTTATGAAATCTAAATCTTCAAAATAAGGAACAACCACATATTCAGATGACAACATGGTGAAATGTGTATTTCTATCCGTTGGTAATTTGATGAAAACAACATTTTGATTGAATTTCTTTTTCAAATCTTCCATAGCACCACTGTTGTTTGGATCTGTATAATACACAATAACTACATCTGCACAGTCATAATTAATATATGAAATGACATCATCAACTTTATATCCTTCATCGGTCAATCTATAAGGAATATAATAAATAGAATAAGTACCTGTATCAAGATTCTTAACTGTTTTAATAGTATCTTTCAATACAAAATCTGTCATATAATCAAAATATTTCAGATTACGATCCACCATTATATAATAAGGATATATTGAACAATCTGGTAATGAAAATTTCTTTAGCTGTGTTGGACTTTCTACAATTGACCAATCAGAAAGTTGAAACAATTTCCTATTCAAAACATCATATCCCTCTAAGAAATTTCTTGTATGTTCATTATCAATCTTACAAACAGGACACCAGAAAACCTTTTCAAATCCTTTAAACCAATATGGGTCAACCAATAGATTTCCCAAGAATTGACTTTCAAACATTACAATATTAAAATCATTACCATTATCTGGATTGTTTATAAGTTCAAACAATTCCATTTCCATCTTACTCACAACATCAGAATCACTTCTTTGTTCACCTGCATGTTTACCAAAATTATCTGACCAAATGATTTTAATGTTGTCATTGTCTTTTATCCAACTATCAACAATATCATGTGATTCATTATTTTTTGGAAGCAATATTGTTAAACTTTTAAAATTCTTATGATGTTCAAAAAATGTAATGAAACGTACTACATTTCCATCACTATCTAAATTATACTTATTAGTCTCTCTATTAATAGAAGATATAATAGGTATGTACAAGATATTCTTATCTTGCATGTGATCGTCTACAAATTTCTTATCTATTGTCATGATCCTTTTCTTGCAATTTACATGATACTTCATGAATAATATTGAATATACTATCAATAAGATAGTCAAATTCTTCTTTATATTCACTACAAAGCCTTGAACCTTCTAATTGCTTATGTACATTTTTCATTACACGATTCCATCTTTCTGGTTGTACAATAGGTTCACCCGCTTTCTTCTTGATTCTTCCTATCAATATAGCATTATTCATTCTAGAAATCAAGAGGTTGACCAATGACCGGTCACCTCTTGTAATTTCTGCTCTACATGATTTGAGAAGTTTCAAATCTGAGTTAGTTATGTTATTCATATAAGTTATGTTCTTTAGCAAATTGTTCACAATAACGACAAGAATAACCGCATTCATGGTTTTCACATTCCCATCCATTTCCATCCATCCACTTATTGATGAATCCATCAAGTTTCTTATTTGGAATATCAATATCTGTTTTAGACTTCAATTCTGTCTTACCATCATAAATTGAGGAAAGTGGTTTCCATAATCCAAGAAGATTTCCATCATAAGTTTCTGACATATAAGCATTCATTATATATTCAAGATACTCGGTTGTTCCTGTTCTTCCAGATAACTTAAAATAATTTACTCCTGTTTTTTCTCGGTAAATTTTCTGATCCTCCGGTCTAATCCATCGCATTCTCAACCAAGCTTCTGGGGTAGATGAACGTGCAGACATACAATAACCCATTGGATAATTATTGTAAGACATACTATCCTCTTTTGTTTTGTTACATGCATGACAAAGATAACAAGAATCTCTGAATACACAATGAGTAGCATAATGATTTCCATTTGCATCTACTCCAGCAACACCACAAAATTCATTTGCCATACATTCTAATATGCAACCATTTCTATCACAATAATCTTGTGCTTTAATCAAAAATTCCTTATTACGATTCTTAAGAATTGAATTACAGAACTTATTTACTCCAAATGTTTCGTGATAATACTTCAACTGGGTTACAGTATCAATATGAGAAATACATGACATCTCAATTTCAATATCCGATACTTCTCTAATAAAAAGCAACATCATTGGATTTGCCACAGTAATTCGTGCTACACCAATATTTTCTAGCCATTTTACAAGATCCTGAATATCCTTCTTATGATTCAACATCTCTATCTTTGAACCATAAGGTTGAATTGAATTCATTGTATAATTGAATGCAATATTGTTATCTTTCAACTTCTTTACATAATTTGCAAAGAATTCTTTATCAATATCAGGCAATCTCCAACCTGGTCTTGCAGTTACTGCTTCATTACTTGCATCAGATCCAAAGAATTCTACAATCTGTGACTTACCCTTATATTTCTTATTCAACTCTACAGCAACATCAATCAATTTAGGATCAAAATTGCAACCTACTTTATAAAAGTTCATGTTCTTGTTACTGTAATCAAAATCTGGTTTCCAACTCATATTTACTTCTTTCTTTTTAATTAAACTTATTAATATTAATATAGTAATTAGACTAAAACAGGTTCAAACTATTGTCTGAACCTGTTGTTAAAATCTTGCATATTCATTGCTAATACTTCTGCTGTCTTAGTAGATTGCATTATGTAAACTGCTTTACCAGAAAATGCATCTGCTGCTACTGTTTTAAGGTGCCAAATTACTCCGGTTTCTCTTTCAGTATAATTTGGGCATGACTGATGATATATCCATAGTGAAATTAAACTAATAAAACATGCACCTAACAGTATTCCTAATAAGATAAATCCAACTTCTGCCATATATATTAATTAAATGTAAATTCCATTTCATAATAAGGATAGAATGTTTCTGTCAATGACATTCCATTTCCTTCTTTAATAGACATTCTCTTACCATTAAGTTTCTTATAAAGTACTCTACCATCATTAAGATGAACAGTAACATCGGTATAGTGATTCCATATCTTACCATTAAGTCTTGAATGGAATTTTACTTCTTTTACAGTTCCATAAGTAGTCTTTGGCAACTTAACATCAGTATTGATTGTAGAATCACCTGTAAGTGAATATTCAACTACTGTCATTGTACCATTCTTATGTACATACTCATTTCTAATGAATGGAGTTGGTGTTATACAGCATAAGTAAATTCCTACTAAACATACAATAATAACAGCTAAACTTCCAAAGAAACCTTTCTTATCATATCTGATATCATTTATAATATCAAAATTGCTTTCACTAAATGTTGAGTAAATGCAATAACCCAAGAACAAGCAAACTGATAACAATATTAAAATAATTACAATAACCATAATAATAAAATTTTTAAATTAACATTATTAATATAGAATCTTTATAGAAAATTTCAATTTAATTGCATATTTTTACTTAAAATCCTCTGATAGATACTATGCCTTACTTCTATACTAGCTAAGTTTAATTTTATGTTTGATTCACGTTCTGATGCAGACAATGGCCTTTCTGATATGTATGGTACAGTCAAGTCATAATCAAATGTATACCAAGTCTTCCAAAGAAACTTATGCTTCTTCTTATATATGGCCCATTTGATATATACAGTAGTTTCTTCTGTTGGAGGAAACCCTACTTTTATATTTACTGGTCTGCTATCTCTTTCTATTTCTACTATTCTACTCATATTCATAACATAGTAAAGTGTGTATAAACTTTTCAAAAGTATTTTTACATATATAAGATTTATTCAATTTGAAAATGAAGTACAATGGAACAAACTACATTACTGAACTGAAATCTATAGAATATATAGTAGAGAAGAACAGTAACAGTAAAGTAGAAAATCATACGCAATTTACTAAGCTTAAGAAAGTAGAAAGAATAATATTGATAGGTGAACTTTACTTGAATTCAGTAAAGATGCTTAAGAGAGATAAGATAAAGGTAGAATATGCAGATCCAACTAAGCTCAATTTTTCTTTCAAAGATGATAAAGTACATATATACAGTGGAGAGAAAGACTTACCTGATATAGTACTTACTAAATCAGATTCTAAGAATACCGTAGTATTGATGCGTAGTGGATATACTAAGGAAGTGACAGCAGCTTTACTTGATGCTATCCAAGAATTAGATATATTGATATTGAACAACCAAGAAGCAGTAGCTATGTCATCTGACAAATATGCAACTGCATGTTTCTTGACAAAATCAGAACTTCCGCAACCAAAGTATGTACTTGCAACTTCTGGTGATATAGATAAAGAAGATCATAAGAAGCTAGATGAAAAGCTAAAGCAACTTTATGGTAAGCTAGATGACGAATTAAAGTATGTTTGCAAGATATTGAATGGACATGGTGGTAAAGGTGTATTTTGCTGTAGAGGAAAGAATATTGTATCTATATTGCAATGTTTGTTCAAACTGAAAGAAAACTGCCCTATACTCATACAAGACTTCCAAGAAATAAAAGATGGTGATATCAGAGCTCATGTACTTACATTGAATGGAAAGCAAAAGATATTGTCTTCTATCATGAGAAAGAAGGGAAAGGATTTCCGAACTAATCTCAGTCTTGGGTGTGATATGGAAGATAATTACAAGATGACTTCAGAGCAAGAAAAGCTAGCTTTAGATGCTGCTAAAGCTTCTGGATTGGAATGGTGTGGTGTAGATATGCTGCCATTGCAGAATGGAAATACTATAATAGTAGAATTGAATGGTGCACCAGGACCAAGCTCACCTATCAATGATCCTAACATAGAAGAAAATAATTGTAAGTTCTTCGAAAAGTTAGTAGAAGCAATAAATGAACTTTGTAAGTAAAATGGAAAAAGAATATAAAAACATAAATGAAGCAATGGCGCTTCTTAAAAATGATACCAAGTTAGAGATAAAGAATGTAATATGCTTCTATGTTGGAGAAAATAAAGTAAAGAGCTATGATGAGGCAGTAAAAGAAAAAGAAGAAGATTGGTCTTATCAAGACTATTTGACTATTTGCTGTCATAAGAGAAAGTTGAATCTTGTATGGTTGAATAAAGCAACAGTACGATTTACCTATTCTAATCATATCATATCTATAGATGATGATATAACAGATATGCATTTCTCATTGAAGCATTCTAACATTCATGATACTATCATATTTCAAGGTCAAGCCAATGATGACAATAAGAAAAACTATATTGGATTGATGAGAGCATTTGAATACGAAGGTTTCTTTATGCTGAATACTATAGATGAAATAATAATAGCATCTGATAAGTATCTTGCATCTAACTTGTTGGCCAAAGAGAATATTCCACAACCTGGATATGTATTAGTAACAAAAGAATTGATGGAAGACTTGAATACTGAATGCCATGATACTAGAGAAAGTTTCTGGAAGATGCTTGATTCTATTTATAAAGATAATGAGAACATAAATGAACTGAAAGAAAACAGGCAATATGTAGTAAAGATATTGAATGGCAGTCTTGGTATTGGTGTATTCATTTGTAATCATAATGAAATAGAAGGAATACTACAAGCCATGTTTACTGTTGACAAAGAAGCAGAATTCATCATACAAGAATATAAAGAGAATACTGGAGACATTCGTGTACATGCATTTTCTGTTGATGGAGCTAATTATGAGATACTTGCTTGCATGAAACGTGATAAGATAAGTGGTGACTTCAGAAGCAATGTTTCATTGGGAGCTAAGACTGAAGAATATCAGATGACAGACAAACAAAAAGAAATTGCATTGAAGGTCGCCAAGCTTTCTGGATGCAGATGGGTTGGTATTGACTTGATGGCTTGTACTGATGGAGACTTTGTTATAGAATACAATTCAAGTCCTGGTGTTCAAGGAATATCTCAACAAATCAAGCATAACATGTTTGACATTGTGATAGATAAGATAGAAGCATACATGAAGAAGAATGCTATATATTATACCGATGAATTTGAATTTGGTCAAGACAAAGGAAGATGCTTTACATCATACAATAAAGACACTATTCTTGAACTTTGGGAACATGATTGGTCATTCATATCTAGCAAGAGACAAGAAGTAATGTACAACTGCTTACTTATGCAACCAGGTCTTTTCTATAAGATACATGGCAAAGACAAACCAGAATATGGATTAGATTGCTCTGGATACATCAAATATGTAATGAAGAAGGCATTGAATGTAAAGACACCTAACATGTGTGTTGACTTCTTCACTATATTCACTGATAATGATTGGGAAAGAATATCTGTTGATGATCTTAAGCCTGGTGATATAGGTGTAAAGAATGAATCTACTATATTGAACCACTGTGGTATATATGCAGGTGCAGGAAAATGGTTTGATACTTCTTATCTTTACGGAGTACAATTATCTGACTATTCACACTTCAAATACTTCTTTAGAATAAAGAATATAGATACTGATGCTTTAGGAGAAAAGACTGATCATTTAGTAAGAAAACTCATTTCTTCTGGTGTATTGCCAAGACCAGAAGATGAAATAACTGTTGCTCCATCCACTATTGGTGATCCATTAGTAGTATCAATAGATTCATGATTTACTAGGAAAGCACCTTGGATGTTCAGGAAGTGGAAATGCTTCAGACTTAAGTCTGAAGCATTTTTTTGTTGTTTCTGGTGAACTCTTAAAAGATATTCAATTGATGATATTTTTACTTAAGCATATATCTAATTTAAATGAAAAGCAACACAATCATAATAAATGGAGACAAATATTTAGTGGAAATGATCGATTCTGATATAATTTCTACTAAACAGTATGTTGCATTCAGAAATACTGATGTCATAAATGACATGACTGTAGATACAGATATATACTTGGCTCCAATTGATAGGGATATCCCTATTATATGGCCATCTACTAACACAACAGGAATTCCATTGATGTCAACAAATTCTGATGCATTTTCAGAATCTATTAAAAATGAATATGATAATCCAACACTAGAAAGAATTATTCCTGAATACTATTCTACATGGCGTTGGCGTAGATATTCATTCAGTATATTGCTTGATGAAGATCTATATATAAAGAATGTTAAAACGATAAAGCTTAGAATATGGCATCCAACAACGGATTTGAATCGTAATATGATATTGTATGTTGATAGCTGGGTAAATTCTTTACATATCCATTGGTATTGTGATATAATACAACGTGAAGATAAGCATACTGGTAAAGAAAGAAGACTAAATCAAGATATATACAATGAGTATTTTGAGGTAGAAATTCCTGACTTTAGAGACGTCTTATATGGGTCTACATATATAGAAGAACCATCATTGATATTCAGAAATGAATATTCTAAAAATAAGATAAAATATGCTGAAGATGAGCAATATTCTAGAGTCATCCATAAAGATACAGATTATAAAGTATATAAAGAGTTAGAAGAACCAGAAGATGGATGTATTCAATTAGCAGATATGAACTTACTGTTGCATTATTGGAAATATCATAAGAAAGATGATGGAACAGAAATGAAGGAGTATGTTAAAAATCCATACTCTATTCCTGAAATGATTTCACTAAATGTAACTTTATATCCATGGAAATCAATATCAGATAATGGAATATTTACTATAAACAAATATGCTAAACCTGCTTCTTGCTATTTCGTTGATGACTTTAAAATGTCAATAAAAGCATCATTTGAATTCATAAATGGTACAATATCAGTAGTTGGTAGATTTTGCTATCCAGAATCATTCTCTTCTATAGAATCTGCTTGGCAAAGAATATATAGTACTGACTTTTCTAAATATAAGTCATTATCAGAAAAGGCTAAAGATTATGAAGATTTGAAAGAAATTTTGGGTGATAGCTTAGAAATGGTAAAATACACATGTATTGTTTCTTCTGACTATCTTTCAAAAAACATAATACATGAAGAAATATCATATTCTGATAGGGTTGATGACTTTTTGTTTCCTATGAAAGACCTGTTTTCTAAATGGTCACAAGTACCAGATAATGTTTATGTAAGACTCATAATGGAAGACAGAGCTATTGGTAAGAACTGTTCTTCTCCTACTGTATTATTTACCAAAGACAAATTGAAATATACAATAAATGAACAACAGTATACTAGATTGTCTATAAAGAAAAAAGAAACAGATATTGATGATATGAATAAAGAGAATTTCAACTTCATAAGCAACATGAATTGTCGTATAGTAAAGAGTAATGATGACAAACAGCAAATACAAAAGAATTCCGTTCAACCAAGAATAATTTACAAACCAATATTCTTTAAAGTTCAGGATTTGCAGAATATAGTATTGCGTTCAAACATGTCACAAAACATTGGAATATCGTTATCTTCTTATGTAAACAAAGTGGATGAATTCATATTGTCAATAGGAGAAAATAAGTGGCATGAAAGTTCAAGAACATCTTCATTTGTCATATTCAATGTAAATTCCAAACTTATAAAAGAAGCAACTGGAAAATATGATATTCTGACTTCTGATAATGAATATATTTCTACAGGAAATTATACTATAGAATAAACATGGAAATAGATCTTGCATTAGATAATAGTAAAGTAATAGAATCGCCTTATGATGCTGCTATACAAGAATTAGATTTGTTGCTTGGAACAAATTGCACCGAAGTTTTAGGAAACCCTGGATTTGGAGTAAACATGGAACAGTTCTTATGGCAAATGACCCCATCTCCAATGGAAGTACAATCATATATACAGAGAAAGATAATAGAAAATACCTATTGGTGCAATAAGTTGAATGTAAGCATAGAAGTAAACGTCATAAAAGGATCTTTACGTGATATATATGAAGTTAAGATTGGATTGAAAGCACCAAATACTGGTAATCTAGTTAAAGAAAAGAAATATCAATACAGATAAATGAGACTATTTGAAATATTAAAGACATCTTATGAGAATTTTTCTGAAACCATGCAGGATTTTCTCAACAAATCATTTGGTGGTTTAGGACAAGCATATTCTCAATCATCAATATTTGGATCCATATTAGAAGGAATAAAGGGTGTCATGCAAAATATGATGTTCTACATAGAAGATGCTATGACAGAACAGAATATATTTACTGCTACTAGAAAGAAGTCAATATACAGCTTAGCAAAAATAAGTGGATATGATGCATATTATGGTGCTGCTGCTTCAGGTACTGTGCTCATTTCTAATAAGATATCTAATTCAACTGATAAGATAGTTATAGAAGATGAATGCCAACTGATGAATGATTCAACTGGTGTAACATATTCTGTTGATTTACCTGTTGATTCTATGGTAATAGATATGAGTAAGCCATTAGTGACACATTCTATATCTATTTTACAAGGTACATGGAAAAGAGCAACTGCTACAGCTAAAGGAGAACCATTAGAAACAATAGAAGCAGAAGTAAATAGCTTGTATGACATCAATCACATGAAAGTATATGTGAATGGAGAAAGATGGTCAATATCAAGTTGTTTGTATGATATGATAGAAGATGAGCACAGCTGTGTAGTAAAGAATGGATATGATGGTGGATTCTCTGTTATGTTTGGTAATGGATATCATGGACACAATTTGAATGAAGGTGACCAAATAACTGTAAAATACATATCCCATGATGGAAGTCTTGGAAATATTTCACCATCAGATGATGTTACTTTAAAATTCAAATCTTCTGTAAGAAATTCTATTGGAGATTTAGTAGAAGCTAATGACTTGTTGAATATTACAATAACAAGCTATATATGTGGAGGTACAGATGCTGATACTATTGCAAATGTAAAAGAATTAGTTGGTATGAATTCTAGATCTTTAGTATTGGCAAGTGAAGACAATTTCAAGATGTTCTTAAAGAGATTTTCGTTTGTTGGACAATTCAATTTGATGTCATCTAGAAATTCTACAAAGATAACTTGTATTGCATTTTCTAAATTCAAAGATCACATATCTACCCCAAGTGATTATTTGGAATTAAGTAAAGAATCTATGCTATTGACTGATAATCAAAAATCTATGATTATTCAGGCTTTAGAGCAATCAAACAAAGCTTTTGTTGGTACTTCGCTTGCTTTTGTAGATCCAATAATAAGAAGATACTCTATAATGTGCTATATAAAGCTATCAACATCTACAATAAAAGATTCTATAAAAAACAGCATAACTAATGTAATATCTAATTATTTCATGTCATTACCTACTGATACATTGTTCATAAGTAAATCTGAATTGATATCGTATGTTACAGAAAATACTAATGGATTGCTTAGCTTTGACTTAGATTTCATATCAGAAGCAGATGAGATAGCTAGATATAGGGGATATTGGTATAAGAAAGAACTTCATTTTACATCATCTAAAGATTTAAGTTATGTTGATGTAAGAACAATATATGATAAGTCAGATATGATTGGATTGGATGAAGTTGGAAATATAAGACTTAAGACAAATCTAGAAATGCCAATCATCCATAAATGCACCATGACTTATGATGATATGACACAACAGCAAGTAGAACCAATACAGTTCTTCTTCTTATAAAATATATAAATATTGAATGCTATGACAGTAGAAGAACTGAAAAAATCATCACCGGTTTTAGTAAATAGAGATGTATGGGAAAGAATAAAAAATGAAAATGAAAATTCATCTGTTGGAGAGACTTCTGATAAGATAAATTTCATGGCAATACATCTTTATTATAAATCAATAAATGAAGTAGAGTATTCATTGTTGAACAATGCTGCTAAAGATTGCTGCTATCAAATACCAGATAACCTTAAAGAACTTGATGGATATCTGATTTTTGTAGGAGATTTAGATAATATAGATGACTATTGGAAAGAACAAATAGAAAATCTTAAGAAGAACGATCTTTTGATAGAATTAGAAGTTTCTGAAAAGATATTTGAAAATGATTATTTTGAAAAGTATACTAAGCAAATAAAGAGATTAGATATTACTTATGTTGTAAATTGGAAAAAACTAATTGAATTTGCTAAGCCATTAGGTATACCAATAATAGATACTTTAAAAGGGTTATCTGAAGATATTTTAGGATCAGAAGATAAGTCAATAGTAAATTCTAAAGTAGAAGAATTGAAATCTATTTATCTAGATCCATTGATATATAAAGTAAGTTTCCCATTAATCAATAAGAAAGTACCTTCTAATTTACTTGACATAATATCTTATGGATGCAAGAAGCATGATATGGATAAACTGAAACATTATTCATATAGATATTCATATAGAGACTGGAATACAGAAAAGATATATATACTTGCAATAGTAGATAAGCTTAGTGATAATATATGTACTATAAGATTCCAATCAGAAAAATTAAATGACAAAGATCATTATCTATATTTTAATTATGAATTGTTTGAATATTTAGGAAATAAAAAGGTTATAAAGAAAATATATGACAATTCTGAATATTGGACAGAAAAGACAAAATCAGATTTAATAAGCAAATAGAAATGGTAGGATTAGAAGATTACATATTTGAGAATGCAAGAACAACCCATTCTAATAAAGAACGTAAAGAAGAATTAGAAAAGTGGCTTAAAGGAAAGAAATATCCTGATTATGTAAAGATACTCAACAAAATGCTTGATGATCCAAAAGCTAAGACTTTGCTTGAGGATGGTTTTGGTGGTGATTTAGGAGATACAAAGTTTGTATTTAAAGTAAAGCTTATCAAGCCATTAAAATTGAGGCCAACACAAAATGAGATAGATGTTGACAAATCTGTAAAGCATAGCCTTACTAATTCTGATAATATGAAAGATTTGTTTAAAGATGAAATAATTACTGCTGGCATGCCATTAGTAACATTTAGAGGTAATTATGTTATAGATGGCCATCATCGGTGGTCAGAATGTGCTATGATTAATCCTGAAGGAAAGATGGTATGTTTTGATTATGATGCCGATATAAGCCCTATTCAGATGTTGAAAGCTGTACAAGGTAATATTGCAGCAGCTTTAGCAGTTAGAGATGAAGATCCTGAAATACCATCAGGAAAGACAAATGGTCCTAACTTATATGATAAAGAATGGGATAGAGAAAAGATTCATGAATATGTAGATGATAAATTGCGAGAAGAACCAGCAAAAATCTTTTTACAAAAAATGAATATTGATACAGATAAAGATGAAGATATAAGAAAGAAAGCATTACAAGTTATCTGTGACAATATTTGGAATGTAAAAATTAACAATTACCCAGAGGACAATGCTCCATCTAGAGGTGAAATGCCACAAACAGATAAAGCAGGTCAAGAAAAAGGTTCTAAGCCAAGCAGTTATCCTGATAAAGAAGGTTCTGCTTTAAATAGAATGAAAAATGGAAAATTTGATAGTGGTGCTATTAAATAAATCATATTTTTATCTATAAAGATATCTTTAGAATAAATAAAATGAAAAGCTTATTAGAATCATTAAACGATGCTTTAGTTTTTGAAGAAGAAGCTGAAGTATTTGTTGTAAAGGATAAGGATGATGGTACTATCATTACTGTTTGTGACACCGAAGCTCAAGCTAAGAAAGCTGTAGCAGATGCAGAAAAAGGAAACAACTATGAAGTTGTAAAAGATAAAAAATCAAATTACGTAAAATAAAGATATGTCATTTTTAGATTTTGTAAAGTATAAAGATATGATGAATGAGAATGTTCAATGGATGAATGAAGCATTCAAAGCATCACAATTTGGAAAAGCAAAAGGATTATTGTTAACCTTGTTTAAAAAAGAGATAACTAAGGGATTTGTTGGTTACCTTGGTATCTATGATTTGAAAGTTGATGGTAACGATTGTCAGTCATCTGTATATTATGTTATGGATAAATCCAATACTAATGTAGCAGCATTTGCAATTAACTTTTTACAATCTGGTGAGTCTATGGTGCCTTATTCTGTTGCCATATTTGGAAAAGATAATGCAGAAAAATTCTTATGGAGTAGAGATACTAATGCATCATTCAAAGCTAATCTTGAAATCAAGATGATGGGTGCTAGTATTGTTTATTATATTCCAGTAATTGCAAATGTAATAAACAGTGGTAAGTTTGATATTTCATCAGAAGAAGCAGTAAAGCTTGGACGTAAAGTATATGATACCAAGAATGAATGTGTTTCTTGGGATATGTATTTTGGTGCACAGAAATATCATATTTATGAAGGAATTTCTGAAGATAAGGTTATCGAAAAATTCCATTTAAATCTTGGACACAAGTATAAGAAAGTTGGTGATACATATCAATGGATAAATGAAACCGAGCTTGAAGATCGTAAGAAAGAAGTATATGCTAAGATGAAAGCAAATACTGATCCAGATATTGGTAAAGCTCTCTATAAAGAATATCGCCAGATATTGAATGCTATTAAAGGTGGTGCAACATCTTTGGAAGATCTTGAATGTTCTGTGAAGAAAAATGTTTCAGTATCATCTAGTATTCCTGGTGCTGCAGAAGCACAAAAGAAGATTGAGATAGCTAAGTCAGATCCTAAGACTGCATTCAAGGAAATGCAGATGTATGTTAAGATGGTTATCAAGGGAATTCAACCTGCTGTAATTCTTTGTGGTGCACCTGGTGTTGGTAAGACTTATCGTATTATGCAACAATTGAAAGCTGCCGGATATACTATGACTGGTGATAATGTAATCAAAGGTAAGTGTTCTCCACGTCAGCTTTATTTAACACTTTATAACAATAGAAGTAAAGGTGATATTGTTGTTATTGATGATGCAGATTCATTAGTAGGACCAAAGGCACCAGAGGATAGTATTAATATTCTTAAAGCTGCACTAGATTCTACTGCGGATGATGAAGGTCGTCTTGTATCATATAAGATTTCTGGTGAACTTAAGGATGATGAAGGTGTTCCAGTTCCTAAGTCACATTACAACAAGTGTGGTGTTATCGTAATCACAAACTATAATGTTGGTCAAATCGATACTGCTCTTAGAAATAGAGCATTCACTCAGTCACTTGAATTCTCTGTATCAGATTTGCTTGGTATTGTAAGAGATTTAATGCCAAAGATTGAACCTGAACATCTTTCTATGTCATCTAAAGCTAAAGCAATGAATTTCCTTGAAAAATTGGTAGAAGATAAGGAACCAATAGAGGTAAGCATTCGTAGCTTCATAACTTGCTCAAGAATTTATGAAAATGCCGAGGATGAAGAAGAATTGAAGCTCTGTGAGAAGATGATCCGAGAGCAAATGCGTAATCAATCCCTCCGAGGAGGAAAGAAATTTTAACTTTCATTAACAATTAATTAAATAATTTAACATAAGTGTTGTCTATTTTCTTTTATAGGAATTTAGACAACATTTTTGTATATTGATAAAATACATACTATTTTTAATAAACTTACAGAATATTAAGGATGAAAAGTTTAAGTGATTTGATTTTAGAAGCAGAAGATCAACAAAATAATAACAATCAGAATAATGATCAGCAAAATAACAACCAAGATCAACAAGATAATAAAAACAAATCCGTAAAAGGTGATGCTGGTACATTCAAACAATGGCCAGCTTTTGAAACAACTGTTAAAGGATGGATTAAAGTCATGTCTGGTCAAGAAGAAGTAAAAGATAGTTTCTTCGATGGTGGTTTCTTAGTACCAAATAGTATAGCTGGATGTGTTACAAATACACAGGCTAAGACTGCAACATTGACTAAGCAACTTGATTCTACTTGTAAAGTTTTGATAACTGAATTTTCGTCTGACTTTAGTTTCTTGTTAGATAATTTGAAACCTTATGGATATCAATCATCTGGTTGGTCTAAGACAAAAGGTCCAAAGATTGCAGATATTATCAAATCAATGAAGGCTGAAGCTAAATCAGGTAATTCTGAAGAAAACAAAAATAATGACAATAAAGACAATGGAAACAGTAATAACGGAGGTACCATGTAATCAAACAACCAATACTTATTGTGAAGGAATGGTAACAGAAGATTCTAAGAAAAAGAAAACAACAAATGACATAATTTCAGATTAAGGTGATCCGATGAAACAGATAAATGAGTATCTTGAGAAACCTATAAATGAATCTCAAGTTTATGATGACATCATTAAGTCACTACAAGAATCTAAAGAACAAGGTAAACCTATAGAAGAAGGACTTTTTACAGGTTTATTTGCTGGTGCTGCAGCTTTTACTGTTGGTCCTACAATAATGAAAGCCGTTGCTAATGTTCTTGGAATTGATTTAAAGGGTCCATTAGGTAGTTTAATGACAAGTCGATTGATTTTAACTGCGGTTGGAGCAAAATTGGGATACCGTATTTGATATCCCAATTTTATTTTAACTTTATTCCTTGAACAGAACAAAGTGATGTTCATTACTTTAGATATTTTAATTCTTTCAAATATTTTGTACAAATTGCATTTCCATAAAGATAAGCAATTACACTCTTCATTGGATCATTTATGATATATGAAGTCAATTTCATCCAAATAATACCAACGATAATCTTTATATTTGTATCAATTGGCATATCATCCAAATCAATTTGTGTAATTGAAGAAAAATCACCGTTTGGATATTCTAATTTAAGATTCATACCATCGGAATAATCAATTTCTTCAATTGTAACATAAGGAGCACTATTGAATCTTGAATATCCATTAAGTCCATAGCAGAATTTTGCAATATCATATTCTGCCATTCCTAATCCAATTGTCTTAAGGTTTCCAAAATATCCACGTGGATCAATAAATATTACATTACCATCTTTATCAATCATTGTATTATCTGTATTTGGATCACCATGACAAAGACATGCATTGAAATTAACTTCATTATTCTTATACCATTTCTTTAATGCATCCATCAATACATTAAAATGTGTTGTAATTGGCATGTAATCAATACATCTTACTTCAGTTTCCTCAATGAAATAATCAATCAATTTCTTACATGGATTTACTCTAGTATATACTTTTCCAATTAATTCATTATAGAATGCTCTTCTAATATCTTCATCTTCATCATCTACATCTATATCAACATCATTAATGGTATGTAAAGCTTTAATTACATCAGAAATCAACTTCTTAAAATCACCATTTTTGTAATACCATTCTTGTGCTGTCACTCCATCAATTTTATTCAAAATCAATTCATGTTTGTTTTCATCATATCCTCGTTTTCCACACAAACATGGTATATTGCTATATTTGTCATAAAAATCATTTTCAATCTTTTGTAATTTGATAGCATCTTCTGTCTTTGCAATCTTAATTACTTTATCATCTTCAATTTTAATCTGATTGAAATATCTGCATGTATTTTTGGTTGACAAATCCATAAGATATTTCTTTTGGTCAAATTCTTCTCTAATACCTTTATCCCAACATTCAATAGAAAAAGTTTTTGTCAAATCACCCATCCTATCAATTTCAGAAATTACATGTACTCTATCATAATATTCTCTATTATGACAAAGAAATGAATTTAACAACTCAGCATATTCATGAAATGCCTCATAAACATAAATATCACCATCATATTTATCAAGCAACTCATCAATCTTTCTTTCAATTATAGTTTTTTCTCCATCAGTAACCAAGTAAAATGGAAAAACCAACTCTAAGTTAAGCTCCATATAATGGCTTTCTGAATAATGTGACTGAACAACAAATAAACAATTCTTTTTCATTTTCATCAATTTTAAATCAATACTAATATAGACTAGTTTCTTAAGGTATTCAAAAGATTAGTGACTTTTGATTGCAATGTTCCAGATGGATGACTCTTTTGCAATCTTTCACACATGTTTACTATGCCAAGCTCTTCTGATTTGAATGCTCCAGATATAGCGGTAGACATTACTGCTTCAAATATTATGTTTGATGTAGCTGGTACAATCCCAAATCCATCCAATTCTCCTGGATCTGTTTTTATATGACAGATGAAATCAATATCTTTGCATGACCTTACTTTATTCAATTGCATTTCATTTGACATACAAATCATTACAACTTTACATTTTGGACGCAATTGTTTCATGTATTTAAACAACACATAAAGTTCATTTGAACACCCGGATTTTGACATAGCAATCAACAAAGATGGTTTGTCAACTGAAATAGGTCCTAAATCCCCATGTCCTGCTAAGCACGCATCTATGAATTGTCCATCAACCATTATTGATTTCAATGTAGCAGCATTCTTTTGAGCTATATATCCTGGCTTACCTATTCCTGTAATATATATTGTTTGATTTTCTAATATAGCTTCTTTAATCATATCAGAAAGAATGTTTATGTTTTTCATAGACCCAACATCATTCCTCATGGTATTTAATGAAGCCAAGCAATCATTTATGAAATCTAAATTTATCATAAAATTATTTTATTTTTAAACAACTAAGAATTAAATATTGTACTTTAATAAAATAGAAATTAAGTGTTTCGGTTTCATCCGAACATATTCATAAATAAATTATACCAAAAACTAAAATGAATCTAAATTTGATTAAAGGCCTTCAATTTGCTGAAAAGCTCAACATGACAGAGGCTATTACCGAGTCAGGTAAGGAATTCTTGAAATCTTATCGTGGCTATCTTTACACAAATCCAGCAAGCTATGGCCTTGTCAATGGTTTCATATCTGAAGCATGCAACCATAAGTATGACAATGGCATTGCTTCTATTTTAGAGTCCGTTCTGAAGTATGTAACAGAAAACAAGATAAGTTGGAAGATTGCAAGTGCATGTGAGATCATTGAAAACTCTAATGATCCTTATGGTTATATTGCTAAGGAAGGTTGCAAGACAGCAGAAAAGCTTCTTGAAATGAATGAACCAGAAGTAGTACAGTATATTAAGGCCGGAGCGCTAAAATCCATTCAGTACATTCCAGAATTCAGAAACATTTGTAAAGAAGTATATGGTACAATGCATGTTGATGAAGTACGTACACAGCAATATTCACTCACCAATCCATTGTCTTATGCTATTGTAAATGAAAATGAAACTTGGTTCTGTGTAAATGGCCTTACTTATTGTATCAAAGAAGGTAAAGTAGAGAATAAGATGTGTGAAGATCAAACTTTCAACACTATCAACTATCTTCTTCCTAACTTTGAAAAGGTAGATGAAAGTCTTGTGTTTACTTGGACTCCTAACTTTGGTGAAAAACCATTTACTTTTGTTCTTGCTGAATCTGGTATTCAACTTAAGAAGGATGGTATTGTAGATGAATCATTCAACAATACAGTAGACTTTAAAGTTTATTGTGATAATCTTTCTACTACAATGTTTGGTACTACTAAGACTAACTTCATGAATATAGTAGCTAATGTTGCTACTGTACAAGAAGGTATGGACAACATTTGTGAAGTAGATAATGCTAAGATTCTTGAATGTGCAGATGGCAGCATTGCTACAATTGTAGAAGCTAAAGAAAATGTTGCACTTACTTGGAATCGTAGTGCACAAGTAAAGTGTAATGAATGCCAGAATTTTGAATACATGCATGAAGCATTGGATCAAATTAAGTCTTTGACTAACATTAATCTTCGTGAAAACTATCAAGCTCGTATTGATGAAGATTTGAAGAAAGAAGACCCATATTCTTATGCTCAAATTCAGGAACAACTGCAAGCTAATAAAGATGCAAAAATTGAATCTCGTCGTATGAAGATACAGCAACTTGCAGAATCTTATAAGAATGATCCTACAAAGATTGCTATTCTTTCTACATTAAGTAAAGAACTTGCAATGCTTGAAAACAAATAAGATATAAATAATGTAAAAGAAAAGAGAACTTTCAATTGAAGGTTCTCTTTTTTGCTTTTCATAGCTTAAACTTAAATTGTGTCAGGGACGTTGAAATTGTCTTAGCTTATAGAATATACTGAAGCATATTCTTCCGCTCCCTGTGTGACCCAGGCGCCATCCTGGAGAATTTATAGACAATCTCGTAAATCATTAAAGAATTCTGTAACAAAAATACCTGCATCGTCAAGATCATCCTTAAAAGAATATATGATAGAACGATTTGTCAATGCTGGATCATGTGAAACCAGGTAGATAGGACATTCCTTAATAGGATACATTTCTACTGTACCATCAGTAAAACATACACTGTATATTCTTTCAGACTTATCACCTAACAAATTGTATAGCTTTTGCAAATCTTCTGGTGTAGTTATCTCAAAAATATCCTTTAGTAAATCAATCTTGATAGTAGTATTACGACTATGATAACCTGTACCATACCATAAAATTGCTTGCAATACCAATTCTAGATTGAACTTATCTAATTCTGTGCAATTCTTCATGTTATATTTTCTGTAATTTACTTTATACAAAATAAAAATCTCTATATGTTACATCATAAGTATTTCCATCTACCTTCAAATAGAATGACATTGAACCATCATTTACATAATCTGTATAAGTTTCACATCCTTCTAAAATACCAGTAACATCATTAGTAATGAACTCCTTACCATTCCACTCTTCATTTACTCTCTTTATAGTAACTGCACGTCCAATATTTGGATTTACTGCGTCAGTGAAAATTTTTTCTACATTTAAAATATTCATATCCATAAAAAATTAAAGTTCTACATTCATTAACATTATGAATATAGAACTTTTATTATTTATTTCAAAAATTTTTTAGAAAAAATTATATCCTTGGATTTCTTTATATTTGTAATGCTGTTCATCATCAGAAGCTTTATGCCCGATTTCATATAGGAATAAAGAATTTTTATCCATGGATTTCCATTTGTCAATATCAATATAGCCCAAAACTGATCCTATAAATATTGATGGATCTTTAGTGTATTCAATCATTTCATTTGTCCATATTGTTTTTACAATATTCATCAAATGATCTGATTTTATCTTTTTATGAAGTTCAAGATAATGTTCCTTTTCCTTCTCTCTTTCTCGATACTTCTTGACAGTAATAGTTACAAAATCATTGTAGTTCAATTTAGAATCACCAAACTTACTTAATTTATGGCCATTATCAAATTCAACATCAACACACTTATACCAAGCATGTGGCAATCCACCAATATAGTCAATATATTTTCTACCTTCATTGATGTTGTAAGTGTTGATCAGATTTCCAAACACAATATCATCACAAATAGTCTGATAAGCAAAAGAAATACCATTCTTTATGATAGCTTTATCATATACTTCCTTACTTGTAAGAATTCCATTTCCTCTTGGATATATGCAAAGTGGATAAGGGCAACAAGCTTCAGATAGAGAATACAAATCTGAACCATAGGTGATTTTTGGATCAGCATGATTCAATATGAAATCATTCAAAACTCTGATATTTACATAAGTACTTGTATTAGTTCTGAATATCCAATCAGGAGAATACTTGTCTGCAATAAACCTATATGCCATCCAAGTTTTCTTAAATGTATATTGCATATTATCTTCACAAGCAAGATGCAAATGCCAAACATTTTCATGATCTTTATATTGATTGAACTCAGATTTCATATATGATCCACCATCATAATACACAATATTAACATTTTCTGGAAGCTCTTTAGCCCATGTCTCTAAAGCAAGGTCAAACTCATCCTGAAAAGTGAATCCTTCACATATTTCAGCATTAGCTCCCATCACTAGTATGAATAATTTAGGAGCATATTTCAATTTATTTTCTGCCATGTTAAATATGATTTAGTTTTTCGTCTTCTGCAGCATATTTTATTGCTAGTTTCTTAAACTTCTGAATATCTTCTTCTGTAAGTTTCTCATCTACATTGTGATTGTAGAAAAGATGATTTCCCATCATTATCTTTGTATGTTTATGACCTTTAATATCTCTTGTATAGAAATATCCATCTTCTTTCTTATCATAGAATTTCTTAGGATCCATGATAGCTTCTGCTGCCTCTATTGGTATAGGTAATGCACCACAACGTAATGCAAATGTTGCAGCTTTTGAAGAGAATTCACCCCATACATTTCTTTCCATCCTCTTGAAATCTTCTATCAATATCTTCTTCAGATATTCAGAATTTCCTTCTGATGCAGCTACCGCAACCAACTTTCTACCTCTATTCTTTGTTCTGTCATTCAAATAAACATCTGAACCAGCATTAGGGTGTTTCTTATCGGCATACAATGCAACAGCAACTATCTTACCTTCATTTCTATATAGCTTAGCAAAATCTGCTTTATTTACAATATCTTCTTTCTTCTCAATTCCAGAGCAACCACCAATATCCCTATATCCATATTCTATAATTGCAAACATATCATCCCCGTATTTATCTACTAATTTAGATACCGATTCTTTATCTGTTCCTGTAATATAATGCTCTTCAATATACTGAGTTAATTTTTTCATGGCATAACCATTGTATTTTTATAAAAATTGTTTATTTTTGGAATAATTGTATTTATTAAATTATTATATGCTGGCAATATATATTTTGCTTTTTCATCATCATTTAACTGATGTTTACCATTAGGAACAATATATTTAGTCAAAATATTTTTGTGAAACTCTGTAGGTAATACTTTTGTTCTCTTTATCACTTCATCATCATCACTCCATATCAATATAGAATAATCACCATCTTCAGCATCATCCCATCGATAACCGGTCCAATATTCATCAGTTTCAAATAACGGATGTTCTTCAGAATACTTTACAAGATTTTCTACAATATGACTATCATGATTTGAAACATAATCCACAACTTGCTCTAATGTGGAATCAGTTACAGGGTTAATGAGAATGCTTGGTAATGAACAAATGCTTGCAACATGCATAGCATACCACCCACCAAGACTTGATCCAATCACAATATCAATATCTAACTCTTCTACTAAAGAGCATAAATATGGAATAGAATTCTCTGGATCTGACTGAACATATCCAAAACTATATACAACCGTATTAGGTAGATTATTCTTCAACCATTTGCATGTACTAGATTCTGGTGAACTACCGTAACCATAAATATATAATACTTTCTTTTTCATATTAAATCAAAGTGATAATGAAGTGAATGGATAAGGTTTGAATGATGTAACATATTCAATTTCTGTTGTTTTAAACACTTTATCAAGCATTCTGAAGTAAGGTACTCCAATTACTCTTGCACAAGCAGTTCTCTTATTGAACTTACCTTCAAATCTTCCATCGCAATATCCACCCATTCTTGACTTTCCAGTATCAACACACCAACATTTATTGTCTGCACCTAATCTAATCAATGAATAAGAACATTCAGATTCTATCGTATTATTTATTTCATCAACATATAATTGCTGTACATAACACTCAGCTCTGTGGCATCTCTTTGGTTTGTATCTGTCACCATTCCACCATCCATCAGGATAAGACCAAGTTGATGTATGTACTTTAAATATTCTTTTCTTATCTACATCCCAGTAGAATTCCCAGAATTGTTTTGGATGAATCCAATTGAATATCTTATCACTATCTTTATATTCATCAGTAACATCTGTCAAGACCATTTCATAAATCTTATCTATCGACTCCCAATGAACATCATCCTCTCTTGGATCATATTCACCTAATTCATTTAGTGAAATGATATGATAAATTGGTTCAGGATCAGTAATGTTACAACCTTTCTTGAGAAATGGAGCAACTGCTGTAATAATGAATCTACCACTTCCACCACCATACCTGATAGAATTGCACTCATATATATGGCCTACCTTCAAGAATTCTAATGGTTTCTGAAAATTCAAATAATTCTGATATTCTGTTTCAAGAATCTTATTTAACTTCGGTGAACTTTCTTTAATAAAATTTAAAAAATCCATATTTATTCTGTTTTTAAAATTCAACTTATGAAATAATTTACAAAATAAATATAGATTTTTTATATGAAATTTCAAACTTTCAAGCTATTTCTTTGGCAAAAGCTATAGCCATCTTCTTACAATCATCTAAGGTCTTTGCTTCTAATGGACCATTCTCTTGCTTTAGTGTTTCATATCCAACTTTACCAGGACCTGATTTTGTGCCAATCTTGAATCCATAGATAGCTCTATGGCTCCATCCATACCAAGCTTGTTCTTTTTCAGAAAATCCAATTTGATTTACCTTAGAACTTTGACTTATCTTTTCAGGTACAATACCATGCTTATTGAAAAACTTCTGCAATGGAGATTGTTCATCCCCTTCAACTACAATATCATTAAATATCATAGTTGCCTTCATTTCATTTAATTTTACAAGTGTTGTAAGTTTCATGAATATTTTAGCTATAGAATTTGAATCTCTTTTGTGTTTCTAATGGGATTGAAGACTTCATCTGATAAAACCAAAAGTTAAAACTACCATCCAATATATATGTCTGACACCAATCACCATCATATCTTACACCTCTACCAATACTTTGAATAATAGTTCGCAATGTTTCATTTTGATACCATCCATCATATAAGTCCTTCTTACGTTGAACAAGACGAGATCCAAGATATGGATATGGCATCTTAATCATAATGATGAATCTGCATTCATCTCCTGGCAAATCAATACCTTCATTCAATGTTGGTCCAACTAATATTGTATCAGAATCAGTATTCTTATGGTAATCTATCAAATCTCTCTTTTCTTTTGCATCATTGTACAAAAGCATTCTATCCTTCAAATCTTGTGGAGCTTCTTCATATATCTTCTTTGCAAGATCATAAGTCCAAGTCTGTATTATTCCTTTCTTATTCTTATATCTGTTACAAAGTTCATAAGTAGCAGATTGTACATGTGGAAAACTTTCATCCTTGAATTTCTGACTCATTTTCCATCTTGAAAGAACATATATAGGACTGTTTGTAAAATCAAATAATGATGGAAGATTATCCTCTAATGGATCAACAATACCAAGATTTTCAGAAAAACTATCCATATTTCCTATAGTAGCAGAAGTCATAACAACATGTTCTGGACCTTGCAACAAAAATGCTTGTGCAATATAATCTTCTTTTGCACATTGTAAGTCAATAGTCTTTTCCTTCTTCTTAGCAATCTTTCCAGTTTTATGATTGAACATTTCTATAGTATGTTCATTTGGCGTTACAACAACATAATCCTTATTTTCTTCTACAGCAACAATATTGAAGTAATTTTTAAGCATAATTTCATGTCTCTTTTGCCATTCACATTCTTCATATACTTCATATTCTGTACTTGAAACATAACCCTTTCCTTTGATGTTTGCAGAAAGTTTTTCCATTATCTTATCTACAACACCATTAAACATACTAATCTTATATGCATATTCTTTTATTCTGTCAAGAACAGTATTGTCATTACATTCATATATAGAATTGAACAGAGCCTCAAGATTATCCTTCAACTGATTATGTGAACAAGCAATATCCGTTGAAAGACTTGACAATTCTTCTTGCCATTCATCAGCAAACATATCATTGTTCAAACTTATTGCATAATCATATATATGCAGTAATTTAGAAAGATTTGTATCTCTCAATTGAGGACAATATGAACCTTGAAGCAAATTAGGAATATTGTGGCACTCATCACAAAATACAATAGGACGAACATACCAAGCATTTGGATTTACTTCTATATGCCCAGCTATTGCTCTAAAGTACATCTGATAAGTCATGATTGTTATATCAGATCGCATGGCTTGCTTTCTTGCCTTAATGTAAGGACACCATCTTGCACAATCATATCCACAATCATCAGCTAATTCAGGATTAATCAAAGTTTTCCAAGAAATCTTAGCTATCTTGCATTCCCCTTTATTGACTTCTTTGTTGTTTTTCTGACAAACATAATTTGCGGATCCTTTTATTCTTCCAACCTTATACTTCAGTTTTTCATGTGAATCAATGAAATCATCATATTGTTTCCACAAAGAAAGATCTGAACAAAGCAGAAAACTCTTCTTGTTGTAACATTCTGCAAGTACTAATGCAGATATTATTAAAATTATTGACTTACCAGTACCAGTAGGTGCTTGAACCAAATGGGTCTGGTGATTGCTTTTCTCTTCTATGCAATTACGTACTATCTTTGCAATAATTTCAAGTTGATTCTCTCTAAACTTAAAATCATTACCAAGTACTTCTTTTGCTATATTTTCTATATTGTATTCTATCTCATTTATCATGTTATTAAGATAGAAACATTATCGATTCTTTTCAAACCAATCTCTTGCATATTTTGCCATTCCTTCACTGTCACAAACATCGTCAATTTTTGGTAAATCAAAATCAGGAAATGAGCCTTTGAATGTTGAAATCATCAATTGCTTATTTGCATTTCCGGATCCAGTATAAAACCTTTTTACTTCAGCAGGTGGTGTTACAAGAAGAGTACCAACAACAGTATGATGATGCAATCTGTCTCTTATCAGATAGTTCAATCCAGCAAGATCCATTACCGCGGCACTATGAATGGAGCCATAAGATATTCCTTCCATACATATTGTTACAGAGTCAATAGTACTAGTTTTTCTGAATTGCTGTAACAATTTTTCTATTATATTATATATTGTATCTGCAATGGTTGATAAGTTGTGGGCTTTTGCTAGCTCGCGTTCATGTGCATTGTTTGTATCTTTTACATTTTCTTTTTGATATAAACAATATTCAAAAATTTCAGAATTATATGATTGAGCATTCTTTTCTTTCTTTGTAAGCTTATCTCCTTTTATTATGAAAAATCTACAGAAACCGGTATCAGTTCTTATTGTCATACCAGTACTATTGATTGATGGATCAATTCCTATAAAAACATTCATGAAATCAATTTACATATTTACTTATAAATAAAAATGTGCAAATATATAAATTGATTTCATGAATTTCAAATTAAAAAATGTTAATTTAATTTTAGTCTTCAATCTTGAATGACCATTGCAACATAAACCAAGAACTCTCTCGTTCTGCACGATACTTTGGCAATCTCATTCTCTTCATAATTACAGGGATAAGATGCTCTTCTCTCCATTTGTTATGTTGGATTGTAGTCCAAGTATGTTTCTGGAACCAATCTCTATCAGTTTTACATTCAGTAAGTAACTGTTCTTCAGGTCTTGTATCCCCAATATATCTGAACATATCAATTACTAAAGAATATACTAATGCTGGACTGTTTCTTCCATTCAATGTACAAGATTCCCATCTATCTAATTTTCCATTCAACATTTCATCAAATGTAAACAAACTTACATTTTCAAACTTTTTTCTATCTTCACGTTTCATGTTATTTCTTATTTAAATTGTTCATTCATATAATAGAAATGAGTTCAGAAAATTTCAAAAATATAATAAAAGTCACACAGGGACGTTTATAATATAGTAGGTTATAAATTATACTTGTAAACAACTATCCGCCAACCGTGTGACCCAGGCGCTTAACAGGGGAACCTGGAGAATCATGCTATTTTATTGGTGAACCATCATAATCAATATACGTTTTAGAATTGTCAGATGGACCACAGTCATCATTTATTTTTGGATCATGATTCAAATCAAGATTATCTGTTGTATTGCCTTGTACTGATATGCTAGAATAAGGGTAATTCTTAAATTCTGTATCTTCTTTCTTTTTAATGATTATGCTTTCTTCTATAGGTTTGTCAAATGGCTGTTCTTCTTCAAATCTATTGTTAGCATCTGTTTGAATGAATTGGTAGTCAAAGTTAGAATACTTGAATACACATCTGAATGTAGCAGATTGTGCCAATGGTTGGGTATAGTCAAATTGCAGCATATCTACTCCATCTATAACTGGATGATCCAATACAATTCTAGAATAAACACATCCATTTTCATTCAAAAGATCAACATTAAAGCTATAGTCAAGATTCTTATCTAAATTTTCTGTATCTCTACAGTATTGATAGCAAAAACTTTCAAACAATAAAAAATAGTTTACATATCCTAAAGTATGTCTGAAATCTATGTTCAATGTATGGTCAACTAATGCAGCTGGGCTAGCAACACTTCTGTAATTTACATCACTGGCACCACCTTGCATCCAATTTTGTTCAGTTCTTCCTGGTAGCCTTACTGGGTTACCATGATTAGTTTGCGGTTGTGCGACAGTACCAGATGAGAATCCAAGTACTTCTACTTTCTGTATTGTCTCATTTAAGAATTCTATTGGTTTTGTTATGAAACTATGAGAATCTTTCAGTATCTTAGTGTATTTTTCTTGTATCTCATCTGGAATGAATTCATCTGGCAATATCAATCTGAATCCATCTCTATTTCCTGATAATGAAAACATATTTCAATATTATGAATGTTTTTATTCGGTAGATTGTGTTTTACTATTTAATGGATTATCTCCTGCTGGGGTTTCATCTCTTTCAGCACTATTTTGCCCACCACCGGTAGAAGTATCACTATATTGCATATTTGGATTTTCTGTATCTTGAACTTGCTTTACATTTACTTCTACTGGTTTGTTCAACAATGTACTTATCTTAGAAATAGAATCCTTGATAGCAGCATGACGTTTCTTTTGCATTTCATCAGCTTGATTTATAGTCTTAGCAGATATCTTAAGCTCTCTTACAAGCTTATCCAATACAACAGCTAACTTATTTGCTAAAGTATTTGTTAATTTGTCAAGACCACCTAATCTTCTAGCCATTTGGTCTAAAGCAGTTATCAAGTTAGTCATAGTTTGTGCCTTTGCCACATCTAAAGTATTTATAGATCTAGTAAACTTAGATACATCTTGAGTTTCTGTTCTGAACTGTGATGTATTTTTTACTTTACTTATTTCTACATTTATACCTTTTACAGCATTTATTACATTGTCATATTTAGAAGTATCCTTTGGAGCCTCATCATAAACATCAAACAACATCTTCATTCCATTATAATAATCCACCATCATAGGTCCAAACATCATTATGCTCTTAGATAAACCTTTAGAATCCAAATGAACAAATGTTTCTGATATTCCTCTTACCATCTCTTTAGGTATGTCAGAAAGTGATATCACTATGCTTGCGGCATTATCTTTAGTCTCTTTCTCTAACTTATGTTTGAATTTGATTATCTTCTTATAAGATTTTATAGCATCATTCAGTATATCAGTATATATATCAAACTGTCCTTGTATAGAAGATAACTCATCATCTTTAATATTTGGCATCTTCTGAATAGCTCTAGACATACTAAATGGAAGTTGTGTTAGAACAGCATCTACTATCTTATTCAATCCATGTATATCATCTTCCTTTCCAAACTTAGATTTTAATTTCAATATATCACTATAAGAAGATACTATATTATTCAAAAGCTTAGTATAAGAACTATAGCTAGAAGATATCTTCTTAATGTTATCTTTTGCATCTTCAAAGAATGGTTTGAGTTCTTCTTGGTTCTTATCCATTGTTGCTTTCATTACAGCATTAGGAACAGAACTTATCATTAAAGAGATAATAGCTGAAAGATTATTCATCTTAGTTTTATCCAACTTTAAGTCAAGTATAGATTTTATAGATTTTACATTTTCTGCAACTAATTTATCTAAACCACCTAAACAGTTCTTTACCTTAGCAAATGGACTAGTACTTCCATCATGATTGAACCACCCAGAATCTTCAAACCAATCTTTACTATGTGCATTATATATAGCCATTACAGCAGCCGGTATGCAAGACATCAAAGCTGTTACGTTATTGTATACAGTTCCTTTAGGTCTTAATGATTCTATTGGTATCTTTTCATATTGACCTTTAAGAAGCTTTCCATTTGAATCATACTTTTGTACTCTTAAGTCAGCAACATCTTTCACACCTTTAGCGGTTTCGGATATTAATGATCCAATTCCCTTCAATGCCGTAACTATTTGGGCAAATCTAGAACAAGTTCCGTCTTTAAACACAACAGATTGATCTTCAAACATCCAAGCAGTCTTAGGATTGCTTCCAAGTGCCATAATAGAATTTCCAAGACATGACACTATAAGTTGAGTATTTAATGCGGCATTAATGAAATCTTTAAAATCAAGTGGTCTTGTTCCTTTCTGTTTTCCATCATCACCATATATAGGTATTCTTAAGTCAGCCATATCTTTGACACCTTTAGCTATACTAGATATCATTTTTCCTAAACCTGTACAACCAGTCACAACACGACCAAATGGAGTCTTTACTCCTATCATATTTCCAAGCCATCCGCTATCGAACATTCCTTCAGGAGCTTTATCATATAAATCTAATATTGCATATCCTAAGCATGTAACAATTGTAGATATGTTAGTAGCCGCATTATTAAAATCAGTTTCTGTTAAACTACGATATCCTACTTTGTCTGTTCCTTTATAAATAGGTATCTTTAACTCCGCCATATCTTTGACACCTTCTGCTATCTTAGCAATCATCTTACCCATTCCAGTACATGATTTCACTACTCTAGTGAATGGTGTGTCCATACCTAAGAAGTCACCAAGCATTCCATTAGAGAATATGGTAGGATTTTCTTTGTATATATCTAAGATAGTTCCGCCTATTATAGTAACTATTGTTCTTATATTTTCAGCAGCATCTGTAAAGTCGGCATCTGTCAAATTTCTTCTTCCTATTATCTTTCCTCCTTCTCCATATATAGGTATAGAAAGATTAGCATAGTCTTGAATTCCTTCTGATAGCATAGACATCATGTGTCCTAAACTAGCAATAGTTCCAGATGCAGCAATTATCATCATATCAAGCAATGGATTCATAAATGGTTTGAGTTCCCAAACTATGCTTAACATGGCTTTAATATCATCTGTTATAATAGAGGTATCAACTCTTTCAAGTTTAGAAGCCATATCCATTACTTTTATAATCTCTTGCATGGCTTTTCCTGCTAATAAGACGCATCCAATGATTCCGGCTAAAGCGGCTTCACCTGCTGCTAAACCTAAACCACCAAGACCTCCACCTGCAAGTGATAGCTGTCCAAGACCTATGACACCAATAGCAAATACACCAAGCACCGCCACGGTGGTACCTATAGTAGCCCATATTCCACCCCAGTCACCACCTATTTTATCTCGGAGCTTCACTATCTCCATCATTGCATATCCTGAAAGCCCAACACAAGCAATAACACCTATCAATGCCAAAGCACCTGTCTTAAGTTTTCCTTTGACAGTACTTAGGATTCCTAATATTAGTGACATTCCACCTACTAGCAAGAGTTCTAAACCTAAGAACTGGAGTATGTAACTACCTAAGTCTGGGTAGTTCATCAATAACATTCCACCAGTAAGCAATGCTATAGAAGAGACTAATACTAAAGCAGATAATGCATATCCTAAGAATAATGTCTTCTCATTGATTATTCTTCCTGCAACTCCATAAGCTAATGTTATTCCTGCTACAAAACCACCTAATATTCCAGCAAATGATACAGTAGCAACCGCCATATTAGGTATCAACATGAACAATCCACCAACCAATAGAGTTGCTGCTGACAGTACAACTAAATTAGAAAATTCATGCGCTATCATCATTCCTTTCTGTCCACCAAGTATCTTGCTAGCACCCCAGTAAGCTGCAGATATTCCAACTAAGAATAAACCTAATGTAATAGTAAATCCTAAAGCAGACAAGAACATTCCATCTATATTCATAATAGCTGCACCTAACAGAAGTATAGCTCCAGATATTCCAACTAGAATTGCAAATTGTTTAGCATCATTTATAGACTTATCAGTGGTTTGACTAACACCTAACTTAGCACCTATCATATTAGCTATGAAGTCTCCGCCAGCATAAGCCAATTTCATTAAAAGTATAAATGTTCCAAGCTCTAAAGCAAACAGTAATGCAGTTGCAAATAGAACTGGATGTTTAGTCATATATACAGTTGGAAGAAGTAATGTCAATCCTGCTATACCTATCAACCAAGCAAACTCTTCAGCTGATGACATAGTGTCTTCCATCATGTTGCTAGCTATTGTATAAGCACCTATAACACCAGTTATCAGCATGGTTAATGAAAATGCAAATCCAAGAACACTACCAGTAGGAAGGAATGCATTGACAGCAGCACCAAAAGCTAATATCAAACCAGATTTTATGATTAACTTCATAAATGATTCTGATATTTCTACTGTATTCTCTATTTGTTTACTAGCTAAAGCATAAGCATAAGTAACAGCACCTATAAATGTCGCTAAAGAGATGGTAAAAAGAATAGCATTGGTAAATATACCTGGTATCATCATGACAGCAGCACCTATTAAAAGAGTAGCTCCTGACAAATATATTAACCTTGTTACTTTCTCAGTTTGCTTAAGAGCTTCATCCATTCCTTTAGTAGCAAGATTGTAAACTCCTATCACACCAAGTATGAATGTTCCTAAAGCAAATGTAAATCCAAGTATTTCAGGCATTCTTTGAAGAACAATCTTTCCTATGAATGCGCCAGCTAGCATTGTTGCTGATGCTATAGCTACAACAATACCTATGTTTTTAAGTCTATCAAATAAGTCATCATCTATCTGTATTCCATTCAGAGTATCTATCATCTTACCTACCGCTACGGCAGATAATTGCATAGACTTAAATCCTAATATTGATAAAGGTGCAGTTATACCCATTACTGATCCAAGCATAGACACTATAGTGAGTTTTTCTACTAATTTCTCTATATTGTCTATTTTCTTCAAATCTTCTTGGTTTATATCAAGGCCATCAGATTGAATTCTCTTTATCAAACTCTTCAAATTAGTAAGTACTTTCTTATACTCTTTTATTCCATCTTGTCCCTTACTAGCAAACAATCCTCCTATAGCAGCTAAAATTGAGAGTTTACTAAGGCTTTCTACTATCTTCTGGCAACTTTCTATCTTAGATACATCATCTTTAGAAGCTGTTAATGGATTCTTCTTGTTATTTATGTTGTTGACTAAATACTTGAGTTGAGTAACCATAGTCTTCATACTTGACACTCCTTCTTTTCCTTTGTCAACAAACATTCCTGCTATAGTACTGACAACTGCAATCTTTCCTAAACTTAGAATAACATCTTCACAATTTTTCATTATGTTAGGAACTGACTCATCATTAATAGCAGAATCTTGCATTGTGAATATCTTCTGTCCTAAGAAGTCAAGCTTGTCTAAGAAAACTAAAGCATTAGATATACCAACTATTCCATTTTTACTTATCTTGCTCATGATGTTTGCTACACTCATCATGATAGTAAGTTGAATTAAAGTCTTTGTAGCACTCTTTATATCTTTAGAAGTTGACTCATTAGCAGAAAGTCTCTGTACAACTTGCATGATAAATGAAAGCTTACCATTATTACCTATTAGTTTTGCAAGTTCATCAGTATTTATTTTAGAAAGAGACTTAACAATACCCATATAAAGCCAAGTAGTACCTAAAGCATAAGTTGCTATCAACTGGGTATATGCAGCATCTTTAAACTTTATATTATTCCCAACGGTACTAATATCTTCTATCATATCTTCTATGGCTCTAAGAGAAGAGTTATTCTTTCCAACAACATTATTCTTAAATATTTCATCTCCAAGTTCTTTTACTTGTAATGTAAGATAGGCAATAGGCCCTTTTGTATCATATATTCTAAGAAGCGACCAAAGAGCCATCTGTGTCTTCATTATCTTAGTTCTGTCTACATTTGTATTTTCTCCTAAAGAAACTAATGACTCTATGAACTTAGCTAAAGCACCTACAGATTTGAATCCACCTTGTCCTGCTTCTTTTGATCTATCTACTATATTATTTATGATAGCAGAAATCAATCCCTTAGAAGTGATACCAAGACCTGTGAGAATATTAGATTTTGTTGTCATCCAATATATAGAACGAAGATTCTTCTTCAAAGTTTTCATCTTCTGTTTGTCTATTTCCGCAATAGAAGGAATAGCATTCATTAATTCAACTACACTTGACAACTGAGACGTAGTTTTCTTAGAGTCTATAGATGCAGAATTTATAGCATTACAAAGTTTAAGGAAGTCATTTGTCAACAACTTATTGACTTTAGATATTTTCTTCTTAAGCTTATCTATATCTATTTTTGATATACTTTTGTCTATTCCAGTAAGATATTGCACTATGTTTTGATCTTTAACTTCATACTTTACTTTAGAAACACTATTTAATGCATCTGACAAATCTTTTAAAGCATCCAAAGAATCTTTTCCAAAATTCAAGTCATCTATTTTTATCTTTAGACTATTTAAGTCAACTGGATTGACTTGATTATCATTAGTATTGTTACTTTTATATTTTTCCTTTTCTAATTTTTGTTCATTAAAATTAGTCACAATAACTTGCATGCCATCAGATGTCAATATCTTATTAGTTTTATCAAGATTTTCAGATATTGATTTAGTAAATGATTGTATGTTAGTTTTTATATTGTCATAGCTTGTGTTTTCAGATATGCTTTGTCCACCAGACACAAATCCCATCATGGACATGAACTCTTCAGAAGCTTGACTTCTGGTTTTATTAAATGCATCGATGAACTCAGAAAAGCTCTTTTGTGAGTCTACATTTCCACTAAAAATCATATCAACCCCAGCCTCTACATTTTTCATTGAATTCTTAATGTCATCAATAATTTCATCTAAGTTACCAGTTATTGAACCTCCTGGTAATAAATTTCCACCTTTACTTCTAAGTACTGACTCATCTGATACTTTTGGCATGTTAATTGTTTGATTTCTTATTTTTATTTCTTATATAAAAATTAAAAGGGAAGAACTTAAGTTCTTCCCTTTGCAATATTATTTCATTATAAAAACTATCCATTGTAGTAAGATTTACCGTAACAGTATAAGTGAACTGTTTTCTCGGTACCACCGGTTATATTGTTTTTAACATTTGCATTTGATATATCAGGTATTGTAAGTTTATATGTATATTTTGCGTCACCTTTATCTGTTCCACTTGTACCTATTACCGCCGTTAATTTTTTTGATGTACTGTTCAAAATAGAAGAAATAGGATAATCCGAAGTAATGTCTTTTGTTTTGGATCCAGATTTAGCTGTGACTTTATAATTATCGATCCAAGCAGATGTATCATAAGTTTTATCATTATCAAATGCTGTTATCGTTTTATCATCACTACATCTAAATTCACCTTCAAATACAATATCTGTTGCAAGAATCTTTGTTGACCAAGTAATGGTATCAGAGGATTCTTCTGTATCAGACCACATTACTGTTACCTTACATGAAATACTTTCTGTATAATCTGTTTTGGACATCTTTGGGGTAACAACCCAATAAATTAATGATTCTGTACTACCATTATCCCATTCGTAATCAGGGTATCCAATTATAATATTATGTTCTACTAAATGGCCATCATGACCTTCATACCGGTAATATTTATCAGAAGTAAAAACACCTTCATCAGAAGCATACACACTATCTTTCATACCTCTTACATAAGCCTTTAATTTCCATTTTGCTGTAATAGATGCTGAAGCAGATGGACTTACACAATATCTCTTACTTATATCTAAACCACTAATTTTTTCAGGTATTTCCTTATCCATAAATCTTGTATTATTACTTAAAACAAGATTCCTACTGATAACTTCTTTAATACTGTTATAAAAACCAGGATTTCTTAATAAAACAATAGTAGGACCATATTTATACCAATTTTTATACATTGTATTTGGGTCTGATCCATCACCATGTAAATCTGACTCGGTAACTTCCATAAAATTATCAGATTTTAAAGCATTTACTATTATATTAGTTTCTTCATAATATATTGATTTAGATCCAAAACCATTATTTCCATCTGTTCTTTCTACATATACACTATTATCATTTCCAGCATATCCCCCAGTATTTGATTCAACTTTATAATATACTAATGATGAATCATAACTTGGTTTACCTCTTGTAATCTTAAACGGATTATCAAATAATCCTACTCCATTCCTTTTTTCAACAGATGGAGAAGATGCTGTAGCAGAAGCATCACTACCACTTACATTTATTGATAATTTAGAAGATTCTGATGATATTTCTTTCCAATCTCCATTCGCTGTGGATCTAGAATACCATTTCACTGATGGTGTTACTGTTGAATCTCCTGGTATAGTGACTGTAATCTTATCTTTGCTTAAACTGTATTTTCCAAGATTTGTACCAGTAGCATTTAATGTTAAGCCTACATCAACAGAACTATTTGCTTTCCACCATAAAGTTTCTGCATTATCATTTGTGGTAATTGTTAATTTATCATTAGAACCAATCTTTTCTGCGGTAAAATTACTAATAATATTGTTTGTATGACCAGTGGTACCTCTTGGAATATTTAAGCTATGAGTTTTAGTATCTGATATAGATAATGATGTACCTATCAAATTTACATATTTATTATTAACCCCGTTTGGATTAGTATAAGATAATGAAACCGTACAATTTATTGTTTCACCACTTTGCGAAAATCCTGATATAGTTGTTTTTTCTAAAGTAGTTTTAGAATCTGAACTTTTTAATGTAACACTAGCATTTCTACTAACAGCCTCATGGGCTTTACTAATCTTTACATCATATATATTACTATTAGTTGTATCAGTAACTGTAATTTCATCAACAGATGTTCTGTTAGGATCGGCATTTAAAGTCATCTTATTTGGATTATACCGAGTATAATTACCATAGTCATTATAATTGAATGTACAACTATTTATCACAGTAAGCCAATCCGATGATGATACACCAGATATTGTCAATGGATTATAGGTCATTTCTGATCCTTGAGGAATTCCAGTTTGAGTAACTGTTATTTCTGAACTATTTACATTAGTAATCTGCTTACTATTTTGTGTAGTATCAGGTGTAAACTTCAATTTCCATCTTATATCATCTACTTTCTTAGAATATCCTGGAGTAAATGTAAGAGTTTCTGGATATAATGATATAAGACTTTTAGATTCTCCTGAAATTCCAAATGTTTTATTTGCAGATTCTTCTACTTTTATTTTACCAGAAACTGATATATTAGTTGAAGAAGCAGATATGGTACCAAATCTATAGCCAAATTCATTATTTCCTTCACCCAATGTTACATTACTTAAGCTTGTTGAATAATCATTAGATGATAATTGTTTTATTTTGAATGATGCTGGATTACTTTGATCTATCTTATCTGTTTGTGGATTTTCACATATTATCGTCAATTTACCAACAACAGTAGGGTTTGGTACCCACCTAGACCCAGCTTGTGTAACCGTTGTATCTATAGAAGGATTTGAAACATTAAAGTTAGTACAATAATTACCAGAAACTTTTGTGTTTACAGTTATATTTCTATCACTTGTATTGACAGCTGGTGTCATAGATAAACCACTAATATTAAATGTTCCAATTTTATATATTGGCTTTGGATTGTTTATGCTTGATATAGATGGTGTACCATTTATACTACCAATTGTACCACTATTATCTTTAACTGTAATTATATATGTGTTTTGATAAGAATATTGTTGGTATTTGCCATTATCTTTTTTAGCATTAACAGTAGTAGACACTATTCTTGTATTAGAAACATATTCAGAACCTGATGTTATTTTCCAAGAATAAGTCAATTCTGGATCTTTAAGATCATCTTCATCTATAGTGCCACCATCTTGGTAAATAGTAAATGACCCTGATAGTGTACCAGAATTACCACTAGAAGAAGTGTTATAATCTGTTAATGAATAAGATATAGTAGCATCTCTTAAATATGAATAAGAATTTGACTTATCTGTATTTGTTGTTACAAATGCTTTACCATTATTATCAGAAGTAAATGTTACAGATCCGGCATGAGTATTAGATATAGAATTTCCATTAGAATCCTTATCTATATTGTAGTGAACTGTATGATTACCTGATATATCACCATATAATACTGATGGAGAATTGTCACTTATTATAAGATAATGGGCATTGCTACCAGTAGAGATATCTCCAGATGAAGAAGTAATAGATATTTCATTACTAATTCCACCATCTTTTGTTTGAAAATTTATCCAATTTTTATTTTTATCTTCCTTTTTATATTTAACTTTTGCAGTGAATACAGTATAAGGAGCATCATAGTTATAATATCCTTGAGCAACACCCTTTATTTGTTTGTTATCACCTGCGAAAGAAGATGCAGTATTGAATACAACTTCTTTATTAGAATTTCCATCCAAATTATTTACCCTTATATTGGCATCAAAATAACGTAAATCAGCTAAGATTCTGGAAGGATCGAAATTGTTGGTTCCTTTTAATTGATAAATAGTAGAAGTATATGCTGTATATGCTACTGGATTATCTTTATATTTACCATCAATATCATCTCCGTTAAACCAACTTAGCAACCCATAATTAAGAGAAGTTGTTTTTCTTGGATGAGTACCAACATTTGACTTGAGTTTCCAATCTATTCTATAAGTTTTACTTGTACTATTTATGACTTTATCATAATTGACACTATTGTTGTGCGTCTTAGAATAATCAGAATTTGAAGAAAATCCTGTATTGGATATAGTAATATTATTTGCACTAACAGTATTAACTACTCTAGCTAATGCATCAATAGCTGGTTGACCATTCATTGTAAATGGTAAATTTTTGTTAGAATCTCTAAATTTTGGGTTGCCATATTCTGTTGCCATTTTTAAAATACTAATTCTTTTTTTCTGTGGTATATCTTTCTTGTCTCATATACCCAGGACATGTATCTTTATTTATATTTACTTTTACAGTAAGATTTATGTTCCAAGGGGTTGTAGACCTCATTCTCTTTATTCTGAATGTTGTTGAAACATCACAGAATTCTGCATTTGATGGTGTATCTACATTACTTTCTGATTGGGACATATAACCAGATTGTGCCCAGTTCTTCCCATTTATTCCAACTATATCAGAATCATGTTTCTTATTGTTAGGATTTGCTGAGTTGTTATAATCATCTGAAGTGTAACCAACATAATATTTCTCTATTGGATAATTTGTATTGTTATCTTCATTATTTATATATTTAGGGTATAGCAATATTCTTATTATCTTATCAGCTGATTTCCCATTAGCTATTTGTACTCCATAATTGGATAAGAATCTATTTCTATCTGTTCCACTTATTTCAACCGTTATAGCATTAGTTGTCAATACATCTGGTACTGATGCACTCAAATTCTTTATAGCTTGATATCTTGTTGAATTTTTATGGGAGTCATTCCAAAATATTGTATTTCCACCATCAGGTGATATTCCAAGCTCTATGTGCAAATATACACCTACATTCAATTCATTATATTCACAATTATCATTGGTAATAGCATTACCATTTACATCAACCCAATTTGCATGACAATAATAAAGAATATTAGGTTTTTGCCACCAAGAAGCTAATTTTATGGAATTTCCAAGCTTTAGTAAATTTATAGTTTCTCCAATCTTAGTATAAATCTTAGATATGATTATCATACCATATCTGTTGTTTGTTGAGTTGTTAGGATTAACTGTGAAATGTGTCCAAAAATCCTCTGTAGATTTATAGCAAGGTGTATATTTATAATTATCTTTATAATTGCCATAAAATTCATCTGGTTGATTAGGTTTTACTCTATACTTATTTATAACAATATTATCTGTAGAAACCTTATAATTCTTAAATTCTTTTTCGTAAAGTTTTTTAACTTTATCAATATCATCATTTGAAAAATCTGTAGATGCTTCTATTGTACCTGCACTATCAACATTCCCAGGTAATTTTATTGAATCTATGGATCCAATTTTAATATCATTAGCATCATTTGGTCCTATTACCAATATTTGCAATTCAGGTTTATGCCATAATGATGTTTCTCTATCAATCAAATTCATATATCCATTACCACCATTAGGATCAAATTCATGGATTTTATCACTAGAAGAATTGTCAGGAATTGGTTTGTTTCCCTGAATACCTCCTAAACCATCTTTTGTATCCCAATGAAATGATAATGTATTCTCCAGACAATTGACATTAAATGAAGGCCATATTCTTTTTCTATTATATTTCAATTCATATCCATATCCATTATCTCCATTAGATTTATATCTCATCTGATGTACTTCATCAGATGATGTTTTCTTTCTAGATATGAATCTACCATTTCGTATAACTACCATATCCTTATATTAAGTCAATTTTATTTGTTTCTTATGATGAATACTGTATTAACATCATTAGAGAGAGAACCGAGACCAGCAAAATCTGTTGTATTACCAGACCAAACATAGCTAAATTTAGAGTCACCACCATGTCCAGTGAATTTAGGGTTATAATTAGCATTGTAAAGAATACCTTGAGTATATTGCTTGAATTTCTCTTCAACTTTTCTGTTTACTATATCATCCATCTGATCTATACTTATGAAATCATTTCTTGTAGAAGCATCACCATCATATATGAAATACAAAGTATTTGGGTCTACTTGTTTGATCTTTATATAATCAGCATATTCACCTTTCCACATATAAGTAGGACCAGTACCATTTAATATAGAAGTAACTATTGGTTTCTTATCTATGAATGCAATACCATCTAATGTTGGTTCTCTCTTTATTTCAAAAGCATTTGATCGATCTATATTGTTTGTTCCCCAACCAACAGAGAATAATGTATTATCTGATGATTTATTCCAGTTACCAGAAGCATGTTCTCCTGGATTTCTTGTTTCAGTACCTAATCCTTCAGCATGGGAATAACTTGCTCCAGTATGGCAATAAGTACCCCATCCTTCGGCATGACAGAAATTAGCATAAGCATTATTTGGAGAAGTGTAAGTATCACCATAATTGTTGAAATATTCTGCTCCAGTAAACATTGGCTTTAATACTTCAGGGTTTTCTGGATCACTTATTAATGGATAGAAATTTCTTCTACCAGCAGAGTTTCTCATCACATAAGTAACTGTTGCTACTTGTGCTAGTTGTCTTTTAGTAATACAGTAAGATGATTCATTGTTTGCAACAGTAGAATAAGGATAGTCTTCTACATAATCCCAAGTATAAATACCTTTATAAAGATAGCTTATTCCATTCTCTCTTACATCTAAGGCATTTGATTCATTACCACGACCATTACCATTACCTATCATGAATATGGTATTTTGCTTATCCTTATTTTGTCCTTCTAGATAAGAACGTGTATATCTTCCAAAACCAACTTCATAAGGAGATTGTAATGTTATATTAAAACCATGAGCAAACCCATAATTTGCATTTTCTCTAACTGTGATGCTATCACCAGAAACATTGATAAAATCTATTCCATTTTGATTATTTTCAATGTCTTTACTGTTTATTTCTAATGAACTACCTCTTAAAACAGAATAATTTGCATAACTGCTTATATGTTTTCCATTTATATCAGAGTATATGCCCTTTACCCTATTTAAAGTACCATAGATTACTACATTTTCACTGTTTGTATATACAGTATTTTCGTTACCACCAACATGAACATATTTTGTGTCACCTATACTCTTTCCTATTGTATTTGCATATCCTTCTATATGACTTGTATAAGCATAAGTTAGATGGTCAACACCTTCTATGTGAGATTCTTTACCAAAATTATTTGAATCTTTTCCTTCTACATGTGAATTTATCGCATAATTCTTATTATTCAATCCTTCTACATGGGAATAGTGAGAATTAGTTATTATACCTATATTTCCACCATTTACATTATTATCACCTTCTACATGAGAAGATTTTGAAAATGATATTCTATTGTTTGATCCTTCAATATGCGAAGAATCAGACAATGCATTTATTGTATTAGTGTTTCCTTCAGCATGTGAATAAGGAGAATATACTTCAGTTTCAGCTCCTTCAGTATGAGAATCCTCTCCTGCAGCTATAGTGTGATTTCCTTCGGCATGGGTATTTCTAGCTTTAGCCTCAGTATTGTAACCTTCTGAATGAGAATTTTCTCCTGATGCTTTTGTTATATTGCCTTCTGCATGGGTATTAGTAGATGTTGCTTGAGATTTATAACCTTCAGCATGTCCATTTTCACCAGCAACTAAAGTATTGTTACCTTCTGAATGGGCATTCTTTGCTCTGACTGTTGTATTCAAACCTTCAGCATGGCCATTTTCACCAGTATTTTCTACTATTGTAGTATTTCCTTCAGCATGAGCATTCTTTGCACTTATAGTTGTATTGTAACCTTCAGCATGGCTATTTTCAGCTTCAGGTTCTACTTTAGTAATATTACCTTCTGAATGTGATCCTTTAGCTTTTGCATAAGTATTGTTTCCTTCGGCATGAGAATCTTCTCCTATTGCATAAGTAATGAATCCTTCTGCATGAGAATTTCTGCCTTGTGCTTCAGATTTATCTCCTTCAGCATGAGAGTTCATTCCTCTAGAATAAGAAAAACTACCTTCAGCATGAGAATTCTCTCCTAAAGAATAAGAAGAATTACCTTCAACATGCGCATTAACTCCATTTACAAATGTTTTGTATCCTTCTGCATGAGAATAATTTGATTTAGCAATAGTGCTATACCCTTCGGCATGTGAATATGCACCAAGTGCGATATTATTCTGAAGATCATTAAATATTTCTCCATACGATAACGTACCAGGATATACATTACCAAATGGCATACCTTGATGCCATATAGTACGGTGGTTTACATCAAATATCAATGAATCCCAATAAGAATATATCATCTTATCAGGAACAAAGCTATCATTTTTATAATCTGTACCGTGTATGTATGTGTAAAAAAGCTTGTTTGCCATTTTATATATGCTTTATAATCTATGCTTATATCTAAAAATAAAAATGGGAAGCATTTCTACTTCCCATCAATATAGATTATTTACATACCTGGCAAACTGTTCAAATCTGTCTTGATATACTTTGCTTTCATTTCCTTATTCAAATCTGGATTCAATTCTGGATCCATTTCTACATTGTATGTGATATCCTTCCACTTATCTGGATAAATGAACTTAAGCATATATGTATTCAATTTTGACATTTCATCAAAGCCTTCACATTCACTTGACTTGTTGTTCATAATGGCTTCCAAATCAATCATAGAACGTGTATACATAGCTTTAAGAAGTTGTCTATCATCTTTGAATCTTGGGAACAATTCTGCTATAGCAGAAATAGTACCAAGTCTTGTATCAACCCAGTTAGTTCTGATAATAGAATTAGATGCTGCTCTGTAATTGATCTGGGGAATTGGCATAATCACAACTTTATTGCAATTGCTTATCCATACTGGAATTGTTCTTACATCTTCAAATGTTCTTACTGTAGAATAAGGATAGCTTTCCACAATCTTTCTTGTATACATCTTAGACCAAACATTGAACTTGATGAGATTGTCTTTAAATAAAGCTATTTCCATATCATGAGGATCAGTAAGCACAATCTTCTGTGGAGCTGTAGAATTAGATTGCTGTCCATTCTGTTGATTGTATATGACACCATATTCTACAACATCAGCATTTTCGGATATAATTGTATTGTAAGCATTTTCTACAAAGTCAAGATGAATATAGTAATCATCTGCATCCAAGAACATGAAATAATTTCCTGTAGCATTTTCAATACCAAACTTACGAGCACCACCACATCCAAGATTATTTTCAGGTTCTACCAACTTAAACTTGAAATTCTCTTTTGATGTATTGTTTATGATATTCTCAACAATATTTCTAGAATTGTCTTGTGATTTGTCATCTACCAAAACATATTCAATTTCACAACCATCTGGTACTTTCTGTCCTAAAACAGAGCCAATAGCATTACCAATAAACGTCTGTGCATTGTAAAATGTTGTTATAATTGATATCTTATCCATGTTAGACTTCTAATTTTTTTAATTTGTTCATGGTAGGTGACATCACTATCTCTATAGTGTTTTCTGTGATACGTTGAGTAACATAGAATTTCCAACCATAAGCATTCATATCAGCTGGTACAGCATATCCTCTCTGTTTTTTAGATTTTCCTGTAGAATTAGGTTGGCAATATTCTCCTGGCTTACACTTACCATTATCACGTACAATTACTTTACCAACCAAATTTACTCGTACCCATTCTTTACGATTACTACGCTTTACATATTCTTGCTTAGGATCATAATATTGACTTGGCACCTGTACATAATGGTTATATGGTCTAGTGTGAATATATGAAAACTCTTCTACTTGGTCATACTCTTTTACACCAATAGCAATCTTATCATTCTTCAAAAACTTATCACCAACTTCATTACACATATATGCATATTTCCAATTGTTTGGATCATCTGAAGTATGTGACGTTTGAATAGTTGTTACACCAAGAATCTGTTCATCAGAACCAGATTTTACAGGTTCTATCTTATCAGGATTTTCAGAAGAAAATGTAACAAAGAGCCCATAAGGACTCTCTGCTGGTATCTCTGCCCACTCATACATTTCTGAATATCCAACTGGATTAATGTATTCGTTATCTTGCATTATTTACTCACCATACATATATTTAACTTGGGCATCTAATGTTGGGCGAATCTTCTCCATATATAGAAGAAGATTAGCTGCCTCTTCACGTGGTTTAATAAGACTATACCAATCCTTATACAAATCACTCTCCTTCTTATCCTTAATCTGCTTAGATGTAAGAATAAACTTAGTTGGCATTGTATCCAAATATGGACTTACAAATCTAGCAAAATCAGTTCCAGAAATTGCATTTGGCAACTTAATTGTCATAATAGGATTGACCATGGCATTCTCTGCAGCCATCTCTACTGCTAGATCTTCATCCTGTCTATTGTCAATAGGATTCTGACGTGCTACACCTACAAACAATACATAGCGCTCTAAAGGGTTTTCACTTGGACCATTCATCTTATAGAGCTTACCTACGAAGGTACTTGCGCAATATGTACCCTTCATAACAGCCCTTCGTCCGTTATCTAACACAGTTTCCTTTTCACAACTTCGATCAGTATGGATATCTGAAACAACAAACTCATCAACCAACTTCTTTGTACGAATTGTAAATGGATCTGGCTTAGCAGAAATAATTGCATAAGCCTCTTCTAAAGGAATATTCTGCATTTTAAATAGTATTTAATTAAATTATTTTATTTAAATATGTGCATATTATCATACACACTTATAATATAGAAATATTTGAACTAGAAATTCATTTATCCAGGTAACTTTTTAATATAATGTTCTGAATTACCTTTACAAAGCTTAATCAAGGTTTCTGTAAATGCATCTTCAAAATCAGATGTATTTTCAATACCTTCCTTTTCTTCATATTCATTAAGCAATTCATCTCTGATACGATCAGCAATATTCTTTGTTTCAATTGGTTTGAACATGATTGCATTAGTCCAATCATCAAGACGTTTCTCTTCGGAATTGTACCATCCTGGTTTTAGTCCACTATCTGGATGTGGAATACAATATTCAGCCACAGTAGGAATTGCAATGAATCCATCATTTTCCATAGTAAGAACTGTTACCCAATCAAGTTCAATTCCATTATTTCTCATGGCAAAATAATCTTCAATTGGCAACCATCCTTCCAACTTCATCAAATTAATGAAATTGTTGGCCAATCCGCTACCAACAATAGTATCATGTGTCAATTTATTCTCCATATTATTTTAAGAATTTACAAGTTATTAATAAATCTAATTTTCTCAGCAATCTAAATAAGAAATTCATCATTCTTTCTTTTTACATTACATTCATTCAGTAGGTCATAAGGCATTGAATCTTCTGGTAATTTAATACCATATTTCTTGAAATTATGATATGACTTTTTACAAGCATGATTGTATATCACACAGAAAGCTTGTTCTTCTATTGCTTTCGTGAATAATCTTCCACATATTGGACACTTACATACATCACCTATATTCGCATTCTTATTTTCATTATATTGTAATGTAATGATGTTATCTATTTCTTTATTTACATCCATTTTATTTCTTATTTAAGTCCATTCTACAAAAGCATTCAACTCAAATCCAGAAAGCATTTCTTCATGTGTTGCCTTCCACCAAGCATCTTCTACATCGTCTGCAATCCAAATAGCTTCTGAATCATTATGACCAGGAAGAACAATAGAAGTACGTGACCAAGTATCTTCAGAATCATCATACTTTACAAAAATCTTAGTGTTAGTAGGAATATGAATGAATTCATCCTGAAGATATGTTTCATTATTTTCAAGAATAATATCATGCATGTTGAAATGAATAGGAGTACCTTGAAGAATTTCTTCATGATTTTCAATCTTCTTAAGAAGTTCTTCAAAAGTGATTCCATTTGTAGGATATTCACCAAAAGTCACCTTTTCATTTTCAACTACGTTTACTATTTCAGGATATACAAAATTCATCATAATTTTATTCATTATTTGTTTTACATTATAAATATAGAATATATAAAAAGAATTTCAAATTAATTTTGCAATTTTTATATATAAGTTTAGAAAAATCTTTTCAGATGGCAATATACGTTAAGAAAACTGGAAATCAAGATATTGGTGCAATAAAGTTAGTAGATTCAAAGACAGATAAGCTTAAAGATATAAATGTGGTCTTTTGGAAAAATATGATGATTTGGCCAAGGGATTCAAAATATCTTTTCTGGAGTTCAAACAACAAAAATCATGATTTCATTTCTATTGATTCTGCTTTTGACAGAAATGGAATACATGTAAGCGCGGCTAGTCATGTTGTGACAATATACGTCAGATCTTGTGTAAAATACTGGCATGGAAGATACCCATTCAAAGTAATACCTTATCAGAACTGGGTAACCGCTCCTAATATAGTATATCCTATAGGATGGAACATAAAGACAGCTACTAAACATGAATATGACGCATTGTTTGATTTGAACATATCTGGTAATGTATCTACTTCAAGTTCTAGAACGACTTATGTATCATTATGGCAAATTGACAGTAAAGATGAACAGATAGATACTTCTGCATCTAAATATTCTGGAAAGCAAATAGTGATAAAGATAGTTCAAGATAAAGACGAAGAAGATCCAAATGCTAGACCATCTTATGCAAATGCTATAATCACTTGGTATAAAGATGAAACATTTTCAGATGAAGTAAAAGAATATGGTACTGAAAGTAATCCTTATGTAGATGTTAATGGCAAATCTATTTCTCTGTATTGCAACATAACAGGTACAGTAAAGATGATGTCTGGAAACACCGCAAGATGTTTCTATGGTGACCATTATGGAGATGTAATTACTATCAATGAGCTCAATATAGACAAGAATGCAATGTCATTGGAAAGTTCAGAATATCTTGGTGATGGAAACTGGAGGATAAATCTGAAAATGAAGAGCAATGTTCCTACTAGTGCTAACTATACAAATGTAATAAAAGATCTTACATTGTCATCCAGTAGAGTAGACTATACTGGTGATATTGTTACAATGACCTGGAAAGTGTTTAATGAAGCAAATACTTTGACAAGATATTCCAATGTTGGTTTCTTACTTGGCAGAACATATACTTCAACTACTAAAGTATGGCAACAAGGTGGATATGCAAGTAACCAAGTAACTAATGTAACATGTGCTACTGGAGTATCAAAAGAAGTTGCAAAATGGATAAGCATATCAAATCCCCAAATAAATTCTGCTACTTCTTCTTATTATGCCAAAGTAACAGTCAATCCACAGACTGCTACTGAAAAGATGTATATTGAAAACATCAGTACATCTTACGATGATGATATAATTCCTGCAACTGATACATTATTCCAAATAATGTTTATGATATTCAAAAAGACAGGTTATTATGCAGGAAGAAAGGGTATCATAAATGTTACTTGTGTTTCTGATACTAAATCTGTAGAATTGACACAAACAGAGCATTCTGATACATCTTTTAAGAAAATTACAGATAGAGATATAGATAAGAAAAAGATATCTATAGCAGGAATAGTTCCTAATTCTTACTATTCAAACATGATAACTAGCATTACAAACTTAAGATATGATTACAATTATCTCATGTGGCTAGCTGATGTTTCTGTTACAAGAAATCCCAAGAAGATACTCGACCATGAATTAATGGTAAACTCTTATCCTAAGGTGGTATCATCAAAATCCCAGTATCTTGAAATAACTTGGTCTATCATGACAGGTGAAGTGAATTCTTCTCCACGTTATGGAAAGATAAAATTCTCTATTCCTGATTACAATTGTGAAGATTACTATGATATAACACAAAATGGTTCTACTGATGCACAAGGAGCTAAGTTTGATAAAAACTATTTAAATAATTCAAAACTATATAATATCAGTGACAATATTGTTTCTTCATCAACAACCTCGGTTGATGGACCTGGAAAAATTTCTTTAAATGGAAATTTCTATATTGGCACTATAAAGATAAATGAGAATACTAAACATAATAATACAGTTGCATATATAAAACCAACAGAAATAACTGATTGGTCTGTTTCTGATTTTGACAACTACAACAATGCTGCATTCTATATAAGGATAAAAGGAAAGAATGTATATATTGGTATTGACAGAAATGTAAAGATAAAGTTGGAAATTACTGGAATAGGCTCAAAAGAAGATACTATATTGCAAGAGAAAGCACCATCTGTAGACAGTAATACTTTAGCCAATGTAACAGATTTAGATGTTTCTTCTATTAAGATATCAGGTGAAGCAACAACAAACAAATTACCTTATCTTATAACAAATGAAATGTACTGTGTACCTATAATACTTAATAAGAATGATGTACCTACAAGATATGATTATGATGTTGTTGTTGGTTCAAAAGAATATCCTGGATCATTTGAATATGGGAATTATGATGATGTATCTCTAACACCAGAATATTCAATACCTAACTATGACAACATGTATACTGTTGTCACTTCTTGGTGGAGAAGACAAGGAGAAGAAAAGACAAGAACAGTAATATTATCTGTTGATGGAATAACCCAATCTATTACAAATACATGGACCGGTATAAAATACCAAGGAGACCAGACTTATAGATCTAATTTGTCGGAAGATTATTCTCTAACATTATCTGACTACAACCAACAATGGATATCATTGAACCAAAACAATTTGATTTCTTCTTCTAACAGTACTTCTAGTACAAGAAGCTTAGGTTTGACAGATACTCTATATCTTGATGATTTAAAACAGAAGAATTTGAAATTGACTTTAAAGCAAGAGCCAAGAGGAACTAGCACTAATTTCTTATTCTCTTCTTCAATAGAATCAGAAACTATAACATATCTGAATGCCACTGATAGTGCTTCATTTATGATATATAGCTTAGATGATGACTTAATGAAACCATTAGATATAAGTTGGAAACCTACTGAGTTCAACAACATGATATTGAGTTACACCCATAATGATTACTGGTATAGCTTTACTGTTGCTCCAACATCTTTGAATATATCTGATACAAATGAAATTTGGAAATATAGAACTTGGCCAGTAGGCTTTACCCAAGCTGTTTCAGGCAAGAATATTTCATTAACATTTGTACAACATTGCTATCAATTTTCTTTATTAGATAAGAATTCTATAAACATTACTTCTATAAACATTACACCAAATGTTGAAGTTGAAATAAATGTAATATCTACAAAGAGTGGAAACTTCTTTGGTTTCACTTGGGATGCATTACCGGATTGGCTAATGGTATACAGAACATCTGATACTAAGCTTACATTCAAATGTATTGAGATAAATGATTCTACAAAAACAAGATCATGTACAATAAGATTTACTCAATATGAATCTGGCATATCTACAACTCTTACAATATCCGAAGAATCTTGGAGAAATCCAGAACTTGATGAAAGTACAATAGATTTATATTATAAAGGAGCAAAGACAGTAAAGGAGTTGTATTCTGATCAAGCAGGTATTGGATTACCAATAACAATAAGACAAAGTGATGGTACTCTTGATTCAACAAAGATAAATATAACTTCAAGAAACATATCGGATTCTCGATATGCCATAGATATTGTATCTTTAGTGGATTTAGAAGGAACTATTCCATTATTTGGAAGATATTCATTATCTAACAAAAACCAATATCTTGGAGAAATCTATTGCATTATGCATGCTTATCAATTCAGCTGTTCTTCTGACAATACTTCTGAAATAGTTTGGACTTTAAGTCCTAAAGCAAATGAACTATGGTCTATGTATTATGTTACATCAATAATTGATGGTGAATTTGCAGATTATGAAATTTCTGAAGCCAATGGTAATTTTACTTGCTATCATAGCGGGGTTAACATTACTATACTTCCAAAATTAACTAACTACAGTAATGAAAGAAAAAATTGGACCTTGAAGTTAAAACAAAATAAGACTAAGAAAGAAATCTTTGTCAAAGTACAACAATTAGGTGCTAATGAATATGAAGAGGTGTATATATAAATAAGAAAGTCCCTAGGAAAGCGCCTGGGACGTTCAGGAAGCGGAAAATGGTCGAGAGATATAATTTATCAGCTCGACCATTTTTAATTGTTCCTAGTGAATAATTTTATTTCTTGAACAGAACTGAAAGTGATGTTCATTAATTTTAGTTCTGTTCATTAATTTAAATTATTTCTATAGTGATCTTTTCACCTCTACTTTTGCTTGCAATCTTCATCTTATTGTAAAGTTCTTTAAAGTAATTAGTAGAATTGCTTACCCATCCTACTTTATCATTCTTTCCTGGAATAATGCAACCTTCCGTATCAGATGCAGAATTGCCTGGGTGTATCAATACACCATCATAACCAGGTACATCCACCAATCTAGGCATGTATGCTTGACAGAACTGCATCATTGTCTTAGATTTCTTATACTTAGGACTTTGTACATTCAATACAATTTCATAAGTACCAGTAGGAATTGCAGTGATTCCAGGTTTCTTCATGAACAGGATCTTTTCTTTAGTCATATTCTGATTAAGACCTCTGTCTTTATCTTCTATTGTATTAGAAAAGAATACACCATCAACATAAAGCTGTCCAATAGTGTATCCTTCTTTCTTCCATTTTCTTACTAGTTTGAGTTTCATTTATTATATGAATTTTATTGTTTTTCTTACTTTATTAGTGCGTATATAATCCCACCAAGTAGATTTTATATAATACAAATCATCTTGCTTCATATATGCTTCATATTCAAATGGGATTGTCTTATAAGCCTGTTTCCATGGCATGAAGAATGGCCAAGCCTTCAAAAATTGACAGATATATATTAAGTAAAACCAAAACCATTTCATGAAACTAAATGTATCTGCTTGATATATATGTATTGCTTCATGATGTGCCCAAATCTTACCTCTGTTAGTTTGTAAGTATCTCCAAACCACATCTGCACTTTTTCTTGTATACACTGTACCAAACAACAAGATAGCAGAATAACCTTTAGGTGGCAATATCTTACACTCACAAACAAATTTCAAATTCTGAAATTCTATCTTTCTATTCATCTATTAAATATCTAGATATTTTTCATATTGCTTTCTGAATATGTTAGTTAAATTGAATCCATCTGTACTAGGTAAGCTTTTTACAAAATATGGATAGAATCTGATATCAACATCAAATGGATTTACATATTCATCAAAATACAATGTCCAACATAAGAAATCAATCAATGGATATAAGTCAATATCCTCATTCTTAAATGAAAACAAATCACAAGCACCAAAATCATCTGACTTACCACCAAGTGATAGCTTCCAAGTCGCATCAGATTGGCTTTCTATTTTCAATATTCCACCACCAATAGGTAATGGTTCATCCTTCTTACGAAGATCTTTATGATACAAAACATAGCCTGCTCTGATTTCCAATTTACCATTATTATAAATAGCAATCCATTTGATCAGCTTATCTGAATTCAATTTTTCTTGTGCCAACTTTTTGTTTATATTATAAATGTCCATCATATTCTTAAATTAGTATATAGATTTACCAATATCCATTTCACAATCATAATATCCACTTGACCATCCAATTGAACATCCAATATGATAAGATTCTTCAACAGACAGAGCAATAACATCAATATCTTTTTCCTTTACTTTATACTTCTTAAGTAATGGAAGAATATTCTTGATGAATTCATAATTCACTTCGTTTCTATATACATAAACTTTCTTTTCCATATTCTAATCATCTAGTACATATCATTCTCACTAAATCCATTAATATGAATCTCCTTCTTATCATGATCGATAACCATATATAGTGCACAAGCCCAATTAAAGCAAAGTTGAAGTTCATCATCAAATGTTCCCAAGAAAAATCCACCAGGACATAAAATATTACGTTGTCCTTCTCGTTTGATTTCACGTTCACCAGCTCCTCTATAGGCAAATCCAGATCTCCAAAAAACACGATAATTAGAATATGTAGATATTGCTTTCTTACAATTCTTACTTCTTGTCAAACCTGTATTTACAATATTTTGTTCCATAACTTCTGTTCTTAATATCACTTCAGTGATGTTATTAATCTATTGATTTTGATGTTTATTCAAATAATTAATCATTAATAAATCTCTTTCTTGCAGCTTCCTTGAACCATTTTTTATTTCCATATTTATCAACATAAGTACCATACCAAATCCAAGGATCTTTCTGCATTCTTCGTTTTGCTAAAGTCTGTTCAGTACAATAGAAAGTCTTATTTGTACCAGCATCATAATGTCTGAAATGTTCATCGATAATTGAAACAACTACAGCAATGAATGTGAAAACGATCCAAACAATCAAAATAATAGCTATAACATTTACAATATTCATAATCATTAATATTTTAACAATCAAAATATAGAACAACCTTGATAAATTTCAAAGAAATTATATAATATTTCACAAAATCAATGTCTCCATTCTCTTATCTTGACCTTTCTTTAATTCCATGGACCAGATGAATTTCTCAATAATAGGGATCCCATACTTCGCCATTATCTGTTTTCTAAATATCTCATCAAGTTCAATTGATGTGTATCTATCAAAGTAGATTCTGTTTCCTTTTGTTAGATCTCTCTGATTATAAGGAACTACTTTATCAATGAACTTCTTTACAGGCAAATTAACGTTGAAATGTGCAACATGATTATGTTCAATACACTTAGTGATGTAGTTATCTTCTTCGTAAGTGTCATTCTCATCACCATCATATTCATCACCATCAGTCTCACTAGTTATCCTTTCATAAGTTGACCACTTGATTGTTATGTATGTATACTTATCTTTATCTGTTAATTTATCCATAATAATTCATTCTATTTTAATTCTATTAAGATATAGAACTATCTTGATAATCTTTCAAAAGGAAATCAAATTATATTGCAATCCTATTCCAACCCCATAAACAAATCCTTTATTGCTATATCCACCAAATACAGATGGACCTATTCCAAATTTCTTTTCTTTCTTTTGCTTAGGTATTGTTAAGCCTGTTATTGAATTGAAATTTACATAAGGGTTGTCTGAAGTCATATATACAACATTATCTTTGACAGCTAATGCATACTTGAACTGTATTCTATCTTTCTCTATATGTAATCCTAAAGTGTCATTAGTATAACTTACATTACCTGTAAGCTCTCTGTACTTGTTAGAAAAATCAAACTTTCTATATATATTCTTAGAAGTTATTTCAGTAGCAGTAGGTACCCATAATGTATCATGCTTACCATTGTCTATTGAAGTTGATCCACCTATTACCATATCTGGTTTCTTTACTTGCATACTTTGTATCATTCTATATAGAGAATCATTAATTATCTGTAAGTTCTTGTAATCAGTTTCTATCATTGTCTTCTTTGCTACTTCATTACCATACTTACCTTTATAATACTTTACAGAATCAGTAAGTGCTATAATATTCTTATCATTCACATTTTTATAATAAGTACATTTATTGATTGACAAGGTTATAAATACAAAAAATGCAACCACTGAGAAAACTTCTATCAATATTCTCTTGTGATTGCGTACGAAAGTTAGGACCATTTGTCCCAACTTTTTACTCCATAAGCTTATTGCATTCATTTTGCAATTTGAATATTTTTGTTTTTTTCTTTATACACTCATAAGTTCTTTTCAATTCTCTTTCATAATTCTTATTAGATGAGTAACGATGACCATTCAAGTTAACGAAATTATTCATCAAGTGGTGAACTGTTTTCTTCTTTCCTAGGTATTTTGTTTTCAATAAATCAATATAAGCAGTAGTAGAATGATTTCGGTGATTATAAGTCTTATATACACCATACATACTTTTTCTTGATTTACCAATACCTGTTGTTCCAAAACAAGTTTCGTTCTGTGCTTGTGCTAATGCAAAGCAAATGTCAATGTCATTGTCAAGGCACTCCTTTACAATGTGGCTACTAATGTCTTTGTCAAATTTTCTTGTAGTATTCTTTCTAATGTACTCTTCAACTTCACTTATCAATACAACTTTACAATTTTCAAGGGCAATTTTCTTGTTCATGAAAACAGCTTGCGCTGAATCCACTTTTTCGACATGTTCAACCTTTGTACCAGTCACATGCTTTGCCATTGCATGCTCTTCAGCACCAAAAGGAGTAGAAACCACTAAAAACAATGACATTAATGTTAAAAGGATTTTCTTTTTCATTAATGTTATACGTATTTTAGATATATTTCCGAACACCGAACATTGGTATTCATATTAAAAATAGAAAAGCACCATGAAATATTTCATTCATAGTGCTTTATAGATTTTTATTTACCTTAAATTTAATTTATTAATTAAAATTGTAAACTGCATTAGGTCTAGTCTTCATATTTTGAATAGGCATAATAGTATAGAAATTATCCTTTGTTACCTTTACACTCTTAAGGAATTTCTTGAACTTATCATTAAACCCATCATAACGAGAATATTGTACACCTACATTGAACCAAGATTCAATTGTATCTGCATCATCATCATTTGCTGCTATATCTGAAGCAAAATCCTCTACTCCATTATAGTTTGTCTTCACACTAAATATTTTAACTTTATCATCAGAAGATTTTACAACCAAAGCAAAGAAAAAATTTTTAGCTTCATTAATAGATTCTACTATAGATTTCATTTTATATATTGATTTTATTTATTTAAAATAATTCAGCATAAGTGCTAAGTGATATTGATTCATTCAACTTCAAACCACGAGAATCAGCTTCGCTTCTTAACTTTTCAGCTTCCTCATCATAACCAGAATCTACACAAATCTTATAATATGCTTTAAGCTTATCATCAGAACAGTTCTTTACATTCTGCTTACGAGTACCATTGTGCCAAGCATCCATCTTTTCTTGGCCACCTTTAACAGTTTTTGTTTTTACAGCAGCTTTATCTTTATCCTTTTCAATCTTATCTGTACCTACAACTTTACCACCCTTGCAGAATTGAGCATAGAATTCAAATGGTAAATATCCTTTCTTCTTACTTTCAGTTTCTTCATCATATTCATCACGGGCTTTAGACTGTGCTTTACCTTTAGTTTGGACCCCATTAAAAGCATTTAAGAATTTTCTGTAGTTTGCATCAATATATTCTTTTCTACCTTTCTTTCTTGACTTGTCCCATTCTTTAACTGCTTTAAGTTTCAAATCCTTAGCAAATTCTGATGTACTGCTATTAGTTGGGATATTCAATTTTTGAATGTAAGGTACAACTTCTACAGTAGATTCTTTTGGATTAAAACTTGTAGTATTTCCCATCAAATCATATTTACCAAGATTATCAAGCATGACGAATTTCTTAGATTTGATATTATAGAAAATTTGCTCATAAGTAATATCTTCTAATTCACCTGAATCTTTTTTCTTCTTGAATGCAACAATACCACTTATACCTTTAAGTTCCTTCAAATCAGGATTTATTTCTTGCTTCAATAATTCTGCAACATTTTCAGCTGCTGTCTTGGTTGCAGATTCAGCAACAGATTTGCTATTTGGATTGTCTACATATCTAGCATTATATGAATCACTTTCTTTAGACTTTAATGAATTATGTGCTAAAAGTGTATTCTGATATAACTGAACGGTACCATCATCTTTTATATTAAATCCAACATGTCCAAATGATCTGCTTAAGCAACCATAATTTTGGAAGAACTTTACTTTCTTTTCTTGCATTCTGGACTCTTTATTATCTCTATAAGACTTTGCATCAGCATTACCATTACTTATGATATCTGATATCTTATCTCTATCACCTTTAGCAATATCTCTTTTATGGATTGCAAGGTAATCTTCTAGATAATATCCATCACTAATATGACTTATGATATACTTAGCAGTAATTGTTGATGGGCTTGACATGATACCTTGATAGCCTGATACTTTCAATTTCTTAATAGGACCAACATTTGAAATATAGAGAACCCAATTTATAGTACCACCTGCTATAGCACCACTATCACTATTATATGATGCATCAACTACATCATGCTTAGTACCTGTTTTCCTATCTATGATATAACCTTGTGAATTATTCTTGAAATATTCATCTTCTTGGCTATATGTACCAGAAACTGTATCATTTCTATCACCAAAATTATATTGGTTTGTTTTCTTTATGATATTTGTTTTCTTCTTAGTAATCTTTGATGGTACACCAGCTTCAAATACCATTGACAATAATGATTTCATTCAGAAAAATTGTTTTATTAATAATTAATACTTACTTATCAAGACTGATTCCATCATACATAAATCTATGAGTTGGACCCATTTCCATTTCATAATAAAGGTAATTTTGAAATGCCTTAGTAAAGCATGAAAAGAAATATCTTGTTCTATTAAAGAGCTCTGGTCTAGCAAGAAGATAGTGAAGATTTCTTCCATTTACTCCGGCAAGTCTTTCACAAAGTTCCATAACACTATTAGCTCTTACAGAAACTTTAACAATCTCTTTTCTGTTAGTAATTTTGTTAAAAACGTGAATGTTTACCTTGATAATATTGTTTGTATTTGTATTCATAATCATAATCATTTTAAATTATTAATATTTTATTGACATATATAATATAGAAACAAACTAAAAAATTTCAAATAAACTAAAATTAAAGTTAACAAAATAAATCAATATTAAATGATTCAGCTTTCTTAGATCTTGTAAAGAGAACTTCAAACATTGTATATTCTGTAGGGCGATCTTCAAACATAATGTAATCTGCAACATATACATAGTTCTTCTTTCCTTGTGGCATGATTTCAACCCTTTCTACTTTGTTATCAATAAATGGGTGAAGAACTTTAACGCGAACCGAAGCACCAGTAGGAATATGTTTAAATACAGCAACTTCATTTTGATAAGTATCAAGCTTAAACTCATTTACTTTGATTGTAGTTGTATAAAATGTATTGTCAATATCAAAATGTTTTGTGATATAAGACTTACCATTAGAAACTGCTTTAACCAACTCACTGAAAGAAATATTTGTTGTATTCATAATCATAATAATTTTAAATGTTATTTATTTATTTGACATGTATAATATAGAAACAAACTAAAAAATTTCAAATAAAGTTCAAATAAATTTCAAATAATAAACATCCCTTTCAGTTCTGTTCAAGAACTAAAGTTAAATTGTGAATTTTTAATAATAAAGTTACTATTTTATATTATGGTTAGATCAGATAACTTCATAAAAAATGTAAAACCAAGAAAGAACAGTTACTACCATCAAACAATAGTGGATCCTAAGAAATTCAAAAAATGCAAAGAAAAGGAACCAGTAATTGCAAGATCTGGGTTAGAAATGAAATTTATTCAGTATGTGGAAAATCAATCTAGCATTACTGGATGGGTATCTGAATCTTTAGCTATACCATATTATAGCAGATTGAAGAAAGGTATGGCAAACTATTATCCGGATTTTATTATAGAGAATGCTGATGGACACCATACAATAGTAGAAGTAAAACCTTATGCTCAAACTAAAAAACCAAGACCACAAGATTCTGTTTGGTTAAAAGAACAATGGATAAAGAATTGTGACAAATGGAAAGCTTGTATGAACTTTGCTAAAGAACACAACATGAAATTTGTGTTGGTAACAGAACGTTTCTTCCAGTAAATTTATTTTATAATTTAAATGCCTACTCAGAATCAACGATTGCAACAAATAGATACTTACATATATCAACCTGAAGAAATTAAGAATTTTAGGTTGGATGAAGCTGTAAATGAACACCCATTAAAAAGAAGACCTATCAATTTACGTTCTCGTCTTGCTTATAGAGAAATTCTCATAAATACTAAAGCTACTACTAAGTATATTCTTCCTGGTCAAATAGTAGTATTCAATTATTCCACACCTAAAACTGCAGAAGATTTGGAATATTATGACAAAACCCCTATGACTGTATTTTTTGGTTTGACAAGAGACAAAAAGAACAATATTCGTGAGATTGGTATAAACATTCATTACTTTCCACCTTTTGCAAGAACACGTGTTATGAATACTATTTATGAAATATTCAAACAGTATTACCAGTTGCAGTTCAATGATCCAGTACATAAAGTTAACAGATATATCAATTGGCCAGTACTTAAGAGATTATGTAAGAAGTATAAGATAGGATTCGCTGTAAGGATGTACATACCTATGTTAAGAAGTCACACACATGTCATACCAACTAGATTATTACCAACAGCTATATATACAGAAGGTCATTTTGCAAAAGATGTATTGACAAACATTATGACTTATTGGAGACACTTCAAACCATAAAATTAACAATATTCAAAAATGAAAAAAAATTGCATTATCATACCAATATATAAAGAAAGTCCTGGTTTATTGGATAAGCTAAGTCTTGAATCATTGTCAAAAAACTTGAAAGATTTTTCTGACTATGAAGTTTATTTTATATATCCAGAAAATTTAGGTACAGCACAATGGAAGAGATATGTAGATCATGATGTAATATTAAGACCATTCCCTTATGATTATTTCTTATCAACTTTATCTTATTCTAATCTTCTTGAAAGTTATGAATTTTGGAATACTTTCAAAGAACATGAATATGCATTGATATATCAAACAGATGGATATTGCATTGGAGGAAGTCTTAAAGAATATATTGATATGAATTATGACTATATTGGTGCACCTATCATAGCACAGGATGCAAGATGGTTCAATGTTCCTGCTGTTGGCAATGGCGGAGTTAGCTTGAGAAAGATAGCCACTATGATAGAGGTAACTGATCCAACCGGAGAATTCATCAGAGAGAATAAAGAAGATATTGATAAGCATAACAGAATGAACAGCAATATGTATTCTATATATGAAGATTTGTACTTTGCACAGTTAGTACCGATGCTTTGGGATTTCAAAAAACCAAATTTTGATATAGCTACTTCATTTGCTTATGATATGAATGCAGATATTGTCTATGAAATGACAAAGTATAAGTTACCACTGTTTATTCATGCTTTTGATAAGAATATAAGATTTTGGCAAAATATTCTTGATGACTTTAAAGATATAGATGTCATATCAGAATGTGAAATAAAGAATGAAAATGAATATCTATCAGAAAGAATAGGATATCAGGCAGATTTACCTCATATAAATAAGATAAAGATAGCTGCTATAATGATAGTTAAGAATGAAAACTATCATTTGAATGAACAAATTTATAAGATAATATCTTCTGGTGTTTCTAAAGTTTTTGTTATTGACAACAATGACATATCTGGGGAGGATCCTAAAGATATTCTTGATTTTTCTAATGTAGAATTGATTTCAAAATATAGAGGAGAACATGAAATATTGTCTGAAGCATATAGTGATGTTTACAATAATTATCTGAATGACTTTACTCATTGCATATTCATAGATGGTGATGAAGAAATTCATTGCAATTCATTGAGAAAAATCATACAAGACAATATTGATTCAAAAATATTGAAGATAAAGAGCATCATAGTATACAATGATGGTAACAGATCTTCTTATCAGAATAATGCTTTCAAAACAATAATGAAGTGTGGATTACCTATCAGAAACTTTACTAGAGAAACTCCTTTATATTATATAGATTCTAAAGAAATTCCAGAAGAAGTATGTTGCTTACATAATTATGCAGGTTGCAATTCATTAGAAGAGTATATGCAAAACAAACTTTATCGGGGGTATCCAGATAAAGAAACAACAATTGGGAAACAACTTACTAGCATTAACTTATATTATAAAGTAAATCCACCAAAAAATAGTAGAATATATTTTTAACTATAAAACTTCAACGAAATTCAACAAATGAAGACATTGTCAATGATAAAGGAGTCATTTGATAACCGACCATTAGGAAATAAAGTTGGTGTAACTAATCATTTGACTCCAGTAGATAATATAGTAACAAATGTAAGAAATTTCTTTTCATCACAACTTTCTATGGTTGTAATAAAGGCAGAAGATAATTTCTCTTTGAAATGTACATCATCATTATGGCATTCTGAAGAAGATGTTAGAAATGCTATATATGCAAATGTTTGGAATGACAGAACTTCTCTTTTTAGTTATGTATCAATGCAAGGTTTGTCATGTATAAAGATTGTTCCTGTTGGTGAAGAATATTTCTTGTATTTTTGCCCTTCAGATATTAAACAATCTTATGGATATAATGGTCCATGTGATAATGGATCATGTGAATCATTACCAAAGATTGCTTGTCATGAACAAAAACAACTGCATCTTGGTGACATAGAATATAACCAGTTTGGTGAGATAAAAGAAGATGCATGGCAACCAGATCAAGAAATTGAAGATATAACTAAGAAGGATATAAGACAATTGTTGGGAGGCAACGATAAAGTAAAAGCTGCAAAGGCATTTGCCGAAATTCTTAAACAGAATATGAGAATGCCGGATAATTATTATATAACAGCAGTTCGAGATGAAGATGGTAATGAATCAGTTGCTTTGCGTTACAAACATGATGTAAGAAAACCATTTGGTAAGACAGCTACAGTTACAAAAACTCTTGTAAATATTTATGGTCTAGGTGATAATGGTATCTGGGTAAATGATGCTGATAATCCAAATGGAATGGATCAAGAGCTGAAAGGAGTTATTGATGATATGCTGGGATTCATTGGTGTAAGAAGAACTGGTGATGCTTGTTGTTTTACTATAGCTGAAGATCCAAGTACTGCAGATGATTTGAAATCAGATCCTAATAATTCGGATAATAAAGATGATAATAATGATAACAATAAAGAAAATAACAAAGACCAAGATACTGAACAAAAGAATAAAGATGATAATGGTCAAGGTATCAATACACCTCAAAGAACTGACAAACCATCACAAGTAGCTGCTAATCAAGCAGATAATTCTTTATCTAATTCAGGAATTATGAGAACAGATGGTTCTAGTATGTAGATCTTAAATATAGCAAAAAAAAAAGAATATATATGAAAAGTTTATTAGAATCCTTAGTAACAGAATCTAAGGAAGTATTAAAGAATCAAAAAGGTACAGATGTATTAAGATTTTTACTTGGTGAAGGTAGTGATGATCCAATCGATGAATCAGAATTGATTGATGCTATTGATGATGGTTGGGTTTATTCAAAACCTTTAACATCAGGAAAAGCTGCTATTAACTGGCTTAAGAAGACGGATGGTCTAACCGTAACATCAAAAGATGATGGTGATGTTGGTGAATTTGATATTGTTATTAGAGGAAAAGGTAATACTATCAAACTTGGTCCAACAATCATATCATATAATGAGTTTATGGAAGGATAAGGAATTTGGTACGATTAATTTTAACTTTAATCCAATAAGTGTCACATTAAAACCATCTAAATAAATTTAAGCAAAAAATGATTTAGTAAAAATACTAAAAATAAAATATATGAAAAGTTTAGTAAAATTAATAAATGAAAGTAATTATGGTCCTTTTGGAACAATTTTGGATTATAATTATCTTTGTTTATATCTTATGTTTGAATATTTTACAAGAAATCAAAAAGCAAAAAATGATTTAGTAAAAATGTTTAATCAAAATAAATCAAAATTAAAACCCGATTTAGTTAAATGGTTTGAAAGTGAATTTGATGATTTTTTAGATGATTGGGAAGATGAGTTATCTGAATATGCCGAAAACGATTTAATGGAAGAATAATATAATAAATATAGTAACAAAAAACAATATGAAAAGTTTATTAGAAAGTTTGAATATTGCATTATTCGAATCAAAAACAGTAAAATCTACAGTAAAAGATTTTTTCAATTGGTATTTTGATGAAGATTGTGATGATCTTGTAAAAGATGGAGATTTAGCACCAAGATGTGCTGATTTATTAGATGATGTAGAACTTAATAATACTATTAAAAAACTAACTCATAAAGATTATGATCAGGATGGTTTAGCATCTATTATTCAATCAAATTTTAATCAACCAATATCTGTTAAATTTGATGAAGCTAAATATGGTTTTACCGCACAATTTAGTATTAAGGATAAGAAATTTGGTACAATTAATTTTAACTTTAATCCAACAAGTGCCACATTGAAACCATCTAGATAAATTTAAGCAAAAATGGTGAAATTCTAAGAATTTCACCATTTTCTATTTAAATAAGTTCTAAGCAAGTTCAAATACCGGACGTGTATTGCAAATAACTACTCGACCTTTTCGCGTAGTCTTAAACGCATCTTTACCATCCTGAACTTCAAACTCCTTAATCTTAACATTAATAGGATCACCTGGATGATAATCAAGCAGCTTGTTAGGATCCATTGGCATCAAACCAGTAATATTCAAACCATCAAGTTCGATGAATACACCTTGCTTCTTAGCAGAATTTATGATACCTGTAACATGACCATCTAAAACAGGACGTTCATAAGTAACATTATCATTCTTCTTTGCAAGACGTTCCTTCAACCATAAGTCATACAAATTCTGATAGCCATCAAGCTGAAGCAATCGCTTACGTGAACCAACAATAGACTTCTCAATACATCCAGTAGCATAATCATGTTTGAAGTCAACTACCTTCTGTGGAATAATATCAATATCTTGATTTACCCACTTATCAAAGTCTTTTTCAATATTCAATACGATCTGTGAACCAGGAATGAATACTGAATTAACATACTCCTTACCAGTAAGTTCAACCAATGGATCAATATTGACATGAGCAATAAATCCACCTTTAACTACTTCATCAATATGAACTGAAATAGGTGTTTCCTTCTGAATATCATTCTCAATCTGATGCATCCAATAACGGAAATAACCATTGGAAACAGACACAATATAAGTGTTGTCTTTCTTCTCACGTACCTCAAACATCAACTGGTTGTTGTGTGTCATAAGGTAATTACGAATTGCATCAATGCAAGAATTGAAATTCTCCTTACAAATAAGTTCTTCCTTAACACCTGGAATAGTGAATGTCAAAACATTCTTGTCAAACTCTTTAACTTCACCAAGATAAAGTTGACCAACTTCAATGTTGGTAACTGTATTCATTGCCTTGTCCTTCTTTACGTCTTCAGACAATTCAATACCATAAGTCTTTGCAAATGCTTTTGCAATAGACATTGTTGCAAATGCTCCTGAATTGAACTTAATTCGATCCTTGTCGTTTGTAAACATTGAATTCAAAATGTCATCCTCATCTACTCGAGCACCAATGAGATTTTTTGTTTTTGTTTCTTTACTCATTAAAAAGATTTAATTTAAAAGGTTAGTAATTTATTATGTTATGTATGATATTCATTCACCATACATGTATAATATAGTATTTGTTTATTTGAAAGTTCAGTAATGTTATGTTAACGATTGTTAAAATATTAGCTAATCTGTATTCTTCAACAACGTTTCATCATCACCAGGTCTATATCCATTACCATATCTGTCTTTACAAGTAATGCATTTACCAGTTTCATCCCATACCCATCCATCAACAGGTCCTTCTGAAAAGAATACTTTACCATGTAATTGGTTTGGAATTTCTTTGTAATCTACTGAATCTATCTTTACTTCATACCCAGACTTTGTAATAACTGGTTTGTCATTATTGATCCAGTCCATATCCAATTTATCTGGATTAGACTGGATCATTTTTTCTTCTAATAATTTTGAGAGTGTTTTCATATTTAAAAATTGGTTTAACCAATTTAGACTTTTGCTTTAGACAAATTAAAAATTGATAAACCAATACATACTTTTGTCTTTAGACAAATTATGAAATGGCTGCACGAAGACCTTCGATTTTATCACACTGTGCTTTCTTCTCTACCTTCTTACGATCCTTTTCATAACTATCCTGCTTCTCATATTCCTTACCCCATTTCTTATAGAAGAAATCATAAGCCTCAGGAATTTCATTCTTAAGCATATTAGTAGTAGTGATGGTAGAGAATGCACAAGAAATATCCTTCTTGAACTTCAAATATTTCATTGCCTCAATAAAGTAATTCAAGAAAATTTCTTTGACTTCAGGATGATTAAGTGCATACTTTGATATTACATGTACACTATCACGACTATTGTCATTATTACAACTCTTGCTTATTTCAAGACCAATGAAGTCAAAATTAAATACATTGTATTTGCTAGTTCTATATCCAAAATAACTTGAACCAGAATACTTTACAAGACCAAGCTTGTTTAATGAATCATAAATATAGTTAGCAAACTCAACAGATTCTGGTGTATAATTCCTTTTCTTATTTTCAATTTTTGCTAAATATCCTGGTTCTTTTGGATCATATTGTGAAGTATTTGCATCAACAAATCTCAAAATATCATAAATATTTCTCTTCTTCAACTCAAAATAATCTGGATATTGCTTATATGCCTGCTTTACAATATCTGGCAAATTCTCAGCCATGAAATCAGAAATTTTCTTTTGAGCTTCTGCTTTCTTTTCCATCAAATGATTTTTCTCAATATATTTATTACACAAGAAAGTTCCAATCTCATCATACTGATACTTCAAAATAGTTCTACTTTTCATGATTTATATTACTTTTTAATGTTTGACTTTACAATTTTAGCGATATCTGACTTACGTGCATTTGGATGTCCAGCAACAACATGATTAATTACTGCCTTCATATCCTTTTGAGTGATTTCTCCATACTTAATTACCCAATCTGCTATACCTTCATTGATTTCATCATCTGATGCTGGTTTTGGAAGAAGCTCATTCACAATGTTGAGCTGATTCTGTGATTCAGAAGCATTAGCAATAGACTTTAGTGTGTTGATATTCAAATAAATTTCAACATCCTTCTTCAACTCTTTCTGCACAGTTTCAAGCAACTTCTTCTCTGTTGCTAAATCATATACAGGACGTGGCTGGCCTTCTTTTACTTCTTGTGTCTTGAATTCCATGATTCGAGACATAATCTGACGAAATGTCATCAAAGCAAACTTGTCACCCTTTAACATTGCTTCCTTTACCATAGATGGAAAATCCAAGAAACCATCTTCTGTCTTCTTAATTTCTACAATCATTTTAATAAATTTTAAACTTTTAAAAACTTCTTTAAATATTCTTTAGTTGATGGAACAAACTTACTAGTATCACCAATTGCCCATGCAATATAACCTTGGTCGAAACCAGCTACAAATTCTACTCCCAATCCTCTATACTTTCCTAATGTGAAGCAAGGTACAACTTTACCATTGAATTCTTGCATAGCTACTACATTATCAATAGTAAGAATTTCTTCTGGTTCGTAAGGATGTGCTTCTTGCTGCTTTACAAAGATAGCTGCAGTTGCTTTTACATCAGACAAAGCATCATGAGCATTCAAACCACATTCATCCATTGTCTTTCCATAATATCGTTTGAATGTATCTGACAATCGATTTCCATTGATACGCTTCTCTTCATAGAAGCAATCATAATTGTCACAAGTACGTACATCAAACAATATACCACATCTAGAAAATTCTTCTGTCAATATGGCGTTGTCAAATGAACATCCGTTATATGTTACAATATCACACCCAGTAAAGAAGTCAAAAATCTCACTTGCAACTTCTCTAAAATGAGGTTTGTCTTTTAAAAACTCTGCATTAATATGATGAACCATATAAGCACCAATAGGAATAGAATAATTACCTTCTGGTTGAATATAATAGTTCTTACTATCAATGATTTTCTTTATGTTCCAATCATACTTTACTAATGCAATCTGAATAATCTGATCTTTTGATTTGTCAAGACCTGTTGACTCAACATCATAAATTACTAATGGTCTATCTCCTAGCATATTACTCTTTATTTTATTTGTTAATTAATACAAACATAATATAGAACATTCGTAAATTATTTCAAATATTTATTCTAATCTCTTAATATATTAATTATACTTATTTAGTTTCATAAACAAGTGAAAAATATCAAAATCATTGTTCATTCTAATTATGTCTAATGGCTTCTTAAAATACTTATCAATTTTGTTATTGATAACATCAATCAACTTGTTGTAAATATGTAATGCTTTTTTCTGATTCTTCATTAAAGCAATATGATAACCAATATCTTCATTAAATGTATCTTTATCCGACACTTTAGAAGAAGCAGTGGTAACAAATGAAAATGTATAATATCGATGATCCCAATATTGAAGTGATGGGTCAATATTATTGAAATCTTCATTAGTTAAAATATTTGAAAGAAAGTCTAGCAAAAATCTCATATTAGGAAGTCTGCTAAAATCAATTGTCCATTGAACATCAACTTTAGTTGTTCCATTTTCTGAATTACTAACTTTTTCAAACACGTAACTTTTAATATATCTTTTATTCATGTTATAATATTTTGTTCAGATATAAGATAGAAATTTATTTAGAAATTTCAATTTTTAATTTGAATAAATTCAAAAGTCTAAATTGCATATAAGCAATTTTTATATAACAGAAGTTGTATTTTTTAATTCAAATGAAAAGAAAAACTAATCTATTTTATAAATCGGCAAGTCAAGATTCAAGTTTCTTAACTTTCTCTAACTATACAGAATCTTTGACAGCTAATTTGATGTCTACTGATAATAAGATATATCCTTCTACTTTCTTATGTATCAGTATGCCAAAGCTTAATTCAAGGGATTTTGCAGTGGAATCTTACAATAAGTGGGAAGAATCTATATTAGATACAAAGAATGTATCTTATACACTTAAGACAAATGTATTTGAAAATTTTGTAATCGAAGATAGTACAAACATAAATAAGATATATGTTGATGATCTTGGAACTGAATATAAAGCTGGTACATTACTTAAAGAAAGCCAAGTTGAATTCTTAATGTCTACAACTATTTCTAAGACAATATTGATAACATATAGAAATGACACTAAGCATACTAAGCTTTCTGAAAAGTCAAACCATGTAAATTCTCCTTATTCTATCACTATAGAAAAAGTTTTGCTTGACTATAAAGATGATCCAGCATTTATCAACAAAAAAGATGAATTGAGTACATTCATTTGGAATAAGCAACAATTGATAAACAAGTTAGTAACTTACTATGAGAATAAGCTAGCTTCTTTGAGAGATTTTTGTGTAGATAAAGACATGAATCAAGAATCTGTATTGCTTCCATTGAATTACTTATTAGAAACTTTACTGTCATTTGATCCATCTATTAAGATAAACTATGTAGGTGATATCACAGAGCAAGATTGGAATGGAACATTTTCTGACACCATTTGTGTAGTTGATACCAGATCATTCAAATCTGGTACTATAGTAAGTGACAATAACTATGCAATGTCTTTAGCACCAGTTGATGGTGATGATACTAAAGAAAATCCATTGAACAATTATGATAGTGAAAGATATTTGCATGGTTGGTTCACAACAAAATCTGAATATATAGAAGAATTAGATTTTGATAAAGATGAAAAGAATACAGTTTCTATAAATCCTGTTGCTACTAACAATCTATATACTAATCTATATAGTAAGCTCAGTACAGAAGAACAGATAAAATTCAAAAGAACTCACAATATATCTACTAGTGATACTGATGATTATAATACTTATATTATGATGGTACCAGAAGCAGATAAGCAAATTCCAGAATATGTAAAGACTTTAGAAGATATAGTAGAAGCATCTGAAATAAAAGAAGAATATATAGGGCCACATTATGTAGAAGATTTGAAACCAGAATATGACAATTATGAAAATGGCACTCATTACTATGAATTGACTTCACCTTTAAAAGAAATATCTTTTACAACTCATAATGATGTGAAAGAATGGACTGAAGTATCATTCAACTTGCTTATTCCGTTGTTTGACTTAGTAGATATGAACTACAATACAAATTCTACTAATGTTGAATCTTCAGATCATTTGAATTTAACTAATGAGGATGAAGACAAAGAAATGTGTGTTAAGAACATGCCATTAGGTATTTGGTTTTCCGGTCCACAATTTGTAACATTAAAGTCTGATTTGTCAACCGGATTCTCTCCATCTTGGTCTTTATCATTATCTAGTCAGTTTAAGCCATTTCCTACTTCTGACTACATGCCAAGTGAGATAACAAATGATGCCAAAAAAGAAGCTTATTGTACATTTGCACAGATACTTTCTAGACAAAATGAAGTATTAGATAAGTTTGTTGATATGTCAAAGATAATGAATAAGCTAAGTGAAAGAGTAACTTCATTGGAATCAGCTGTTGGTTCCGTTTTGACAGCTTACAATCTTGATACATTCAGAACCGACATAATGGATTTCAAAAATCAAATAACATATCAAGTATCTTATCTTGAAGCCTCTATTGAAGGTCTGCAGCTTCAGTGGGTTCAACGTGAAGGTTAAGCAGATAAAAGTATTTTTAAGTATAAGGATATATTAAAGGAGAAATCAACTGATGATAACTAACAATTCTATAAAAGAGTACTATACAAAACTCCATGGCATGTACATTCAATGCTATGATATGATAAAAGCAATGACCCAGAGTTTGTCTACTAGAGATAGTCAAATATCTTTAGTAGTTACAAACCCTCAGGGTGAAAGGGAAACTTTAAGAATACCATCATTCTTATATCTTGACAATAAGATAGAGCAGTTGGATTCTTCATTATCTTCATTAATAGAACTTCCAAATTCTGGTGAAGCTTGGTTGGAGTCAACAAATGACTTGTATAAGATAAAGATGGTTAAGAATGGAATTTCTCCTTCAACACCTAAATTAGAATCTGCGAATCCTATTGCGTTATTCAAAGATAACAATTTCTTAAAAGACTTAGTTTCCCCTAAGACTTATTTGAAAGTAAATATTCCAAACATGTCAGATATCATATCTTCAATGATGATGAAAAAGATAGTGATATATGATTATGATATGTATAATGCTTTATCTGGATACTCTTCTTATGAAGATATAAAGACTGCTTTATATGGATATGTAAAAGGAAATGATTATGAAGAATATGATAGTGAACTTGATATTCCTATTAAGCAAGAAAGATATAGAAGTGCATTCAGAATAGAATATATTCCAACAAAAGAAGAATTAGGAAATGATAATCCACATGCTGTTTCTGTTGGTTCAAAACTTTCTTATGTTTTAAACTTAGATACATTTGAATATTTCAATTCAGAAGATTCAACTATTTCTTATAAGTTGAAAGTTGGTGATTTCTTATGCATGAAAGGACAATCTACTACATGGAAAGTAAAGAATGTAGATTATTCAAATATGCAGATAGAGATAGAAGAAACTTCTGGGCATACTGCATTGCAAACCACAGAAGAAAATGCTGATATGGTTTTCTCTATATACAACAACAATTATTCAGACTATCATTATGTTGAAGTACCATTAGAGGAAAACCAATATATCATAGTATTCTTATCAGCAATATCAAACAATACCAGATCTTCTTGGTCTACCCCATTGTTTTGTGATCTCAATTCTATATATGTAAAAGATGCTGGTGGAAATTTTGTACAAGATGAATATGGCAACAACCTTTCTTATCTGAAATATTATAAGAAATATTGTACAAATATTGGTGATTTGATTCTTGGTATAACAAATACTGCTTATCCACAAATAAGCAACTTTACCATGTCACAATTAGAATCATTACAGGATTCTGATGACATGCAAATAGCTGTATCTAATACATTTGATACAGAAAACATATTGCAAGTTGTACCAATCAATAAGCATTTGGTAGATGATACAAGTAATGAAGAGATAAAGAGCTTACATGCTTCTAAGAATGATTTTCAACAACAAATATCTGCTAAGCAATCTGAAATCAATGAAGTGACAAATAAGCTCATGACTACTGATTTCTCTAAAGAGATAACAGTAACTCAGAACTCTCTTAAAACCCAACTTAATTCTCTATATACAGAAAAGACACATCTACAGTCACAGTTGAATTCTATAGTAGATGAAATAAACATAAAGTCTACTGATTTAGATGTTACTGGAAATGAAGTAAAATATAGAGTAAGAGGAGTAACAGATGTAAAGTATCTTTCTCAACTTATTTCTTCAATAGGTAATGGAATAGATGTTGAAATAATTGGATGTGATGTTGAGTATAAATACAAATCAACAAATAAAGAAAACAACCAACTCATATCTATAGATTCTTCTACTTTTACTGATTGGAATAGATTAAATAATATAGATAGACAAAGAAAGCTAGTATTTGATAATTCTGTTGGAGTTGAATTTGTTGATTATTCTACAACAGATAACATTATCAAGTGGAATCAAATTGATATTCCAATACAGCAGGGTGAAGATGTAATCATAAGATTGAGATATAAACTCAATATTGGACAACCATTCATTTCTATCTATACTCCATGGAGTGATGAAAAGACTGTAGTATTCCCATCACAGTATAAGTCTAATATAGATTTGACAACTATACTTACAGAAAATGATAAAGATACCGTTACTTCATCATTCTCAAAAACTTTGATAGATGATGGATATACAGAGCATATACAAGATAAAGTAATAAGTTCAGATCAAACGTTCTTCCATACACCAGAAAACATATATTCTGGTTTCAACACAGCAGAAAATAAGATGATATCATTGAAGGATAAACTTAATGATATGAATAATAATGTTGAAAAATGGAAGACTTTGATAGATAATGAATCAAATAGTAAATTTGAAGTATACTTGACTTATGATGATTATTCTATATTATTGTCACCTAATACAAAGAATTCAGTAAATATATATAACATCAACCATATTTCTGATATATTCATTAAGAAAAATATGAATATAGTAATAAAGAATACCGGTGATGTTAGACTTAATCTATATAGTATATTCCCTGGCAATACAAATACTCCATTGATAAATTGTAATGTTGATTCTTATAATTCAAATTTAGCTAACTTTGAAAGAGTTCCAATGTTAGTAAACAATAAGATATCTGCACAGTATCTTGGACAATGGATTTACTTTAGAGAGAATTCTGCTTGGAATGGATCTTCTATATATTTCTCAACCACTGAACAGAATGGTAAAGATGAAACAAATGTTTCAAATGGTAATAAATTGGAGTATCAAATAACTCCTTCTAACTATATTGGAATAAAAAACAGACAAGTATTGTTAGGATATCGACCAAGACAAGGTTCATTACATTATTCTACAATAAGTACAAGTAGTGTAAAATGGAAAGGACTTGTTTTTGATAATATCAATTCTAAAGATGGGGTAGATTATACAAAATTATTAGAATATACATCAAAATTAAATGAAATTTCTACTACAGAAAACAAGACTACAGATTCTATCTATGTAGATATAATAAAGTCTAATTCTTCTTGGTATAATTACGGGTTATCCAATGACAACAACTGGTTAATGCGATATGAAGATATAGTAAAAGTTTCTTCAAATAATGAAAATGCTAATTATGAATATCTTACAAATAATACTACATTCAGATCATTTATAAGTAGTGGTGGAAGCATAAAGAATTTCTCATCACAAAATAGTTTTGTTGGTGGATTTGTTTACCCATCTTTGCTTTCATTAGATACTATACTTACTAGTGGAGAAGATAAAGCTTCTAAATATATTGAAGTTGGAGAAAGCTTGTCAATCCCAATAGAATTTGAATATTATACTAATTCAAATAGTAATTCTATAGTGAAATCATTGTATTTTGATTTGAGAAATTCTCTAATAAGAGACCCTTATCATTATATGATTGAATTCACAGGAAACTATGATATGTCATCAGAAAATATAGATACATCTTCTAATTCATATAATGCATTTACTGATGAAGTAATATCAATGAAGTAAAATATAAGTAAATAATTGAATAAATGGCAATTTCAGAATATAATAAAGTAAGTTTCATTACTTCATCATCAACCAAAATACCTAAGATGCTAAACAGAACTGGTTCACTCATAGTTCTGTCTAGCATATTATCAAACAATCATAAGAGAACTTCTCTTTGGTTGAGAGGTAACTTGATTGCTAGTGGATGGGGATTGGAAAAAGAAGAAAATATGAATAATGCTGAATGGATTGCAATGTCATACAATCCAATATTCAGTCAAACCTTTGGAATGTCTTACTTTTCTCCTGAAGAAGATGTGGTAGAAACTATAGATAATCCAAGATCTATAGAAATGTGGTTGAAACATAATCACAACTATACGGATACTTGTTACAATAATCTATATACTTATGCATCTGATCAATTTACTAAGATAAACAAAGATATAAATGGTATAAAAATTGATATTGGAAATATTGATGTAAAACTCAATAAATATAAAGATGAAACTTATACTTATGTAGCAACAGCTAAAGAAAATTGCTATACATATACAAAATATTGGGTAGACAGAATTATAGGAGGTGCACCAGATTTCTTAGATTCTTTAGATGAAATAAAGAATTTCTTGAAGAATGACAGGGAAAATCACATGGCAACTCTTGCTAAGATTCAGAACATTGATAAATATTCTGTTAAGAGAGAAGATGAAATAAGTTCTGATGGAAAGCTATATACTTACATATCCACAAAATCCACTTATGAATATGTTGACAAGGGTATAACGTATGAAGGTACTTATGAATATATAACTTATGATAGTGATGGAAATCCAATAAAGAATACAGGTACTTATACTTATTATGGAACCTCTGTTTATGAAGGTGGACAGGTATCTTTGAATTCTTTCCAAGTATGCACCGGAGAAAAATGGAAAAATACTCCGTTAGATATAATTTTGAATTTGTTAGTAGAACCATATCCTTATAAGAAACCTGTATTGAATAATGTAGTTATAAATGATGTTTCATTGGAAGACTGGTCTAATGAAGTAATTGAATATAATTCAAAAGTGAATTTAGATACAATTAAATTAGATATATCATTAAATGATGCTTCCTCCACTACATTAACATTTGAAAATTCTATATTGAAGAATACAGCTTCTTTAACAAATGGATTAAATAATGTAACTGGATTGTTGAATTCAATATCTGCTATAACAAATAATCCTACAACTAAAGCAGAAGCATTAAATTTGATAAATAAGGAGTATACATTGAATGCTAACATGAAATATCAGTTCAATCATGGTAAAGCTAATGTAAACTTATATCCACAACTCAAATCTTTGAATATAGAAGATACAGATCATGCATTTGCTGAAGGTCTTACAGAGAAAACATATTTCCCAAAAATCAATAAGAAATTCTCATTTAAGGTTTTCTGGGGTATAACAGATCAAAGTGCTCCTACAACAGCAAATGAACTTAGTGGACAATCAAACAAATTGATTGATTCAAAAGAATCTACCGGACAACTTAAAATAACCAACTTATCAGGACAATATATAATTTGGATTGCTTTACCTGCCCCATTATTTGACAATTCTAAGGTAATAATGAAATCATGGAATTCAGGAATTGAAAACGATATAACAGAAATAAATTCTGTAATGTTGAAAAAGCATATTTCTAATAAGTACGTCTATAATGGAACAGAATACAAAACATTCTATTTAGAAAATATTGAATACACAATGTTTGCGGATACCATGACTTTAGAAGTCAATTTTTAACTAAATCGAATATATTAAATAGCCAACAAAATGGGTAATAAAATTCCATCTAGAGTATATGATACAAAAGGAAGAGTTGTAGATGTTGCATTCTCAATGAGAAGAAATACCAAGCAACCATTGGATGAATCTTCTCTTCCTTTAAGTTATGATTCTTTAAAAGAAGAGATGAGGACTGGTACTTCATCTATATATAAGGGTCAAATTGTTGTAACTCAAGGACCTGAAACAATACCAGAAGGAGAAAACCAATCATATTATTATACTCCTTTCTTAATAAAGAATGAAGGTAATAGTGATGTTTCTTATTATGCTGATAGAATCATGACTGCTACTTATACTAATACCTTCTTAAATAGAGAATTTGTAAAGAAAAAGCAGTTAGGTACTTCATATACTGGTGTTGGTAAATGGCCAGATGCAACAGAAGATAGAGGTTCATTAGCTTACAATGAAATATTCAATGACTATAACACTTATAGGATTACAAATAACCTTAAAGGTGAATCGCCAATAATGTCTCATGTTGAAGGTAAGTCGAATACTTTAGCAGGATCTTTTACTCATATAGAAGGATATAACAATACTGGTGGTAGTGATTTTAGTCATGTAGAAGGTGCAAACAATAATTCTTCTAATAATGCTTCTTATTCACATATAGAAGGTGAATCAAATTCAGCTATAAATTCAAGTTATTCACATGTTGAAGGTCATTCAAACCAAGCAATATCTGCCGCGGCTTCTCATGTTGGTGGTAGTAATTCTAAAGCACTTGGAAACAATGCATTTGTACATGGTACTAACTCTGTTGCTTTTGAAAATGCTATAGCTATAGGAAAATCAACTTATGCTAAGGCTGGTTTTGCCACTGGTATTAATACATCATCTTATGGTATTGGTGCATTTGCAACTGGCAATAAGACAATAGCTAATGCTAATTATTCTGTTGCCGAAGGTGAAGGTTCTATATCTAATGGCCAAGGTTCTCATGCTGAAGGTAAAGAATCTAAAGCTTATGGTAAATATTCACATGCTGAAGGATTTTCTGTTACCGGTTCTAATACAAATACTGATTTAGGATCATATTCTCATGCAGAAAACAAATCAACGGTATTAGGTACTTATTCCCATGCTGAAAACAATGCACAAATAACAGAAACAGCTAATTATGCTCATGCTGAAGGTAGCGGTAAAGCAATTGGTTCATTCTCTCATGTAGAAGGAACAAACACTGTTACAACAGGTACTGGTGGTCATGCTGAAGGTATTGAAACTAATGCTTATGAATATAGCCATGCCGAAGGTAATTTCTCTTATGCTAAAGGTACTTATGCTCATGCCGAAGGTAATAGAACAATGTCAGCCGGAACAAGTACACACGCAGAAGGTACTTATACATCGGCTTATTCAATAGCTTCACATGCAGAAGGTGGATATGGTAGAGCTAATTCAAATTATAGTCATGTTGAAGGTTATAAAACTTATGTTACTTCAAATGCTATAGGTGGTCATGCTGAAGGTAATGGATCATATACAACAGCAGAATATGCCCATGCTGAAGGTGTTGGTACTTATGCTTCTGGATCTGGATCACATGCTGAAGGTAATGTTACCCATGCAAATGGACAATATTCACATGCCGAAGGTAACACCACTATAGCAGAATCTACTTCAGCACATGCTGAAGGTGAACGTACTAAAGCTATAGGGCAATCATCCCATGCTGAAGGTGTTTCATCTAATGCTGGTGGGATTGGATCTCATGCTGAAGGTAATGGTACTTATGCTAATGGAGTATCATCACATTCACAAGGTGTATCAACTTATGCCAATGGAGAAGGATCATTTGCTAGTGGAAATAAGACAACAGCGCAATCTAATTTCTCTTCTTCATTTGGTGTATCAACTTATGCAAATGGAATTGGCTCTGTATCAGAAGGAAACAATACATCATCTTATGGAGAATTCTCTCATTCATCTGGTGTTGGTACTATAGCAAGGGGATCTTACTCTTCTACTGATGGTTTCTATACAGTATCCAAGAATAAGACAGAAGTTGGGCATGGTACATATAATAGATCATATTATTCTGCTAATGGTTTCTTAGTAGAAAACAATGATACTAATAAGATTCCTAATGAATTTGCTCGTGTAAATAACAAATACTTACCAGGTAGATATCCTAATGGAATAAATGGTACTAATAATACAACCGCTGTTGGTTTTTATGAATCCAGTTATGAAACTATTTTCAGTATTGGAAATGGTGGAACTAGTGATACAACAAAAGGTCCTAGTGCTTTATATAAAAAGAAAATAGGTGAAACTACTGAAAAGGAACCTATTTATAGTTATGCTGGTAATTATGTAAAAGAAAATTCCCGACATAACATTATGGATATTCGAAAGAATGGTCAGATGTATTATGATGGAGGTATGATAATAGGTGGTGAAGTTGTTGCTCCAACATCATATAGCTATGTAAATTCATTAGGTCCAACTGCATATCTTACTACGGTTATGAGAGCTTTACTTGTACAACCTAAATATTACAGACCTAGCTTACAATATGCTATTTGGTATACTGGAAATAGGATTGCAAACGCAGTTACTTCTAGTGATAGTGTTGGATGGTCATATTTCCAAAATAGCCAGAATTCTGATGGTATTTGTGAAGTAGGTGCTACAACTAGTTTTGATATACAGTTTAGGGCATTTAATGTAGGTGTTGATAAACCACAAAACATAGACCCTATATATGGTACTTCACTAGGAAATATGTTAGGTTATTCTACTGGTATAAGGGAAATAACTTACTTTAAATTACCAAATAATTCTAATATATCAACACAAAGATTTGATAAAGTAATACATGATAAAGAATTGCTTGCTGGTATGAAAAGTGATACAGCTAAATACTGGCCTAAGAGATTAGTGGCAAACAATGAAGATGTTACAGATCCTAATTATATATATTTGAATGATACTGGAGCAAAAGACCCTTACCATAAATTCAATTGGGAACCTCCTTATGATTATGCTAATTCATATAATTTAGCTTATTATAGTTCATACTGTAATGCTGTGGATAATAGAGGTGCTTTTGGTGAAACTGGTAAAACAAATTATAACATAGGATTATATTCAACAAGAAGTACAATCTCTAGTTCTATCAAGCTTGATAGGGAAGGTAAATTTACTGTTTGGACAGCATATTCATATATATTTAATCCAGCAACTCAAATGTATTTTCAACAACTTATGGAAAAAGCAACATATATACCTGATGATGGTGCAGCACCTTATGATAAATTTACTGAATTACCTTCATATTCATCTGCATCTTTTACTTTGACAGCAAGATATAGAATATACTATGGTACTACAAATGATGTTCCTTATATAATGGAAAACGGTGTTCGTAAACCTAATCCATTATGGAAAAAATGGACACAAAATGAATTTTTAGGTAAGAAGAATGCTGCTGTTGGAAGATCTAATGGTGATATAGATCATGGTCATTTATACGGTAATTTACAAGCAGCTTCTGGTCAAACACAACAATCTAATGCATCAATAAGTAGATCTGTTAAAACTTGTTGGTTTGCATATCCAACCAATATATACAGACTTCACAAACATAATAGTAGCGCTGTACCTAATGGATTCTATATGTATTACAAAAACCAGATGAATGTTGAATCTGCTCTTGATACTGGTGTTAGAACTCCAGCATCTGATAATGATAATGGGGATGCATTAAGTACAACAAATACTGGACGTGAAAAGTATGAGTTTACTACGGATAATCCAATTAATCCTAGTGGATTGAGATATCACATAGTTGCAGTATGTGCACCAGGTGATATTACTAAAGGTACTTGGGGATTCGCATTTAAACGAAGATAAATATTGAAAGGAGGAACTTAAGTTCCTCCTTTTTTATTGATTAATATTTTTATATAATACAAAAGAACATTTCTAATATAAGATATTATGGCAGTAAAACCAATAGGAACAACCGCACTTACATGGGGTAGCTTGCTAGGTAGAGGTAACCGAGAACCAATTGATGCAACTCAATTGAATTATTCTTATACTGATCTCCTTTGGGAATTAAACCAAAGAACAGTATCATATCAAATTGGTGCAAATAATGGTGGATCAGGTAACTATTATGTTGGATTAATTACAGCGGTACCTTATGTAAATGAAGATGATAAAAGAAAAGATAGTCATTATACAGTAGATGCTGATGGTAATAAGAAATTAGAAACTATAGATATGAAGGGTCCTTGGTATGTATCTTATAAAGGTACAGACAAAGGAAGAGGTACTGCACAAAATAAATATGGTTTTGTTCCTGACGGTAATCCTAATACATATTATGCAGATAGAATAGTACTTAAGCAAGAGATGGACTATACTCTTGATAATGGTTTCGTTCGTAAAACACAACTTGGTACTTATTATACTGGTGTTGGTCATTGGTATGACAGCTATACTAAATCAAAAACCTATGCAAATGGTTTAGAATGTCCTGATGGTGTTTATTTTCCTACTACTTCTTATGCTGAAATATTCAATGACTATACACATAATGTAGCTACTGGTATATTTTCTCATGCCGAAGGTGGAAGTACTACGGCAAGTGGAAATTATTCACATGCAGAAGGTGGAGGTACTAATGCAAGTGGACATTCTTCTCATGCCGAAGGTGTTAGTACTACAGCAAGTGGACATTCTTCTCATGCCGAAGGTGTTAGTACTACAGCAAGTGGAGATTCTTCTCATGCTGAAGGTGCTAGTACTACAGCAAGTGGAGATTCTTCTCATGCTGAAGGTGCTAGTACTACGGCAAGTGGACATTCTTCTCATACCGAAGGTTGGGGTACTACAGCAAGTGGAGTCTATTCTCATGCTAAAGGTGAAAGAACTACAGCAAGTGGAGATTGTTCACATGCTGAAGGTATTGTTACAACAACTAACGGTTTAGCTTCTCATGCAGAAGGACAAGGTAGTACAACAGGAACTAATGCTACTGCAGCTCATGTAGAAGGTTCTTATACTATAGCAAATAATGAATCAGAACATGCACAAGGTAAGTACAATGTATCTGATACAGAAAATAGTGGTACATTGTTTACTATAGGTAATGGTACTGCTAATGATAAACGCCATAATGTCGTAGGTATCTATCACAATGGTGATATAAATATTGAAGGACCAAATACCACTAATCATAATACGGGATATTTCAAAACAACAGTAGATGGAAGCCATACAGAAGTTGTAAGGGGTAACTATACACAAACAATAGGTACCACAGGTAAAAATAATACTTGTAATATTACTGTAAATGGTAATACTACAAATAGATTCAATGGTACTTCTGATACTAGAACAACTGGTGCTACTTATGAAGGTTATGGTTCAACATTTATTTCGACAACTAAAGGTGCAAAGTATATTTATTCATATAGTACTACTTACATACATTCTAATAATAATGTAACTAATACCACTGCAGGTACTAGAACTAATATAACAGATGGTTATGTTTCTGAAACTAATAAAGGTAGCATAGGTACTTATACAACTGGGAATACATATCAATATACTTTAGGTAATAAGACAGATGCAGTATGGGGTATTAGAACTAATATATCAAGTAGTACTGTTCGTGTAACTAATAAAACCAATGTAATTATAACTACTGGATGGTCACATACTGAATCTATAACTGATGAAAGATCTGTTACAGTAGGTACGCATGATAGTTTAACTGTAAACTATGGTGGTAGAACAGAAAAGATAACAGGAGAAAAGATAACACAAGTTGTATTAGGAAATATCAATGCTTATACAGATGATTATCATGATACTAGATTGCATACAAGAAGTACTTATGTAGAAACAGTACATACTTATATAGGTGATAAGACAAACACTTATATTTCTGGAAATTATAGTATAGGTTTAGGACAAGGAATAAAAGTTTCATCAAACACAAATGTTAGCACTGGTAAGTATAATAAAGATGAAGTAAGCTACTTTGCTGTTGGTATTGGTACTTCTGATACAAATAGAAAGAATGCATTCTGGATTAGCCAAGGTACAACAGCTGGTACTAATGGAGTAGGTTATTTCAGTAACAATACTTATATATATGGCAATACTTATGATCCAAGTCAATATCCAAATAATAAAGAAGATAAGTCATGGTCAGTTGCATTAACATATAACATGTACAGAAATAGCTATACTTATTTGTATAATACTGTAAACGATAAGTTTAATAATATTTTTCCTAGATTGGCTTACCTTGAAAAATGGTGTATGTGGCAATCTGGATTACCTAACAACAAGTCTACTTATATTTGGTCAGGTACATTAGCACAATTTAATTCATTGACATCCAAACCGGAAAATACAACATTTATCATATCAAATTAATATACCAAAGAGGAATTCAGCAGAATTCCTCTTTTTATTTTTGTATAAGGAGATATTGAATTTAACACATGCCACTTAATTACGGATTAATAACAAAGAAACCTGAATTGGAATATAAGTTTTCTGATGGTACAACAGAAACTGTAAAAGATTTGTTAGTAAAAACATTTGACAATACTGTTGATTTTTCAAATGCTTATACTATAGTTGAAGTAACAAAAGAGTATATTGCCAGACCAGACTTGGTATCATTTGTTCTTTATCACACAGATGAATATGCTGATATATTATGTAAGATAAATGGAATATCAAATCCTTTTGAATTAACGGAAGGAAACATATTGATATGCCCAAGAGAAGAATTCATAAATAGATTTTCAAAAGCTGTAAGTGACAATATGGATGGGTTAGCTTCTACATCCTCATCTTTACTTACTAGAAAACAATCATTCAAAAAGAATAAGGATGAAAAACGATCACCAAATGAAGCAACGGTATTTGACCATAATTATGTACAAGTTGGTGATACAAATTTATTGATTTATTAATTTTATGGAAGATTTGAAAGAACTATACCAACCATTAAGTCCTAATGTAAATAAATTAGATCCAATAGTAAGGCATGATCCAACTGTTAAGAAAAATGGTATTGTAAAATTTAATGAATCACAAAAAATAAAAGCATCCGGTCTTGGAATAAACAATCAACCAGTAAATGTTGTAAAATTAGAAGGACCAAGAATACCTATTATAAGAATAGACAATAAAGTAATTCTTAGGAGTTCAATAAAATATGTACATATTGATTATGATAAGTTTATCCCTACTTGCAAAGTAATATTATCTCAACAAGAAAAAAGTGAGGAGTTGATGGAAACTGCTTCTATGACTTCTAACATGACAATAGTAATGACAGATTCTGTAGATGGTGCTTATAAACCTATTTCTATAGATTTCTATATTACTAAAGTAGAATATCAAGCTGACCAAATAACATATTATGGTGAATATCATTTATTGTCTTTACGACAGCAAATGACAAAGCAAATTACATTCAATCCTTATCCAACTCCTGGATGTTCTGCTAAATATTGTCAACTTGGACCAAACAAATACCCTACTACTTATGAGTTTTTACATTATGTAGCAGTTACAGAATGTGGATTAGGATTTGCTGCAACAGATAAAGTAAAAGAAATAAAAGATGATAAGACAAGAATAATAAGAAGTGAAACTTATACAGAAGCTATTCAGAAACATGTTGCATTTGGTGGATTGGATGAAAACAGTGTATTTGATTGTTGGGTAGATCTTTATCGTTATCTTGTAGTTGTTAATTTTTCTTGGGTAATGAATGAGAAAATAACTCCAAATGATTTAGGAATACATCCAGTTATTGGACTTGGTTTTACTGATGATAACATAAAGGAAGATATACAACATGGGATGGCACATAGATTGCTTACTAACTACAAGAGAATGCCTGAACTAGGTAACTATCTTGTATCATCTTGGAAATGGAGAGTAAACAATAAAGATGTAATGGAACATGGAAATATAAATGAATATGTGATTGGCTCACCAACTTCTGGAACTGGAAATGATTCTCTCAATTCTACAAATATAAAATTCAATGGAAATTCAGTAAATGATACTGTAAACAATTCATGTCAATTCAGAAATACTGTTTTTTCTGGATATGAATACGGTGATCCAGAAGATCATAATACACCTGTTCTTAAACAAAAAATGATTCATGATAATTATTTTAGGAAATATAGAGCTAAAACATTGGAGGTAAAACTTGCAAAACCAAATTTTGGTCTTCAACGAGGTACTCTCATAAATTTAGTGATATTTGAATATTCGGAATTAGGTAAACGTCAGATGTGGCAAAACTGGTATAATATAAGTGGAGATAAGACAGAAATGCCTAATCCATCTAGTGTTGAATTAGAACAGATGTTTTCAGATTCAACTCTTGGTTTCATAAATCTATCAGTATCAGGCATTTATTATATTGATGGTATGTCATTTGAATATGATGTTAAAAATGAAGAACATGAACTTATTCAAAAAGTATACCTCATAAGAAGAGGCATTATACCTGGTTATATAAACAGTGATTCCTTTGCTAAATCATATAACAATACTTAAAATGAAAACTATAAATAATTCTTCTGAAATATATAAGCAAATAGTAGTATCTGATGATACTTTACTTTCAACTTCTGATTACATAAATGATAAGGTTAATGATGTTTACAATCAAATGTTGAGAAAAGCAATTTCTGATTTTTTAAATGATCTGGATCATTGGGAATATTATGAATGTGATATTAAACCAATAAAAGATAAGAATTGGAAAACATCTCCACGTATTATGATTACTTCCAAAAAATACCCATTTAAAAAGAAAATAGTAAATATAAAAGAATATTGGGATAAAGCAGTACAGTTTTCTAAGAAAAATTCAGAATCATATACCGACTTGATGATAGATGAAGATACTTTAAAAGATGCTGAAATAGTAAGTATCAATTATGTATTAGGTATAGTTAAGATGAGATCAAAATTCACACAAGTTGAATTTGAAGTTCCATTTTCAAGGATAAATGGCAATACAAATATGTCATTAGATTGTACATTAGCTGGAACATTTACTTATCTTTCAAATAAATAAATAAATAAAATTAAAATCATGTCAATTCTATCAAAATTATTAGGAGGACTAGGTAAAGGTGTTTCATCTACCAGAAATGGTTCTGATGGTTATAATCCCAAAGAACAGCAAAATACTTTAGATTATAAAGGTCCATTAAAAGCAAATCCAGTTGTACCTGATGACCAAGTTGAATATGATGGCTCTGGTACAATAGCATCTAGGGATGCCAATACTGATCAAACATTACTTGATGTTCCTGCTTGGGGTTATAAGGATTTCATAAATGAACGAGTAAGTTTTCAAAAAGGATTAGATTCTATTGCGACCCAACCAGCTTGGCTATACTTTAAATTATTCTTTAAGTTTGATACATCTTATGGTTTGTTAGGAGGTATTATGCAATCTTCTGATGGAAGTAAATTTGCTGCAAACAATACAGCTATACAATATCTTGATAGAAATTTTTATAAATATAATGATAATATGTTAGCTAGAAAAAAGTCTTTAATAAAGTTTGTACGATCATTAAGCTACATATCTTCTAATGCTCCTTGGTTCTTCAAGTCAGTAAAGGATGTAAACAATGCTTTGAACATGAATTTAGATAATTTGACAGCAGAAAAATCTATAGAAATAGAATGTTCAGAAGAAGCAACTGATCTACGATTACTTACTTTAATGGATTTTTATAAATATGCTGCTTATGATGCAATAAATCAAAAAGAAATATTACCAGAAAACTTAAGAAAATTTGATTTAGATATAGTTGTATTTCAATCACCTATAAGATATCTGCAAACTTCAACCAGAGATTTGAAAGGAAGAACAACTGTATATAAGAATCTTAATAGTGCTAACATGACGGATAGAATGTCATTCAAATTGTTTTCTTTTCAAGGTTGTGAAATAGATTATTCTACTTTAAATACAATGCTTCCACAAACATTTTCAAATCAAGCACCATTCCAATCCAATCCAACATTCAAAATAAAATATGATCGTGTATACCAACATAATCAAAATGAATTTGCAAAAGTATTGTTTGGTGATTCTGGATTCTTATGGAGTCAAAATGGAATTAGCAGTTATGTGTTGAGTGGAAAGAAAGGTGACCCTGATATAAATAATCGTGAAAAATACCTTGATAAAGATCCTAATACTCGTAATTTGAATGATGTAAATGTGAATGAAATTAATTCTGGTGGTACTACAAATCCTGAATCTGATGACCATGAAAACAAACGTCATAAGATGATGCAGTATGCAATAGACAATAAATACTATTACAATCCTGCAAGTCAAACTTATAAGACGTTAGTTGATGCATCAGAATCTACTATATCTGCTGCTATGATGCTTATAGATGGTAGTGCTGGTCTTGGAAACCTTTATGGTAAAGCGGCTAGTGTTGGTTCGACATTCAAAAGTATTGGTAAGAATGCTAAGAAAGCTTACAAGGACCTTTGGAAAAATGGTGTTAAGAATTTCTTACAATTTTAATTTGTCTGAAACCATCAATACACCATCTATCAAGAAATAGTCACTATCATAAGGTGTTGAATCAAGTAATTTCATATAGTCATATTTTTCTAAATTATTAAGATCATAATCTAATTTTGATAATGAATTTATAAAGTATGAAAAATTAGATGATTCAGATGCAACAAATACATATCCTTCATATATAGAGAATGGTAAACTAGATCCATTATGTACAAAGATGAACCTTCCAAGATGCAAATCACTAATGAACTTTGCTAATGGTTTCTTTGTATATGATGGATCTTTTTCTTTTATCTTATTTTCTATAGTCCATTTTGTAACATAAATTTCTTCTGGATCTTCATTAGAAAGATTTACTATATTTTGTATAGAATTCTTTATTTCTTCTTTTGTAAACATTATGTTTATTCCATTATTTATGATAAATATAGAATATACATGAAATAAGTTCATAAACATTTCTATTTTTAAATATGCAGAATCTAGTTAACAAAACTACAGAAAAATGGAAACATCCTTGGAATGTTGAGAAATTTGACAATCTATTTGATAGAGATGAAAGATTTTTCTCAATATTAATAAAGGGTGCTTTATCTTGGCTTACTAGAAATATAGTGTTATATGATAAACCTATCAATCATTTCATATTCAATACTGGTTCTTCTTATATGTACATAGAAAGCAATGGATATAGATATAGTTTGAATGAAGTATCAGGAGAAGATCAGATTTATATGAAAATGCCAAGATGTATTGTTGAAATGGATAATGTAAGCATACCATTAGAAGAACTTACTCAACCTTATGTTAGGGGTGTTTATGAAAGAATAGTAGGAAATGAAATAGTTGGTATGAATGCAGAAATGAGAAGACTACCATTGGATGTAACATTAAAGTTAAGGTATGTTCTATCTAATTTCAATGAATCAGTAGTACTGTTACAAGAAATAATTGATAAATTAGTATTTAGAAAATATTTTAATATAACATATCTAGGTCAAACAATAAAATGTTCTTTGAATTGGCCAACAGAACAATCTGTGCAAATAAATAAAATAGATATGACTAGTTCAGAAACTAATCAAAAAACAATAGAATTTTCTCTTAACTTATCAACATCATATCCACAGATTGATGAAAGAACTGAATCTAGAAATGATAGTATAATTGGAAAATTCAAACAAGATGTTTGTTTACATCCAAAATCATTAGATAACAAATCTTCTGATAAAGAATCAATCATAAAAGAATAAATTAAGATGGACAATAATTTAGTATCTTCGCATATAGGAAATTTAGCCCAAACTGGTAAGGATTTTAATGTAATAGTAACAAACGCTCCATTTAAGCTGTTATCGTCATTAGATAAGATATATCGTACTGGAAGTTCAAATGATGGAGGAAATGGTACTACTACAGCTACAAATAATGGAATGGGTACTAAGATTGCAAACTCATTCATGATATGTGCCCCACAAATACCTGATGAATATACAACTTACAACTATGTTGCCAACGTTGCTTATATAGATAGAGACAATGATGGTCAGTACACTTATGGAGATACACAATTGTATAATGATGCATACACATACGTGTATACTTCATCTAATGCATATAAAGATACTGGAGAATTTGATTTAGTAGCTACAGATGCTTATGGCATACCGGTTGCATTAACACCTCCATTCAATGATATTGATAAAGAATATTTTGATGTTAGTTCTGATATTCCATCAAGATATCGAGATTACTGTCATTCTAGATCACTCACTTTATCTAAAAATTTCAGTACACAATTTAGTGACCTTGGTAAATACGTTGAAACAATAACTTATTCATATACCCCAATAACTATAGATCTTGATAAAACATTATACTTTATTAGAGCTAGTCAAATAAAAAGTGATGGACCGAATTCACACCCATTATATTTTGTAGGAAAAATGGATACTGTAAATCCAAATGGGGATCTTTCATATAAAGCTAATATAAATGGTACATATACATATTTAACAACTAAAATAAAATCAGATGGTAAATATAATTATGAATATATTCCTGTATCATTTGAATACTTGTTAAATGAAGTAAATAAAATAAAAGATTGGAAATCAACAGAATTCCCTGATACTTCTTATGTTTGGAATGAAGGAGAAAAACTTGAAGATTCTGCTTCAATATTAAAAAAGCTTTCTTATCTAATGAAAACCGTAAGTAAGTTGAATAACTTACCTTATGTATTGAACAGAACTGGTTCAACTTCTAGAGATATATCTTATCTTTGGAGTGGCAGTATGAGTGATTATGAAGGAATAACAAAGTCTGATAAAGACAATAAAACAACATTCATTATTGAAAATGATGAACATGAGGCATAAGGAATAAATGCAAATGGGAAGAACTTAAGTTCTTCCCATTTTAATTTTAATATTTTGATTTTATTCTCCTTCTTCTGGATCTTCTTTATTTTCTTCATCTTCTTCATCTTCAGAATCAATAAAATCTGATAATTTACCCAATTGATTCACTAATGACTTTACATCATCTTGGTCTGCTTTATCATCATCTTGCATTTTCTGAACATATTGCTGAAGTACATCTTGAATAGAATCTAACTTATCTTTGTTAGAATCATTCACCTTAATCTTGATACCACCATCAATCTTTTCCGAATATACAGAATTCTTATTTGCAAGGTCTTCAATAGATTTGATAGTCTCATCTGCATGTTCAAGATCACCAAATTCAAATCTAAGCATCTTTTCATTGCTTTCATTGATATTTAATGATTCATTCAATGTTTCTACTAAACTTTTCATATATATTTTAATTAACGTTAATTTTAAAAATACGTTAAAAGGTAATTAGCAAAATCTTTACCATATACCTTTATTTTGTTTCTGTTCTTTACAGTTTCACATTTCTTTACCCATTCTAGAACTTTAATATAGTTCATGATTGTATTCTTAATACAATCACTATCATCATAAGAACTATCTAATGATGGACAATTGAAATTGGTTATTCTATTATATTCTTTGGATGGAAAGTTGTTATACTTAATATATTCATTCAGAAATTCTATTAGCAAATCTATCAAATCATAATTTGGATATTTAACATTATTTTCATTTACAGTCATCCAAGAATTGTAATATACTAAATCACCTAACATTATATTCAACCATGAATCCATAGCATCCTTATACTTTTCAAGACAACTCTTTTCACCTATATTAGATTTTCCATTCAATAGGTTATATTGGTTAGTACAAGAATTACAAGTTGAAATAGTAGAAGGTAAATCAGTACCATCTGTACTAGTATTCATGATAGTCTGTAATAGTTTTGTTGCTTCATCATTTCCATGATTAGCAAAATATTTCTGTACAGCATCATATACATTATTAGGTACTGCTTGCTTGTTTTCTTCTGTTATAGCTGTATACTTCAATATTATTTTGAAGAAAGTTTGTGGAAAGAAATAGAAATCATCTTCTGTAAACTTTAGATCTGATATCTCATTCTTATTGAAGAAAAAATTCAAGTCAATACTTTTCTTTTCATTATCAGACAATTCTTCAAAATATGAAGTTACCTTTGGCTTATCATTTTCTCTATCATATAATAGATAATCAGGCAAGTATATGTCGTCATCTTCTTCTGCTAATGACTGAATATCATTACCTGTATGGTCCTTTGTTCTAGTACACCATTTATATAAAGTTTCATTCAAATAATATTCTTTGCTTGGTCTGAAACCTTCAATACCTGTACCATAAACACTATTGTCTGTAAGTGCTTTAATTAAGAATTTTCCTAATTCTGAAGTACTGTTAGATAGCAATTCTTTTGTAATTGGTACATAGATTCTAGGCATGTCAAACTTGTTAGCACCACTATCCTCAAGCATCAGATATTTAGGACCTAAAACTTCACCTTCAACAAAGCCATCACCATATTCTAGTGTTATGTAATTTTCTTCAAACCATTTGATACCAATTGCATTAATGCAAAGGAGATATTTTCCTCTGCAAGATTTAGGTATGCAAATATCATCTATGAACTTTACAACAAATGGTTGAAAATTATTTAAAAATGAATAATTCATGTTCGTATTTCTTTGGTTATTTAAAAATAGTTCAATAGATGTTGAATAAAAATATTCACACAGGGACGTTAAAATTATCTTAGCTGATAGAACATACTGAAGTATATTTTCCCGCTCCCTGTGTGACCCAGGCGCTTTATAGGGGAACTTAATGATTATCGTACAGAAATAATCAATTTATCCTTCTTTGCAATTTCAAAAGCTTCTTTCATTCCCTTTTCAAATGTACCATTATTAACTGAACTACCAGAACATAAATGAGAAATGATGATATCCAGTTGAATGAGGGCTTCTGGAGATGGAATTACATATTTCCATTTTCCATCATACTTGATTACCATCTTAGTTGCATTTGATTTCTGAGCATCCTGAACAAATTTGAACATTGATACCCAGTATTCAGTATTTTCCTGAGATTCAAGATCCATGATAGGCATATTTTCTGTATCAATGTTCTTTACAAAATATGTAGGAGTGTTGGCAAATGACATAACAGATACTACACAGAAAATAAAAGTAACAAAAAACTTCTTCATAATCATTATCAATATTTAAATTAAACTTCTTGTTTTTTATGTTTGTTCTTTATTTGAACGAGTTTAATATAGAACAAACATAAAAAATTTCAAAAAACTTATTATTATTTATAAAGTAATATATAAATTAAATTTATGCAAAGTTTAACACAATATTTGAATGAAGCATTAATATTAGAGCTTAGTTCTGATTTGTTAGGAAGAGCTGCTAAAGCGGCAAAAGCAAAGGGTAGAAATGCTCAAGCAAACCGATTTGCTGTTGCCGCTGGTAAAGCCCTTGAAAAGGAGCTTAAAGGTTGGAAACCTAGTCCTGATGCAAAGAACTGTGGTAAAGTAGTTGCTACTATTAAAGATATGACTTCTAGTAATAGTGCTGTCAAAGCTTTAGCTAAGGCAGATCCAGCATCTGACACACATACAATCAAATTCCCTGTATTAAAACAAATTACAAGTGGTAGTGATGATGGTGCGTTTAAATTTCTAAGATGGAAAGATGTCAAAGTTCCTAAGGCAAAATTCTACATCTATAAAGATGAATACCATCAGTGTTTGCATATTGGTACACTATCAGACTTGCTTGGTCTTTTAGGTTCTGCTTATTTTGACTATGAAGATTTTGATGCTAGCTATATAGTTAAATCATTTAGCAATATTAAAGATGCAGTAAAATATGCTAGAAAAAGTGGTGAGAGATTCTATGATAGTGATGAATTCATGGATAGTGTAATGAATGGTGAATATACAGATGATGATCTTTATTGGGATGGCCCTGGTAGTAGTATTATTGATATAATGCTTGGTTGGACAGATATTTTAAACTTACCTGATGATTGGCAAGCTAAAGAGGACTCTTCTTATGATTAAATACAAAAAAAAATGGAATCCTATAGGATTCCATTTTGCTTATCTAAATATTTGTTTATGTTTCTTTCTAATTTATAAGGTTCTATCATCTTATAAATATCTTCTTTAGTCCAATATTTCATTTTGAAATCTCCAGAATCTATTATTTCTTTCCATCCTTTTCTATAACTATTTATCATTAATCTAGCTTCTAGAATTTTTACTTCTTCTGGATATTTGTAATGTTCCGAATGAATTCCCTCCCATAAAGTTTCTACAGAGTTGAAATGACTTCTATCACCATCATCAAACACCATATTTACTATTTCATCAACATTCGTTGTAATGAATTTGTTTGATATTACTTCAAATGTATCAACATTGAATATTGTCTGATATAATCCAGTTGGAACAAATCTGAATGAACCCATTTGGTTCTTTGACAAATTAACACCATTCAATCTCTCTTTTGTATGGTTCAATATAGTATTTGCCCACATGATCTTTACACCAACTTTATACTTTGATTCATCTTTTCTATAATCAGGACAGTAATATCTGAATTCAGTGTATTCTTTATCTTTCATCATCATAAAGTCAACTGCTGCAAACTTTAACTTATCATCATCCAATGGGTCTTTATAAGGATACAATATAGATACAATGAAATAAGATTTGCTTGTGACACTTTCCGTATAAGAGAATACTTTGCTTATCATTGCTTCCAACTCTTCTATAGTATTCGTTTTTATGGCAATATCTATATCTCCATTATATTCACCATCTTTCTTCTTACCTATAGATCCAATACAACAATATTCCATATTAGGATAATTATCCAACAATTCTTTTATCACTAATTGTTGCAATAATGGAGCTACTTCTGATTTGATTGGTTCTGCTTTATATTTTCCCTGCTGAAATAAATTTCCACTCATATATTAATTTGTTTTGTAATATAAAGTAATATAGAAACTAATAGGTTGTAATTTCAATTCACTGTATTTTTAAATAAGCAATAGAAATGTAATATACATGATATTTGGTAACTTAAGTAACGTATTAGAAGGAAATAAGACTATATATGAACAAGCTAATGATATGATGCCTATACAGCAAACCCAAATGCAGATAAAAGAACCTGGTCATCTTGCAAAAATTCTGTATAAGCTCAGTCATTATGGTATGAACTGGACTTCTGATGTTGTAAAGAACATGAAAGCAGTACCAGCAGACAAGTTGATGCAACCAAAAGATATTGGTGTAATGACTTCAAACTTGTATGCTGGTATAATGGATAACTGGAAACAGAAACCAGAAGAAGACAAGCCATTTAGAGAAAAGACTCTTGAGCAGAAGAGAGATGTTTTGAGAAAGATGGCTATGAATCCAGAAATCGAAGATATATTGGATATCATGGCTAATGAATGTATAGTTTATGATGATAATGATGTATATATTGGAGAACCTTATATTGAACCAAGTGTACTACAACAGTTGAATGAGAATCATATAGAAGAGATAAAGAATTGTGTAGATACGAGTTTCTATAAGATATATATGCTTCTTGATTGGAAAAACAAAGCTTGGGACCAATTCAAAAGATGGTTGATAGATGGAGTAATAGCTTATGAAATTGTATATGACAACATTGAGAATCCACATACAATCATTGGTATTATCCCTATAGATCCAGCTACTATTACTCGTGTTATTGATAATGGTATACAATATTGGGTACAGTTTAAAGATGTGATTGGACAAGAACGTATCATGCTTGATTCACAAGTAATATATATCAAATATGAGGACAGTGGAGTAATAGACAGACAATCATATCTTGAACGTCTGATTCGCCCATTCAACATATATAGAATCATAGAGCAAGCACAGCTTATATGGACTGTAACTCAAGCAAGCTTCAAGACAATGTTCACCATACCTGTAGCTGGAATGAACAGAGCAAAGGGTATGCAGACTCTGAACTCTGCTATGGCCAGATATAAAGAAGATATAGACTTCAATACAGAAACTGGTGAACTTAAAGTAAATGGCAGAACTAATCTTCCATTCAATAAAGAATATTGGATGCCAGAAAATGAGAATGGCAAACCAGAGATAGAGACACTTGTTGACCAAGGCCCAAGTTTGAATGATAGTGAACAGCTTAAGTACTATCTTTCTAAGCTATATAAGATGTCTAAGATACCAGAAAGCAGATTTGATAAAGAAAATGCCGCTGCTTGGTTTGGAACTGATCCAACTCAAACTCTTCGTGATGAAATAAACTTTGGCAGATTTGTTGATAGACTTAGAAATGTATTTTCTATGGTAATCATCAAACCTATTCAGATCCAGGTTGCTCTTTCAATTCCAGAAATGAAGAATGACAAGAGAGTATTGGATGCCATCATATTCAGATATAATTCATACAATCAGTTTACTGAGATGATGGATCTTGAAGTTACCAACAAACGTCTTGAAACAATTGGTATGCTTAAAGATACATTTACTACAACTGATGCTGAAGGAAATGAAGACAGCTATTTCTCTATGAGATTCTTACTTGAAAGATACCTGAAGATGTCTGATGCTGATTTTGAATATAACCAAAAATGTAAATGGTTAGAGAAGCAAGAAAAGGGTGATGCTGAATCAGAAGAAGAGGAAAATGGTGAAGAAGAAATGTCAGGAATGGATACAGGAGCAGAAGATGCCGGAATGGAAGATGATGGATCTGGAGATGCTGGAGGGGATTCAGAAATGATGGGTGATGTACAACCTGACAATTCAGCTGAAGGTGGATCAGGAGAAATGTAAAATAAAATAGAATAAAAATGAAATCACTATTAGAATATATTACAGAAGATATCCCTAAAAGAGATAAATATATCCATAAAGAAGATATATCTAAAAGAGATAAAGATATACCTAAAATAGATAAAGATACCAATAAAGAAGATATGGCTGAAATAGATAAAGATACCAATAAAGAAGATATTCCTAAAGAAGATATCAGTAAAGAAGATATCCATAAAAAGGATATTATTAATAATGAAAATAAAGTAAATGAAAATAAAGTAAATAATTTTAAAAGTGGGGTGTCATCCATAGGTTTTAGAAAAATAAAAATTTATAGATTTTAAAAATGAAATCATTAGTAGAATTTATTACAGAAGCAATATCTAAGTCGGATATTACAGGAAATGCAAAAGAGGTGAATGACTTGATACCTATATTCACAAATATTGGCTTGAAGAAGACAAGAATCACAAAATGGAACAGATCTGTAAAGAAGGTACTTGGTACTAACAAGTCTTTATATGTAATTTCAACAACAGGTGCTAAAAAATCTAACTTAGAAGCTCTATCTAAGATTATAGATAATGGTCAGATAAGAAGAAGAGGAGTTCGTAATACAAAGGATTTGTTTGAAATAACTTCTGTAGATTATGCATCATCAAATGCTGATTTCCATGAAGTATTCAATAAAGAAAATTGGTCTAATAAAGATTCAAAAGAAATTATTGACATGTTCAAAGCACACATGAAAGCTGAAATAGCAAAGAATGAATACATTAAGAAAGTTGGAATAACAGATGATGTTGCAAATCAAGTAAAAGATATATGTGACAAATTTGAAAAGGAATTCAACATGGCAATTGATGAAGGAGATTCTTGGTTTATCTATGACAATGAAGGTGACATAGTAACTCTTTTCCCATCATTATTTGTTGTTGGTGAGAATGTTGTTAAAGCAGTATGTCTTGGTTGTGACAAAAACTATGGAGAAGACAGATATAAGAAGAAAATGGATAAAGGTAAGTTTACTATCATATTCTCAAAAGATGATATAGATAATTTATCAGATGAAGCTGAGTAATTGTGAAATAAGACCAGGAGTTGTAGTTACCGCTGATGATCCAAAGAAAATGGGTCGTATAAAAGCTGTAGTTCCTGGTTGGTTCAATAATGCCTCTATGCATGAAGAAGATATGTTTTGGATTGCTCCATTTACTAGTGGATCAGGATATCAACGTGTCTCTAAATGCATAGAGGGACAAAAAGTATGGGTATTGCATGATTCCACAAATGAATATGAATATTATTATGTAACAATGTGGGAAACAAACATCAATACTACTGCTGCTCAACAGGATTTTGATTATGATGTATTAGTGTCAAGATCTGGTAAGAGTGTTGGTGCTCAGATGTTCTATACTGGTAATCAAGGATTTGTAACAAGAATAGGAGAACATGCTCAAACACAGATAAATCAAGCTGGTGATATAGAAAACAAATCTAATGGTACTGAAATATCTATAAGAGGATCAAAAGCATTTGTTGGGTTGGAAGAAAAATGTGAAGATCCAATAGTTAGAGGAAATAAATTATATAAGTTATTATCTGATTTGAAGGCTGGATTAGATGAATTGAATAATGCGGCTAATGGAAATCCTTATACAGTAAATTTGTGTCCAGCAATACTTAAATGTTCTAAAGCCATATCAGATACCATAGATGAAATGAATTCAAAAACATCATTTGTAAGTGAATAATATATGGGTGCAATACCAGGACAAATGCAAGCAAAATGCATTGATTATGGACAGAATTTCTTAACAGGACAAGCAACTTCAGTTATTGCTGCTACTGGTATTGATATAGAAGCTGGCAATTTGAAACAGTTGGCAGATGCTGTACAAGATAAGACCATGTCTATGGTTTCTGACTTGAAGAATACTGCTACTAAAGAAGTAACCAAAGTTGGAAGTCAGATAGGTGGCATGGCTGGTAGCTTAGTTGGTGCTGGATTATCTGCTATGCAAGGAGCTTTTCAAACAGCAGATGTTGCTAAGCAAGCAGTTGGAGAACTTACAACGTATGGTGTTCAACTTACTGCTAAAATCGGTACTAATATAGCAAGTATGATTGCTGCATTTCCTGCACAAGTTACTAAGAAAGCTACTGCTATAGCTGCAGAACAATGTAGAGAAGAACTTCAACAACGATTGAAAGAAATGATGGGTACTCCAGCAGAAGATCATGCACAAAAGGAAGCAGAAAAGGAAAAAGAAAACAAAACAAAGAAAGCAATAGATTGGTGTAAGAAAGCTGTAAAAGATGCCAATGAATTCAAAGATAAGACACTGTCATCTATTCAGAAAGATTGTGAAGATATATCTGCTTTGATGATACAAGGTCCTGGTTGGGTAAACAATCAAATGAGTGGTGCTATTGATAGTGCCAAAACATATATGTCTGATTATGCTAATGGCAAAATGAAAGATATTAAGAATCATTATGATGAAGCTGTGAATAATTCTGCTTACGCTGCAGCTACAACAATGAAGAAAAAACTTATAGATCCAACATTAGAAAAAGCTAAGAATCAATTTAATGATCTTGGAACATCAACAAATAAGACAAAGCAAAAAGCTAAGACAGCTGTTCAAAAACAGCTGTTCAAGCTTGCAGGAAAATTAGGAATATCACCAAATGGCTAAAGAATTCGAATTTGATCCAGTAAAGAGAGATAAAGGAGGAAAAGAGGCAGAAGCGGTCATCTGGAGCTGCTCAGTACTTGAAAAGGCTGTAGATGCCATGAAGAAGGGTTTGCCATTGAAAGCAAACCCTTTTATTGGTAAGAATACTAAGTTATTGAAGCCAGACCTAGTCTTCAAGCGTACACAAGAAGAGATAGAAGACTATATGCATTGCATGGAAGATCCATTGTACTTTGCTACTAAATGCTATCTTATGACTCCAACTGGTTTGCAACCAGTAATACTTCGTGACTACCAGGAAGATTATATGAGGCATCTTCAGAAAAACAGATTCAGTTTGTTCTTGAGTTGCAGACAAAGTGGTAAAACATTTTTAGAAAATACAAAGGTGAAATTTTTGTTTACTAATTCATTCATAAACAATTATGGCGTTCAGTTTGGTAAACAAAAATTTACATATCTCTTTAAGAATTTCAAATATGTAAAAAGTGGATCTGACTATTTGTTTGAATTGCCTTTTTATGAGTTTCAAAACTTGTTTGATGATACTGTTTACTGGAAACTTAAATATAATCTATATAAGAAAAAGAAATATCATGCAGTAGAAGTTGTCGACTGGTTAGAATATAATTTTGTATTCCATAAGAAACTTCTTGACAATTACAAAACTACTAAAGAAATAGATATTTCTAATTATGGAATAAAAGTATTGACAGATGTTGGATATCAACCAATATCATACATTTACAATACTAAGCCATTTGCAATATATAAAGTAATCCTTGAAAATGGATATTCTATAGAATGTGCAGACAAGCACATGTTGTTTGATGATAATTTGAATATAATATATGCTGATGAGCTTGTTGAAAGTGTCTCTAAAATAATGACAGATAAAGGACCATCTGTAGTAAAGTCTGTTTCAATATCTAAAGTAAAAGTATCTATGTGTGATGTTTCTGTAGATCATCCTCATCACAGATATTATACTAATGGAATATTAAGTCACAACTCAACAACCACAGCTATATTCTGTCTTTGGTCAGTATTGTTCAGAAATGATAGAAATGCATTGATACTTTCTAAGTCTGGTCCAGCAGGACAAGATTTGATAAAGAAGATAAAAGATATGTACTTGTATCTTCCTTATCATTTGAAGCTTGGTACTTTGAAGTGGAATCAATCAGAAATAGCCTTTGACAACAACTCTACAATATCCACTGAAGCTTTCTCTCCTACTGCTGGTCTTGGTAAGACAATAAACTTCTTGATACTTGATGAGTTTGCTTGGTGTCCACCTAACGATGTAGAATTGTTCTACAACAACATTCTTCCTACTGTTACCGCAGATACAAGTTCTAATATATGTATAATGTCAACACAGAACGGATTCAATTTGTTCTATAAGCTATGGCATGCCGCAGAAACAGGAAAGTCTATGTATGCTCCATTTAAAGTAGATTGGTGGCAAGTTCCTCAATGGGATCCGGAAAATCATATTTGGAAGAAGAGAGATAATGCTTGGAAAATTATGATGGTTGGTGTCTTAGGCTCTGAAGAAGCTTTCTACTACCAATATGGTACTCAATTCTCTGCATCAGATAAGTGTCTTGTATCAAGAGAATGCTTAGGTAAGATAAGAGATTTGACTTATCTGTTTGAGACACCTACAGATGACAGTTGGTATTTCAGCTTACATAAGACAGAACTTAAGTTTAAGAAAGATTATGACTTGCATTGGTTGAAGATAGGATGGTTCATCATATTGGTTGACTTAGCAGAAGGTGGTGGTAATGACTTTACAACGTTCAACATAATAGAAGTAATAGGAAAAGATAAGTTTGAACAAGTAGGATATTGGCATTGCAACACCATAGATTTGGAACAAGCTAGCTTGGAGTTTTGGGTATTGTATGGACAGCTATTCAATCCTAATAAGACTATAGTGTCAGTAGAATGGAATACCTATGGTGCTTTATTCTACAACTATCTTAAGAATTTGAATGAACCTGAATATATGCCAGAAGCAAGTTGGAGATGGCAAGTAAACCCATTAGGAGAATTTGACTTGGCTAACTTAGTAAGATATAAGAAAGGCAGTCAAGAAGACAATATTGCTAATTTGAATGGATTCAAAAACAGCAAGACAATTCCTGGCATCAGATTAAGTCATGCTACTAAGATATCTGCATGTGCATTGCTTAAGATGATGTTAGAGAAGTTTGATGTCATAATAACAGATTTGCTTACGGTTTCAGAACTTGAGAATTTTGAAGATAAGAATGGAAATGGTAGCTATGCTGCAGCATACGGGCATGATGATTTGATAATGACTTTTGTACAACTTCCACTTCTTAAGAACACTACAAAATATAAAGATTTCATAGAAGAATGGGAAATAGAAATGAAAGCTACAGGTCAATGGGAACAAATAGAAAAAGAAGAGTCAGAAATGAAGAAACTAGATATGCTTAAGAAGATAGCAGATATGATGTCCAATGTATTGCAGAAAAGAAAAGAAGAGAAACAGATAACAGTATCATTGGAAAACAGAAATCTACCTACTGCTACTGCTGTAAATTCTTCTAGTATATATAAAGAAACACAGAGTAATGCAAGTACCGGTATACCTAACATGTATACAATGTACAATACAAGTATGCAACAAGGATTGCCATCTATGAATGACTTCTATGGATCACCTAATGGATATGGAAATGAACCAAGCATATATGATATGCCTGGACAATACAACCAAGATCCATTGAGAGCTAGATTCAGGCAATTCAACTAATTAAAATTAATCACCAGGATGGCGGATAATTCAATCACCTGATAAATTATACTTATTAGCAATTATCCGCTCCCTGAGCATCCCAGCCGCCATCCTGGTGATTGCTTTGCTTATTCATTACATCTAATATCTTATTGTATTCTTCATCTGTAACATTTATGATAATATCATCATTTGTTCCAAATTTTCCATCAGAACCAGGAAGTTTATGTTCATATTTTTCTGACCACACTTTTGTCAAACCAACAGAAGTGAAAACCGCTGCTACTGCGGTTATATAAGCGGCCATTGCTGTCAAATCAGTAGTTATGGTATGATTATACCAAGCTTCTATAGTAAGAGAGAATATTGGTACAGCAAGCAGTAGAGTACCTATGAATGTAACAACAACTAGAAAGAAGCTTTTGCTGCTATATCCGGAATTCCGTTGAATGAGCTTACTGAAGAAATTTCCTTTTACTATTTTCTTTATATATACAGTCATTTTAGAAAAGTCCATGGTTTAAGTTAAAATATCTATCTGTATAAAAATCTTCAGAATATACAAAAAATGACAGAACTTAATGTCCTGTCAGCATCAACCAAAGGAGCAATTCTCCTTTGGCATTTTGGATCTTAAATGTCTAATAATTTACTTTGTTGCCCACAAAGGTATAGATCCAGTGCAGTTCATCAAACCAAGTTCTGCAGATACCTTCATGTTTCTCTTGATGGCATTTAGAATTTTCTTCATGGTTTTCATTTCCTTTAATTGATTAAATTGATCTTGATACGGTCATTGCTTCACCATACATAGCTATAGCTTCCTTGTATGAATTCCAAAATTTCTTTAATAATCTCTTCATAGTTTTCATTTCTTTTAAGTTTTGTTTTTATAATTCATCTCATTTGATGGATAGCATATTGATAATGCAATTACCCTCAAATAGATTTCTCCTATTTTCTTTAATATATTCATGACTAATACATTATATATTTATCATTCAAATTAAATATAGATTTGATTTTAAAAACCAGTTATAAAAATAAAGGAAATTTTTGAAAAAGTCATAATTAATTGATGTAGGTCAATTGCAATGATAAATTTATTTTTAATTTGATTGAAATTAAAAGTCTAAATTGTCTAGCAATTTTTAAATAGAATATAAAATACACTATGAAAAATTTTGTATCATTACGTTATGTTCATGACAATGCTCCATCTATATGGAAATACATGACAGAGCATAATTGCATATTGAAAAAGTTTGGATCTACTATATATGAAGGAGTATTAGATGAAGGAAAGTACTTGAAATATTTGTCAGATGATGATAGTCCTTCTATTACAGTTGAATGTTATGTGAATCCAGATTCTACAATACTGCTTACTGTAGATAATAATGATTATATAGATAGAGTGAAAAGTCTTTCTAGCAAAGTAGAAGATATAATTGCAAATCCTAAACTATATTGTGAAGCTATAAATATGATAACAATGATTCCAATGGTTGAAGGAAATACTTGGAAAGATAAGATAAAGTATGTATTAGAAGAAGGAGAGGAAGAAGGTCAAGGTATGGATGATGCAGCTTCAGAAGAAACATCAGATACAGGAGATGATGGAAATACAGAAAATAATAGTCCTGCATTAGGTCAAGATGGAGCTAAAGATGATGCTAAAGCTAAGCAACGTTCCGAGATTAAATTTAAGATATTTACTGCACCAGATAAGCAAGTAACAGATTTGAAGGAAGGTGAGAAATATCTAAAGATAGAATATGTACATAGAGACAAGAAAGCTGGAATAGAAATAGATTTCTTAATAGGTAAAAAGAAAGAAAATGGAAATTGGCAACTTTATATTGGTAAGCCAGGTTCAGCTAGCTATGATGATGACCCATATAAATCATTAGAGACAAAAGAATTGTCAAAAGCAATAAATAAAGCTGTTGATGAAGCTATGGACTTGATAGAAGAAGTTAAGAAAGATAAAGATAAATGGGTACAATTCTATACATATAAATAAATACAAACAAAGAGCATTCTTAAGAATGCTCTTTTCTTTTTAGAGCTCCCAGTCCGATTCGAACGAACGACCTGCTCATTACAAGTGAGCTGCACTACCACTGTGCTATAGGAGCATAAAATATAAAATCAAATATGGCATCGGATGTGCAAACTATCATGACCATATTCTAGTAATACATTGAGCTATCAGGAGTACCTGTAGATTGCACTGACACCTCTAACAACCACCTAGTTAAATGCTAGGTCCTCTCTATTACTTGTGGAGCCACAGGGATTCAAACCCTGGACCTCTTGAATGCAAATCAAGTGCTCTAGTCAACTGAGCTATGGCCCCAAATTCAAGGATTCTATCAATTGACAAAAGAGGATGAATTCAAGAAAGAGTTCGACTTCCACCATAATATTAGGCTTCATCTTGTTTTGTCGCGTCAATATCAAGAAGTGTGCATGTCCTTGACCATGTTGGTGATTATCCAACCCATATCACATTCGAGTAGCAGTTAAGCCGCCTCTAAATAATCGTTGCCGTTTGCTGGAACTATGGGGGTCGAACCCATGACCTTCTGATTAACAGTCAGACGCTACTAACCAACTGAGCTAAGTTCCAATCAATTCTTCATAGTGAATTACTCTGTTAGTGATGGGTGTGGGAGTCGAACCCACTATTGTACGGCTTATGAGACCGACGTGATTTATAAATATCCGTTTCACTCACCCACGATATATAATTAACTATTTAAATAATAGTATTTTCTTTTAAATATTTCAAAAATTCATCAAATTTTTCTTTAACAAAATCTTTATTTGCCTTACCCATATCTTTTATAATATAAGGTGTCCAACCAGATTCTTTAATTTCTTTTATCTTTATTTTATCCCTATTTTGTGTTTGTTTAACAGAATGTGATTTTGTAATTTGTTTATAATGCCATGGGCCATTCCATAATACTGCAAATTTTATATCTTCTATTATTATATCTGCATCCCATCCATTAAATATAGATTCATTATGTTTAACATTATCAAAATATTCTTCACATAATTTACAGAATTCAATTTCATTTTTACTACGTCTTAAATCACCTTGATGTTGTATTCCTTTGCAACCACCATTATGTAAACCTAACCAACTTTCTTTAGAAAATAATTTACCATTGATATAATGATATCCTTTTAATTTTAATTTTTCAATTATTTTATTTCGTTTATCTTCTAATTCTTTTAATAGTGGTAAATTCAATAATTCCCTTTTAATTATTTCTATTTTCTTTGTTAGTTTTTTATATTCATAATATTCATCATCTATTTTATTAGGATTATGTGACTTATTTATGTGCTTTGGTTTACATTCATTACATCTACAAGTTTTTGTTGATGCCCTTGATAATATCGTTATTTCTTTACCACATTCAACACATTTTGCCTGTTTAGTATTTCCTGTAGATAATTTTCCTATATAAGAATGTGAACATTCAAGACTACAAAAATATTTTTTATTTATATCAAATTTATTTTGTCTTTCCTTAATTTTAAATTCTTTTCCACAATTAAAACATTTTACATCATATTCTATTAATGGATTTTTTCTTTGATATGCAATTTGTTGTGCTATTCCAGAATTTTTTGAACATCTAGCAACACGTTCATCTGTTTCATTTGTAAGACCTGAATTCCACATTAATTTATGATTTGGATTCATTTTACAATATTTTTCATGTTGCTTTACATTTTTATATTCTTTATTGCAATATCTACATTCCATAATTTTAATGATTGTCAAACTACCAAGTAGTCTGACAATTTGTATGTTATTTCAAAGAATTTTCGGGGCCGAGGCATGTCCTTAAGTACCATCGTATGGGACATTTTATCAGTTTCTCCTAATCTTCAACGTGCTGTATTATGAGGTAGCGCTACTTCTCTTTTCAACGTTCCATGAACTAGAATACTCCCTGGTACGGACTCGATATTTAATTGTACTCCAGGAGGGACTTGAACCCCCGACCACTTGGGTATAAGCCGAGCACTCTAACCAACTGAGTTACTGGAGTATTTATTTATATTAAATATAGAACAACTATATCCAAAATTTCAAAGAATTTTGTAGGTGATATAGGACTTGAACCTATGACTTCTTGCTTATCAGGCAAGCTATCTGACCAACTGATATAATCACCTAAATTGTTGGACCACGGAGGTTCGAACTCCGAATGACAGAACCAAAATCTGTAGTGTTTCCAATTACACCATAGTCCAATTTATTTGCGGAGCATAAGGGACTCGAACCCTTAGTTTTACTAGAGTGACAGTCTAGTTCCCTTACCAACAGGGCTTAATACTCCAAATACTGATTAAAGTCTCAGTTAGCTGCACATCAATCTCCTATGTGGCTTTCGCAATAACTTTGGTTGCAAGCAACGTAAAGCGTTGATTATATCTAAATTGCTCACACATCACTTTGTCATGATTTTCATTTGCTCTTTTGACCCAGTGGGCAGAGAGAGATTCGAACTCCCGAAGGCCGAAGCCATTTGATTTACAGTCAAACCATTTTAACCACTTATCTATCTACCCAATTTTATTAGTAGCCGCAGCGAGAATCGAACTCGCCTTGACAGATCGAAAATCTGTAGTACTAACCACTATACGATACGGCCATTCAAATTATTATTTTTGACGCAATTGCTTAATCTTATTCTTAATTCTTTCTAGTGTTACACTAGATTCCTCATTAAATTGATCAGTATCAATAACTGCATCTATTACCATAAGCAATTGCATGAATCTCATATCTGGAAACATAAGGACAAATTGCTTTGTAATATCCAATATCTTAATGTTTGCTTCTAATCTTGTCATAATAATTTTGTTTTAATGTTTTATAACTTACATATATAATATAGATTTGATTTATCAGTATTTCAAAGATCTTTCAAAAAATTTTCATTTTTTTGTTTATCAACTTTTTTAGTACTTCATGCTTCAGTACAGCTGAAGCTAAATCAACAAAGAGCAACACATTTCTGCATTGCTCTTGTCTTGATTGTATTGTTGAATGTTTAAACAGTGGAGGCATTGTTTAAATTATACACATACAAGACTTGAGCAATCCATTATCAATGGCTTGTTCCTGTTCATTATCTTGATATGTATAATTGTATATTCTCATTTGTTTAATGTTTCTATATTCATTAATTAATTATAATATATAAATAGATAAATAGTCTATAAATTTTAGTTAAAAGATGTTAAAACTATTTATATATAATATTAGTACTCTTAACTGTGTAAGCAATAAAATAAATTGATAGCAAGTACGTACTTCTTGCATCAGACCTTCGTGTAGAGTTTATATGGTGTTTTTAGTTATTTATCCTTAGTATGCACCGTATTTACCCACAGCTTTAAGCATACTTACCTTCATAACTCGTCTTTCTTCCTTCTCTATTCAAGATTGCTATCAATTTGTACTCCGAACGGGGGTCGAACCCGTACAACCATTCCTGGTCAAGGGATTTTAAGTCCCTCGTGTATACCAATTTCACCATCGGAGCATTTAGGAATTACAAAAGGTGACGCTACCGGTGTCTGCACCTAAAACTTCATTCCTGTCCATACATATAGTTACCCAGATATTATATTATGGTGGTTTCATCTAACTTACTGACTTCTTTAGAATTCGTTAGAAGTTCTGAAGCGATCTGCTCAGGCAGATCCATAACTCATTTACTAATCGTACTTTATTCTCTTTAGGATAACATAGAGAGCCATTAAGTTTCCATACTAATGTTAGACTTTCATAAACTACATTATTTCAACGATTGTGGGAATAGTGGGACTCGAACCCACACGCTACTATTGAAGCACCAGATCCTAAGTCTGGCCTGGCTACCAATTACAGCATATTCCCAAATTAGTGGCGTAAGATGGGCTCAAACCAACGACCTCATCAGCATGAATGATGCGCTCTAATCAACTGAGCTATTACGCCATTGTGGGCATACCCTATTTTATAGAATTACTTCCCACATAATTCAACCATCTTAAGCAGGTGTACGAATCTCATGACAATTCGCTTGGGCGATATATTCTCTTATAATCAGAATGTTTTACGATGCTTTAAACTACTGAGCCATACAGGCCCTGACTGCATAGTGAACTTAAATGAATCAATTAGTTTAACAAGCGTTACCAAACCTTATACTTGTTATTTCATCGACATTTAAAATACAAATGTAGGGAGGCGGTTATAGGTTTGGCTTCCTTCATCCGCGCTTTGTATATGTTTCATGCAATTACTGTGCACATGATTGCATTACTCTTCTCAGCTACATTGTTTTTATTCAATCACCAGTATATTCTGATCACGTTTGGGGTTCCTTAGAGAATCGAACTCTAATAAGGAGAACCACAATCTCCTGTCCTACCATTGAACGAAAGAACCCATATATATTAGCAATGTTTATGCTACATTATTAATATAGAAATTATCTTCTAAAGTTTCATCGTAAATATCATCATATTCTTGAATTCCTTCATTGATAAGTTTCTTGTTGTTGACACGTTGCAACTTGATTTTTCGCTTAGCATCAATTTTGTCTGATACATAAGTACGATATCCAGAGCCATTCTTCAAAAACCTAGCCCATGGATCGCATTTCTTCATTTCTCTCCATGAAGTTGGTCTTCTCAAATTAGGAATCATTATTGTACGTCTGATTTTCTTACCATTGGCATCATTCATGTTGAATGAATATTCTTTCTTACCATCAGTAAAAATACTATCAAACATGAACTTCTTACAACGAGAATTCCACTTTGATTCAGTCTTCTTTCTTCTCCAAGCTCTATTTCTAATGTTACTCATATATTAACAACATTTAAAATTAAACACTTGCACACCGAACTGGAATCGAACCAATACCTGCAGTTTTGGAGACTGCTAGCCTAACCATTAACCGACCGGTGCGTATTTAAAATTTATTATAAAATTCAAGAAACTTATTTATTTTTTCTTTCATTTTTAATTTTCCATTTTCTGTATTTATTTCATTCCAATCAATTCTATATATTTCATATCCTAAAGAAATTAAATTCTTATCTCTTATTGAATCCATTTTTATTCTATCAGGATATTTATGTTGTTTACCATCAATTTCCAAATCAATTAATCTATTGTTATGTTCAATTTTAAAATCAAGAAAATATTTTGTATTATTACAATGAATTAAAAATTCTCTTATATATGGTATTGAATTGTTTTCAAGAACTTTGATGAAAAATTTTTCTGGATAGGATGTTATTTTTCTAGTCATCCATCCTTTAAAAGTTCCATTTTCTATTTCTCTTTTTCTTGATTCTGATGATTTTCTTGATCTTAATATATGTTCGCATTCTTTAGAACATGTCTTTCTATATTTATGTGGTAAATTATAAAATTCTTTTCCACATATAACACATGTTCTTTTTCTTAATTGTTTATTCCTTTCTTTATATACTTGTATCTTTATTGAATTTTTAACTCCAATAGATATTTTTCTTTTTTCTTCTTCTGTATGTCGTCCTCTTTTCTTGTTATTATATTTTGCAGCACAAGATGAATTACAAAATGTACCTAACATTCTATAGTATTCAATCTTTTTACCACATTCTTTACAATATTTTGGATTTAAATTATATTCTTCTTCTGTTATCATAATTAATAATAGTCTAGGTGACAGGACTCGAACCTGCATCCACTTTATCAGTATCCACTTGATCCCAAATCAAGGCTCTGACCAATTAGAGTACACCTAGATAATATTGAGCATCAGACGAGATTCGAACTCGCGAAAGCCTTCTGGTTGGAAGCCAGATGTGCACCACCAACTACACCACTGATGCATGTTTGAGCAGATGATGAGGATCGAACTCACAACTTCTTCCTTGGCAAGGAAGCACTCTAACCATTGAGCTACATCTGCATATACTATAACCGGGTTGACTTTGCAACAGGATCTTATTCTCTCGGCATTGCTAGTTCTCCGGTTTATTATGTGGTTCAACAAAGATTCGAACTTTGGACCCTCTGCTTGTAAAACAGATGCTCTAAACCAACTGAGCTATTGAACCAAAATACAAGAACGAGAGTTTCTATAGTCCTTTTAGCCATCGGTATCTATAGACAACATAGAAAACTTATACTAGATATATTTACTGCAGCATATATCCACTTAATATTTCTATTTGAGGAGAGCAACATTATATCGCGAATATGGTGTCCACTCGACGTATCAATCTCTTTCAATGAACTTCAATGTCATTATTGGTTCTTGTATGTAATGAGAAGGAAACGGGATTCAAACCCGTGAATACTAGTTTTGCGGACTAGCCCTTTAATCACTCAGGCATTCCTTCTTATTTCTATATTCATACATATCAACTAATTCTTTACAATTGTATGTACTTTTAACATAGTCAATATATTTTTGTATTTCATCTTTATCAATAATTTTTATATTTCTAAATACCTTTTCTTTAACTAACCATTTAGGATCTTTCCATCCTTTTACTTCTACTAATTTATTGTCAACTATAAAATCAGGTAAATATTTACGTATTTCTCCATTATATTCATAATCAAACATTTTTTTGTTACGTTCAATTTTAATATTATGATCTAAGCAATATATAACGTATGCAAGTTCCCATGTACTATCACAGAATATTCCTTTATACCAACCTTTCTTTCCATGCCCAGAACCTATTCTATAACCACCTGATTTCTTATTTTTTCTTGATGTTTCTGATATTTTTCTTTTTCTTTGTTCTTCTTTTAAAGGATCTTTACATTTACCAGTATTTAATGAATGAAATGTTATTCCATAATGATAACCTTCTGGAACATTATCATTTTTATTAATAGACTTATTATTGATTCCATTTGTTATCCATAATTTATTTAACATTGATTTACCAATAACTTTGGTATTAGTACCATATCCTCTACACCAACCTTTATCAATGTATTCATTTAATTCATCTAAATGAATTTTTTTAAATGAAATACCATTATTAACTATGCAACATTTTACATGTATAATGTGTTTTATTGCATTTGGATTTTCTTTACATCTATTTTCATGAAAATGAAGTCCTGATAAACCAACACATTCCTTTCCACAAAATTTACATTTATATATAGTTTTATCTTTCATATTTAATAATAATCAAGACCAAAACATATAAGCGCGGAAGATGAGAGATTCGAACTCCCACAACATTTCTGTTACCTCTGATTTCAAGTCAGGTCCGTTACCATTCCGGCAATCTTCCAATTACATATTTATTTTTCTTGCGGAAGCAGAAGGATTCGAACCTTCGGAACCTTTCGGTTCGGCACGTTAGCAGTGTGCTGGTTTAAACCACTCACCCATACTTCCATACAAGGGATTTGATATTTCAATTGCTGTTCCCTTCTTCAATTGATTTGCAACTTCAATTGATATGATTCAACAATAACAACCTGTTATCAAACAAATTAGGACGATTTGATTAAATAACTTTGTTAGCCATCATTAATTATCTCTTGAACTTTTTTCGGCTGTCGCCCATACAAAGTAATCTGTGTAATTCTTGGTCTAGTCCAATTAAATTCAACCTTCTTACACACGATCAACAAAGACATTCACATGGATTTGTTGATTATCCAGATGTTAATGATGTTGAGCTTCTCATTCTTTTACATTATCAGCAGAGATCTCTTGACTACCATGGTGTTCCATACGGGACTCGAACCCGTGACCCTCCGATTAAAAGTCGGATGCTCTCTAGCCTTGCGGAACCAACTGAGCTAATGGAACTTAAATAAATATTTCAAAGAACTTAATTAGTATCTTCAACTGGACTCGAACCAATGTCATCCGGATTAAAATTCCGTCGCTCTAGACCAACTAAGCTATGAAGACAAATTAGTGGTTCCAATGGGACTCAAACCCATGACCCGGATTTTAGAAGAATCCTGCTCTATTCATCTGAGCTATAGAACCAATTAATTTTGTGGGTAAAGATGGATTCGAACCAACAACACCTAGATCTTCAATCTAGTGCTCTACCATTGGAGCTATTTACCCAATCAATAAACAAATTACGGATCTCTAGAAAATCCTGTTAGCATGGATTGCTTTATATCCTTAAGCTATTGGTCTGGCATCCAACTCAGAAGTATTAAGTTCTGGATCTTATTCCATGTATTGTAATTTGTTCATATCAATATTTGATTGACATATATAATATAGAACTTCTATAGAATATTTCAAACTTTTATATGCAAAAAATGAGAAAAAATTCCTAATTGTTTACGGAACTTCTTCTCAATCAATATTCATCTAATAAAATAAGAATTGTTCCGTTCACTAATTCGTGATCAGATACAATTCATCTATCACGAACTTTACTATGAATATCTAAACCCACAAGGCATACTGCCACACCAAGGTAAGAAGCAACCAAAAGATTGTTTCACTGATGAGACGCTATGTAATTTGAGTGACTTCATTTAAAGTTCAATTTTAATTTTCTTATATTAAAATAAATACAAAAACATATACCAGACATATTTTAAATGTTAAATAATATTAATAAAATGTATTGTCAATTTTTAAATATCAGAAAAACAAATATTGTCTACTTTAATGATAAAGCCATTGATCAGAGTCATTCCTACATATAGTGGAAATGTCAAAATAGTTTGTACAACATCAGATTATGTCAAATCAACAGATAAAGAATATGATGTATATGATTGCTTTGTAAGAGGCGCTGTGTTGTCTCCATTGTCCCATACAATATATGATAAGAAAATAGAAGCTAATCTTCTATCTTCAAACTACTCTTATGATCTGAAAGAATACTATAAATATTACAACAATGTTTTCTTCAGTAATGGAATGTCTTTTGATGAAAGTAATGTTCAGGTTTTTGACAAGTTAAATCCAATTTATGATAGAAACATAGATTTGGAAATGGGTTGTAGTAGAGTATTGAATGTAAAGAATAACCATAAATTTGAATTTTTTGCTCCTATATATGTAGATGATCCAAATGACTTACCAGATGCGTTCATTATAGATATGATATTCACTAATAAAGACAGAAAACTGTATAAGAGAATGAAAGTCAATATAATGGACCATCCAAAAGATAAGAGAAATTATCTATTCCATTATCTTGATTCTTATAAATCTTGTATTGATTCTAAAGTAGCAAATATTTCTGTTGTAAATAAAAACGCAACATATAGTGGGATAGATTTGAATCATGGTGGCATAGCTACAGCAATATCTAATGAAATAGGTAACATGCTATCATCTATGTCAACTATAAATCTTTTTGACCTTTCTTTAGGATTGCAATTTAAAAGAAAGAATATTGCAATGAAGCAGGTATTGCCATTATGCTTCAGTATTGATTTAGATAAAGTACTTGACCAATCAGAAAAAACATTATATAAAGGAGCACAAGTTGAAGTATCCAGTTATTACATATCAAATGGAAACAGAATATCTTGGTATGATTGGAGTTGTGACTATGATACACTAAATCAGAGCATCCTTAGAATGGACAAGAATACAGGATTGATGAACTACATACCTGGAAATGTTCCTAACATAATGAATAACAAATATCCTAGCTTACATGAAGCAAGAATGCAAAAATATTCTTTGTCTAATAAGATAAGCAAGATGTATTCTAGATGGAAGCTGCAGGCATCACCAGATGAAAACCCATATATCATAAATCTTGCATTTGCATTTTCTGACAACCAATATTCTAATCTCTTATATAGAGAATTCCCTACTCCATCTTATACAATTTCAGGAATATGTGAAACAATATCATCAAGTAAATCATCTGTAGCAGAAGATTATTCACTAATATTTCCTTTAGGAAAAGATATTGATAAGTATAATGACAGATATCCAAACATAACAACTAATTATGAAAACATAATGAATAAGTATGGATATAATTGGTTTAGCTTATGCAATATATCAGAAAATGACAGTTCTTGGGTAGATAATGTATCTTGGGGTACTGTATCAAATGATGAATGCTACTATAATGGTATTTTACACAACCTTACTAACATATATAATACACTTACTAATGATAATGAAAAAATAGATAAGTTTGGGGTATTTGTAAATCCAAGATTCTCAGTAAAGACTTCAGTGGCTAATGATGTAATGAAACATGCTAATTATACTATATCTACTAGCATGGCTAACCAATTTGAAACAAATTGTAAGTATAATACTACAATCATGTCTTCAATGCTATATAGTGATGCTATTACTAAGGCTGCTTGTGAAGCATTTACTTCTACAAATCCAGCAGATAGTGAAAAAAATGCAGTGATGTCATTGAATGATACATTCATAAAGATAGATCCTGCTAATTCATATTCATATTCAAAATGGTATGTAAATATCAATGATTATGGATTCACAATGGACGATATAAATAGTTGGTACAATTATGATGATACTATTGTGGCATTAGAAAATGTATTCTCTTATGAATTAAGCTATGCATATTTCTCATATAGCCATGAAGTACAGAATACAACATTCAATGATGCATTTAACTTATTCAAGGGTGAAAGCCTATATAAATTAGCAACTTCAGATTCAGTAGAAGATATTATCAATACATATAAGTCTAATTCTTATGAAATGTTGCCTATACATACATTAAAAATGATGGTAGATGACACTTCATCATATTTGTCTTACATTAAGATTGGTGGTCCACTCAGCTATGTTTCTTACAAATATGGTATAAAAGTACACAATGGAAATTCACCTATAGATCCATATAATGATAGTTTTGTAAATGCAAAAAACTATAAATCTTATGTTTTTGCTCCAGGATATAATACATCATCTTATGATTTGATAAATGATCCAGATAAGAAATTCTTATCATATACATTAGAGAACTACATTACTGGAAGTACTTCTACTTATTCTATAGAAAAAGAAAATCCTTACAGTTACTACTGGTATCAGTATACTGATTTTGATATATGGCAAGATCCAATGGTAAGACAGATTTGCATATCTTCTAAGAATGACAAGAAAATAAGAAATAAAGTTGGTTTCACATATTATATTCCTAAAGAAAATGTAGAATCTGGCAGAAGAGAAGGTTTCAGCTATTCATACATATTGTTGCAACCATCATCTCTAATAAATACACAATATGGTTTCAACTTATATAGAAATGGTGAATTCTTTAATGAAAAATGGATTAAGATGTTGGATGCCACTGATACTGACCAGATAGCTTATTACTATCTTACCGGATTAAAGAGCAATGGTAGTACAGATAATTATGATTTAACATATTTTAATGTTGTTGGGAAACCTGCTTACAACTTCAGAATGACATTGAAGAACATATACAAAGATACTAGCTACTATCTTGCTAAACGTTTATCTTCTAAATCTAAATACACATTCATGCCAGTAGTATATGGAGATAATGAAATATGTGCAACAAATGTATTCATAAAGAAAGATCCAGAATTGGAATTTCATGGAGACAATATGAATGATGAAGATAAAGATAAAGATCTTGATGTAATATGGTGTGATGTGTATAATTTCAGAAGAGTATTATTGAAGAGTGGAATATCAGAAGATAAGGTACAAGAAAGATTGGATTATGTAAGAAAGATGAAAGCTAAGTTCTTGAATAAAGAACATCTTTATTGGTGGTATAATGAATTGTGTAAAGACTATAACTATGACTACCCAGTTGATATAATAGAAAATTGGTATGACTACTTGTATGTAAAGCAAAGAATAATGTCAAATGACAAAGATGGAAAGATACAGATAGTAGATGCATATACCAAATTGAAGGATATTCATGGTATGGAAGAACAGATAACTGTTTCTGATAAGAAGGTAGATAACCCTTATAGAATATTCAATTACTTCTATGACAGAATAGAATACAAAGGAAATGGAATATGGAAGTTCCGACATAGTGATGAAGATGATTTTGATGTGAATTCATACGAAATAGTATTTGATATAAACGTTACCAGACTTGATGATACTATCTATGATAAAGTAATGAAAATAGAAAATGATGATAGTTCTGAATACAGAGATATATATCTTTATAGATTAGAAAAGTCTGATGAATGGGAAAGAAATATGTTGTCTTCAGAATATAAGATATCTTATGATGTTCAAACTAAGGTAGAAGAGTATGATCCAGTAGGTCATGTACTTATTCCACTATTTAACGACATACATGCTCAAGAAAAAGAAGATACAATAATATATGCACATTATTTGTTAAATGATTTGATGAAGACCAAAGTAAACAAAAAAGGAGATACTTGGTACATGTACAGATATAATACAAATAATGTAAATTGGATGATAGAGATAAATGAACAAACCGTAAATAATTTGAAAAAACTCTATGAAGATCCAATAATATATTCTAATTATGATAGTGTGAATATTCAGTTAGATAATTTTGGCTATGATGATTTAGGATATAAAATAGATAATTTTGGTACAATAAAGAAAGATGGAACAAATTATGGTTTTTGGATAATAAATATAGATGCTGACAATACAACAAGTACATTCAATGTGATAGCCCAGTATAACATATCAAATGTTCCTGATATTCCAATATATACTTATGACAATAAGATAAAGCTTATAAAATATATAAATGGTGTTGATATAAATATAAGAAAGGATTATATATTTAAAGTATTCAAACAAATGCTTCCATTCTTTAAAATACAACCATCTGTGGTATTTGACAGATTGATTACTATAACTAAGCCATCGAATTTCAGATTCATAATGAGATATAAAGAATCTAAATGTACTGTTGATGACCCTAATGTAGAAGTATCAGAAACTGATGTAACTATAGATAAATCAAATACATATCTTCAATATAACAGATACTTTGGAAATATAGTACCATTGATAAATAGAGTGACTTCTGTATCTGACCAATGGTTATTGAAATTCAAAGATACTATAGAGAATACCAATAGAATGGTAGATACTGGAAAGTACCCATCTATAGGTGATAGTGTCATATATAAGACTTCTTTACAGTTAGATATGAGAAATTCAACCCCAATATATGTACCATCAAAAAACAATGCAATAAAAGATTACAACAATAGAAAGAAAGATAAGAATGGACAAGAAATAAGAGTAAAACTATTAGAGCAAAAACATTTTAATGATTCTGTAATTGTATATTGTGATGATACATTAGAGTGGTCTACTAATAAATTATATTCTTATGATGAAGTGGTAAACAGATCAACAAAAGAACAAGCTTATGCAATATTCTTAATGTTGAACAGGGGTACATTGGTTGATGATATGAATGAAGATCAAAAATTATTTTTATTCAACAGGTATGATTACAAAGTGACATCAACCCCAATGAAGTTGAATTCACTTAATTCTAACAAGCTATATAAAATTCATTACAAATTTGTTTTGAAATAAAAATGCTTAATCCTGATTGAAAGTTTAGAATATCAAACAAATATCTATGTCAATAATCAATATAAACTCATTTGAGTCACGAGTAAGCAATGCTAATTACTTAAGCAACTATACTGATCCTTATTTGAAACAGTCTTTGGCTAACCTTGGCCAAAGACTTTCAACTAAAGGGGATTCTATAAAGAATGACAGTTTCATTATTTCTGATTTGTTTCCTAATTATTTAGGAGATTTCAATCAGTCAAATATAGCAGCTGAATTTACTTGGACTAAGTCATCAAACAGCATAGTTGGTAAGATAGTTGAAGTAGATGCTGAGGAAAATAGTGATAAGTCAGGAACAAGAGTTCCTGTAGGATATGATGAGGCAAATTCAAATATAAATGGTAATGCTAATTCACAGTTTACTATAGAATCATCAAACAACATCCTTAAGAACATTACTAAAGATCAGTATGGTTCTGAGATTTATCTTAATGATTCAACTGGTATAAATGGTTCATCATATTGGCATAGAAATTCTGCTATAATTGCCCGTACACATGATAAGAATATTGGCAAAGATGTTCTTATCTATAAAGTTGTAGGGCATCATGATTCTGGTAAGTATGGTCCTTATGATAATGAGTATATATGTGAAGAGATAACAGTAGATGGTGAATTTGTAGATGGATTCAGAGTTTTCATGTCTAATGAATCTAATCTGATGTTACCAGAAGATGCTACTTTATCAAATGATCCTTCAACAGAAGTCAATCCTAACGAGTATGAAAAGTTAGTATTGATAAGGCTTAAGAAGAATCCAAACTATTATATTACTAACACTAATAATGAGCATAAATGGTTGTTAGAAGCATATAAGTGTAATTCCACAAAGATTGATTTAGGTGACTTTACAAGAGTAGACTCTGTAAATTATGACTATGAAGATGACTTGTGGAAGAAGATATCTGACACTTATGATGCAAATGGAAGCTTAACACCATCAGAATTGATTGATTCATTATGCAATCTGATGACAGAGAATACTTATGTATTCACTGATGATGGATCTCCTCTATTCACAAAGAAGTACACCTTACAAGTAGATGAGAATACTGAAACTAATGTTGGATGGTCAGTAGCAAGTTTTTCTCCTATATCAAATAATGAAATTTGCAATAGTGTAGGTGTAGGTGAATGGTACATGGATGATCAGGACGATCAAACCATGATAGAAGAAAAGCTTGAATATTTTGTAAATGATGCTTCACAGCTTTTTCCTATGGTACTTTCTGTATATGATGATATCATGTACAGAGATTCAACTAACATTAAGATAAAGAGACAGATAATTGCTCAGTTATTGTTGTCTGCTAAAGAAGAAGCAAGTACACAGTATGGTGCAAAATCTGTAGAAGTTGAAGATTCTTATAGCATTATCATGCCATTAGATTTTGTAGTAAACTTTACTTACAACTCTAATGATTCTTCTATAATATATAATTCACTTTCTTCTTTACAAGTAAATTTCATACAACTTGGAACCGATAAGAAACCTGGTAAAGGAATATTTAAGTACTTGCAGAAAATCTGCAATTATACTGATGCAGATAATGAACAAGTAATATTAGCTCATGGTACTGAGCAGAAGACTATATTATATGATTTCATAATTAGTTATGTAAATGACAATATCATATCTTCTATTGATTGGTATCAGTCATTTATAGTACCTTATATTGGTACAGATGGATATTGGATCATAAATGGAGTAAAGACAGACCAGTATGCAAGAGCTATTAGTTCAAATGGCAGTGGAATCATAATAAAACAAGATACAGATCCAAACAATTTTGATCCAAACTCTTCCATCATATATGGTCCGGAAACAGTAAAGAACTGGGATAAGTCAAATTGGGAATTGAAAGAATTTGCTGCAAATTACATGGATAGCAATTCCAATGTTGGTGGGGATTCTGTTGTTTCTGTATACGCTTGGGTACCATCTGGTGAATGGTTGAATACCATATCTACTACTGATGACTATTCATATATAAGCAATTCTCTGCTTGTATGTTCTTCTTATATAGATACAATGGAGAAGGATTCAACAGAAAATAAGTATATATGCAAATATGATACTTATTCTGATACATGGAATACTTACTTAACTACTTATTCTTTTGAAGGGACTAACTATAGATTCTTTAAGAATGAAGATATACTTAACAACTCTTATATATACCGAATAGATAAGAAAGCAACATCATTATCTTATCTTTTAGGTAAGGACACTCTTGTTACTTCTTTCTGGACCTGTTATGAATATGAAGATAATGGTGTAAAGAAGCATGAAATGACTTATCTCAAGAGACCTGGTGGCATTGCTGCTTTAGATCTTTCTTATATGATGAGTTTAGAGAACATGATTGCTCATTATGCTAATGCTCAATATAGTCCTGACAACTATCAACATAGATGGGTAGTATTCTCTAAAGTAAACAATGACTTAAAGAATAACAGTCATGATTCTTCTAATGCGGTATATCCAGTAATCAGAAATCATAATTCTGACTACTTTACTGCCATCACTGGTTCTTATTCTAGATCTTTAGGAAATTCTGTAGAAAAAGATGTAGAACAATATAAGAACAATCTAAATTTCTCTATAGAATTTACTGATAGCATACAAGGAAAGATTGAAGGAACTGAGAATACTTATGACAATAGACACTTTGATATAAATGATGAAGTTGTAGTTACTAGAACTCCAATATCTTATATCTCTATAGATAGTGTTGGCAATAAAATAGTAAAAGTAGATTCAGAAGCAACATATAAGAGATATGGTACTATTCCAAAGTCAATACCTTATACAAAGTATCCTAAAGAATATATTCCTAACTCTATATATAATGCTAATGATGATGTTTCTTCTACTGATAGCTACCAGTACCCAATATTTGACTTAGGTGAAGTATTGGCAAAGAATCTCACCACTCTAAACAGATACAACATCATGGGTATTGGTAGAGAGTCATTCAATGGTACAGATACTTCTACAATACTTTGGAATGCTTATTTTGGAGTTGCTTATGATACTGATGACAAATCAAGACTTAAGATAGGTAGTGGTAATGTCAATCCAAACCTTGGTACTACAACAATGGTGCATAATCCATCACAAGGTAAGCTTACACCGATGGATACATTTGATATTGACATGTCATATACTAATATCAATGGTGATGTGAATGTCAAAGGTCATTTGTTTACAAACAATGCATCTTGGGAAGCCCATTATGTAAATGGAGACAATAAGAAGTTATGTGCATACAGTACTATTGTAACACCTATAGGTAATCACAGATCAGCTAGGGTAAGTATGAGTGATTTTGATACTACTGGAGATAACAGTTTGTTCAAATCTTATTCAAATGAGAATATAAGTGCAGAAAATTACTTGTTCCATACTTTAACTGTAACAGGTGACGGAAAGAATAATAGATATAATACAAGATATTATCATGAATATCCTCATAATTATAATGTTTCTTATTTGAATCTTACTAAATTATTGGAAGAAAATCATGTGATTACTGATTTTGGAAGCATATTCTTAGGAGATGCTTCTAGAATATCTAAACGCTATAAGAAAAATGATGATATTGAAAATGTAATTGATTTAATAAAGATACAAAATGGATCTCATGGTGTATTCTGTACTTTGTATGATTTAGTGATATTGAATCATGGAAACATATCAAGTGGTGCAGGAAATCCAAATGAAGAATGGTACAACTGGTTGCTTGACAATTATGGTGATGAAAATAAATTAGGTAAACTTCAAAACTTGCTAAATGATTATAAAAAATATATAAAGATTAATCCTTATGGTAACAAGTATAAGTTGATTGGCAATGAAGAATGTGTACTTTGTGTGAAAAACAGAACATCTGCCGATGAACCAGTAGAAGAAAAATGGATGAAGATACCAGAAGCAGGTTGGTCAAAGAAGATAACTGATGAACCTTATATATCTACAGAAGGATTGCCATTATATGAATCAGCTAACTATCTTGAACTAAGTACATATTTATCGGATGCAGAAAACAGTATTGGAAAAGATCTTTTTGTTGGAAATCCAGTAGCAATTTCTTATGTTGATGTTCCAGGATCTTATACTGGTACTTTTGATGTAGCTTCAGTAAAGAGAATATATACTTATGCTTATGTTGGTGATGGTAAGCATATTGGTGGCAGTAAGTATTGTGGAGAAAAAGATCCAAATTATAAGTATGAGTTGAAATATGAGAATGGTAAATATATCTTACCAGATGATTTTGCTAAATATTCTTATAATGAAATATGGACATGTGATGGATGTGAGAAATGCTCACAATATTCATGTAATATGATAGAAACATGTAAAAAATCTAAGGTACAAGGATCTTATTTATTGAGTTATGGTAGTTTTATTTGTACTAATAATGAAAATCCAGTAGCTTACATGAATGAGAAAACTCCAGTATATCGTAGAAGAGTAGAAAGATATAATACAGATGAATCTGGTAATTCTTACAAATATGTTACATATTCATATTATCCATCTTATGAATCTATTCCAGTATCTGAAATATCTGTAGATGGTAAAACAACATTACTTGATATTCTTACTATAGGAGAAGAAAATGGAATCAAATATGTTCTTGATAAAAACCAACATGTGGTAAAATATGACAATAATGATGATATATTAGCATCTTATGTATATGTAGGAAGAAACATATTATGCCCTACTCAAGAGGAATACATACATGAATATTCACCTAAGTTGCCACAAGGATATTCAATGTCATATTCTATTGGATCCCAACAAGTAATCGTAAATCCTAATGATGGAAGTGAAACATATTTCATTGGCATAAAAGAAGCAAACACCTACTGGAAAGTACCTAACAGATATAATATAGAAGGTAAAGGAAAATATAGTGGTTGGAAGATGATGACAGAATTACCTGATGAATATGACAAATCAAGTAAGTTCTCATATTATAATGAAGTAATAGTAAAGCAAGAATATAGCTTATCTTATCGTTATATCAATGTAAGAGAATTGTTGTCTAACAACACAATACCTCAGTTCTATGATAATTATGAAAAAGATTACAATAAGTTTGCAAGCATAAATATTCAACCAGATAAGCCAATTCCATCAGAACCAGATAAATCTTTAACAGATATATATCACAAAGAACAACCTGATGAAAATAAGAACAAACCATCTGGTAAGCTACGTGTAAGAGTTTGTGAATTATATAATACATATAATGGTGGATCGTATAATGATGCACAAATAAAAGATTTATTGAATAAAGAACATCAATTATATAAAGTAGACTGGTCTAATACAACTACATACGAGGGTGATTATATAGGTTTAGAAATTGAAGGATTAGAAGATATATATATACATTGTTATGATAAGATTTATGATAAAGTGTATAAGATAGATGGTAATGAATGGGTATATGATGAGGAAGCAACAATAGCTGAAGATAAAACATATCAAGTAGAACCTTGTCAACCAAAGATATCAGTAGATAAGTATTCTAAACTATCAAAGTATACATTTACATTAACAAAAACTGATAATAATTCTAATGTTTATAAGTTAGGATGGAATGTTACAGAAGATATGTTGAAGACTTTCAAAGAATCTGTATCAGGAAATATAGCCATATCTAATGAGGATCAACAAGAGATAACTATTAAGTTGAAAGGTACATATACTCCTAAAGAATCTGTAAGATATACATTTACGGTTTGGTCAACTAGAGATGATGGTAATGATGAAGATGAAGATGAAATTGTATTTAGATATGACATTGATGATAATTCTGAAAGATTCTATAATGTAACTTCATATTATGAAAATCTTGTCGATTGGCAAAATACATCTGGTCTTAAATATTGGGTAGGATGTACAGCATTGGAATATGATGAAGATCATCCTGATGGACAACGTTCTACATATTTTGAATCTATACTTGAAAACATTTCTGATAATAATACAACAAAGAGATATAGAGTACATCAAACTACTGAAGCTAAGAAAGTTACTTCCCAAATAAGAGAAACTTGGGTGATAACTCCTAATAAGCAACCAGATGGAGAAAATAGATATGCAGTTATAAGATTTTTAAGAAGAGGAGAAGAACATCCAGTATAAAAGTTAACTTATATATAAATGAATAATCAAGATAAGATAATTGTTGTAACTTATGACAATCAGAAGAAAGTAGATGTTCTGGCTACTTTGAACACTTTGAATGAAGAAATCAAGGTGGCCAGAACTTTCAGTACTGATATCCTAAAAAAGGATTCGGATATAAAGGAATGGAAATACTATATGGATAATGATGATTTGTATTTAGCATTCAAAAATAATGCATTATTATGTGTACATACTGATGATAACCAAATATCAGAAGGTATAACAAAAGAAGAAATGGCAAATTCAAATATAATTCCAACGACTTTTGATATGTTCAATACAATATCAAGCAGATATATTAAAGGAATTACTATTTGTTGGATAGATTCTTCTATCATAAAAGATAAGAGAATGATGCATGAAGTGAATGACTTTATGAAGTCTTCTAAACAATATAATATGCTTTATTTTGGAAAAGAAGATGATTATAACACTATAGCAAATTGTATTTCTAAATATCTTAAGTCTGATTCAGAAGGTAGAAAAGAACTATTAAGAGAATACAATTAATTTAACTTTAATTAACATTATTTAAGTTAAATAATTTGTAATGAATAATAATGAATTTCTATATTTTATTGTAAAAATACATGTATTTATAAATAAATGAATAATATGCCAAATAACTATTCACCTATTGGGGGTGGAGGTTTTTGTATGGACATGCCAGGTGGTCCTGGTGCACCAGAAATAAAAGGTACTTGGATTTCCAAGAAGACTGGTGCTGAAGTACAAGTAAGAGATTGCATTATTGCAGAAAATGGAATGTCAGTAATGCTTTCTGATGGTCGTATGATTGACATGAATGAATTCAGTACAGAATTCTATCAGATTTCTGATGATATCTATGATTCAAATGGAAATATCATTGGCAAGGCTGATGGAAATAATCCAGTTCCTGTACCTCCTTACAATCCAGGTCCTGGTGATTGTCAACCACCACACCATCATCATCCATTGCCACCACCTCCACCTGATTGTGGATGTCATGATGATTGTGGATGTCATGATAAGCCAATGCCACCACTTCCGCCACTTCCACCACATCACCATCATCCGGTACCACCATGCCCTCCACATCACCATCATCCGGTACCACCATGCCCTCCTAATCCACGTCCTGAGTGTCCAGTAGATGTTGAGAAAAAGCACATGAATATGGTAACTGATGTATTCAGTAAAGTAAATCCAGCACCTGAAATAACTTGTGGTACAACATTAGTTATGAAAAATGCTCCATTAAGCCAGTTGCAGATGCTTATTGATATTTTTGGTGTTCATATCGAAGATATAGCTATCTACTTATACCAGAATTATTATACACCAGAAAAGGTAATTTCTTATCTTAAGAAAGTGTTGACTGAAACATACAAGCTAAAAGAACCTGTTATTCAAGAGCCAACTAACCCTGATACTGATGGTACAACTGATGGTACAACTAATGGTACAACTGATGGTACAACTGGCCAAGGTTATGGAATATAAATTAATGTTTAATTTTTAAAATGGAATTTAGCAATGATAAAATATTTGAAACTAAAGAATGTAAAGACTTCGTAAAGAGAGTAGTAAACTATGATTCTAGTATAATTAAAACAAGTTCTTTCTTAAAAGAGAATTTTAATGTTGATCTTGAACTTACAGAAAATGGTGATATTACATTAAAAGCAGGAGATGGCTGTGTAAATGAATCACAATCTCTTTTGGATGCAAAGGAATATGTCAAGAACAACTTGGATCCAGATTATTACAATGAAGTACTATTTATTTAAAACAATATGAGCTCTGATTTAAATCAGAGCTCTTTTTGTAAATCTAAAAAATTCACTAGGAAACGTTAAAATTGTCTTAGCTGATAGAACATACTGAAGTATATTTTTCCGCCACCTGTGTGACCCAGGCACTTAACAGGGGAACATAGGAAATTTAACTTAAGTTCTTGAACTAATCACCAAGCCATTTCCAATATTTGAAAAATAGATTCATTCCTTCTTCGTAATCTTCATGGTCTTTCAATATTTTTTCTAATTCCTCTGGTTTGTCATCTCCATGTAACATCTTTATTGTCTTTATATCTTCAATACAATCATTGTCACAATTGATATACAAACGGAATGCCTTACAAATCTTTTCAAGAATCTCTTTCCACTCATTTTCATTCTTTAAGAAACCAGGATACCCAGCGAAAGTTTTCTTCAATCTTTCAATACGTGGAAGAACGAACTTTGCAATAGTAAGGTCAAGATTCCACACTTCAGAATCATCAAATCCACGTTCCAATCTCTGTTTTGTAAACTTATCCCATTTTGGATGATCTGGACTAATTAATGAAAAGTTTACATTATTGATACCATAAGGATCCTTAGATTCAAGCTTTGGAAGATTACCAGTATATTTGAACCAACCATTTTCATCATCAAATTTGAAGTGCATGATACCAATACGTGCATCACCACCTTTTACAGTATTGATATAGTCAGATGTCCAATTAGGTGCATTAGTACTTTTCTTCCATTCAACAATATTCTTAATTTCAAAATTGAAACTACCTACTGTTACAATACCACCGTAATTGAAAAATTCATCAGGGTATAATTCGTCGTATATTACTTTCATATTCTCTTAATCTGATATTTTAATTACTTGTTCTGGCAATCTCTGAACAACCTTATCATTCATATAACGATAACTCTTAGGAGCATCGAAAATCATACATTTCATTCTTTTAAATGTAATACCAATTACTTTGGCATGATAGAGATTATTGCTATCTGTATGACCAACTAATACTATATCACCAATTCTTACTTCTTTACCAACAATATTTGTTGTAACTAATGTTTCCATATTTTTAAAATTCGTGATAATTCAAATTCTTTCTGTTAACCCAAAGATTAGGATCACCAACCTTAACATCTGTAAGTTCTGCAGCTACTGCTTCTTCTGTTTCAGATAAATCACAAGGAACTTCAGTATGGCCAATCTTTACTACTTCTTCTGGCTTTCTGTTGAAACCAATTTTTGACTTATATACATTTCCATGCCATTTACCATCACCTACATCTGCCATAGTTTTCTGACAATATTGTGCAGTTTCGTTCTCTAATTCAGATTCTGGAAGTACAACAACTTTTACAGTCTTTGCCATAATCTTAACAACCATACATCTGAGCAATACAGAAGTCTTAGGATGGGAAATGAGTACTAAGTCATAAACATTCAAAGGTTGATTCAATCTATCAGTCATCATAAATATAATTATTTAATTTAGTCACACATATTCCATTTATCTAACATTTCAGCTTTCTTATTGATGTAATCATTAGTTTCATCAACAAACTTATGATTTAATTCATCATCATCAAAAACTGGCCACCAAGTATTGAAATCTTCAAGCTTAAACCCAATAAGATGATCCCGATATTTTTCTGGTACCCTATTGATGAAATGCTCAATAACAAATTCATCATAAGGATCTTCCAACCAAGTCAATGGATAAAGAGAACAAACATCATTACATTCAAACTTAATCTTAAGCATTATTGAAGAAACATCACTAAGACGATTTTCTCTCATTAGTTCAACATTAATCATGTTGATAATTGAACTCTTTACTTTTTCCAAATTATTCATATTTATCATTATAAATTAAATTGGTTCTACATTAATTATTTAACATAACTAATATAGAACCAATCCTTAAAATTTCAAAATTTATTTAAATTTTTCTTAAATTTCTTCAAGAACATCATAAACATCATTCTTTTCAGCTTGAATCTTCTGTTCTGCTAAACTCAAATCCTTATTGATTGTAGGAATAGAATACTTTTTCATTTTCTCAAGAATTTCATCAGGATACTGACTTGGATCCAACCATACTAATTTTTCATTGTAAAAGAAATGCTCAATGATTTCATCTAATGTTGACATGGCTTTATCTTTCCATGTTTTCTTATTCAACAAATCTTCAAAATAAGCATTCACTTCATCAAGTCTTGTGATATCAAGAGACAAATCTAATTCCTTCTGACTTACTCTGAACATCTTATCAGAACTTGGATTCTTAGCTTTCTTATATACAACAGGTAAAATATTATCTCCTAAATCTCCTCTAATAGTCTTATCTATTACAATATCCATAGGATGAATTTCTTCAACCTTCTTTGCTTTCATACAAAGGGTTTCTAGTAATTTCTGATTCTCATTTGAATCATAACTATTGAAGAAGAAATCCATTTCATTATCAGATGTATGGTCAATAGATTCAATTACAATAGAATCCTTTTTCCAACAAGCAGTAAAGCATTTAGATTTTGAATCAATCTTAACTAATTGTGTCAAATCTCTATCAGCAGACCAAATAAGACAATTAGTATTTTTACTGTTCAATAACTTACTCCAATAAGCACACCAATCATCTCCTTCTACACCTTTCTCTCTTGAAACACATACTCCAGTATCTTTCAATACATCGATAAATTCATCATATCCTTTGAAGATTTTATCCCAATCAAGATCTTTATCTTTTTCTCTATTACCTTTATATGTAATATGTTCTTTCTTCAGAAATTCTGGAATACTTATCTTATTTCTCCATGATCCACCATCTGCAACAAAAATCACATTGTCAATCTGTGGAATATCTCTAAGCAATTTGTTGATTGACTTAATCATCATCAACTTTACTTCCTTAACCAAAGTATCTTCATCTTTAATTCTCATTCTAAGAATTGAAAGACGACTCATTAGCAACCAGTTACCATCAATCACAATGGTCATAATAGATTTCTTATTCGACATAGTCTACTACATTTAATTTATTTGTTTATACTTTATAAATATAGTAAACTTTAGATAAATTTCAAACAAAAAATGCAGGATCTTTTGAATCCTGCATCTGTGTTTAATAAAATTAGTTAAACTAATTCTACTTTGCTACAACGGCTGAGTCAACTGTTACAGAATCAGCAACAGTGTCAACAACTACTGTATCTGAGTCATTTACAGATGCAGTTGACTTAGTTGAATTGCCACAAGAAGCAAAACTAATTGCCACAATAGCGGCAAATACTACCAAAATCTTTTTCATTTTCTTTTGAATTTATATTGTTATTAATTATGTTATTACGAAACGAATATTATATCGTTTCAAGATTAATAATAGAATATTTCTATTAAAAAGTTCATCTCCTGCCACCAAAATTTTTATTCTTTGGATAAATAGGTCTGCTATCAACTCTACCAGGTACTCTTATATCTTTTCTTATATTTCCAAATCCATTATGTTTTGGTCTATATGATGGATGTTGAATCCAAACTGGATGATATGGGTCTCTTGGTGGTGGACAAACATAAACTGGTCTCCTTGGAATTGGAGGATAATATGGTTTATGATATTTGTACCAATAGTCATGATATCCATAAACTACTTGAGCATGATATGTTGTTTCAATAGGTACATTTGATGTAATACATGATGTATATACAAAACACAATATTACTAAGTAGATATTTAGAAATATCACATGAATCAATTTTTATTTTTCATGAATTTAATGACTTTAATAACATTCTAGCGTATTTTACACACCTATCTGCTATTGCTTTAACTTTTCCATCACCTAAATTAACAATATTACCATTACTATCAATTTCGGATAGAGTAGCATTAGCAAATAATGATTTTGCAACTTCTTTTACATACTCTTCATCCTCATATTTAATACTAAGAGGATTTGGAATTCCAAATCCTCCAGTAGAGGATTCTTCATTTACTTTACCCATTATTATTTCTATTGAACTATTATTTTATATAATTTACATTTCAATGAACTTCTTGTTATTACGATAAACTAGCTTATCAACAAAGATTTTAGGAAGATCAGCGTATTCCTTACGACACCAATCATTGATACTAAGATGTCCAGTCAACCAGTTAGTATAATTAGACTTATCTAAACCAACAATCTTTCCTCTTGACTCATAATGTGCCATACTGAAATTATCCTTTCGCATCATTGCATTCAATGCTTTATTGATATGGCTAATCAAATCATTCAAATCATCATAAATGAAATATGTATGCTTTGATTTTCCTGTCTTGGTATTGTATAAAACATATCCCCAGTTACCAATTCTCTTGTTGTTGCTATGGTACAAGAAAAGCTTATCATAGTAATCAATTCCTTTAGTAAGGTGAATGTCAAATACCATACAATTTGACTTTCTTCTATTGAATACCATCAAATCTTCTACAATTGGCTTCCAATGCTTGTCATCATTCAGATCAAATGTCATTTCACCATAATTAGCAAATGATATATCCTTTACATGTCTAGTTTGTGAAAGAATCCAAATAATCTTGTTAGCTTCCTTCTCTTTGATTGGATCAACATTGATATTCCAAAATTCAAACTTCAAATTATATTTCTTCATACTATTCTATTTACTTTTTATCTACTTCCTTGTTATCTACTTCCTTGTTATCTACTACCTTGTTATATTCTGCTCTCAACTTTTCGATATTGTCACACATAGAAGTCTCGTTACCTTTATCATCTTTTACTTTTTTGCAAGGTGAACTAGGATCACCATATAATTCCACATAAATAGTATATGCTTCAGGAAACTCTTCCTTCAACTTATTGATAGTTGTGATGTTACCTAATGTACAAGAAAGCTTATCAGACCAATCTTGCAATTCCAATCTCTTTATAGTAATGGCTTTGATTTTCTCTGCAATCTCTGGTGCATTCTTCTTAATGTATTCTACCAAAGTATCATCCATGTGAAATTCATGGATGCTAACACCATCAATCATCTTATTATAGATATTGCTTACATGGAAACAAGGATAAGTATGGTTCCATCTACTCCAAATATCATACTTTTCTTTATCTTCCTTTGTCAAGAAATCATATCCATACAATGTCACATCACCCTTATCAATAAGATAAGGATACTTCTTTTCAAACTCAAATACCTCATTTGGAATATCCTTCATAAATAATGTTGTAAGTTCACTTTCTACATTAGCCATGATTGGTTTGTATTCTTTCTCAACAACATTTTTAGTCATCACACGAACTACACCTTCTCTTTCTGATTTTGAAAATTTCTTATAAGCTACCATAATTTTACTTTTCTAAAATGTTTCTTAAATAATCTATTACGTATTCAATATTCTCTTCTGTAAAGTCATACACTTCACGTTTCTGCAACTTGCTATTTACAGCTTGAATAAATGTAGACTTATCAAGCTTATTTCCAAACTTGTTTTGTACTTTCTCGTATACACTATATATCTGTTGCAAGTCATCATGCAAGTCACCAGAATACTCCATTGGAAACTCTTCATCTGGAAAACTTGCTGTCCAAATATAGTTCAAACCATTTCTAAGAATATTCCAAACATACATATCATGAACTATAATATCATCATATTGCAATTTAGATAATGGATAAGCTTCTTGCAATGTTATTGATGCACTATCTGTCTTTACTTCATCATTATCATTTATATAGAACCAAGATAAATAAAATGAGGTTTTGCAATAGCTTGATACATCTCTGAATATTCTCTGTTTCTTAAGATATTCATAGAATTCTTTTGTATTCAATGCTTGAAACTGGTCTGGATTATCCTCATCTCTAATATATAGCACTGGACAACCTTTGTTTGGACCAACAAGCACACCATCATTTACAATTGATATAGCTGTTGTTAAATTCATTTTTCTAAATTAAGCAAAATTAAATTATATATTGGTTAATCCCAATATCTTGTACTATAACCATCACCAAGTTCACCAAAATCTTCTGGTCTAGTACCTTCATAATACATGTAATCATCATCTTCAGCATTAATGATCTTTAAGTCAGTTGGTGAAATTCCAAGCTTCTTTGCAATTTCATCAATAGTGAAGATACCATTTGCATGTCGTTCATCAGTTTCCTTCTTCTTTTCCTTTGTATATTCAATGAACAAACTTCTGTACTTGATAGCATCTTCATACTGGGTGAAGATTATTGCATCATCAAGATTGTCATTTTCTTCAAATACAGGAAAATCATTCTCATCTGTCAAAGTAAAATCAGCAATACCATGCTTACCAATTACATAAGCCATATACTTTGCATCCTTAACGTGATACATATCCTTTAGGAATGGATAATAAATAGGAGTCATCCTATATCCATACTTTACCTTGCTTACAAATACAGGAATAATATTATCTGTAACAATTCTGTTATTCTTAACAGAAATGTTCACAACCCATAAGATGTTGTACTTCTTCTGAAACAATACCTTTGTCTTGAATAGACCAGACAATACATTATGAACAGTTTCTTCTTCAGTACAATAGAGATCCATAAGATATCTAGTATACTTACTCTTTTCCTTAAGAGTTGATAACTTAGCTAATGTACTTGATAATGTTGCTGTATATGTCATGTCATTTTATTTTTGTTCAAATAAAATATAGAATAAAATTATAAAATTTCAAAATTTTATTCATCTTCATTCCAAGAAATTTCAGTTGTATGATAATGTTCTCTCTGTCCAGAATAAGGATCCCATTCAGCATCAACTTCAACATTCAGATTCTTCATTACATCAGTCTTAATTGTATCTTTTACATACTTTGCAACTGCCTTTCCTAAGATATAAGAAGGATCATTCTTAACATTGAATTTGTCATTCTCAATAGTTTTCTTCAATGATTCATTTCTTGCCTTCAAGTCAATTACTTCGGCTCTCAATCTTTCAATTTCTCGTTGCATATCAAGAACATCATTTGACAAAGAATCAACATAATTTTTCTTTATCATCTTTACCAATTCATCAAATCTATAATCTCTTTTCATCTTCTTTTAATATTTAGTTTCAATAACTACTAATCTTGGATCTATTTTTAAAGTTTTACCAATGATATCCTGTACTTCTTGCACGCTGAATACATAGTAATGTCCTTCTCTTCTTACTTTTGATATATCCATATATATTACAGCTTAATACAAATGTTTTCAGCCAATAATCCAAATTTTTCTGCAAGAGCTTCTTTAGCTTGCTTTAATGTAAATTCAAACTTATTAGCCTTATTAGTTGTATTCTTTTCTTCTTTCTGAATTGCTAAGGTCTTGTACTCTTCATATCTGTATCTGTTTATATATTCATAAGAAGTAGAAGCATGTACATTAACAGGTAAAACAAGGAAACCCATTGCATTTTCAAATTCATATTCCTTGAATTTTACTTCATAAGGAGCATAAGTATCTGCATTAGTAAGGTTTCTCAAATAATATTTATTGTCAACCTTTACAACTACATAAGGGCAGATATGATTATGAGATATTTCATTATTTTCTGTAAGTTGAATTTCTGTGACCCAAATAGTTTGTCGTATTGTATATAAAAGATCCAATGTTTCACTATCAACCATATTCAAGTCAATACCTTCATTTTCATTGTAATCATTGAGGTTCATCATTGGAGCATCATTATAATCAATATTTGTATTCATATTTTAATATTTTACTTAATTATTTACGCTTAAAATATAGAATAAACAAAATAAATTTCAAAATAAATTCAAATAAAATGTTTTGAAATTGCAATTATTTGTTTTCTATTTTAATTTAGTATAAACATTATTTTATGGAAGAAAAGGATACTTTAGTGATAGGTGATTTCCATTTTGGAACAAAGACAAATTCTGTACAATGGCTTGAAGAAATGGAAAACTATTTTGTAGAAATTGAGAGTTTGATAGAGGCCGCAGGTGTGCAGAAAGTAATTTTCTTAGGTGACTTGTTTGATGTAAGATATTCTATAAATACTTTGGTTGGAATCAAGGTGAAAGATATGGTTAGAGAAATGATAGAAAGAAACCCAGTAAAGAGTTTCAATTTTCTTGCAGGTAATCATGACTATTATTCTCCTAAGAAAGAAGATATGCATTACAATGCTTATGAAATGGTTTTTGGTTCTGAATTCATGAAAGAACATGACAATGTACACTTCTATACAGAAACCCCATATCTTGATGAAGATGGTGACTTATATTTGCCTTGGTTCTTTACAGAAGATAAAGAATTGTTTGGGCAAACTATAGAACACTTCAAAGGAGAATCTATAAAGAGAATATTCTGTCACTCTGATTTATGCACTTGGGATATAGATATGATAAAGAACATGAATGGAAATCCAGTATATAGTGGACACATTCATACACCTTGGACCGACGAAGAACATAAGTTATATAACCTTGGTGCTGCATTACCATTGAACTTCAATGATGTAAATGACAAGAGATATGTATATTTGCTACGAGGTACAGAAATAGTACGTAAGTTTGAAAATGAAGAAACATATCAGTTCTACAGATATTTTAATGAAGAAATTTTTAACCTTACTAAATTTGACAATTGCTTTGTTCAACTATACATTGATAAAGATTTAATCAATAAAGCAAAATATATTGAGAAAGTAAAAGAACTGAAACTTAATAATCCTGGAATATCTATAAGAGTAGTAGCAATAGATAAGTCAATGATAAATGATGATGAAGTTGGAATTGATATGAACCAAGATATAAAGAAATATATTGACAACAACATTCCAAAAAATCTATATAGTAAGTATGAAACAATTAAAGAAAAGATAGAAGAAAGAGGAAAATGAAAATAAATAAGATTAAGATAACAAACTTCAAATCAATTTATGGTACCCAAGAATTTGACTTTAATGAGTTGAATGGTATGATAAAGCTATCTGGACCTATTGGGAGTGGCAAAACAAGCCTGCTGGAAGCTATTCTGTTTGGTCTTTATGGTACCATAAAAGATCATAAGAATCCAAATTTGATTGCTTGGAATACTAAAGACTATAAAGTTGAATTATGGCTTACTTCTGGAAAACATGATATCTATATATCTAGGCAATGCTATTCAGAAATGGTAGCAAAAATAGATGGAAAGGATTTGCAAGCACCATCTAAGAATGATTATCAGAAAATTTTAGAAGAATATTATGATGTACCAAGAATTGCAATAGAAAGAATGTGCATCATATCATTCAACCAATTTATGTCATTAGCAAGCATGAACCCATTTCAAACAAAATGTTTTCTTGATGATGTATTTGGGTTTAAGACTTTTACCACTTATAATGATGAAGTGGTAGAAGAAAAAAGAGATGTAGTAAAGAGGGGAACTGAATTGCAAGCATTGATACAAGAAACTTCTAATCAGATAGAATCTTTAAAAAAGAAGAAAGAAAATCAACAACAGAAACTTGCTACATCAATAGATATAACAGGATTGGACAAGCTAAGAAATGATTTGATTGAACAAGGAAAATCTGTTAAGCAAGAACATAAGCAAAAAGTTGACACCATAGTAGAACAGAAAAGAGAATTAGAGAAAAGGAAATCTGAATTTGTTGATAAGAGAACTGAAGCGGCTACTTTAGGTAAGCAACAAAAACAGATGTATGAAAAATTCAAATCTGGCAAATGCCCTACATGTGGCCATGATATTGAGAAATCAAAAATAGATGAATACCTAAATAAGATGAATGATTATGCCAAAGTTTGGCATGATTGGAATGATAAGATAGAAGAAGTATCTAAAGAAATTCTATCTATAAATGATAAGATAGATGTAGTAAACAAGAAATATGATACATTGATTTCTGATATCAAATCTGAAATCCATTCTATTGATACTAAAGTATCAACTTACAATTCTAATCTTAAGTTAATGAAAGACAATTTTGACAACTTGATATCAGAAGCTAATGATAAGTTAGAGAGATTGCAACAAGAATCTTTAGATAATGAATTAGAACAAGGTGAGTGGAATGATTTGTCAGAATTATTCACTAAGTCATTACGATACAAGTTGCTTGATTCTATGATACCACATATCAACAATTCAATATCTAAGTATCTCAATAAGCTTGAACAAAACTATTCTGTCAAGTTTGACCAAGAATTCAAGTGTCATATATTCATAGACAATAATGAAAAAGAAATTTCATATAAAGACTTATCGACTGGACAGAAGAAGACCTTAGATATCTGTATTATTTTTGGAATTCTTCAGAATGTCATTGCAAATGTAAATTTTAATATAATAGGACTTGATGAACTTTTTTCGAACATGGATGACAACATGAAAGATATGATGTTGGAAATGCTTCAAACTTCTATGGCAAACAACAGAACTATCATAATTATAAATCATGGTCCTATGCCAGATGATAGGTTTGACCACAAGATAAGAGTAAGTGTAAAGAATAAGAAAATCAATAAAGAAAATATAAAGAAAAGCTTATGTTCAGGACAAGTAATAGTACATGCATCTGAATATGAACAAATCTTTTAACTAAAACAAATAACTTTATTTTTTAAGTGAGGAAATAAAAAATCAAATTTGATTAATAAATATGGCAATACGTAGAAAGCAAACACAAGAAGAAACAGAACAAACATTAGCTTCTCAAATTGGAGATCTTGGTAATGATTTGAATATGGAAGCAGATGGAGGAGTACAGCAAGAAGTATATGATGATGTAGCTGAAGAAGCTCCTTCTACTAATATGGCTAGTCAAATGATAGGAAAGAGGCTGAACAGACTTCCTGGAGCTATGTCAAATGAAGAGAGAGAACGTGATAAAGAATTTATCAAATCACAGAATCTTTCAAGAATTGGTCAGAAAATTGGAGAAACCACAAGAGTTCGTGAAGGATGGCTTCCAGTAGATAGAACATTGTTAGGTGAACGTGATATTTTCTATCCATCAGATTGGTCATTCTACATTCGTCCAGCAACTGTAGAAGCTATTCGTAACTGGTCTATGATTGATGATCAGAATGGAAATAGTATTGATGAAGTATTTAATGAAGTATTGAAGACTTGTTTGCAGATTAAGGATAGTACAGATCGTCCTATTCCTTGGCACAACATCTGCTCTTGGGACAGATTCTTTTTCTTACTTCTTATAAGAGAATATACATTCCAGGATGGTGAGTCAAATATTTCATATTATGAGGATTGTCCAGAATGTGAAACTCCAGTAGAATTCAATTTGACTTCTAATGCATTGATGTATGATATGCCAGATGAAGAAGTAATTTCTTATTATGATCAGACTTCTCGTACTTGGGCAATTGATCCATCAGAATATGAAGTAGAAGGTGACCCTATTACTTTATATGTACCAACTTTGGAAAAGGATGCAAACATCAAGGCTTGGATGATCCGTAAGCTTCAAGAAAACAGAAATACAAAGATAGATCCTGTATTTATCCGTTTTGTTTCTTGGATGACACCTAAAATTTCCAAGGATGATGAAATCAGTAAGAGACAGATGAAACAGCTTAAGATGGCATTTGATTCTCTTTCTATCGACCAGTTTGAATTCATGGATGAAGTTCTTAAGAACATTATTGTTACTCCTAAGACTAAATTGATTACTAAATGTCCAAGCTGTGGAGAGGAGGTAACTTCAGATATAAGATTTCCCAATGGAGTCAGCGGTTTATTCCATATACAAAGTAAGCGTCGTAAATTCGGTAAGAAATAGTTTATTTATTTGTAGGGAATATCACATACAACCTAGTGAGATACTTAGAATGCCTTATTGGATATATGAAGAGTATCTAGCTAACATAAAAGATATTCAAAAGAAAGAAGAAAAAGAACAGAAAGATCAGGATAAGAGATACAATAGCATGATGCCTAAGATGCCTAGCATGCCTAAGATGTCAGCACCAGCTATGCCTAAAATTTCTATTCCTAAATTCTAAACAAAAGGACAGTACATGTACTGTCCTTTTTTATTTTTATATATTATTAATTAAACGTAATTTGATAGAGGCTTTTTACTTACTTCTGTTATTTTTAAAAAGTAACATTAACCTAATTTAATATATAGGTCAAAATTTATCCTATCAAATACGAAATGGCAAAGAAATGTCTAGTATATGAGACACTTGGCAACATAACTGCAATGAAGGTTAAGGAGTCTCTTGGCAATAATGAAATTCGTCTTTCTGGTGTATTCGGTGTTTGTGGTATTAAGAATGGCAATAATCGAATCTACAGTAAAGAGAATTACGGCCAGATGGTGGAAAGTTTGCAAAAGACAATAGCAACAGAAGGTTGTCTTGGCGAGCTTGAACATCCAAATTCAATGAATATTAATCTCAATAATGTTTCACACAAAATTGAAAGTGTTCAAATGCATGAAGATGGTACTATAACAGGTACTGTTGTATTGCTTGATACTGAAAAGGGTCGTAATGCTAAGGCTATTGTAGAAGCTGGTGTACCTTTGTATATCAGTTCTCGTGCACTTGGTTCTATAGATGAATCTGGTAATGTAACACTTACCATGCTTAAGACTTATGACTTGGTTGGTACACCTGGTTTCTCACAAGCAAGTTTACACTTAGATGAAAATCAGAAGTTTGAATCATTAAATGAATCTATGTGTGCAGTAATTCTTGAAGGTGAAGATGACAACAATGATGATTCAAATAAAGACAAAGATAAAGACAAAGATAAAACAAATATGAAAGACTTGAAAGAAGCGGTTGATAAGCTTAGTGAAAAGGTAGAAAGCCTCGAAGCTGAACTCCATGTAGCTAAGGAATCTATCAATGAAAAGGATGAGCAAATCCAAGCTCTTACTGAACAAGTTTCTGAATTCAAGCCTACTAACTATGATGCTATTGAATCTTGGATTAAGGAAGAATTCAAGCCTGAATTCAGCCAAGAAATGGCAAATGGTGTACAGAAATGGGTAAGTGAAGAGTTTGCCCCAGTTGTTCAGAATTGGGTATGCGAACAGTTTGCTCCTGAAGTACAGAAGTGGGTAGTAGAGCAGTATTCACCAGAAGTTCAGAAATGGGTAGTAGAGAATTATTCACCTGAAGTTCAGAAGTGGATTGTAGAGCAGTACTCTCCTGAAGTTCAGAAGTGGATTGTTGAAAATTATTCATCTGAAATTCAGAATTGGATTGTAGAGCAGTATTCACCTGAAGTTCAGAATTGGATTGTTGAAAATTACTCTGATGAATTACAGAATTGGATTACTGAGCAATTCGGCAAGGAATTGACTAACAAGATTAATGAGAATGTTTCTGAATATCTTGAATCTAAGTCTAATGACAAGTTCGAGAATATTGATAGAATGCTTGAGATGCTTGAAAGTGGTCAAGGTTCTAAAGAAAATGAAATTCAGATGTTGAAGGAACAGCAAGAGAAGAATCTTGGTAAGTATGCAAATTGCTATGCTATTGTAAACATGCCAAATGAGTATCGTCCAATGTTTGAAGGTTTGAGTGAGCAAAAGAAGGATGAGATAGCTCTACAGTCTCGTGCTTATGACTTTACTAAGACTGGTGTAATGGAAAGCTTCTGGGCTGGTATTGACTTCAATGAGAAGCCTGTACAGAATATCAATGAAAACCATAATCAAAATCCAGTAGATAGCTATATGGCTAGTATCGCTGCTCAGATGATGGCTTTACGTTAAATGTCTAAAAAGTGGAGGAACAATTTATTTTTACTAAATTCTAAAAGAAAAAGAATTATAACAAAATCATATTTCTAGTAATAAACATGTTGATTACAGAAAATCAGAACAAAGCAATGTGGACTAAGATGCTTACTGAGCAGTTCCATGTTGAAGATAATGAAAAGTTGAATTGGGTATCTGATTATGCCCAAACACATGCAATGTTTGAAGCTAACCTTGGTGCTCATGCAGTAGCAACACCAGCAGGTGTTACACCTGTAACAGTTCCAGCTGGTGCTCCTCAGGGAGGTCCTGGTGTTGGTCCTATGTATGCTACTCCAGCTAATACCCTTGGTATGGGTAACATTGCCGCTCCTAGTGGTCCTCACGGTGCTGATGGCCGTGGTAGTTCTACAGCTGGTATCAATCCTGGTGCATTCTTCAATCAGACTCCTGGTAGTGGTGATATTCCAGTTTCTACACTTCCTATGGCTTTGAACGTAGCTTTGATGACTATTGGTCTTGAGCTTGTTCCAACTATTCCTACTAAGGGTCCTTGGGCTCTCTTGAGTTATATGGACTTCCCTTATGCTGGTGGTAAGATGGGTCGTAGAAATGAAATCGCTGGTCTTGATGGTGTTGGCGCTGGTCGTGAGAACAAGCCAATGTACTTCAAGGTATTGCTCCCTGGTACTGCAATTGCTAAGCTCCGTGCTCTTGGTACTTTAGTTGAAGATGTAAAGGTTGATTTCGAAACATCTGCTGGTAAGGTACAGACATTGTTCAAGGCATTTGGTCGTATGGATGGTGGTCTTCTTGTACAGGTTATCGATTCAAGAAATGTCGCTAATGATAAGGATATCTCTATCAATGAGGCATTCTCTGGTGATACATTCAAGATGACTATTGGTGGTGAAGAAGTAACAGCATTGACAGCTGATGAAAAGAAAGCTGTACAGGTTGACTTCGCTCAGACAATGGTTGATTTCATCGATGGTTTCGCTAACTTCGCTACTGGTAAGAAGGAACCTATGACACGTGCTGAGAATGAAACTGGTACTGGTAACACTATCGGTCTTCGTCTATTCTCTAAGTGGATTACAGTAGGTAGTTACGAAGTAACAGGTGCTGTAACTCGTCAGCAACTTCAGGATCTTCCATTGTATGGTGTCAACGCTGTTTCTAAGATCATGGAAGCAATGCAGAACGAAATCACCCAGTCTATCAACGCTCGTATTCTTGAGCATGTATTCCGTCTTGGTGTTACTAACGCATTGAATTTGAAGAACTATCAAGGTGTTGACTTGAACCTTTACATGGGTACAGCTGATAAGGACTTCGCTCAGCTTCCTATGAATATCAAGGAGTACAAAGATATCTTCGGTAACGATCTTCGTGCTACTTGGGGTACTATCAAGAATTCAGAAGTAAACACTTCTGCTGAGAATCTTCACACTCGTCAACGTCGTATTGCTTCTCGTGTACTTGCAGCATCTAACCTCATCCAGGTAACTAATAGACGTGGTCCAGCTACTTGGGTTGTTACAAATACTCAGATTGTTACAGCACTTCAAGATTGTGCTCAGTATGTAGTTGCTCCAATGCAGAATACATTCACACAGTCTGTAACTGCTAACCTCTACAAAGCTGGTACTATTGCAGGTCTTCAGGTTTATGTAGATCCTTACATGGATTGGGATGATACTCGTATTTGTGTTGGTCGTAAGGGTTCTGGTAACGAACCAGGTGTAGTATTTATGCCTTATATCCTTGCGGATCAAATGCAGCTCATCGCTGAAGGTACAATGGCTCCTAAGATGCTTGTAAACAGCCGTTACGCTATTGCTGATATCGGTTTCTTCCCAGAAAAAAGTTTTTACACTTTCACTGTTTCATCTGACTTCGGTTTGCTCTAATAGTAAAAGTATAAAACATATTAATAAATTAAAGAGAGATTCTTACAGAATCTCTCTTTTTTCATATAGATTATCAATAAATTCTTTACCTTCTTTTAACGACCAAACTTCTTTAAAATTCAAATTATGATTTTTAGCACAATTTCTTTTTTCTACATCCTTTATTGTCCAAATAGTAATTGATTGACATTTTGGACCATATTTTTCTTTATATCTTTCCACTAATACTTGATCCAATATGGAATTTGGATTATAAGGGTGAGTATTGTGTGTATAATAACCTTGTAATTCTATAAAATAATCTAATTCCGGAATATAAAAATCACAATGGTATGGATATCTTATTTTATCTTTATATTGTCTTTTTGCTAATGGATATTTAGATTTTATATATTCAAATAAATCATCTTCTTCTTTTGATTTACTAAATGACTTATTAATTTTCATTTTATTAAATATTTTATCTATTATTTCATCTTTATTTAATCTAATACAATTATCTGGAGATTTATTTTCATCATAAACTTCCCTCAAATCATGTTTAAATTTATCTGTTTGAAAAAATGAAACTTTTCCAAAGCTTTTTATTCTTCCTTCTTTACCTTTATAACTTTCTACAACAGAATTAGCACCATATCTTTTTTGACAAGTTTGTTTTATTCTTTCTTGTGATTCTGGATTCCTAGAATTGTGTGTATATCCAGTTCTTTTAAAATATGTTTGATTTGCTTTTATGTGTGTTTCTTCATTTCTTGCCCTACAACTATTACAACAATATTTTGAAAACATTTTCTTTTGCTTCCCAATAAAATTTACTGGTTTACCACATGTTTGGCATTTAGGCTTTTCTTCTATTCCTAATTTTATTCTTTGTATAGTTTCTCTATATGAATCAGAGTCTTTATATCTACATAATAAATATTCTGAAATATTTGGATGTTTTAAAATAAAATTTACCCTAATTACTCTGTTTCCATTCCAAAACACCTTATTAATCAAACTATCGTGCCTACTTATGTATCCTTTATCTTTTATATCTTCCATATAAAATATTAATAGTAAAATATTAAAAATAATTCAAATTTATATTTGACTACATGTGATTTACATAAATTATTTTTAATCAACAAATTGATAAATTTGACAAATACATTTTAAGTAAAATATAAACATGGCAATTCCAGTATATTTGCAGAACTTTAAGCATGCTGGCCTGTATCGTGTAGTCTTTGATAAGTCAACCGTATTGAGTCAGGATACAAATGTTCTTCGTTTACTTGTTGGATATTCTGATAAGGGCCCATTCAACATTCCTACTTATATCCAAAGTGCTGCTGATTTTATCGCTATGTACGGTAATATCAACAAGACACAAGAGCGTCGTGGTAATTTCTTCCATCGTACTGCTTTACAGATGTTGAGTGTATCTCCTATTCTTTGTTTGAACTTGAAGAAGTTTGATACAGAAAATGTTACAGGTGCTCAAATCAACACTAACTTCAATGCTAAGGATACTATTGATACAGTACAGATTCCAGTAGCAGATGTTTACGATACTACTCGTTTCTGGTCATTGGATCCAGAAAAGCTTAATGAAGTACGTGGATCAGAATATATCAATATCGCTACTACTGATGTAAAAGCTAATTCTGGTACTTTCTTCATTCGTAAGGCTTCTGGTAGCAAAGTAAGTTCTTACAATGTTACAGTAAGTGATTGGTATAAGGATGCAGGTGAAGCTGTTCCTGAATTCCTTGAAGGTTATGAAAATGAACTTATGTCAGCATTCTTTGCTGAAGTTTATGTATTCAGTGGTAAGTTTACAGCTGATCAAGTTCTTGCTTCTGAAACTTTAAAGAATTACTTTATTGTAGATAAGAACGGTAAGTTGAAGCTTCGTCAATATGTAAAGGACAGCTTTGGTGACTATAATGATACTCTTGACTATCTCTTCGAAGATGAGACAAGTGGTGCTATTGGTCATTATGTTGGTTGTTTAATCCCATATTTCAAGGATAAGAATGGCAACTATGCTTCTCTTGATATCATATTCAATCTTGATTCTGATGCACACCACATGATGATGAGCTTCAATGAAGATATGCTTTATGAATATGGTACTGCTAACATCGACATGTCAGGTGCTCGTTGGATCTCTACTTCAGATTCTACTCCTTATGACAATACACATGTAGAAATAGATGGTTCTGATGTTGGTCATAATCGCTCTAAGATTTACAAACAGTATGGTACTAGCATTGTTTGTATTGACAGACTTTGGAAGGGTACTGCTTTAACATCACTCCTTGGTAATGTTGGTGCTCCAGTTGTTTCTGCTAAGACACATTTCCGTACAAATATCTGGTCAGATGAAGATACTATCAAGCATCCTCTTTCTTGGGAAAATGTAAAGAAGATAAGTGGTAATATGTATGTTCAGTCTTGGACTGATACTGCTATTACTTTAGGAGCTATTGGTTCACCTAAGCATATCACTATTGACTTGCTTACGATTGACAAACCAAATGTAAACTATATTCTTTACGAACTTGGTGCTGCTTACAAGAAGACAGTTGGTGGCGTAACTTCGTATGTTCCATTTGAGTCAGGTCTTGGTACAGTTTACAAATCAGCTGATGCTTATGACAAACCAGAGAATATCAATGGACCTAAGAAGGTGATTACTTCACTTTCTAGAGATTTAGATAGTGCAGATGATGCTATGGTAATCTTGAGTTCTGAAGTTGTTAAGTGTAACATTGAAGATGTTTACATTACTACAAATACAGAATATCTCAATCCTGATACCTTAATTGATACAAATAATAAGTATGCTTCTTGGAATGTATATGGTCCATCTGTTACATTCATTCCATTGAATGAAAACTGGACACTTACAGCTGATGTATATGATGAAACAGATGAAGATGCAGTACATACTTATCATTTGACAGCTCCTGCTACAGCTGATACTACTATTCTTGCTATGCTTCAGAAGGGTGATCAGTTCTTAGCTGTAGATGGTAAGATCGATATGGATGGTGATGGTGACTATTCAGATGAAAAAATTAATGGTTATTATGACCTTTGCTATGTTCAGGAAACAGAAACTATTACAGATGAATACGGTAATCCAAAAGAGTATTCTATCAAGTTTACTGGTAATATTGCTACTTATGAAGGTGCTAGTAATTCAGATAAAGATGTAACTATTTCTAACGGTGAATACAAATTACTTGATGAACCAGAAAAAGCAAAGTATTCTCCTAAGAACTGGGCAGTTACTTACAACCATGTAGGTCCTAGAACTTTGACAGCTGAAGCTTATGACGCTGCTACAAACAAGGAAGGATTCAAATCTTCTGCTATAGTATTCTCTAAGCAAGTTACACCAGTAGAATATATGATGTTGAATGCTGCTGCACGTAACATGTGTACTAAGAATTATCATTATCATAAGATTGCAACAGCAGATCAAAATACTGATAATATAACAGGTGCACAATATAAAGTACTTTCTGAAGGTGAAAAGAAAGATTATAAGAAGGTAGAACTTGATACTTATACATTTATTTATGATGATATTAAACAGCTACATGCATCAGAAGCTGGCCTTAAGGATCCAATTACCGTTAAAACAAATGATGGTAATTTCTATGTAGATGGTTTTGCTAATCCTGATTTGAAGGTAGATAATAATCATACTATTACGGCAAATACTGTTTCTTTGAAACATGACGGTACTGATGAAATCGGTTATTATGTAGCAATGTATACAAATCCTGCATTTAATTATGGCCAGGAGGTAATTATGCTTACAGATGCAGAATATCAAAAGATCAAACCAATTTCTGCAGAGAAATATAATGGTCTTTCTACTTCAGATAAAACTGCTTATAATGCTGATGCAGCTGCAGAATATACAGAAAATGGTGCAACAAAGACAGGTCATTATTTAATTGGCTATGATGATTTAGTAGCTAATACTAATGAGTGGATTAAGAAAGCTGCACAAAATACAACAACTTATGGTAAGTATCTTGTTCGTATTGAAAATGGTTTGAACCAAGAGATTGGTACTATGGAACCTGTATACTTAAAGGGTTATACTTATGAACATCCAAAGCCAGATGGAGTTGGTCAACGTGCTAAGCTTGAATGGCAGAACTTCCAATTGTCAGCATTGACTGAATATAAAGGTCTTCGTACAGGTCTCTTGAATAAGTCAGAAATCGATTTCAGATATGTTATCGATGGTTTTGAAACTTATGTTGATGCTGGTGCTAAGAAGGTACTTTCTTATCTTGCTAAGCAGAAGCAAAATGCATTCGCTATTCTTAACTTCCCTTCTGTTAAGACATTTGTCAAGTGCCCATACAGTTCATTTACTGATGCCAAGGGAGTATTCAATGTACAATATGTAGTTGATGGATTCAATAAGAAGAAAGCTCATACAACAGCATTCTCTCTTCCATCAAATGATGAAGGTGCTAGCTTTGCAGCTTTCTATACTCCATTGAAGCTTTCTGATGGTACTATTGATTCTGTTGTTCCATCTGCAGGTCTTGTATCTAACTTGTTCATGGAGAAGTACAATTCACGTCTTCCTTATGAAATTGTAGCTGGTCCTAACTATGGTGCAATGTCAGTATCTGGTCTTGTTGGTCCTGATTATAATTATAGTAGTGATGAACTCAATATAATTGAGCCTTTTGGTGTAAACTGTATGGTATACCGCCCAAGCTTCGGAACATTCATCAATGCTAACCAAACTGCTAAGCAGACACCTAAGTCAGCATTGAGTTCTGTTAACGTTCGTGAGTTGGTTATCTACATAATGGATGAAGTTGAAAAGATTCTTCAGTCTTATCAGTGGGAGTTCAACAACCAGACTGTACGTAATAAGATTAAGGATCGTGCTGATTCTATCTGTGCTAGAGTTCAGGCTAATGGTGGTATTCAAGCTTACTTGAATGTCATGGATGACTCTAACAACACACCTGATATTATTGATAATGAGATGGCTATCTTGTCTACTCATATTGAACCGGGTCGTGGTATGGGTAAGATGGTACATGAGTTGACTCTGTATCGTACAGGTCAGATGAATTCTACTATTCTTGGAGAATAAAATACATTGAGGAAGTCCTTAAGGACTTCCTCATTCTAAGGAAAATAACAAATCTTATATATAAGAAAGTTTTATGCAGAAAATAACAGAAAATAAGCCTAACATTTATTGGGGTGGATCAGTTCCTACAACTACAGGTGATTTTGCTTCTCGTGGCCATGATGGCAAGACACATCTTCCTCATTTAATGAATACTAAGGCTGGTGCTAATCGTCATGATCCAATGAACCGTGCTGTATTTGAGGTATCATTCACACTTCCTACACAGTTACAAGGTATGTTTGGTGCTGATGCTGCTACTATGACAGAACAAGTTACGGATGTTGCTGGTTTGGACGCATTACAGAAGACAGTACAAGCTGGTGTACAGAAATTCTTCGGTGTTGATGTGAGCTTCTTGAACCCATCATTGGATAACACTTATGCCGAAATTACAGTAAACTTCAATTTGAACATTCGTTCTAAGTCAGATGCTTGGTTGCTTCGTATCTTTAAGGCTTGGGAAAAACTTGGTTATGACCTTGCCGATGGTACTCGTACATTGAAGGCTGACTATGTTGCTGATGTAATGAGAATTGCAGAAGCTAATCGCGACGGTACTATCTATCGTGCTTATGTATTCCATGACACCATGATTACAAATGTATCAGGTCTTGATACACTAAATTATACTGATAATGAACCTGCAAAACTAGCTGTCACATTTAGAAGTGACTTCTGGGATGAGGACATGAGCACAGGTGAATCTAGCAACTAGGAAAATCAATCCTGAAACAATAAAAATGGTCGAGAGATATAATTTATCATCCCGACCATTTTCCATTTCCTGTGTGACCCAGGCGCCATCCTGGTGAATTATAATTTATTTTAACTTATCATAATTTTTTCTAACAATATTAGAAAATTTAATCAATGCTTCTTTCATTCCTGATTTTGTATCAGATACACCTACCCAATTATCTCCATATAGCTGGTTATTGATTGCTTTATATTCCTTTTCATTATTTTGATACTTGTAATCTGATGAATTGATACAAAGTAGTCCAAATAATACATTTTGTGCCTTCCAATTATCAATAACCCTAATTAATGATGTTTTACTACTCAAATATAAACTATCTGTAATATTCAAAAAGAATATTTTCTTATTTGTCTGCAATTTCACATCTTTCAATATAGTATCATAAGACTTAGCATCATTTTGACTCATTTGGCATAATCTATTTCCTAATTTATAAGGATTCCTATCTTTAGGTGTAATGTATTTTACAATATTTTCACCATGTCCATAGATATACAAATCAATTCCATCGTAATTTTTCATTGCTTCATAAAAAATACAAGCAAGTTTTGATGCAACATTTCTAGCAGAGTATTCACTATTTTGAGGAAAATTCATTGATCCGGATTCATCTATTGATATTACAAATGCATATTTAGGATCTGGACTTTCTGATTTTTTCATAACCTTTCTATGATATACACAATTTACTCCTTGAATTGCTTGTACAAGATGTGATGATATAAGTTGCCCATTTCTATGAAATTTATCATCTTCTAATTCGATTTTCTTATTGTTAGGAATGATTATTTTCTTAGCAATCTTTATTTCTTCTGTTAGTTTCAAAACCATTTTCTTGTAAGCAACTGCATCAGAACTATTTGGTTTTACCGCACCTATCTCCTTTGTTGCTCCTTTGAACAATTCATTCGGCTTATTATCACATTTACCAAGAGTATCGTTTTCTTGATTTACTGATTCTTTTGTTTTGTTGAATTTTTGGGATATTACATTATTTGATTTAGTTCTTCCTTCACTTGTATTAGGAGAAAACAATCCATTTTGACCACAATTTTTATCTTGGTTTGGATTACCTTCAGTTGATGAATTTCCTATCATACCAAGATTTGGCTTAGATAATTTTGAATTGAGATCATCTAACTTTACATATTTCTTGATTATTTCTATAGTATCAAGACATGCAACAACAGTATTTTTTGTAGGACTATATTTGAATTGATTTGGATCTTCAATCTTTACAATAACCTTTTCATATATCTCATCTAACATTGGACCAAATTCATCAATCCATTCTTTAGGAAATCTATTTGAAATATTTGAATTTCTAACCATATACAATACCATGAATTGCACAATATCTATCTTACTGTTAGAAAGAACAAGCTTCTTTACAGAATTGATGAATTTATCTTCAGAAAAGTAATGTGACAACACATGGTTCAAAAAATACATCCATTGTGGTTTTCCTACACCTAACATTTCTTCAATACATTCATCTTCATATACATTATGAAGCCAATGAGCAATAGGATATTTTACCATTTTCAAATCATAGTTTTTGAAATCAGTAAAAGCACAATGACATGCTTCATGGCAAGCTAATCCCATTTCAATATCCATACCATCATAAGCATCTTTATGTTCCTTCATTGGATTCATTCCAACAACAATATGTTTACCATCTGTATATGATGAATCAGAATTTTCTTTAACAACTAACTGTGCAGAATTTTCTGTTACTTGATTGGAAACATAAAGTAAAGCTTGTGACATCAATGCCGCTGATGTCTTATAAGCTTCAATTTCCATCTCTTTATATATGAACTTTGAAGATGGATTTATGCCAAACTTGTTGATAGTATAAGTTGGGCGGTTAGAAAACCATTTTGTATGTTTGAGAGTATATGCCATAAATTCAGTTCTTCTTAAAATTTACATCATGAATATAGAACAATCTAAGGGAATTTCAAACAAAAGTTCAAAATTCCCTTATATTTATACTTATATTTTACATACAGCAAATATATCCATCTTCTGGGCCAAACCAACAACTAGGACTTTCCCAATCATCTCTTCCATAATCAGAAACTCCTCTAAAGTAATCTGATTCTGCTATTTCTAATTCAGTTTCATTCAACTCATCTTTGAAACCATCAATATTATCTAGACACCATTCAAGATAACCATTCTTGTTTCTTGATGTGTTGTAATCATACACTTCTTTTATAGTATGTCCTTTAAACTTACCAAAAGTAAGTACTCGTTTAGGTTCATCAAATGGATTGTCACTTATTTCTAACTTAAGATATTTCATGATTTACATAGGTTTAGGATCATCATCCCAACTCATATTCTGATAAACTGCTGGTAAACATTCTTTATTTATATAAGCACCTCTACCTCCATTAGAAGTCCAATATTTTTTGAATTGTCCATTCCATACATAGGGATGATGCTCTTTACCATAATAGTCTTCTTCCAATCTAGTAGTATCTTCAACAAATACTTTTTCTGTATGGCGATATGGATATCCTTCAAAAACACGATACTCCCCATTCTCATTTACAGCAATATATGCTTGGTCACGTCTATGTTGTACTACTTTATCACCATCTGATGGTTTATTCAAATACTTATCAATATCAAATGCATTAGGGCAATTGATATCTGAAAGGTATTTAATCAAATTTGGATCAATTTTGATAGTCTTCAAGTTATTGAAGTAATTTTCATTCAATTTGCTTGGTACTCCCATCTGCCATATCTTCAACTTACTAGCACTCTTAAGAAGATATTCATATTCTTCTTCATAACCAGGTGGTAATGTAGCAGCATCCTTATACATTCTAGATAAGAAATGAAACAATCTGCTTGCAAATGTATAATCAATTACAAAACCATAATTACTGATATATGGACATTGCAATTGTTCTTCTGGTATATTCTTTTCTTTATTGAACATAGATAATTAAATTAAACGGTTAAATATGCATGATAGTCTTTATATAGAGTTCCTACTTCTTTATCAAAAGTATATTCAATCAATTTCTTATGCAAAGTATCAAGCATCTGTACTTCAATACCACCTTTCAATAAGAATATCAATGGTGTAACATCTCTATACTCTTCTCTAAATACTACTCTCTTAATACCAGATTGGATAATGAGCTTTGAACACTGCAAGCAAGGGCTCAATGAAACATAAGCGGTAGCACCTTTACACTTACCTTCAGAACACTTAGCACATTTAGCAATAGCATTAGATTCAGCATGCAATACCTCATCATTTGTTACAAGATTGCCGTTTTCATCAAGATGTTCACATTCATTTGGAAATCCCTTTGGCATGCCATTATATCCTTGTGCAATAATCTGATCATCAGAACTTACAATAATGCAACCAACCTTACTTCTTGTTGCAAAACTCAAATCCTTCAAACATGAAGCCATATTCATGTAAACGATATCATACTCTAGTCTTCTATTTTCTGTCATAAATATTAATATAAGTAATCAGTATCTGTTTTAAATATTGAAATAAATGTTTTATATTCACTGAAATTCATTTTTGTTGATTTTTCCTGAGTTGTAAGAATTCCAACATTATATACAACTGGCCAGCATTTTACTTTTGCCGATTTTTCTCGAGTTGTCAGAATTCCAGCATTATATACAACTGGGCAGCATTTTACAATAAACTCTTCATCTTCTACTCGATTAATCATATTACATTCAACTGTAATATAATAAGCAGGATATTTAAATTCAAGCTTATTATTCACCATATCCAAATCTTGAACATATACCGGTAATGATGAATAATTAGGAAGAACATTAGGATCATCTCTCATCAATTTCTTCAAATAATTACTATATCCAACAATATAGAATGCTGTAGTAAAAACCGAAGCTTCTTTACTGATATCAAAATTAAAATAATTAGTCATAATATATGTTTATTTATTATTGAATTTTCTATTTCTTGGTGTCTTTTCTGGACAACTCTCTGTAAATACAAGACCTTTATCAGTATCTTCTACTACAAGACGTGTAACAAACTTACCAGAAGGATATTCATAGAAATCAAAGTACCATCCTTTAGCGGCAGCTTCATCATGATCCCCATTGAATCTAATGAATTCCTTGCATTCATCAATATCTGTAAATTTGATATCTGAATATTTTCTACTGTTCTTATATATTACAAATCTTGTCATAATCATAATTTTTAAAATTAAACATTTATTTGACATAAATAATATAGAAACTATTCAAGGAATTTCAAAACAAATTTAAAAAATTTCTATAAAATAATAAACATCTCTTTCAGTTCTGTTCAAGAACTAAAGTTAATGAACATCTCTTTCAGTTCTGTTTAAGAACTAAAGTTAATGAACATCTCTTTCAGTTCTGTTTAAGAACTAAAGTTATGCACACAGGGAGTGGAAAATTTTCTCAGGTTATTAATTATACTCCTAAGTATTCTTCCGCTCCCTGTGTGACTCAGGCACATTCCTGGATAATCCTATTTTATATTATCTTATTTTACATAATTTTTAAATAATTGAAAATCATCTTTTATTAAAGATCGTTTCAATAATTCCAAGTCATTTATATACATTTGCTTTTCTGTTGTATTCTTTATATATTCAAGATGCTTCTTTATCTCTTCATTCTGCTTCAAAAGCTCATCTCTTTCTTCTATAGTTACTTTTGACATAGGTGTTGCAAGTAATGCCATTGGCAAGTGTTGTGCATCCATATCTGGTTTGATATCAACCTTACTTCTGTTACGGATCTTAAGCTTACCTTTACATACAAGTTCAATGAACTTTACTAATTCTGAATTGTTCTTGTATTTCTCTTCAAGTATCTTTACAAGCTTCTTCTTTCTCTCAACATAAACAGTCAATCTCCAATTTACAAAATATTTGATAACCTCATATCTGTCTTTGAAATATTTGAGCTTGCCATTCTCATCAAGCAACCAAAGCAAATCATCTGGAAGTTTCTTAATGAGCTTGAACTTATTAGCTAATCTCTTACCTGACCTATCTGATTTGATTTCTTTTGCAAGTTGACCTTTGAAGAATTGTACTTCATAATGTACATTACCATCCTCTGACAAATCTTTATAGTCTTTTATTTCTTGTTTGTCACAAAGCCTATTCAGTAATTTTTCAAATTCAACATAAGTAGTATCAGATGGCAAATTAGTGATTGTCATCAAGTCTTTTGCTTGATTTGTCTTCCATTCTCCATAGCAATACCATTGACCAGATTCTAACTTCCAATTGTCTTGTGGAATATCTCTCAAATAAGGCCTTACAACTGTCTTAAACTGTTCTATACCTTTCTTACTTTTGAGAATCTCTAAACAGCAATCAAGCACATCTATTGGATTCCAAGCATTGCTATGGAAAGAATATCCATTAGCAATACCCATAGTTGTATTAGAAAGAACTGTAGGTACAATAGGAAGGTAATGTTCTGGCTCAACATAGTCACCTTCTTCAAATACATATTTCAACAGGTCATAATCTGCCTTGTATACTAAGTCTGCATACTTTGACTTTCTGATATACAGATATCGGGGTGCTCCAGCTTCTGGACTACGAAGATATCCTCCTTGGCCTTCAATTTCTAGTGGGTTATAAAAGTTATAAAAATCTTTAGCCAATGTGCAAACAGTAGAAGTAAGAGAAGCATCACCATGTGCGTAAAGAGATATTTTCATTGTGTCACCAACAAGAGCAAGCAACTTTGATGTTGATCCATTTTTCAATGAACCTTCAAACATTGCATGTACAATCTTTCTTGCACCTGGTTTAAACCCATCACATATAGAGGGAATCGCTCGATCCCCTACTGTTGCAAGTGAATAATTCAAATATTCAACATTTAAAAAGTCTGTTATTGATTTATTGATATCCTTCTTGACAACTACTTTATTTTCTGATTTCTTTACCATATTCTTTAAACTAAATCTCCCATCATTTCTTTTCGATCATTACTATTCTTACCAAACCATTTCTTGAACATTGACTTTGTCAAATCATCAATCTTGAAATGCATGAAGATAGGGTTTCTCATTGACTCTTTTGTTTCAGATGCATCAAGACCAGAAAGACCTTTGACATACTTAATCATATATCCTTTAAGCTTTCTTGCATCTTTATCAAATTCTTCTTGACTATAATATTTCTTTACTTCTTTACCCTTCTTTGCAATAATGATTGGAGTAATGCTTCTGCACACTATACCCTTCTCAAAAAGAATTGGCCATCTAGAAAAAAGGAGAAGCAACAATGCGGCAATCTTATCACCATCAATATCAGCATCAGTAGATATTACAATCTTATCAAATTTCAAATCATTGATATTGAAGTCATCACCAAACTTAAGACCCAAAATAGTAATTATATCATTGAACACATCATTCTTCATAATCTGTAATGGTGACATATCTAATGAATTAGGTGGTACACCTCTCATTACATAACCAGCTTGAGTTTCTGGATCTCTACCAATACGAAGACCTCTTGCTGCAGAATCACCTTCATAAATCCAAAGCTGCTTACCTTGTTTCTTTTTTGATGAACAAGTCACATACTTATCTGAACGACGAAGACCTTTGCTTGCTTCTTTATTGAGCTTACGAAGAGTGCGTTGATCTTCTGCTTCACATTTCTTCTTATACCAATCTCTTACATTATCTATGATTTCAGACTTTACAACAGAATCAAGAAACTTGTTTGGAAGTTCAAACTTCACATTTTCATCTTTATAGAATTTCTCTACAGGTGTGGTAAGGCATTCCTTAGTCTGAGAATCATAAGATGGATTAGAAATAGTCAAGTCACAAAACATACTATAGTTGCCATCAACTTGTCGTGGAAGCAAATCAATCTTATCTTTCTTCTTAAGAAAATCACATACAGTGGTATTGATGATTTGATGCAATGCCTTAACGTGAGTACCTTTATTACAAATACCTCCGTTGACGAATCCAATATTGATAGCACCATCTGGATATACATAGACATGCTTATGTTCATCTTTCATCTCTATGCAATCCTTTAAAGTAACATAGTTTCTATACAAGTCAATATAGTCTTTGAAATTGTCATATCTGTACTCACCACATAGATCTTCATCTTTATATGTTACCTTCAATCCAGGATTAGCAGCGGCTGCATTGATGCAACGGGTCAATATGATATCCTTGAATGTTCTGTCAAGCTTATCTATGCCTTCAAATCTAGAAAAGTCGAGATGAAATGTGATCCTAGTTCCATGGTTTTTCTTAGAAGATTTTTCTATCTCCTCATCATAGAATTCTGTCATGTTGTTTTTCCAGTTACCAACCCATCGCTTCTTTCCGTCATCTGTCATCACACCAAAATATGATGAAAAAATAGCTGTCAAACTAGCACCAATTCCATTTTGACCAAGGCCTGCTCTATCTTCATCATCATTATAATTAGAAGAAGTACGAAGTCTTCCAAAAATAAATCTTGGAAGCATAACACCAGCATCTTTATGCTTGACAACAGGAATTCCACCATTATCTTCTATTACTATAGTATTGTCTTTCATTACAGTAACGGAAACATTGGTAAGCCCAAGATTATCTGGCCTGCGATATTCATCACATGAATTTGATATAACCTCATCAATAAGCTTTAAAATACCAGGAACATATTCTACTTCTTTCTGTACCATCATCTGCTCTTTATAATCAAAAACAAACTGAGTAGAAAGTTCTGGTTTGATAGATCCTACATACATGTTAGGGCGAAGGAGTACATGCTGTTGTTCTGATAACTCTTTATATTTTTGTTCTATTGTCTTTGCCATATAATTTACAAAACCTTAAGATAAGCATCATTCAATGTAAGCCATTCTTTCTTACCATCTTTATTGAGAATTCTCAATTCAGATTTATATACCGGATATTTGACATTCTTAGGTGCCACCAATGTTACTCTTGAATTCAACACTTTACCAATATGTTCTACTCGTTCAATACTAGCACCAAATCCTCTTGGTGATGGTACTACTTCTGGAACTTTAATAGAAACATTCTGATCTATCATTGCATCAAGTTCATTTTTCAGCCAATCATGAAAATGATTCATTTCTGATATATTAAACATTTATTTTTCCTTTCTTATATAATCTGTTTATTGTATTGTTTACATAATTGTAATTCTTCTTAAATTCATCTGTCATGAATTCCCAACTCCAAAGATAGAGCTGTTCTGGTTCCCCATTCTCTTTTATTTCGAAGAATTTCATATTGTGCGGTGTACAACTTGCAATAAGTTCATTATCTTTCTTACCTGGCAATACTTCTACAAGACATAAGATGTTTCTATGTACAGTATTGTCTTTCTCATTAAGAATATAGCTTATTGCATACATAGTACCACCAAATACTGGTTTTACATCTGACTTGATAACTGATTGCAAATTTCTACTTACTCTTTTCATATTCTAAGAATTTTAATATTTACTTTCATAATATAGATAAATTGTATAGAATTTCAAATATATCATAAACAAATAAAAGGTACTCTGTATATTAGGGTACCTTTTGTATTTATTATGATTTACTATTCTCTTCCTCTTCTCTTATCTTTATAAGTCTATCAATTTCCATCATCAACTTACCCTGAGCCTCCCAATTCAAATATTTGTAGTGGTCTCGACGTTCCTTTTGAATTCTTTGCATTTTCGGGAACATATATTCCTTGTCATTTTTGTATACAGTTCCTTGTAATGACACAAAATAATTAGGGTCTTTTCTGAACTTATCAAGCTCTTCTTCAGTCCATGGAATTTCTGTATATCTTCCAAAACTGTCTGGACCTACTTTATTTGTAACAATGGATTCCATTGATATGTTGCAAGTTCTAACTACTGATGGATAAAGTGATGCAAAATCATCACATACACTATATTCCCAACGTCCTGGAACACATCCACAAAAAGCACCTTCATAATTTACTTTTGTTCTTTCAACAGCATCATAATCCCATACTACATGTCGATCTTCATCATAAAAACATCTGAACAAATTTGCTGTTGTCAAAGCCACCTGACCCAATGCTTTCTGAGCTGGAATTCCTGTTACTGTTGCCATAGAACAAGGGCTTTCAATACATTTGAAACGATAATGGATCAAAGCATTCAAACAAGAGTCGATAGCATTATAGTAAACAAACAATGGGAAATCTTTTTCATAACATTCCTTCATTGTTCCTTCATATTTTACTTTATGAGCATTAACTCCATGACTACCAACCCAATCCAATGAATATGATTCATAAGGTCTCATTGAATACTCATAGGATTTGATGAGCTCCATATAATCCCATATCATGCAACCTTGTGGTGCTGGAATACTATATTTTGTACCATCCATCTCTGACCAAGAAATCTTATTGATTTCTCCAACAACACTAGCAGATCTCATCAATTGCATTGCTTTGAACTTTCCAAACAACTTTACTGTTCTATTCCAAATATAATTCCAGTCAAATCGATAATAGTTCCATCCAGCAAGACATCCTATCTTTGGCATTATTCTAGTGAACCAATGTTCAATCATTGATTCCTCAGTTTCAAAATATTGATAATATACTTTTGGTTTAAACCCTTTTTTCTTTAATAGGTTTTTCGCAAAGTCATTATCTTCTATATATTTAAGGTATCTTTCCTTCAATTCTTCTTGTTCATCGGAATTCAACGGTTTGATACCTAATACCATTACAGACAAATCTGGACCAACAAGACTTATCAACTGAATTCTTTGTTCTGCCTTTTCTGGTTCTGGGAATTCATCAGAAATTTCAGTTTCTATATCACTAAAGTAAATTCTTGGAAATCTCATTGCCATTACTTCTTTATAGATATCTTCTGGCAAATTGTACAAGAATTCCAACTGATCAAATTCATTTGGTTGATATTTAGATGCATCCTTAAATACTATATCACATTTCTTACCATCCCATGTATACTTCTTTCCATTTGGATTGTACTCATAAGTCTTCCAATGATGCATCTGTTTTGAATAGCATTTTCTATTACCATTTTCATCCAAATAGAAAATATAATATGTCTGATTCTTTCTTAACCAAAATCTGTCAATTATCATAGTCTTTCAAAAAATTGTTAATTATACTTTTATATCTTATCTAATATAGTTAATTAAGTTTTCCAAGTTCAATGTTAACAATCAAAAAATGGAACTCTTGATTAAGAGTTCCATTCAATATTTTATTTAAGATTTCAATGCGTTATATATATCCTTACACATCCTCATTGATTTGTTGAATTCGGATTTGACTGGTCTTGGAAGATCAGTGTTTTTTGAAAATTTCATGATGGTTCCATATATTACACCATCATTATAAGGTTTGAATATCTCGGCAACCTCATCCTTTTGCATGTTACTAAGTCGATCATAACAGAACAAAGCTTTGATATTATCAACAATACCATCAAAACCTGATTCATTGACCATTGTAATTGATTCTAATAGTGATTTCATTTTTTAATTGATATATTGATTAAAAATATTGTTCAATAGAAATAAATTGTTCAATTATATTGAACATAGTCAATTCATTGAACACTTATTTATATTTGAAATCATCCATCTTATCTGTAACCTTATATACAACACCAGCATCTGTTGTCTTTACACTTAGCAAACCTAATGATATCAATGTGTTTATGATTACTCCAGTATATTCTGATGTGTAGTAATATTTGAGATATGTATCATAAGCATTCAATGGCTTATCTGGTTTAGTGAATCTAGCACATTCCCAATCTACTACTGCTTCTGTCCATTCTACTTCATCTTTAGGTTTGTAAGCTTTATTATCATCTAAATCCTTATAACATGGATGATGATTTTGCAATAATGTATGAATATGGTTGATGCATTCAACTCCTAACCATGGAAACAATGCATACATTACAATCTTGTCAACATCATGGTATTTATGAATTACTCTGCCCGTCAAATAAGCTTCTACTTTCTTGAAACATACATGATGCTTATAAGAATATAGAAGATGTGAATAACTTTCTGCTACATTTCTCAAAACCAAAGATAAAAGTCCAAAGAAGTCAAATATCTTATATTGGACTGAATAATCTTTAAAAGTTTTCTTTACATAGTGCAAAACATACTTAAGCTTTTCTTTACAACAAATCATAGTTATTTTCGTTTTTATCAGTTTTTTCTTCTTTTGAATCTGCTAAGCCACCATAAGGTGTATATGGCCGATCAGAACAATTTCTGTACAATTGGTTATATATATGAGATGCAGATTGACCTACTTCAATAGTTTCATAAGCATTATCCTTATCATAACCAATCTTTTTTGTTCTACCATCATAACAATTGTCAATTTCCAATCCATTGCCAATAGGTGTCTTAAGCACTATCTTAGTTGGTACTGTACAGATAATTTCATGAATTCTATCAATAGGAATCATTTTGTCAGTATACCACCTTACATACAACTTCTTTTCCTTTTCTACATATTCATAAGTCTTATCTGTTATTACACTTACTAGCAAGAATCTAGGAACATAAGACAAATCTACATCATTCATCTTCTTCCTAGTCTTTATAGAATAATCAAATGCTTTGTAATTTTTAAAATTTTGTCCCATATAACATTAATTCCAATCTTCTATTTTGCTATCAACAAACCATCTCCCAACATATTCATAAGTAAACAACTTAGTACTTGTATACTTTCCAAGTCTACCATAGAATGCATGTGGTGACCACAATTCATCTGTATAATGATACTTCATCCAAAACAATGGATCAGCATAATTCTTATTTGGATTTGTATCTCTCCACTTAGTCTTATATATGTTACCTATAATACCATAGCATATAAAGTAACCTCTCAATGCATAAATTATCTTTTTCATAAGCTCTTATAATATTCTCTAGGTTCTCCTGTTAAGCGCCTGGGTCACACAGGTGGCGGAAAAATACTTAGGAGTATAATTCTACCAGCTAAGATATTTTTAACGTACCTGTGTGAATGTTTTTAGTTCAATGTCATCATAAGTTGTTTTACAGGTTTGACATCGTCATCATTGAATTTGTTGCAAACCACAAAATTCACTGCATCTACTATATCAAACCCATCAGCTATCATTTCACCAATAGCAATATTCTCTCTTGTAGAAACAGGAAAATTCACGACACCTTTCTTATTTTCTTGCCTCATTGCATTTGCAAACTTTACAATGATAGCAGCGTCATCTTCTGATATCTTACATCTGTTCTTCAATACTTCTATTTCATTTCTTGTCGGCATGTAATCCACTTTCAATGGTAAGAATCTGTTCATCAAAGCAGCATCAATTTCTTGAATACCACTATATTCTGAACCAATATTAGCAGTAGCAATGAATACACAATCTGGATGTACTTTTACAGAACGTGGACCTTCCGAATCTGCTATAGCTAATGGTAATTCTCTTCTAGAATCCAAACAAGGAAACAGAATATTGTTTGTCATCAATGGGGCTCTTGAAAGCTCATCAAGCAATATTACACCTGGCTTCTGAACATCATCAACAAACTTTGCATAATCAAATGTAGAACTACCATCCTTAATACGATGACATCCGAGCAAGTCAGTTAATGGATCTTGCATAGCACCCATATCATGTACTTCACAATTGATTCCAAGTTGTTTACAAGCCATCAATATCAATTCTGTTTTACCAGTACCGGTAGGTCCAATCAACAATGTTGGTTTCTTTCTCATGATGTTTCTTACAAGATATTTCCAGTTCTTGCTTTCAACATAGAAACCGGTATTTTCTATATTTGGACAATCAGGTAATGAATCAATAAAATTTTCAGAATTTATAATCTTCTTTATTGTTCCATCTTCTGATTTTGTTGTTACAACTTCTGCTTGTTCATCATTAAGATCATAATCTATAGTTGGATCAAACTTACATTTCTTACTGAACAAATCATTCAAATCATCATCAGAAGCAATATTTGGAATTCCTTGAAAAGCAAAAGTAAACTTTTTAGAATCAAAAATATACTTATCAGTATAATATATTACTGCTTTATTTTTGTTTCTTTCTATGAAATCTATTTGCTTCTTAGTATATCCTTTCTTATTCTCTTCAATTAATTTCGTATTTCCACGAAATTTTGCATCTAATACAGAATTCTGTCCTCGATAAGGATAAAATATTCCTAATTCAATTGTAAAGTATAATCTTGGATTTCTCATTTCTTTCAAATTTTATCAGAATTAATATAGAAAAAGGGAGAAAAATTTCAAAATGATGAAAAATTTCTCCCGATTGATTACCTCAGGCAGCAATCATCAAATCCAAGTTGTGAATAAGGTTCTTATAACGAGAACCATCCAAATTGAATTTATATTGGCGGTCTTCGTATGAAACTTTACCGAAGACTGTTGCTAAAATCTTATCTCGACTAACACAAATGAACTTTACTTTTCTTCCATCTCGTGTTACTAACTTAGCACCTTTCTTTGCTTCATCAAGGTTGAACTCCTTGAAATTATTGTTTAATATTGAATTATTTACTGATGCAGCTACTGACTTATTCATATTGTTCATAATCATAATATTTTAAAATTAAACATTTGTTTGACATGAATAATATAGAAACTATTCAGAAAATTTCAAAATTTATTCAACTTTTTCTTCGACTTTTATTGTTTTGAAGTCATCAAAAGTATTGATACCATCGGTTAATGGGTTTAAACATTTCATGGCCCAACTTGTCTTATCACTATATACAATTCTTTCTGTTTGCATGATAGAAATTCTAAATGTTTTGTTTCTGTCTCTCAAGTCATCATACAAATCAACATCATAATTGTCTTTAATACTATTTCTAGAACAAAGAAATAAATCGTATGCTTCCCCACTTCCTTTACCACCTTTTACAATAAATGTATCTAATGCAAAGCTAGGTCTTTCTATTCCATCTGAACATTCAAATACTGTTTTCCACATGTTAACAAATATTAAATTGAAACTTCATATATACCTATACCTACTTTACCATGTACATCAATGACAACATTATCAACATACAATACTTCTACTAAATCAAAGTCACCTAACTTTTCTAACTCCTCTTTTATCATAGTATTGAACATGTTTCTACCAGTAGACCAATCTCCAGAATCTAGTACAGCTATCAACTGAAAAGCAAATAACTGTATTCTAGATTCTATAGATGATTTTCTTACTATAGGTCTATATTTTCTCTTATAGATCAAGTTTTTCATATACTATAGCTGCTATCTTCTTTATAGACTTTTCAAAATCATTTATTTTTGATGGGAAGCAACAACAAGAACATGAACATCTCTTATCTTGATAGATAACATATCTTACATCATCATTCAAATGCAATCTGATATATTCTTTAATGCAAGCTAGTTTAGTTGGTGATGCATCTACTATCAATGGAAAATTGTCAAGTTGTTTAAGTAAGAATTCTCCTGGTAATGTATGTTCATCACATTCTGCTTTGTTGTAGTTTTCGCTTATCAATAGATAGTTTACCATTTTCTCTAATACAATTTAATTTCAATATTCTTTTCTCTAGCGCGTTTCATCTTACCGGTATTTGATTCTAATGAATTAGTGAATACGATCTTTACTTCTTTCCAAGAACCAGTCATTCGATATTCTGGATGACACTTCAAGAATTCTGCTTTGCTAGAATAATTATTTGGTTCTCCTGTCAATATAACAGGAATCTTGTCATTTTCTTTCTTAGTGTCTGCTAACTCCTTCTCAGATAGTTTGAAGGAATCTAATGACCATCCATTGAAATCAAGAATCTCTTTGAATCTCTTCCAATTTGATGATTCTTTATCATCAACCCAATCATAAGCAATATGTGACATGCTTGTAAAGTCATAAGGTAATCCAATCAGCTTATTCTCTATCTGTTGAGCTACTTTATCTCCACACAACCTAAAGTTGCAAGACAAAATAATATCCTTCAATTTGATATTCTTAAGAAGCTTGGTATATGCTTTATTTATACTAGAACCTGTCTTACCACCTATAGCATTCTCAATTTCCATTGGGGTGCATAGAAGAATATTCCATGGCATTTCTTTTGCTTCAATACCAAAGAATTCATCTGGTTCACAATCCTTCTTCTTCCATTTGATGAAATCTTGTACTGTTGATGTTCCAAATCCAGGAATCTTGAAACTCAATGCAGAATTCAACAATTCAAATTCATTATCAATCTTAGAAGCCATTACATGACAACCATCAATATAGCTATCTGATGATGGGAAGCTTTCTCCTAATTTAGCAGGATCAAAATTTGTATAATCATAAACTTTGTATATATAAGGAATAATATCACCAGCTAATGAAAGTACAACCTTGGTACCAATACTGATTTTTCTGTCCATCAGATAACCTGCGTTGAATGCTGATGCCCTTGTAATCTTCTTACCATCCATATATACAGGATTAGTAATGATAGTAGGAATATATTCACCTGACTTACCAAGATTCCATTCAATATCAATTACTGTTGTTGGTTCAGTCATAGGAATGTACTTGATAGCAACACAATCTGCTGGCCGACGTTCAGTCAAGTTGTTATGTCTTTCTGATTCTACTGGTTTGATGACAATACCATCCTGAGAATATTCTGACATGTTTCTGTACTCTTCATATTTCTTATATATACGAATCAGGTCATCTACAGTATTCAGTTCAATACCTTCATCATAGAAGCTTGGGAAGAATGTATTGTATTCAAATTGATTATCAGTAAGAAGACGAGTCCAATCTAAATCTTTCCATTCGCCATTCTTCTTTATTCTGTAATCATAGATAACTGGGAACAGATATGCATATTCTGGAACATCCTTATCAATTCTATTGAGCATACCAGAAACAAAAGCTCTAGTATTTGCAAACTTATCTGCAAATCTCTGTTTGAATGTTGACTTGCCTACAAGTACTTCACCTCGTAATGTTACCTCTGAAGCATCACCGGATCTTTCCATTACAAAATCAAAAAAACCACCTTTGCAAGCAAAGATAGGCTTAATATGATTAGAAATATCCTTACCATATTCTCCATCACCACGACCAGAATATGTTATATCTAATGTACCATCTGACTTCTTTGTAATATGGATTTCAAATGAGCAACCATCATATTTTGGTGTAACTATTACTTTACATGCTTTCTCCTTACCATTGTATATATAACTGAAAATAGAATTCAAGTAAGTAGCCCAATCTATAGTACCATCTGCCTTCTCATGAATCTGTACTTTAGATAAGCTACCCATCATGAATGGATGCTTTACAGTATAATTGTCAGAATGTTTTGAACCTACATAGGACTTATTTTCTTGACCTAATGACTTCTCCAAAGTATCATATTCATTATCATTAAGAATCTCCTTACCAGTATTGTAATAAGCATCTTTTGCTTTGTCAAGAAGAAATCTAGTTTCATCATCTGTCAAATTGTTGTAATCTCTAAATTTCATTACAAGAATATCAACATCTTTTGACATATCATAAGATGGGTTACGTTCGCAATTTAAATTTGCTAATATTTCTTTATTCATAAATTAATTCAATTTCTATTTAAGTTTAGCAATATATTCTTTTGAAGAGTTACTATCAGAATATCCATCTTCAAGATGTTTGGTAATCCAATCTGTAATGTACTGATCATATTTATGTTTCCGCTTAGAAGAATGATAGCTAATGAATGGCATACTATCATATTTGATATAGAATCTGCTACGTTCAGATGTTTCCATTCCATTCTTATGGAGACAAAATCCACCATACAATTCATTAATCATGATAATTCCACCTTCGTTGAGTGGATAAACCACAACTGGATAATCTTCACCCAAGAAATAAACTCTCCAAGTAGAAGTATGCTTGCCTTTAACTACTACTTTATATAGCAATGGAGCATCAGTATACTTATTTTCTTTTTCTGCAAGCTCATCATAAAACTCAAACTGGTCCAGATCATGTTCAATCAGATCATTCATCTTCTTATAATAGCATTCTCTATCATAAGATTCTTTACCTGACAACAATCTGTACAGCAAACTAGGTTTTGTCTTTCTCAACATAAGCATAAAAATATTTTAATTATATAAATTAACAATCATTCTAATGAACATCTTCTCAATATCATCAAAGATAGTAGCAAACTTAGACTTGATACTATCACCATCATATCTTGTTGGGTCTGGTTCAGTATCAACATCTTCTGGAAAATCATATTTGCTAAGTATTTCTACCCATCCAGTTGCTCTATTGAATACTTCTACTTTATATACACTTCCATAAGAATTAAGTGTAATCTTAAATGTTTGACCTACCATCTTAATGATTCTGATAGACTTACAAGTCCATCTTACTCCATTATGATATTCTCTGAAGAAATACAACTGAGTAATGTTGATTATATTCATCTTAGATTCCCACCCGGACAAACAATTGATATCTAATTTTGATGGAAGAGTATTCTCTTCAGGAGTTATGTTCCAAAGTTCTTTATAATACATAATACATAAGTCTATTTTATTTTTTAACATTTAAAATATAGAAAATATATTAGAAATTTCAAAATAAACTATATTTAATTATGAAATATTAAACCAAATAAATTTATGATAGGATTATCCCAATATATTAATGAATCCGTAGAAGTAAATTTAAGTAATTTCAATAAGGAAATTGAAAGCTTAAATAAGAAATTTACTAAATACACATTTAAATTATTTGATAAGAATGGTGAACATTTATTTGTTCATGATAAGAATTCTAAAGATTGGTATTCATCGTTACCTGATAAGTTTGTATTAGACAAATGGACTATTAAAGATATTGTCAGAACTGCTCCTAAATTATCAGAAGCAATTTATGTAGTAGTAAAGACTTATGAACTTAAAGACAATCAATCAAGAATTAATGGTACTATAAAGCATTATGCATGTCCAGTATTGACTAATCAAGGTATGTTCTTCAATTCTGATAAAGAATGCAAGAAATTCATCAAAGCAGTTAAATCAGATTTGTTGCCAGAAAATAGAGAAGCTAAGAAATATAAATTGACTTCTATGAGTTTGAAATCATTCGTTGATTTTTTGAATAATGAAACTGATAAAGGTGAATATTACAACTATGAACATTTAGATACCCAATTTGCTAAATGGGAATAATAAATTGAATATGAAAGGCAGATTTAGATCTGCCTTTTTTGTTGAAATCAATACAGATGATATTCTATCTTATATATAATATTTAACCTATAAATGAACATGATAGAAAAGTTAAGAAATTTAGATAATAAGTTTGTAGATAAGAATATTCCATACGTTACAATTAGCGCTGTAAATGGATATATAAGTCCTAAGTTTGACCAAGAAGCTATAGCAAAGAAATGTGAAGAAAAAGGTAAAACAATAAACTGCAAATGGACTGGATTGTCATATAAAGAGATATTAGACTTATGGGAACAGAAAGCTAATGTTTCTAGAACTTATGGAAAGAAACTAGATGCTTATACAGAATGCAAGCTTGAAGGAGATGAAAATACTGTAGAAGAATTCATGCTTGATAATGATGTTGATACCGATGAAAGAATGAAGGCACACATAAAAGCATTTGACCAGTTCTATGAAAGAATCATGAAGTCAGGTGATGTTGAATTTGTTGGTAGAGAAATAGAAGTTTGGAATAGAATTACTATCAATGACAATGATTTCTATGTGAAAGGAAGATTGGATGCATTATTCTACAACAAACGTACTGATACTTGGATCATCATAGATTGGAAGTCAAATGAATGCATATCAACCAAAGGTAATAAATGGACACCAACATTGCTTGGACCTGCCCAAACACTTCCTAATCTTGATTGGTATACTTACACTATGCAAGTATTCAACTATAAAGAAGCATTGTTGCAGAATTATTTGCCTGAAGGTACAGAAGCTAGTCATGTTCAATGTATGATAGTGAATTTACCTAAAGCAGAATATGAGAATACAGATGCAGTTCTTGGTAAGAATAAAGGAGAAATCTATAAAGCATATATGCCGGCATTCAAATATGACGAGAATTTCTTGAACAGGGTATTTGAGTTTGCTTATAAGAAAGATAAGCTGGAAAGAAGCATGAGAAAGTTGAAAGAGAAAGAAGAATCAGAAACCAAAGTAGAGAAACAAGAGGAATTTGATTTGTTTTAAACAATATTAATAAAATAACAACATGAAAGTAATTGATAGTCAAACAGCAGAGATTTTAAGTTTAGGTGAAGCAACACTTGAGGAAGGTAAGAAGATTGTGGAGATTGCAGGTAGAACTTGCTACAAATCATTGAATCTTATAACAGAAGGTAGTGCAGAAAAGTTTGTAAATAGAATGATTGAATCAGAACATCTGTCAACATTGGAACATTGTACTATCTATCTTAAGTTGCCAAGAGAAAAGAGAGATGATGCATTGTTCTTTTCATACAACAAATATAGTGAAACAAATAGTGATGGCAATTACTGTTATGTTACTACTAACTATAGAGTAATTGTTGAAAACGAAATGGAAGATGTACTTAAGTATCAATGTGCTTATGAACCAATAAATCATATCAGACGAATTACAGTACGAATGATAACTAATCGTCAGATTGCAAATGAGTTTGAACGACATCGTGTATTCAGTTTCAACCAAGAATCATCTCGTTACTGCAATTATGGTAAAGATAAGTTTGATAATGAACTTAAGTTCTTGAAACCAACATTTGGAAATTTCTTTATTTCAAATGAAATATATGATGAATGGGTAAAGCAGATGGAACGTGCAGAATATTCATATCTTAAGTTATGTAGAATGGGTTGTAATGCACAGGAAGCAGCTACTGTACTTCCTAATTCAACAGCTACAGAATTGGTGATGAGTGGTACAACAAAAGATTGGGAACATTTCTTTGATTTACGTATGAAAGGTCTTACTGGTAAGCCACACCCATTAGCTTATGATTTGGCAAATAAGATATATTTGTTGTTCAAAGAGCAAGGTGTCAAGATCTATCCAGAGGATTAATAAAATATACTACATAATTTAATAGAAAATGAAAGATAAAATAATAGGTCACATATTTTGTGGATATCCTGCTATAGGAAAGACAAGTATAGGAGGTAGCAGTATTCAAATGGAAGATGGCAGATGGGTTTCCATAATAGATTTGGAAACCAGTTTGATGAAAGGAAATGATGGTAGACCAACTAACTGGGTAGAAATCTATGTAAACTATGTACAAGATTTAGTAATGCAAGGTATCAATGTGATGTGCAGTACTCATCGGTTGGTTAGAGATGAACTAGAAAAGAGAAACTTGATTTATACAAATGTGATGCCTAATCTGAACATCAAAGAATATTGGTTGTGTAAGTTACGTCAAAGATGGAAGGATAGTGGATTAGAGAAAGATAGTCTTGCTTATGAGAGAGCTATGGAACATTATGATAAGGATATTAAAGATTTGATGGACCATGACAGATATTGTATGATAGGTGTAGAAAGAAAATATGATTTGCAAGAAGTGCTTTGTAATTATATTAGGTATAATCAAAAGACTTGGACTTTTAATTGATATTTTTAAATAAAATAAATTGAATATTTTAAATGAAGAATTTATCTAATTTCATATTAGAATCGTTAAATAAAAATGATTATAAGAAAATTTCAGATAAGATCATCAAGCAATTTAACATATATTCTGTAAATGACAAAAGTTTTGTAGATGATTATGTTGAATATGTCGGAAATGATCTTATCAGTAATGGAGAATGGCAAGATATTGATGATGACTTTGACAAGTTTGTTGAAGAGATAATTAATGATATTAAGAAAGATGGAAATGATTCTGAATATGATAAGTTTTCTGATTCTAATGACTACACATCAGAAGAATTCATAAAATCCAATGAGAATAATTTCTTGAATATATTTAGAAGCATTTATAACAGCTTTAAGAGTTTTGCATAGAAAATTGGCTCGATCTTAAGATCGAGCCAGTATTGTTTTAATCAATATAATAATTAACATTATATATACATTTATTGTATGTAGATGTAATAGTTTTATTTTTTGTATTTAAGTCACCTATACCAAAATCGCCTGGCACATTATAATTTCCGTAATTTGTTGTATATTTAAACTGAGGAGTTGTATACCCATTCCATGTGTAACTGGATAGTTCAAAATCAATTACGGCAAAATTACCATAAGTATTAATATATACTTTAATATGGGTATCTATAACATCTTGTCTTAATAAATCATATACCGGAATTGGCATTTCACCGTCGTGGCTTTCTATATCTCCACATATAGTAATATCATGACCATCTCCTGTGATCCAAATTTTACAATTAATATTATAAGTAGGATTATCAGATCCAGTTCCTCCAGTTCCTTCTTTCTTTTTATAATTAAAATAACAAGGATTAGCTGGTGCAACAGGATAATAGGTAGCAATAATTAATGGACAATCATCTCGTGCGGATGAACCCTTTTCTACAAGGGTGTATGATGAAGGATCATCAAAACTATAATGATCTTCACCAGGTACAGATGATGTATCGTGTTTAATATTTTCATATCCTGGATTATAACTGTTATCACCCTTTGCAACAGTTGGAACAACAATACCATCATATTTCTTCGTACCACCACTCTGGGTGTAGCATATTCCTGAAGCCATAAATTCTCCTTAAAATATATTTTATATAATATAAGTGGCTAAGAGAAATCATGAATGTATCAAAAACTCACACCCAATACCATCTCCATTTGAGATGAATTGGTAAGTGCCAAGTTGTTCATGACTAATTCATTATTTCTTTTAAAGAAAGCGTCAGAGTGATATAATGAAATAGCTACAAATCAATTATCGTGTACTCTGACGCTTTTAAGTCACCACTGTGATATATTTTGTAAACATCATTAATTTCTTACTGAATATTATTTAATTACATATAAATTTTTATATCTAATTATTTTACTACCAATTCATCTCAAATGGAGATGGTATTGGTGACTTAATTTGAAGAAACACGA